GATTTTCTGACCATGCCTGCAAAAAGTGTTCTGAATATAAAGACAAAGTTGTGTTTTTTATTGGAATAGATTCAGAGAACTCTCCTAGTGAAGAAGTATATAGGATAGGGCAAGTTGTTGGGGTAAGAAATGGTGCTCCTTTAATTGCACACTTCAGTAAGTATATACGTTCCTTGAAGGACGGAACTAGATTCTGTTTTATTGATGAATTAGCAGGAAAGAAGATAGGATTATGGAATTAATAAGTAAAATATTTAGGCACAATGAAATTGATTAAACCATCATTTGAGATATGGGAACAACCTTCTGGACTTGAAGGAGTATATAAACAGATAGAGGGAGCAGGTAGAGTATGCTATAAGTCAGAAGACAAGATAGCAGAAGGTACAGCCAAAGCATTTGTTGATAGGATGATAGCAAGTGGTCATGGTGCTATGTTAGAACATGGTACTGTGTATCTTAAATGCGAAACAGAGGTCATAAATAGGTATATACATCCTGAAGATGGTGAAGAAGAGGATTTTAATAAGTTGGAAAAATATGAATATAATTCTTACTCAGTAACAAATGATGATGGTATATACCTATATGTTACTACTAATCTTAGAGTACTAGTAGAGAATGATTGGCTTGACGATTTACAATATATTTGTGAACCTACAGAATATCACGAGAAAAGAATCACTGTCCAGTTTACTTGTGATAGAGTTACTGGAGAATCTTTTCTTAGACATAGAGCCATAGATGAAGACCATCCCACTATTGAAGGAGAAGTGACTAGAGAAATGGAGTCGGATATTAACTCATTCGCTAGAGAATCTACAAGATATTGTAATTATACTAAAGATAAATTTAACAATCAATTTAGTATTATTTTGCCTCCTGAGTTTTATGAAACACAAAGTTCTAACACTATAGACTGTTTTGGAAAAACAGACGACCAAATATTTAGAAATATGTGTTGTTCAATATCAGCAGGTAAAATAGATGATTTTCAATTATTTGAAACATGGTATTTTGCAAATTTAGCTACTCAATGGGCTTATAATAGACTTATTTCTTTAGGATGGAAACCGCAACAAGCAAGAAGAGTAATTCCTTTAGATATTAAATCACCTCTTGTTATGACAGCCTTTGTTTCAGACTGGAGGCATTTCTTTGAATTGAGGTGCGCAGCCAATGCACATCCTCAGGCAAGAGAATTGGCTATTCCTCTGCAAGAGGAGTTTATTGCAAGAGGATATATTAACAACTAAAAAAAAAGAATGAGTTTACTAGGAAAGAAGAAAGTGATTAATCCCACTCTGTTCAATGACAGGCTGGCATCTATCAAGGCTGTATTCAAAGCTGCACATGAGAATGCAAGCACCTTCCATGCAGAGATGGAAGAGGATGTTAAAAGCAAAAGTGCTCAGATAGAGTCCCTACAACATGACATTGAAACCATCAATGCTTGTAAGGAGGAAACTGAGAAGTTTATGGAAAACATATCTAAACTTATTTAAACAATGAGGACAAATCTAATTAAGCCTAAGAATATAAGTGAGGCAAAGAGTAAAACTAGTAATGATGGAATGCTTGATATGGTCATTGCATTTGATACCACTGGGTCTATGGCAAGCTGCATAAGGTCAGTAAAGGAATATGTCACTGAACTTGTGCCTAAGCTGTTTGCTGTTAATCCCAACCTTAAATTAGGTGTTGTAGCATTTGGGGACTATTGTGATATGAAGAGCCAGTATGAGTTTGGTAAGGCGTATCAAGTACTTGACCTTACATGTGACGGGCATGAGATTATTGAGTTTATAAGTAAAGCTGAGAACACTTATGGAGGTGATAGTAGCGAGTTTTATGAGTTGGTCATTAAGAAGATAACTGAAGAAACATCTTGGAGGGAAGGTTCTGTTAAGTCTGTGCTACTCATTGCTGATGCTACACCTCATGAGGTAGGATATTCCTATGGGAATAGAGTACGCAACAATAAAATTGACTGGAGGGCAGAGGCTAAGAAAGCCGCTGAAAAAGGTATTAAGTTTGATACACTTTCTATTGGTGACAGTCAGTGGTTCACTGAATTGTCCGAAATGACTAATGGTGTTCACTCTCCCTTCAGTACAGGTTCAAAAACCTCACAGCTTGTTGAGGTTGCTGCGCTATCAAGAGGAGGTGAGAATGCAAAAGCACTCTATAAGGCCAATTACCAGAAGTTTGTGGAGGAAGGTGATACGGAAATGGTTGATGTATATTTAGCGTATTCAAAGGAAGTTTTATGTTAAAAAAAAAAAAAGTATGAAAGTAAATCTTAGGGAAATCGAAGTAGGAGACATCTTCTCGGAAGAATCTCACTACGTTGTTAAAGAAGTAAAGTCAGAAAGTGTTGTATTCAAGCATCTTGAGAGTGGAAAGACTGTGAATCTTAGTAATGAGTATGTCTACAACATGCTTAATACTTCAGACCAATATGAGAAAGAAGTAAAGGTTACTAGGGAGGACAAGAAAGATGGTACCCCCGGTATCAGGACTATCTTTGAGGGCATCAAGTCCTCTGAAGTATTCACTGTAGTCTTCAAGAAACAAGATAAGGCCAAGACTAAAAAGCAGTTTGAATCTGAGAAGGAAGCTCAGAGAATGGAAGCCATTAGTATGATTGATAAGGCAAGGAGGCAGAAGAAGTCTATGGCCACTGCCTATAAAGAAGCTCTCGAGTTTGTTCAAAGCAATCCTATAAAGGATTATACTGAAGGAGAGGACAGGGTATTGAGGGGCTTCAAGATTCAGTTTGTCTCAAGAGATGGCAAATACAGGTGTATGGATATGGACATTGAGAAGACTGAAAAGGATACAGGAGAGAGGTTGGTAAACATTAACACCATATCTCAACTTATCTACAATGGAGTAAAATATACAGTTGAGTAACTTTGCAAGGAGGAGTAAGTTAATCACTTATTCCTCCTTAACTTTCTATGCAGCACATTGCATATTAAAATTAAATTTCTTACCTTTGCACAAAATAATACTTTTAATTATATGAGTTGTTTAACTATAACACCAAGAATTAAAGAATTAGCTAAAAAGTTTCCTAATGAGACAGAACAATCAGTACTCAATCTGGTTGGTATGTGGCAGGAAAAGAATAGTAAGTCTATTGAGGATATTCCATCAGGAAGTGAACTTAATGATTTCATTAAGGAGCTTAGAAGTGGAGAAGCTGTTGAACAGCTTGATGAAGCACTTGGTAGTTCTTTTGACACTCCAAGGATTACTTCTATTGAGGAGCAGCAAAAGGTGGACTTACTCTTTGACCCAGCAACAAGAAGGGATAGAGTAGCACTTATTGCAAGACTCTTCAGTAATGAAGTTGATAGTGCCCTACAGGAGATGACTGATTCTTTGAAGAGAAGAATTGATAATGTAAGTGGTGTAGAGAAAGAGGGATTGCAGGCTGAGCTTAATAGCTTGGACAGACTCTCTGCCATAAGGAAATATACACCTGCTGGTATATTTAAGAGAGTAGCCAATATCTTCAATTCTTATGTGCAAGATACTGAAGAAGGCAGAACCCAGCAGGAACTTAATGCAATCAACTCCATGAAAGGTGCTGATAAGTTTTCTGATGAGCAGAAGCTGGAAGCTGCTAAGAAGAAAGCTGCCTACAAGAATCAGGAATACAAGAAGATAGTTGATGACCCTTATGTCTATAAGGCTCTTGCTGAGGAAGCAAGTACATTGCTTGTAATGACAGAGGGTATTAGAATAGACCCCAATTATATTGCACCTGCTGATGCAAACCTCAATAATGATGACCCAGAAGGTAATAGCGAAGTGGATAATGAGGCAGAAGATTGGAGACAAGAAGAGGCTTATAAAGATGGCTGGATGACCAATTTCAGACAAGTAAGTTCTCATGAGTCACTGTCACAGGCTGTAAGAAAAGTAATCAGACAAGTACCTAAACTTGACTATAGAGGTAAATATGAAAAGGATGATTTGGGTTTCACAAGATACCTTGATGCAGACTATGTCCATGCTACCTTCATTGACAAGTTAAAGGATATGATTAACTCTGATGATATGATTCCTCTCATGGAGGATTTACAAAAAATCAAGCCTTGGGTAAAGCAGGTTACCAAGCTTATTCAAGGTGATGAGACTTTGTTCTCTCAATTCTATCAGGACTTCAGGAAGGATTATATGCCTTATTGGATTCAGAAGAAGAGGATAATGCCTGATGGTACACTCAAGATGGAGACTATTGCCATCAACAAGCCTGAAGGCGTGTATTACCTTCTTGATGCTTGGAGGGATAATTATGAGAATGGAGTACAGCTTGATGATGATAGCATATACGAAAAGAATGGAGAAATAAATAGGGATAATGCAGCCAAAGGATTACAACTGACTGAGACATTAAATAATATGTTTCAGAATCTTGATACAGAGTCCAGACTTCAACTCTTGGAAAGAGAGGATGTGTGGAATACCATAATGAAGTTGCTTCACATGTTAGGTATTGATGCTAACCCCTCTGTATTAAAGACTTCATTGACTAATATAAAGACTGCTACGGGGATTACATTTACTGACCCTATCACGCTTCTATTACCTCAGTTAAACATTATATTTAGTGGAGTTGCTGGAGGTAAAGTGCAGGATAAGGTGGATGAGAATGGAGCAGTTAAGAGAGGAGACCTTATCAATACCTTTGGTTCTGCCTATAATACAATTGCAAGTATGATGGCAGAAGTAACTGAAGATGCCATAGAAAGTAGTGTAAGGGAGAATGACAAATCCTATTATTCCCATGTTACCCCCAATTATTTAGGTAAGCTGATTAAGAACCTCAAGAATGTCATGAATGACAAAAAGAGATTTGAACAGTTTATGCAGACAGAGTTCAAGGACTATGAATGGTTCTACAAGGATGGGCACTGGAGAAATGACTGGTTAAGGCAGATTGAAGAATCAGAGGAGCTAAGAAAAGGACTCAGTCATAAGGTGGTATTGAACTCTGATAAGGTAGATTATACCAACTGGGATGACCTAGATTATACTTTAGCACTTCTAGTGGAATATTGGGGTGACCCTGATTCTGCCAAATCTAGCATAAAGTATGCTTGGTACCATGTACCTATACTCTCAGATAGTCCCTCTGCCGAGTTTATCAAATTCAGAAAGTACACCACAGGAGATGTATTGGATGAGAATGGTAAGAAGAGGCTCTATGATGATGTTATCCTTGACAAGTTAGTAGACTTGGTTAATCAGGAATATGACAGAATTATGCTGGTCAGAGAGAGGGATGAGGCATATCAGAGAGGTGATAGAAGTGTTGAGCCTATAGCAAACTATGATATTGTCAGGAAGAAAGATGGCTCTATAAAAAGTCTTGGAGGTGCAGAATTTAAGTTCCTGCCTACTCTTAATAATATCAAATATGACAATGGGGAAACCTTCATTGACAGACTTAACAGGCTTAGAAATGAAGGCACAGGTGCTGAACTTAGACTGTTTCTAAGAGAAACACTTAATGACATGATGGAAGATGGTTTTGAACAAACCTACAGGGATTGGATGGCAGTAGGTCTACTTGATGAGCTTCCTAATGGCAAATACAAGTACTTGCCTTTTGAAGGACAGTCCAAGCAAAACAGCATAACTGCAAGAGCACTTATCAAAGCTAAAGATGCTTTGGGTTCTCTATGGAACACCAATATGGAACTCTTACTTAGAGCCTATAACAATAATAGTGCTTTTGGTACCAGAGAAGCAAACAACTTGATGGGGCAGATTAGTAATTTACTCATAGATAAGGCTACAAGAGGTGAGATGGAATTGAAAGATGCCCAATCAATCTCAAGGAGCCTATTTGTAAAGAACAATGCTAAAGATGCTCTCAGAGAGTATTATTGGAATAGTAAGTTAGCTACTTCACAGATTATCCAACTTACTACCACTGACCTTGCTTTCTACAAGAACCTTGAGGACTTTCAGAAGAGATATAAGGAGGTTCATGCTCCTGCCCTCAGACTGAATACTAAAGCTACTTATAAAGGTGAGAGAATTGGCAGAGATTGGGAAAGAACTATTTACTTGAAGGATGATGAAATAGTGTCTTCTGTACTTGAAGATATTAGGACTGTGCTTGATGAAAGGGTCAGAAAGAATGAGATGACCAAGACAGACAGGGATAATATCATTAGCAAGTTCAGAAATGTGAATGTAGCAGATGCCCAAGCTTATAGAAGCCTGAGTTCTTATAGAGCTATTCTAGGAATGTCAGGACAGTGGACAGATGATATGGAACAGGCATATAACAATTTCAAGAATGGAGATTGGAATATAAAGGACTTCAATATCATTTGGCAGACCAAGAAGCCTTATGTCTATACACAAGTCAACAATAACAGTGGGGTTGAAGGGCATACTGGAATCAAAACCTCTGTGCAACATAAGAACTCAGAGTTTCTGTTACTTGCAATGCATGAGTTGGTAGCTGGCCCATTAGGAAGGTCAAGCAAGCTAAAAGCCATAAATAGGTTTATGGAGGATAATCAGATTGATGTGGTACAGTTTGAATCCACCACTAAGGTTGGGAAACAAGGTGTCATAGATTTGAATGATGTAAGTACAGAGGACGAAGTCACCCAAAGACTAAAGGATACTACAGGTATCGGATTTGGTAATGAGAATCCTAATGTAGTACATAAGGTATCTTATGAGGATTATGGTATTCAGACTGCAACTCCTGAGCATGCTATTGATGCAGTCCAATTGGTAGGTACTCAGATTAGAAAGCTTATTACTGCTGACATTAGTGATGATACTACCATTACAGTGGATGGCAGAAGCATGACTAAAAAAGAGTGGCTTGACTTGTATAATGCTATCAATACTGAGAATATCCTACAAGCATTTGCTGATGTGGATGAGATATTCAAAGACTCAAAGGAAGTGGAGAAAATCCTACTTGAAGAGATAAGAGGTAATCAGAGATATGGCATGGATATGATGAGGGCCTGTACTCTTGATGAGAACAACAACTTCAATATACCTCTCTCTGACCCTGTGCAGTCTCAAAAAGTACAGACATTACTTAATAGTGTAATCAAGAGTAGAATCACTAAACAGAAGATTAGAGGTGGAGCATTGATTCAGGTATCTGATTATGGCCTGACTGATGAGCTTCATGTAGTATTTGAAGGTGAAGGTGCCAACAAGAGAATCAAGTACCTTGAATGTTATATGCCTGCATATAGCAGAGAGTTCTATGAGCCTCTCATGGACCCAAATACTCACCAACTTGATGTGACCAAGCTACCTGAGGACTTAAGAAAGTTGATTGGTTATAGAGTCCCAACAGAGGATAAGTATAGTATGGCTCCTCTGTATATCAAGGGATTCCTGCCTCAACAGAATGGTTCTGCAATCATGCTTCCTGCTGAGATTACTACTCTGTCAGGTTCTGACTTTGATGTGGATAAGATGTATATCATGTTGCCTGAGTTCAATATATCCAAGGAAGTGAATTGGAAAAAGTTTACTGATTTGGTTATGCAGAATCAGGGATTCAGGAAGTGGGGCATAGACAATGTCAAAATGACTATTGACCAGATTAGGAATGGCAATATATCATTCTCTGAGGATACTCCTGAGATGCACCTGTTTGACTATTACAATAGCATAAAGGGGAGTTTGGTAGAGACTAAGATAAGAAAGGCCAAGTATGATTTCAGCAAATCTCCACAGGAGAATAGTCTTGAAGCAAGAAATAACTTGTTGATAGATATGATGTATGGGGTTCTCACCAATGCAGATACAGCCTCCAAGATTCTTAACCCCGGTGGTTTTGATTATCAAAAGAGGTCTGCAAGGATAATGACTATCCTAAATGATTCCTATGAGAGTGATTTGAGTACCGCTTTGCAAGCAATAGGAGTAAAACTTGATAAGACTGTTCAAAAGGATGGTAAATCTCATCCTAAGTCCATTGCTTCATACTTGTTTGACTTAGACCTTGACACTCTTGATAAGCTGGCGGAAAAGACTAAAACTAAGATGGACCCATTATCTCCAAGAACTCAGGTAATGTTACATCAACAGAATATGACTGGTGCAAAGCTGATTGGTATATATGCCAACCATAATGCCAACCATGCCCTGATGCAGCACACCCAGCTATCTCTAGATGAGGAAAATGGTTCATTTACACTGAATGGAAAGAGACTTACATCTTTGCATGATGTCATGAATAGGGATAAGGAATTTATCTCAAAGAACAATGCTGGCTTCCTAGCTGCTTCTGTGGATAATGTGAAAGACCCTGTGCTTGCAGCACTTAATCAGAATACATTTACTGCTGATGCTTCTATGCTTCTTTCAAGGTTAGGTTACAATCCTATTGAAATAGGTTTGCTTATGATGCAGCCTATTGTCCAAGAAATCACTCAAACCTACTTTAGAGAGAGCAGAGAGGGTAAAGGCAAAGATACTATTATTGATGAGGTACTTGACAAGTACAAGGAAAGGGCCGCTCTCAATAGTGACTTGACTTATGATAACTATAAGAACAACAGCTTCTACATTGAAGAGCTTGCAGACAATATAATGCTTGCCAAGGAGGCTGTTACTGATAGGTCTCAGACTTCTGACTTTAGGAAGATAGAGTTCTATCAGAAACAAGTTGCAGTTGGTTATCTGTTCAAGAGAGTCATGAACTCTGCCAATGCTTTGGGTCAATTAGTACAAGCCACAAGGTCTGATACCCAAGGAGGTGCTGCTGGTCCTACTATTGCAGATACAGAGTTGAAGATACAGAAAGTAAAAGACCTGTTAGACCAAATAGAGAGTAATGATAAGTTCCCATTGAAGAATGCCAATGTCATATATGATGATTTGCTTGCAGATAATCCGGATACTGACACTCTTAGAGAAAGATTATTATCAGCTCCTCTCCCATTCTTACAGGCTTTCTATACCCTTGGCTTGCAGACATCAGAGAGAATGTTAGGTTCTTATTTCCCTCAATATACTGAATCATTCAGGGCTGTAATTGATAGCCTTAGAGACTTGACAAAGACTGGCAGGTTAAATGTAAAGACTATGAATAGTGTCTACAATGACTTGCTTGCCTATATAATGTCAAAGAATGGATTCTTTGGTTCTGAGCTGGTTGTAAACCCTGACTCTGAAGTAGGTGATATTATTGTTTCTTCTTCTGAAAAGAGAAAAGATTTCATCAATAACTTCCCTGCTTACTTTAAGAAGGTAGTAACAGACAATGAGGATATAGCTGACCTCGAATTTATTAAGAGACTCAGGGTGATAAGGGCAAATGACACTAATCCTGTGGACACTGTAGTGTTCAAGAATGTAGGTCAATTAAGTCCTACTTTAAGGGAAAGATATATGAGGGATTGGACATCTCTCCTATATATGTCTAATCCTGAAGCCCAGAGACTTGCTCTTAACCTGTTCAGGTACAGCTATTACAGGAATGGCTTCGCATTTGGTCCAAATACCTTCATCCACTTGGCTCCTGTGGCAGTGAGAAACATCATACCGGAGTATATAAGTACACTAAGAAGTCTTACACTATCCAATGATGATTACAGTCAATTTGTAGACCAATATGTCTATAACCACTTGGATAATAGGAAGTTGGTTCCTGAAGTTCCTGACACAGCCTCTGTTCAGTTCATAGGAGAGGATAATGAAATCAAGGATGTGGTTACATTTGTGATTGATGGTGATGCTACCTTTGGTGATAAGAAAGTCATCAAGAAAAGGATAGATACCCCTGATGGCCCAGTCTATGACTTCTTCAAGTATATAGGCAAGAGAATCAGAGGAGGGTATGTCTATTACAAGTTACTCTCATTAGGTACTGAGCAGGCCAATGTAGCAACCTATGAAAGGATTGAGCCATTAGGTTTCAGGAACAGTTTCATTGAATATGAGTATGGTAAGGATGCAGAAGAGATGGAAACTGTAATTGACAAGAACAGGAAGGATTATGACCCTTATGCAGATACATTATCAAGATTTGATGATGGGAATGTGGAAGTGGATTATGATTCCATGCCTGATTATCAAGATATTCCTCAAGTAGATGTGGATGCTTTCCAACAAGTATATGGCACTCCTCTTGATACCTCTGCTCCTAGAGTGGATGACATAATGTCCATTGAACCTAATACAGAATATAGAGATGCAGAGGGGAATACTATCTGTTAATAATCCATATTATATAAAGTTTACAAAAGTATGGCAAGAGATTGCGCAATTATTCCAACAGTAAAAAATAAAAATGGTCAAAAAGTGGGCAGCAAGTTATTCAAGGACTTGCTGTCCTTCACTTCCAATGATAGAGAACAGGCTAGGTACATATATGAAATTACAAAGTCTGACTATTTTGTAAGGAACTTTATGCCAAAATTAACATTGGATGAAAACAATGAGCCTACACTGAGAAGTTTATTAAAGCAAACTAATATTAGTGAGGTTATTCCTGAGTCTAAAGTACTTGAAGTACTTAACAAGGAGATTGGGTATTACAAGAGAGGAATGGACAGACCTGCTCTATGGATAGACAATGATAAGAACTACAAAGACTTAAAACAGAGAGCCATATATTTTAATCAAAACTCTGAGTTTAGGGATGATTATGTAGCCAGAGTCATCAAGATTAAGGACTATGAATCTCCAAGAACCTTTATAGGGATAAAGGTGGAAAGAAAGAACAGATTCAATTCCATTGATGCAGATAAGATGGAATACAATGAAAACCTTAATAATAGGTTGAGAAGTATTCTTGAATCCCATGGTATAGGGATAGGTGCTTTGACTGACCTTGAAAAGAGAATGGGTATTCATGGTGTGGCTGACTTTGATGTTGCAAGGAATGCGGCAGATGGTCTTATTGAAATGATTAGGCTTGCTAATGGTATCCAAGGTGAGAAGGCTCTTCCTGAAGAGTTTGCACACTTTGCCATTGAGGCCATGGGGGATAATCCTCTTGTGACAAGGCTAGTCAATAATATATCCTCTAATGGGCTGACAGGAGAAATCATGGGTGAGGACTACGATACTTATAATACACTATATCATGGTGATGAGTTTAAGCTGGCAAAAGAAGCTGCGGGTAAATTGCTTGCAAAGCATTTGCTACAAGGTGGAGATATTCCATCAAAGCCCTATAAAAATCTCCTGCAAAGAGTAATCCAAGCAGTTAAGGGTTTCTTTCAGAAACTCAGTGCAAGTCCTATCCAGAGAGCCATGAAGGAGGCTGACAAGAATTTCGGCTCTTTAGCAAGGCAGATACTTGATGGAAGCTTGGATGAGACTATCAATGTTGACAATATCAAATCAAGTGGAGTATTCTATAATACCTCAGAGAGGATAACTAGAGATAAGAAACTACTTCAGGAAATCATTGGCAATGAGCTAAAGAGACTGAAGATTTACGAAAAAAGAAACCCCAATAGTCAGTTTAGTGCCAACCAAAGGCTCCTTATTGATAGGTTGGATATTGAATTGGCTGATAATAATGAGATAGAAGGCATTTATACATTCCTAGAGAATGCACTTGAAGAGTTATCTAAAGTGAATAACAGGCTTACTATGTTACAGAATACTCCTGCCACTGATGTAAATGAGAGGGCTAGGGTATTAAGGGATGTGAGGAACTACTTATATAGTTACAAACACATTACTGATGACATAAGAAAATCCCTTGTTGATGAGGAAAAATATGAAGACAACAGATATGGTCAAAGAGTAAGGGTAGCACTTGACAATACAAGTACATTGCTTGGTGACCTGTTTGTCAAATATAATAATGTATCAATGCCTCTCTTTGTTGATTTTATCAAGCCCTTTGTAGGGGAAAGCATTACTGTCCCCTTTGGTAAGTTTAAGGGTAAAACCATGACCGCCGAGGACTTGGTCAAGGTGGCTGACAATGATATATCATTCTTTGACAGGTGGCTTGATTCTATGGCAGACTCATCAGACTACATGTTGAAGGTAATGGACCAAGCTGTCAAGAAGAGTAAGGAAAATGCAAGGCTTGAGACTATTAATGTCATGAAGGAGTTACAGGCTGCTGCTATTAAGCTGGAACAAGCTGGTATAAAGAATACTGACTGGATGTTTGAAAGGGACAGCAAAGGTAATCTGACAGGTAACTATATATCTGAGATTAACCAAGGCTTATTCAAAGAGAAAGTTAGGGAAATGTTCAAGGCTCTTAATGAGAAGTATGGGCATAATCCTGTTGGTGATTATGCAGAAAAGTACAGGAGGGAAAGACAGGCTTGGTTTGATGCCAACATGGAGATTGTTGATGGAAAGAAACAACCTAAAGTATCCATTTATGGCAATAAGGCTTATCAAAACCTGAATCCTGCTCAGAAAGAGTACTATAATAAGGTTATGGATATAAAGGCCAAGCTAGATTCATACCTTCCTGACAAGTATACTACCTTAACCAATGCAGTTAAGATTAGAAAAGATTTACTTGAAAGGGTAAAGTCTTCTGATGGTGTAAAGTCCGGAGCAAAACAAATATGGGAAAGTATAAAGGATGAGTTCATCAGAAGAACAGATGATACCGAGTTTGGTGATAGGGCTACTGTGAAAGACTTTGAAGGCAGAGAAGTGCAGGTACTTCCCATCTATTATACCAAGATGAAGAAGGGAGAAAGCCCCAATGACCTGTCTACTGATGTGACATCTACCCTTACAGCCTATGCTGCCATGGCAAATGATTTCAATGAGATGGGTAAGGTAATTGATGTTCTTGAACTTGGCAGGGATATGCTAAGGGAAAGGGAAATAGTACAAGTAAGAGGAGGTAAACCTCTTGCAGAGAAGTTCAAATCTGTAGGAAGAAAGGTAGAATCAGTATTGACTAAGTCAGGAGATGAGACAAGGTTCATGCAGAGATTAAATGATTTCTTTGAGATGCAAGTATATGGCAGGTATATGGCAGATGAGGGAACATTTGGCAATACCAAGATTGATAAAGGAAAGGTAGCTAATTTCGTTAATAGGGTGACTTCTCTTAACACATTAGCAATTAACGTCTTATCTGGTATCTCCAATGTGGCTACTGGTGGAGTGATGATGAGGATTGAGTCTTTCTCCGGAGAGTTCTTCAATGAATCCAATACTCTTAGGGCTGACAGGAACTATGGTCAGGCATTGCCTGAATTCCTTGCAGAGATTGGCAATAGGGTGAAAACAAGCAAGCTTGCTTTGTGGGATGAACTATTCAATGTTATGCAGGAATATGAAACTGATGTCAAGGAAGTAAACTTTGACAGGAAGACATGGTTTAGCAGAATGTTTGGTACATCTGCATTATTCCTTATGAATAATGCCGGAGAACATTGGATGCAGAATAGAACCTCATTGGCACTTGCAGATGCTTATAAAATGAAGGCTCCTGATGGCAAAATAGTATCTTTATGGGATGCTATGGAAGTAGTCCCTATTGATAAGAATAATAAGAAGTTAGGTGCTAAACTTCAATTAAAGCAAGGTTATACTAAGGAAGACGGCTCTGCATTCACAAAGGATGATATTATAGCTTTCAGTAGAAAGTCCGCTGCCATAAACCAAAGAATGCATGGTATCTATAATAAAGCTGACAGAAATGCAGTACAAAGGCTGGCTATAGGTAGAATGGCAATAATGTTTAGGAAGTGGGTGAAACCCTCACTTAACAGAAGGTTCAAATCAGCTTCTTACAATATGGACTTACAAACTTGGACTGAAGGTTACTACATAACTACAGGCAGGTTTCTATGGCAGTTGGCACAGGAACTTAGAAAGTCCCAATTTGATATAGTATCAGATTGGAACAAATTATCAAAAACTGAAAAGGCTAATATTAAAAGAGCAGTTACTGAGGTTGCCCATTATTTAGCGATAGTGGCAGTACTTGGAATGATTGATTGGGATGATAAGGATAACAGACCTTGGCTTACTAAGATAGTAGAATATCAACTTAGAAGACTAAAGACAGAAACTGGTGTTTTAATCCCAGGAAAGCCTATGGTTGATGAAGGATTGAAAATTATGAAATCCCCAGCAGCAGCCGTCCAGACAATTCAATCTACTTTAGATTTAGTTGGGTTGATTAACCCAATGAATTATGAAGTGTTTGCAGGTGAGGATGCTCTTATACAGTCAGGACAGTTTAAGGATAAGACTAAGGCTTATAGGCTCTTAATGAAAAGTCCATTAGTTCCTATGAGAAGTACTATTACAAGAGGTATAGACCCTGAATTGGCTATACCTTATTTCAAGCAATAATTAAAAGAGGAGATTTCTCTCCTCTTTTTTTTTATTCACTATAAATAATTTATTTATCCACTTGCATATTAGTGGATTTATTTGTATCTTTGCAGTGAACAATAGAACATTTAATATGGAAGAAATTTGGAAAGATATTCAAGGATATGAAGGTTTGTACCAAGTATCAAACTTAGGTAGGGTTAAGTCTCTTGGAAGAAGTGGGAAGGGATGTAGTCTAGAAGATAGGGTCCTAAAGCCTATGATTAATGATGATGGCTATGAGTTAGTAAACTTAAAAAGTAGCAATCATATTGCTAAATGGCATTCTGTACACAGATTAGTAGCAATACACTTCATTCCCAATCCTAATGATTATAAAGAGATTAATCATAAGGATGAAATTAAGAACAATAATATTGTGTCTAATCTTGAATGGTGTACAAGAAAATACAATGTTGGATATGGAACTGTTAAAGAGAGACAGTCTATTAATAAAAGAGGACAATCAAATAGCTGGCTTAATAAACCTGTTCTACAATATAGCTTAGATGGGAAATTTATAGCAGAGTATAATTCTACTACTCAAGCAGCCAAGGAACTGTCTCAGACCTTAAATAAAGATTGGGAGAAGATAAAGAAAGCAATTAATAATCAGCTAAGGATATACCCTAATGGTAAATCCTATGGCTATAAATGGAGATATAAATTATGAGTGAATTAGCTGCAACAGTAATTTGTGCTGGTATATTTTGGTGGTTATTTAATCCTAATAATGCCAGTAAATCTAAGTGAATTGTTAATGATGGAAGTAGGGGGAGTGAGTAGATTAAGTTCTACTCCTCCTCCTATTTTTTTTTTAATTTTTTTTTTACCTAATAAAATAGGGCAAGGTGATTAACCCTGCCCTAATAAAAAATTTCATCCTATTGACTAGAAGGCTATACACTTGATGGCTTGGTCTCTTTCTTCTTGGGAAATTGAATCAAACTTCTCCTTAGTCCAGCCCTTCTTCAATAAGTTTTCTTTAATAGTGTCATCCATCATATCAAATGTGGTCAATGTTCCTTTAGGAAGCTTCCTATACCTAGTATCATCATTGGTTCTACTGTAAGTGCCAACATTATTGGTAGCTGATTTTACTTGGTTGGCAGTAGGAACTACTATTTCCTCAAATTTACCTTCTGCACCACTGTATAGAACACCGTCATATTGCTTCAGTTCATCAGGAGCATTTTCTCTATTGAACATGTTTGCTATTTCACCTCTTCTAGTGGACTCATTCATGTCTAAAGTACTATCCATACCTACAATGAATGGGTTCCTCATATTGACAAACAGCTCCATAATATTACCATATTGCATAGCCTTGTTCTTTACAGAAGACAAGTATAACCCCTTACCATAATATCCTTCATCTGTAGCAGAACCAAACAGATTTGGGTCATATGTAGTCCATTGGCTGTTGGTACCATGATATACTACCAGAGGTTCACCGTTTTCATCAACCACCTTACTAGCTTCCTCGGGATTATTTTCCCAGTCCCCAAACCATTCTTTAAATGCTTTGGTTCTTACATGGGCATATTGCCTTTCAGTAAGGTTTGAGGGTTTCTTATTAGGTGCCAATAAATTGCCCTGCTCATCCCTTGAATTTTTTAGTATATCCAGCATTTCCGGAGTATACTCCTCTTGTCTAAGTCTGGATTCATCAAGAGATTTAATCTTTTCCTCTTTATTAGCATATTTCCCTTCATTAATAGCCCTGAAGTAGTAGATAGAAGATGGCCTGAAGTCTTTCCAGTATCTAGTCTTGATGAATAATGACTTAAAGAAGTCTATTATCTTTCTTCCTAAGCTTCTGGTATCCTTTCCTCCTTGCATCACAAATGTTCTGAAATCCTCAGCCAGTTCTTCTTCCAGCTCAAGGTTACCCATATTAGGATGCTTTCCTCTATACTCATTCAATAATACTGTTCTCTCATTATTGTCTAGAAGGAGATTAAACACAGCATGGAATGCTTCATGGTATGCAGTACCTTCAGCAGCTATATCAGATAAAGTGACAACACCTTTATCAAATTGACCCCAAGCCAATGCTCCTTGCCTTCCTACTTTAATAAGACCCTTTACTATATGTACCCTATCACTTTCACTTAATTGAGGCAATGTCTTTGCAATCCAATCAAGCTCTTTTTCCTGATTCCATGCAGTAGCTTCTGTGGAGTCTACTCTTCTTAAAGTAAACTCATCCTCAAACTCCTCATCATGGTTATTGATTGCCTGCTCCTTTTGTGCAGTGTAAGCAGCACCTGTTTGAGTATTGCCTTGGTTAACAGTAGCAGGAGTTACTATATTGGTAATAGGAGCTGTATTAACAGTAGGAACCTCATCAGGATTGAATAGCATAGTCTTTTCATTAGACATATCCTTAACCTTTTGTGGCTTGGCACTTAAAGCTTTCATTATAACATTAAATGCTTCCTCATCTGATTTACTAAGTGTTCTGGTATCCACAAGCTTACCATTTGGTAATACCACAAAGTAAGAAGATGACTCATTCATTTCACCCTCTCTGCCAAATCCCCTGTCTCTTTCCTTTGTAATGTATATAGGAATACCTTCTACCTCACCAGCCTTCTTGATATATCCTTTATATAATTTCCCATCCTTCTCATAATAACCCACAATAGAATCTTTTCCCAAAGAGTTTTCAGGCAGTATCCTATCTACAGGATTCTGAGTTTCCAATGAAGTTTCAAAGATAGGCAGTACTTGCTGGTTCTGTGCTGGAGTAGCAGGAGTTTCAGCAACCTTATTTACTTCAACAGAACTAACCAAAGGTACATTTACAGCAGGATTATACTCAACAGGAATGCCTTTCTCACTTTGTACTGCTGATACATTCTCCCTATCATAGCTCAGCACAAATGGCATTATAGCCAGTTTGGTAATCGGGGTTCCATACTGGGATTCAAACAGGTTCTTGTATGCAGACAACTGTAAGGTATAGTAATCCTTTGCACTCATTCTTTGAGTGGCAGATGGGGTGGTAAAGTAATTTACCTTGTGTCCATATCTGTCAGTAAAGTCATAGAAGCTGTATCTGCTTGACTTCACATCATAGATTCTAAAGTTACCATCCTTATCAACTGATAGAATATCAACTTCTCCTGCAACTCTTGTACCATCAGGATATTTCTGATACAATATAATATTATCAGCAAGAAACCTTTCTCCCATATGCTCCATATTTGATTTGACCCTATTAAGAGTAGTAATCAAATCCATGAAGGCATTTTCTGACATATTAGATGGCTTGACTATCCTTGACACATCTCTTATAGTGAAATATTGCCTGATAATACTATCTACTGCTGAGCCAGCATCCAATGCCCTTTGTGAGTTGGTACCAGACATCTTGTCCCTTACTATGTTCACAATAGTGTCCCTACTCTTGGCATCAGCCTTTCCTTGGTAACCATCAAGGCTAATCTTGTACTTATTCTCAAGGAATTTCAAGTAATTGTCATATTGTGCTGGAACATCAACCAACTGTGATAACTTGGCTCTCACCTGAGTTAAAGCCTCTATTTGCTTAGAGGACTCTATCCAGTTAGAACCTAATCTACTGTGTACTCTACTATATTGGTGATACTCGCCGTCATCTTCAAGCACATAATAGAACTCGCCATCAGTCCTTGTCTTGTCAATCCTTCTTTGATTCTCATATATCTCACTGATAATCTTCTTGGACTTGGCAACCTTGTCCTCTCTCTCCTTCTTCTTTCCTGCAATAGTATCCTTCACATCTTGTGCCTCTTGTCCTGTGATATACTTCTGTGAAGTCCTGTCAAGAACCTGACCATTAGGTGTAAGAACCTTATTGTCTACCATTATTGATGAGTCTGTGAAACTCCCGAAGTTATCTTGTGCCCAAGCTAAATCAAACAGTACCCTATTGCTATCAGTAACTTTTACATTCCTACCTTGCTCATCCCTGATAGTATTTGTCTTCAAATCTACAAAGTAAGGCTTGTTTGTAAATGCAGATACTATTCTTGTACCTGAAATAGCACCCTCAGTACCACCTACAGGAGTCTCAATCTTCCTCTTAGGCTGAGGAGCTACTGAGGCTGGACTTACAGCCTGATGGAGATTACCTTCATCATCAAAGTAATCAGTTGTAAACCAAGTGCTTCTTACTGAAGCTTCAGTAATATTTGAGGTAAGAATGTCAGAATTGATAAGCCTGTTATTGTATGCACCCTCATTAATCCTCTTTGTACTGACTTGTAAAGGAAGGTTGAATTTAATAAGGTGCCCAAGTATTTCATTGTATATATCATCAGGGTCTTTAGGAGCATTGAAAGCACTTGTATCACCTTGTTCCTCTGCTGCTGTTATATCCCATTCTACTCCTGAAATGATAGCAGTCTTACTCCCTGTAGAGAAGTATATATCATACTTATCTTCCTTGATTTGCTCCTTACCATCTATGATAACTTTCTCATAAGTACCATCTGGCCTTTTGACCTTCTTACTAATTACAATACCATCACCTGACTTGCTACTAAACCAAGTAACCATTATATCCTGCATATACAGGTCTTGTGCCAAGTCCTGCATTGCAGCAGACACATCACCTTGTGATGTAGCCATAGACAGGTTGTTAATCGCATTTTTTATGTCCTCTCCAACTGGAGTAGAGCTTACTGAAGGGTCATTTAAATTGAACTCCTCATTATTGAAGTGCTTAACCCTTACAGCAGCAGGTGAATACTTTCCAGCCCCATTAGGAACAAGTAGATATAGTCTGCCTTCCTTTTGGCCCATATCTACTGGCTTGATAACAAGACTGTCATTAACTTTGCCATTAGTTGTCAAAACTCCATTCTTGATGATTCCAAAAACAGGTCTTCTGTCTTCTGATGATACATTAGGGATGTCTTTAAGACTTCTTTCTGTACTACCATAAGGAATTCTGCCTACCATCATCTTGGATACTCTTGTAACAGGTGTGGCAATGAATTTACCAGCCTTATTTTCTCTGTTAGCAAACTCATCTTTTATCCTCTCTTCAAGTCCCTTCAGTCCCTCATATCTTGAAACACTGTAATCAGACTCATCCAAGCTGCCAACTACTTGGTTATTCTTCCTATCTATAATGAAGATGGTTTTGTCATTGAAGTCTGGGTCAATCATAAATCCAAGTTCATCACCTACCTTCAAGTTACCTTCATTTAAATATCTGAATGTATCCTGGTCTCTAAGATAACCATAGATACCAGAGAAGTCCACTCCCTTTTCCCTTTCACCTACTACAACATCAAATGGCCTAAAGTCACCTTCCTTGCTTGCTTCTATATGTAACTCAGGTATGGCAGGTCTATAGAACTGGTTGACTCTGTCCCTACTTGGCCTCTGTGGAGCTTCCACCCTTTCATTGGCTTTCTTATTCTCCTCATTAACCATTTCAGGAGTTACATTGCCAACAGGTACTTCTGTTACAGGCAAGTCCTCACTACTTGTCACTACAGGGACAGTAGGAGTCCCACTGTCTCCAGTAGTGTCTCTTCTATTATCTCCTCTTGTGGTACCTTCTCTTTTTTCTACAGGTTTCCTATATTCAGGAGAGAACCTATCCTTGAATCTATTATCATCATTTACCTGGGACATTGCCTTTTGCAGGGCATATTGAGCTTCTTGGAATCTTGTTGTAGACAACTCAATATCTCCTTCAGAATCTTCATCAAAAGCATTATCGTTATTAATGAATATGGAGTTGGGATTGGCCATCTGTTCAAGATTCTCAGAGTTATTGAATTGGTCTTGAAGGAGTTTAATAGCATCTTGCTTTACTTGTGGCTCTTCATCTGAGGATTGTATAATCCTACTGACCTCATTATTATATTGTGAGGTTTCTCTATAGTTCTTGGCCATCTCATTACCTTCATCTTCCAAGTCTTTCAGGGTATTATTCCTGTTTACTATATCATCTTGGTCATCCAAGATAGCTCTGAACTCTTGTAGATTCTGTGCAGAACTCAAAGAAGCTTTCAGGTCATTTGATTTCTTCTCAGCTTCTTGTTGTGCAGCTTGTTCACCTGCCTTTATATGGTCTTCTATCTGCTTCTGAGGATTTCTGAGGTACTCATTAAGTTTGTTGTTATATACCTCTGAGGCATTTCCTAACTTGACAATATCATTAATCTTGGTTATAATGTCTTCTTTCTCATCCCCACTAAGCACAGTATCATCAACCTCATTAATCTCATTGATTAATCCCTTGGTAAACTTAGGATAGTCTATCAATGTTCTAGGCAAGACATTATCCTCCTGACCTTTTACAAAGCTAAGAGTATTTATAGCTTTCTCAATGGCTCTTATATTATTGTCTGCCTGTTGATACCCTTCAGATAATCCTTTATGAGACTGACCCTCACTGCTCCTTACTTGCTGATTGAATCTAAGGAATGAATTTAGATTGCCTATCACATTACCAATAGCTGACTTTACCTCTCCAGACATAGCTGTAGCCCTTTCAGCCCAATTACCAATTTGGGACTTCATCCAAGTCAGTTCCTCAAGTTGGTCATCTGATAATTGCTGACCTGTCCTAATATCAACGTCATCTCTTATCTTCAGATAATCACTGATAGTCTTGGTCATTTCATCATGATTCTGCTGTAGTTTCTCTATCATCTCCTGTTTGCCTTCTGGAGTAGCATACATGGGGTTTCCATTCTTATCTACAAATGGACCAACCTTAGAACCATCTTCAAGGGTAGTTGTGGTATTCTCTACAATAGAGGCAAGATTCTCATCTGATGTATCAAATGCAGCATCAATAAGTGTGTTAAGGTCTTCCATCCTTCCTGCATTATCAAACATGGCAATATCAGATACCAACTGGGCATGCTCTGCATTTTTGAAGTTGAACTCATCACCCTGCTCAGCAGCTCTATTCATATCATTTTGATACTTATTATGCCTGATAAGACCTTGATAGTAGTTCTTAAACTCAGGAGAATTTACTCTGTCATTCATGTAGTTGGCAATTCTCTCTTCCCTTGCCATCCTCTCATTGTAATCTCTCCACTCATTTATAGCCCCACCCTCAATGGTAATAGGAGATTGGATACCTCCCTGCTTATTCCTCATGCTTCTGAATCTAGGCATACCCAATGCACCTGTAAGGGCACCAATAAAGAACTCTTCCCAAGAAGACCCCTCATTGACAGTCTCATTTACTCCTTGGGCAAATGCCTTAACCCAATCCAATGTTTCTTGTGAGGCTTCAGGGTCAGTCTTTGACTTGTAGAAGTTGTTTACATCAGTTGAATAGTAATTGCCTGCTGTCCTGCTTGCTATACTCTGTGCCATCTCCTCAGCACCTTCTGACAGGGCACCTCTTGTTATGGCAGCAACAGTTCCCAACCTTGTAGTACCAGCAGTATATTCCCCTGCTTTTCCCATTATATTGGTAGTCTTTCTTGCAGTCTTGAATCCATTGGCATACAGTTTGCCAAACTGAGTTATATTGGAAGCCAACAGGACAGGTATATTCATAAGCAAATCCGCATTACCCATCTTTAACCTGTCCTCACTCAGCTTCTCCAGTGCCTCATTATATGCTTGGCTTTCAGCAGATACAAGCTGGTTATACATTTCAGTACCACCATAAGCATCCCCTATAGCCTGCATCCTTTGATTATACCTGTCATCAAGCTGTGCCTTTTGCAACTCAAACCAATCCTTACTATTATTCAGGGCCTCTATTCTTCCCTCATTTACTGAGGAGATAGTGGCTCCTACGACAGAATTGACTATTGCTGGAGCCTTTGATGAGTTCTTAATGGCTCCTATTAATTGAGGCAGTTTGGAGGCTTTCAATCCAGCAGCAGTTATATTACCGCTATAGAAGGCACCTACACTGAATCCTAGATTCTTGATGAACTTGTCACCTATGAAGTTTGCAGTAAAGATGTTCTCATACCAAGGCTCCTCCTGCTCATCTCTTGTATAGTAATTAGGTAGTGCCTCTTCAGACCATTCATTGACTGATTGCATAGCCTTGGAAAAATCATTATCCCACAGACCAGACCATCTCCCCTCATTTATTGCAGTGCCTGCACCAAGCACCAATCCTACAGTACCATCAAGAAAGGTAGTACCTGTCAACACAGCTCCTTTGGCAAGACCTGCCCCTAACTGGGCATACCAAGGCTGCTCTATGGCTCTGACTTCATTCAGGTCATCAGCCTGACTGACAAAGTTTATGTCTTCATCATAGATGCTTTGTCCATATCCTTTGTCAGCCAGCTCCATGCCTACCTCCTCAGAGGTGGAAGGTGCCAAGGACTGTTGTAATGCCCTTGTACCTCCCAATACACTTAATTCAAACTCTCCCATTTCAGGGATTCTATTAAGCCCCTTGAGTCCTTTAAGACCTACAGGACCTGTCTTTGTTATATCTTGATACTCCATATTTACTTATCCTCCAACTTTAGAACTGGTCTCTGTCAAGGATTGGTTATATCCACCCAATCCTATAGAACTTATACCTTCCATAAGAAACATTTCTTCATAATCCTCTGCCTCTTTCTCAGTAAATCCCTCAGACATCAACTCTTTAATCCTTCTGTCATATAGCCTGAACAGGTTACCCAATTCCCCTGATATAAGGTCAGGATTAAATGCAACCTTTGACCCATCCTTATAAGATACTATTACCTTGTCCCTATGTTTGGTACTGTGACTGAAATCCACTATAGGATTGTCCTCAGTTCCATAATCTTCAGGGTCAAACTTCTTGGAAGTTCTATTAAAGTTTTTATCCAAGATAGTTGCATTTCCAGCCAACGATTTTTCCCAATTATTTTGGTTACTTATATTCTTAGTCAATACCTCTGATAGATACTTAGGGTCTCCATTTATAAAGTATTCCGTATAGGATTTTGCAGCAGAGTTTATTGTTTCATCCATATTTCTGAAGTCATCAAGCGATGACTTGTTGGTATAACCAATATCCTTTAATGTCTTATAGTCTTCGTCAGACAAAATCTTTATGTCCTCTCCATATTTCTTCTTGAGAGTATCCATAGCTTCTTTCTCTACATCAGACCAAGACCTATGTACTCCATACTGAGCTTGGTATAGTTCAGTTCCTATACCTGGCCTTGTAGGTCCTGTCATCTTCCTATATTCCTCGTACACCTTTAATGGGTTATATGTACCCTTCTTACCAAAGTAAGAAGCCTTCAGTCCTTTCCCAGGAATATTCAATCTATTCATCGTCTGCCTTGCATTATATATAATTCCATTAGCCTCTAAGTGTGATAATGTCCTAGGCTTGTAATTCAATGTCGGGGTAGGGTCATCTAAAGCTTTCAATCTCTTCTGCATAGCCTCCTGTGCTGATAACTTGGCTCCATAATCCTCATAAGGAGATACTTGGGTCTGACCAACTGCCTGATATAATGCTGGAGCTACTCTACTGAAATAGTCCATAACAGCAGCTTTGTCTGACCACTTGCCTACTCCGGAAACATTAAGCTCATCTTGAAGGATAGAATTAAGGACTCCATTAGTATCCACATCAGTGTCTCCGTTAATCAGTCTTTGAATGTCATTGATGGCCTTTGCTACATCAGTATCCTTATATCCGTGTTCTTGTAGCCAAGTCTTGACATAAGGGTCAAGCCTCTTGCCATTCCTGTAGTCTCTTAATCCTTTGGATAATGCAGAAGCAGTAGTAGCTACCCTCTTGAATCCCTCTTGGCTATTAGCCTGATTGAATCTTATAGAGGGATTATTCAGGTATCTGTCTAATGATGCTGTAGAAGCATCTCCTTCATATACCATACCAGCAGCTCTTCCCTTATATTGTTCTGCTGCCTCTTCTGTCCTTGCCTTATATGCTTGCTCAATAGGAATAATTTCCTTACTGTACCTTGCTCTCATGTTAAGCATATTCTTCCTACTTACAGCATTAAGTCCTTCACTTGCAAGCTGACTGGCTTGATTCTCCAAATCATTTGCATAGGTCTTGTACATCTTATAGGTATATGGGTCAGTCTGCTCATTGGCTAAGCCATCCCATATACCAGCCTTTGTAGACAAGTCAGTATATTGTTCCTCAATTTCCTTATAATTCTGACCATATATTTGATATGGTTGCAAGTACCTGTCAAAAGAGAAAGGCTGGAACTTGCTATTTACAACCAAACTATAATTTGCCATATTAGTAAGTGAGACCTCCTCTTCTCTTCTTTAATTTTCCTCCTTTAGAATACTTGCCTCCTGCTACAGACATCTTGTAATCCTCCCACTCTTCTTTACTCCATTCCTTAGGTTTCTGGCTTAGAGTACCAAATACCCCTGAGTTGATTAGCATATCCCTGTCAGACCTGTTATAAGCATCTATTCCTATATTACCCAATGAGTCAAACAGATTAGTCAGGTTAGCACTCATACTTGCACCTCTTCTTGCATCTATTGCATCTCTCATTGCCATAGCTTGTGTAATACCACTTAGCCTTGTACTTCCTGCCTTTAGTGCAGCCTCCTGATTAGCCATTGCAGCTTTAAGCCCCATCTCAGAGTTTGCTTGATTGGTTCCTCTATTAAACTGCTCTACCATCTGTCTCTGTGCCAAGTTATACTCCTCAGCCTGTCTTGCCAAGTCTCCCAACTTGCCTTGTGCATTATAGTCTGCTGCAAGTAGTGCGGCATTCCTTGAAGGACTTGAAGAGTTCATAATAGCTCTTCTTGTTGCACCAGCCTGTGCACCAAGCTTATTTATATAAAAGTTCCTGTCAAGTGGTTTATATTGCAGATAATTCCCTATTGGCTTATAGTTTACAGGGACATAATTACCTACTTTGTTTGCAGCCTCTATGATTGCATCAGGTCCTGTATAATCAGGCCTGCTGAATATACTTTGACCCAATCCTATTGCAGAACCTACTACAGGTGCATATCTTAGCCAAGTAGCATCAAATCCTCTTCTATCTGTATTACCCTTTCTTTTGGGTACCCTAACTTTAGCAGGAGTTGTACCTTCCACATTAGAAGGTATATCATATCCTACTTCACCAATACCTGATATTTCCATAGGGGACAAGCCACTAAATCCTGCATAAAGCCCATCAATACCTATAGGCTCTATGGTAGAAGGTATGTCATAATCCACATATTTAATCATGCTGGGTCTCTTTGCTGTAGCTGTAACCTCTGGCATCTCTCCTGATTTCCAAGAACCAAACACCGGAGTATATGTGTAATCATCAGGTATAAGACCTCCCTCTGCATATTGTACTCCTTCAAGTCCATATTGCCCCTGTCCTCTAAGAGCCTCTTGCTCCTGCATTAACTTTATGAGACCATCTTCCAGCCCCCTCTTGCTTATTGGGTCATTGGGCCTTTCCTCAGATTCCTTTTGAATCTTTTTGGCAGCATCTGCAAATGTCAGACCTTTGCCACCCTTCAATTTATACCTCTGCTTCACTGAATCAGGTACTTTAATCCTGTTACTAAATACATAATCATTATAAATCACCTCTCCTTCTTCCACAAGATTAGGTATTCCATTATAATCAACCCCAATCTGTACTCCTTCATGTGGATTCTCTTCATGGTATCCTCCATTATTTATAACAGTGACACCATTGGTAAAATCTGCTCCATGAGTACCCATGAGGCCACCATCTCCAAATGGATTAAAGGGTATTTGTATATTAGGTTTGGTAATAGTTCTCATATTATAATCTGATAAGTCAGACAGACTGGGAGTGTGCATCTTGTCATATACAGACCTTGCCTTCTTTCTTTTAGAGGTTCTAGAGAACTCCTCTCCCCTGACATATCCTCTTTCAAATGCAGAAGAGGAAGCCTCAGGAGTATTGGATTTCTTGAAATTGTTCAGACTTCTCTTACTCAACCAATTCATCCTATCTACACTATTAAGTGTATTTTCCAAGTAGTCCATTTGGCTAGGCAGATAAGAGCTTTCAGGTATTCTGGCACCTTTCCATTGCATGATTCCATGTGCTCCCTTTCCACCACCTCTGGGATTATAGGCATAGGGATTGAACCTTGATTCCCCATATATTGAACTGTATACAGCAGCCTTTTGAGAGTTATTAAGTCCCATGTTATTTACCCTGTCTGCTATATAGGCACTGTAAGGCAAAGTAAACTCTTCATCTATCCATCCTCCATCATCATGTTTCCACTTTCTAGCATTCAAGGCAAAGGTAGCCATCTTCTTTTGTGCAGGAGTACCATGCTCCTTGAACCAAGATGCTGACTTTCCAGTCCTCTTTTTAAGGGCAGTAAACTTGCCTCTGTTCTCAGGCTTGATATGAATCTTACCTCCCTTTGCCATGTAATTGGACATAGCTCTTAAATCATTCATCTTATCGGCACTTTCTATTGCATTATCATAACTTAGCAGTGCTCTGCCTCTGGCTATCTCCTGTTCCTTCTTCAACTCATTATATAAATCTTCTGCCTTGTCACTGAACAATCCATCTTTCCCAATATCTGATTGGGAGAAGTCTGCTCCAAAGTCCTGATTAGACCATTGATTAAGTATAGAGTCATTGCTACTGCTATCAACTTTAACTGTACTCAGGGCATTATTGGAGTTTCTGACATTATTGACATTTTCCTCATTAATCTTTGAACCGAATAATGCATTGGTTATACCACCTATCAACCCAGTACCAGCAGACACAATGCCTCCTAATAAAGGGTTGACTGTGCTAATGGCAGAACCCACAGTACTTCCTACTTTATTGACTGCATTGCCTGCTCCTGAACTTAGTCCATTACTTATTAAACCATTTGCTGCATTACCAGCAGGGCCTAATAATCCAAGACCTAGTTTACCTAAGTTTTCTTTGGTAAAAAGCTTGCTAATGTCCCATATACTACCACCATCATCATATCTATTAATGATACCAGTAGTAACAGGACTATTGTGTTTCCTTATAACTTTTCTATTAACCATGTTATAATAATTTATTTGCAAAGATAAGTAAAGTATCAGAATTATACAAGAATATTATTTAAAAAGTAAAGGGAAGATAAGTTTATTACTTACCTTCCCTTTAGGCTATCTCCATCAAGTTATTCAAAGTAGTGCACCACCATATCATGCAATATGGTCTTATTTGTATTTTCAGATTCCATAGATAGCTTAAGATATAACCAAGGATTTCTCATCCTGTCTCTATTGTTTGATTTATCCCTTGGTATATTAGCCCTCCATATCCTGAACTTCTTCTTGAGACTTGAAGGTCTTCCAAGTACATGGGTAAGCTTGGATTCGCCACTTTGGTATTCATTCCAAACACTAAGAGTATCATAGGTTGTATCCAATAGCTTACCTTCACTGTTCCAACTGTCTGCCCTGAACTCAAGAGTATTGAATATCTTATCCTGGGTCATATCAGGATTGGATATGACAGTAGTATAGAAAGGCTGGTAACTGTTAAAGAAGGTATTATAATCACCTTCATTGTGCAGCCATAGCTTCCCATCCTTTACCCACAGTCCCCTGTCTAGTATATTGGAGAAATATGGCACATTCTCATAGCTGTAGAATGAAGAGAACTGGCCTAATGGTTCTGAAAATGCCAAGCACTCACCCTTGCTTATGAAGAATACATCCCCATTTACCTTATCATAGTATGTTACAAATCCACTAAAGTCTTTAGGATTCCATACATTTATTCCAGTTGACCTACTGTTAATCCATGAATGGAATCCAAGCCTATCAGAGATGTTATCCAACTGGTTGTTGAGTAGGAAGATACCTTTGGTAATATCATCTATAAAATAGGTACCATTAGGTGTCCTGCATATAGACCACTTATTAGAACATCCTATACTATCAGATAAGTACCTCTTACCAGTAACTTTTCCACTGTTGGCAATTTCAATAGGCACTCCATTAGTGGGAGAAATCTGCACATTCTCATTATACAATATCTGACTAATGCCTTTATCTTGAAAAGCAAGGATATTATTATTATGCATTCTCAGAGCTGTTATACTACCCTTATCACCATCAAAATCAAGAGTGGATGCAAGAGTGATATTGGTCCAAGTATCAATAAGTTCTCCAGCAGTTTTAGTCTTAGTCCAAGTAACCACATTAGGAAATTTGTTCAATACCGAAGTATCATCAGTACTTACCTTATAGGTAAAGAAGTTATCCTTTTGATTGTATACTTGATTTAGCTTGTTAAAGTTCTCAGGGGTTATATATAGATTAGAAGTATTGCCTCTATTATTGTCATACCTGCCATCTAGATTTACCCTTGTCTCACACATAAATGACATTATCTCAGTCACCGAGTTTTCATCTTCCAAAGTAAATGGATAAGTCTTTAAATGGTCATATCTTTGGAAGTATGTGTCTCCTTCCAAGTACTTTACAAGATAAGTATGGCTGGAGTCATCATCATAGAAATAGGTAGTTTCTCCACATGGTAACCATTGATTACTCTGTATAGCATCATCAGACTCTCCTCCAAACCTATTAGTGACATCACTTCTGTATAATTCTGCTAACCACCACCAGCCATATTGGATACTTTTAACTGTCTTATTAGGACCAGTACCTACAAAGTCTCCTATAACATCCTGAGACACAGAGTTGTATACTTCCAAAGTATCCCAGAAGTTAGGGGCACCATCATGAGTTATTGCAACACGGTTTACAGGCCAACTACTAGATGTAGGCTCTCCATAATCATTACCATCTATGATAGTAGGCAAAACCTTATATGAGTACTTACCCAAGTTGTACTTGTCTTCAAGTACAATAACAGCATGAGGGGTAGACTTGTACTTTATGTGTACAGGGTCATATGCCTTATTTATTAAGTTATTAGTGAAAGGTATGGTAGGTGTAAAGTCACCAACATATATGTCGTGGTTAGTATATGAGGTATCATTCTGATTATAGGTGGAAGATGTTACAATCTGGTAATAATCACTACCTGAATATTCAGTATTTGAAGTAATCTTATCTACATTTCCATAGTACACTAAAGTGCCTTTTCCAGAATGCTCCTGAGCTTTCAATTTGAGTGGAGTAACCTCGTTTGAATTAAAAATCTGTGCATCTGCAAGTTCCCCTGAATCCCATGTACTAGTACTGCTAAGGTACAGGTTAGTGGCAGAGAATTTCAAATTGGATAGCCTCTTATACTGTAACTTGGCAGGTCTATATCCATTCTCATCTGCCCAGCCTGTACCATCAAGACCTCCACTCCTATGCCAAGGATATGTGGCAAAGCCTACCTGCATCCTTCTATATTGTGAGGGCATAACACCACCAAAGTCTCTTTGAATATTATCTATCCAGTTGATATTAGCCAATTGGCTTCTGAATGCCCAAGGGGATATGTTGACACTACCACAAGACTCCTTATAAAACCCTGTTGGTGGGAACTTCTCATTATCTGCGCCAACCATGGTAGTTCCTGTGGTAGAAGTTACAATGTCAATATCCCCTACACTGGCGGTTACCAAAGTTGCACCTATTATCCTCAGCTTACACTTGGAAATATCATAATTCTCAACTTCACTGTTAAATTCAATATCTGGGGAATGAAGAGTAACTATTGATTGGTCTACAAAAAACTCATGTTTATGCTTCTCCACATATTCACTGAAATCTGTCAGCAAATGGTTTCCTCCTGCAAGGCGTGGAGTGGCAGGAGGGTAGGATATATTCTGTATCTCCGCATTCCTATGAGTGTTTCCTGGTATAGGACTACTATGCCTACACTCAGCCCAAGTACCTGTATCAATCAAGGAAATATTTATATTAACCGACTCATTAGGAGAATAAAACTGCTTATCATTATTTATTATACCATATCTTGACAAGGTTTGGTCACTATATAATGCCTTTTCAGGAACGTCAAATATAGGTGACACATCTGGCAAGCCTGCATCCCCAGACTCTGACCTCATCACATCAAAGGGAATGTTGGGTCTTGAGAACCAAGAAGACTGTACAAATGGGGAATTACTGAATCTGTCACCAACATTATAAACAGTGGGACATAAAACTCCTTGGCATATTACTTCTCTATCCCCTATAGAGGGATATACTATTATAGGTCTGAATCCAATATATCCTAAATCCTTTAGTTTACCAATTATGGTATCATCATTGAATGATACCTCAGGTATGCACTTATAGAATACCAGATTTGAAACACCAAAACTACCATATAAGTCATTAGTACCGGGTGTTTTGGTAATCTGAGCGTCTTTTATGAATACTGGAGAAGACCACCTGCCTGACTTATGCTTAAACTGTATGCCAAATCTGTACCACTCCAAATATTTAAATATCTTAATAGTGCTAGAGTTGTTATTCAACTGAAACTCATGTTGATAATATCCAGAAGGTGTTCCCAAATTAATTGTGGTAACTGTATTGAGGTTTACATTTAATCCTCTGAAGTACTCTCTAATAGAGCTATCAGGCTCAATTCTATTAACATTGATATTTCCTAAGAATAATGTATTGTCCTTTTGGCACATTGTACCACAAGATATGTCTTCTCCTCCCAAGTATAATAATTCAGTAGGGTCAATACTCTCTCCAATATTACCAGTATCTGTAAAACTGATTGTTTGAGTAGAGGAAGATAACTTTATATCTTGAACTCTTTTGACAATGGGAGTTGAATCTTGTGTAGTTCTCAGTATTGAATATAATCTGACATACTCACATGCAACATCTTTAACAGACACTGTTACATTAAAACTCACAGATAAAGAATCCTCAGGACTACCTCCATTATCATACTTTGTTATGTAATATAGAGGAGATATAGCCAGTATATTGGACTCCTGAGCATTCTTGGTATAGACTGTAACACAATATTGTATTACCCCTGACGGGAATATCCCACTATACCCTTTTTCTATATTGGTTATGTTAACAGTTGAACCGGGATTCAAACTCATAACAAAGTCAAAAGAATTGGGTGTGTAATCTTCTATAGAAGTAATATTGATAACTCTGGGCTGGTTTAATCCATCAGTCCAATATACTTTCTGTATGTTATCATCTTCATAGAATGACAATGTCTCTATAGGATATAGAGGATTAAAGTTAAGATTACCTTTGTTACTATCATATAATATTACTCCATGCAAGCTGTCCTTGTCAAACCATATCTTATATATGTAATCTTTTCCATTGTCTTGGTCTGTAGTGAACAGTACTAGATAACCATTAATTGTAGCTTGTCCTATAGGCAATCCCTTTATAGAGTCTATACCTTCTATGTTTGATACCTCTTTAGTACCCTTCTCATTTACTATGCTGAGTAGGGTATTATCATCGGTAGACATTATCCTTATATTCTTGTTCTCATAAGCATACTCAGAAGAGAATTTGCTTACAGACAAGTCCCTCTGCATACCCTTTATCTGCCATGTAGATTTCTTTATCATACTATTGCAATTTTATATACTCTTTATTGCCAAGAGAAGAGAATCCATTATCAAACTCACTTGTCCTTTGAATAAGAGTATTCCACATTCTGCTTATTGATTCCATTTCAGATTGTGATGGTATAGTAAATTCACTCTGTAATTGTCCTGCTGACCAAGCATATTGTTGTTGGGTGTTCTGTAATACAGCAGGAGAAATCTTTCCCATATCAAACAAAGTAGTGAACTCTTCCATCTTAATATATAGCTCAAGTGTTCTCATAAACACAGGATTGTCTATGAGCAATGGAAACCCATCCTCATCTATTGGAACAGACTTATATGAGACCATTATATCTCCTGACTTGAAGGAAGTATATATTACTCTGCCTTGTGTCTTAAAGGCAAACTCTTGTGGTCTTTTATGTCCTTCATACTTATCACGATGTTCTCTAGGCATGAAATTATCTGTCATGCTCCTTAAACATATCCCAGTCTTACACTCCTTCACCTGATTTATGGATACAAGGTCACAGGGCAATATGGCCCTAAACTCTTCTATATGCAGTACACTCTCCCTATTTAAATATAACTCTGGCATTCCAAATATCCCAATAAATGTAACTAGGTGGGATACCACTTGTTCAAGTGTAAGGTTCTGCAATAGAGGATGCCTTTTCAGTCTATCCAGTATCTGTCTGATGTTAGTATATTGAATATTATTAATCATTTATCCATCTCAATTAAATTTCTACAATCCTTTAGTTTAACACTTGAAGGCATCAAGCTTACCATCTTTTATCCTCTTCTTCAATTCTTTCCTTAATTCTCTATTGGGATTGAACTCATAAAAGGTTTGGTTATTATAGTCTGCCTTGCTTCTATTATAATGGATTTTAAATACCTCTTTCTCCTCCATTCTAACTAAAGTCCTATTATCATAAGATTCCTTGTCTTCATACCATAACCTTAATGTCTTATCCCAATCTATTGGCAAATTGGTGACAACCTTATTATCTTTAAGGTAGATTTTGGCATCATATTTTCTCAGCTCCAGTCTTCCCATCCTATGAGGAAGACTAATATCATGTCCTTTAAGCAGCTCTTCAGCCAGATAGTTGTTGACTCTTCTTATAATGCTGTAAAACTCATGCTCAGTCAATGGCCTGCCTATGTCAAACCACTTGTTTTTCCTTATATACTTATAGGCATCATATACACCCAAGGAACCTGATACCTTATGTGTTCTATGTTCATTCAAGTGGCACACTGATGTCCTAAACTCCTTCCATTTCTTATACTCTTCTTGACAATCACTCATAGGTTACTGCTTTACTGAAACATCAGATGAATCATCCTTAGCATTGTTCTTATTATCATCAGGTCTGTATTTAGCACCCAGCACCTCTCCTACTATAAGACTTACAAGGGGAGTAACAAGGCTCTCCTCAATAGGAAATTTCCTATCAAGCACATCACACTCCTTATTGTCTCCACATTCCAATTCAGAGGCTATGCTGGCATCTTCAAATATAGCAGTTACCTTTATCTTGGAGAGGTAAAGGAATTGGGGATTCATAGAGATTAAATACAAGTGGTTATCCGGAGCAAGAGAGCAATATATTATGTTCTGTAGATATTTGTCATATCCTACATATCTCATCCTATCCCTGCTTATGAAGGTTATACTATCCTGATAGAAATCAATAGGATATACTCTGGTATTACTGACACTTAATATATTAGGTACCTCTTCCTTACTCATAAGATAGGTTCTGCCACATGAATCAGAAGGAGATACTGATTTGGTCAAATCCAGACATATAGTCTGATAGTTGCTTTCAGGTATATGCTTCTTGACATCAGAATATCTTTGCTTTATAAGGAATGCCCTATACTTATCTGCCAAAAGTATAATATGATTCTCATTGAAAGTAGAGTCATCTGATATACTCTTTACCTCATCCAGACATAAATAAACTAATTCTCTGTATGTCATAACTATATATGCATGCTTATTAATAAATAAAAAACTATTGCAAATATAGATATTTATAATCAATATTGCAATAGTTTTAATTGAATCTTTTGCAGTAAGCAAATATATAACTTATATAGCAGGAGTTCTAGGTTTGTTATCTTGTGTGAATCTTATCATGTCATCCTCAGATATTCTGATAGATTCCTCTTCACCATACACAGCAGAGCTTTCCTCAGTAGGAGGATATGGTATTAGGCATGAAGTACCAAATATACAATATAGGGCATTATTCATGCTATTGTAGTCCTTATCATCTATAAAGGCAGACATTGGGCCACTAGTAAGCTCTTCTATCAAGGACAAAAGCAGTAACTTATTGACATCATTATAACATACATATCCTGTACTTGAAAGTACATTGAAGTATGTAGTTAATGCCCTTTCCAATACATTACTTAAGTTATCCATAATGAACACTCACATTTAGTACTTGTATCATCTGTTATCACACAGTTCCTAAAGAACTTGTTCCAATACTTTATTGCCAAAGTATAGTTCCCTGTCTTTAAGGAAGTAGTAAAAGCCTTCAGTTGAAGGTATTTGTCTATAAGCTGCTTGGGAATATTGCAAGTCTCCTCTACCTGTCTGATGTCACCCATCAGTGACTTATAAAGGTTATGCATATTGACAGCTATTCCTAAATCATAATATCTGTCATACCCACATGGAGTATCAGGTGCCATTGTACCTTTGACAGTAATATAGACAAAGAATAAGTCCTTACCAAAATCTACTGCTGCATTGAAATCTGTCTTGTCTAGGATTAATGTCACATGCTTGGAATTACCATCAATGCTTTTTGTATACACACTGCTTGATGATGGCCCAGAGGTCATGAAGGTATCCTGAGTATCTATGACTACTGAGTCAATATAGACATCATCATAGAAGGAGTATGCTTCTATAGAAGCATCAATTACCAACTGCCTGCATTCTCCTGAGACTTTTAATGTAGCAAATCTTATCATATTACACAAATTAGGTAAATAAAAAAGGAGACTATAAAAGTCTCCTTATTTGTATCTCGCTTTTAGGAGATGTCTGCAATAGTAAGTCCTGTAGCAGTTTCCACTGCACCGATTATCTGATTGAGAACTGCTTTATCTGCACAAGCAATAGTTATTGTCTTTTCAGACTTTTGTACTGACTCATTGCTGCCTACATAGGCATAGTGTATATCAAGCACATTATATGTCTTGCTTGGGTCTATCAGATAAGTGGTAGGAATGTTGTTAGGCCAGCCAATGCCTCTGTAGATGTCTCCTCTTTCACCCATACAGAAGTACTCTAAGTCTGCAATAACCTTACCATTACCTATTGTACCATTGGTACCCATCTCTACAGTGCCCCAAATTCTCTCATCTCCATCTACAATTATTTCAACTGGCTGTACAGTGAAATATACTGGTGTCTGAGACATAACACCTAATCTCCAAGGCTGTTCTACCTCAGTAATTCTGATGCTGTCAATGTCAGCTACAATTGCTGAAGTACCATCATAGTATGGGTTAGTACTATCACTCTTGCCATTATCCTTAGTAGAAGGAGTTACTGTCATATAACCATTTGCATCAAATCCTCCCTCGCTCTTGGTTGCAGCACTATGTACCTCAATCTTAATCAAGGGAACTATTTCCCTGCTAAAGTTCTTAGCAATAGATTGAGCAAGAGTCTTGTAGAACACATCAGCAGTCATGCCAGAATAAGCATGAACCATGCCATATTTGAAGTATTGGTCCTCATCAGACATGCCCACATACTGTTTAAATGCAATTCTTAGGATATAATCCTGACCTGCAACTGGAGCACCACCATTAACACTTGAATCCAATGCTATGGTAGCTGACTTCATCTTGTAAGCCATGCTATCAGCACTAGTTGCCTTTGCATAGAGAATGTTTTCTATATCTATAAGGTCACTTCTCATTCTGTTATCAGCTCCCTTATATTCAAAATACAGGTGTTTCTTTTCAGTATCATTTGATACTGCAATAGCACCAGCAGTGTCAGACTCAATTACATGGGGAGTCTTAAATGCAGTTGCTACATAAAATTGCCTTACCTGATTTGTACTAAATGTTGCCATTTTAATTTAATATTAAATTACACAATAGTTTATTTTGTTCTGTTTGTATCCAAACCCTTGCTTGCTATTGCAAGTCCTACTGCCCTATCAAGTATTACCCTATGCAATGCAGGATGTAAATCACACTCTGTTATCTTGCTTTCTCCATTTATGTTTAGATGGGCAGGCAATGCTACCAATATAATTGGGTTGGGTTTAGATAGGTACCTGACTAAGTACCTGCTTATATTATACTTTGATACTATTTCTGCAATCCCATTATCAATATCAAGTCTCAGGACTCTCCTGTATCCCGGACCCCTGAATGGATTGTTATATGTATTGTAGTAATCATCCAAGGTAGTGGGTACCACAAGTACTTGGTTACCATCCTTACAGCCTAGCTTATCATCCCTCAGTTCAACTGATTCATAAACTATAAACCACAAGTCACTAGGTAACTTGAAGAATACAGACTTATCAGATATTCCAGTAATGTCTGCTATTTTTTCAGTAGTGGTATAAGTCTTCACCAAGTTGCTCAGGTATCTCCTTATTTCCTCAGTCTCTTCAAATGATTCCCTGAATGGGTTCTTACCATTGTATAATTCCACTAACAGGTCTTCTTGGGCTTTTGTAAGAAAGATTGATTTCTCATACTCGTTGAACTCAATTCCACCTGAAGAGTAACTGTTCAATAGAACATCAAATTCATTAGAAAATTCCTCAGTTGTCATTATTCACTTCTTTGTCCCAGTTCAACACTACTTTTCAAATCTCCCATATAAGCAGATTTAGCTAACTCTACTGCCCTTTGAAGAATTTCAGGATGTAGTTCACTATTCAAGACACATGGAGATTGCTGTGATTCTCCATCTACTGATACACCAACCAAGTCCTCCAATACTATTGGCTTAGGCTTGATTAGGTATGTGATAAAGTAAATGGCCTTGGTATTCCCTGGACTTTCACCTCCAGATTCTCCTAGGAATTTCTCATCTGCATCATGCAATATAAACCTGAATCCATTGTACTTTGTGGGAATTACAGTCTGGTCTTCAGACCCTTTAGGGTCTCCAAAAGTCTCTATAACTCTCCACACTTGCCTCTTTAAAGGTCTTCCATAGGGCTTGCTCAGGTTATTAAGCAAACTATCTAATTTTATAGGCACTACCTGATAATACTTATCCACATTATTATCTGTATCCTTAATGATTATCCTTTCTGATACCACTAACAGTATTTTGTCAATAAAGCTAGGGGCATTGAATAATACAGCTTCAGGAGCACTGCCATAGATATTTCCGGGGATTGTGACACCCTCCAAAATATCAGTTCCCCTCTTGGAATCCACCTTTATCAAGGGACAGGCTTCTTGCACTAGAAGAGTAGAGAAATCTATTTGTCTTTTGGCAGAATCATCAAACCCTTGCTGGTACTTGTTACCTCCTTGGGTAGAAGTAAAGTAGTTCTTTACTATCTCATTCTGAGCTTTTGTGAGAAACACAGACTTTTCATACTCATTAAGGCCCGGAGCTTGGTTACTGGATATGTTATTGTAGAGAACGTCAAATTCATCTGAAAACTCCTGTAGTGTCATAATCTTATATTCTTCTTTATTTTAACTTGGCCTCCAAGGAAAACTTGATTTCCTGATGCTTTGGAGAGTTCAGGTACTTGGCTGCTGTATTCAATGTAGGTTCCTCATTAGCCTCACATAGTGGAGTATTGTCACTTCTCAAGTATAGGAAACCTCCTCTATTTGAAATCAATCCTGCTTCTATACTCTTCTTGATGAATACCTTAGTAGGTAACATTGGGTCAGTGATAACCTTCAGGAAGAGCTTGTTATTGGATTGAATAAGCTCATTAGCCTTAGTCTGCAAGAACTCTAGTTTAGCATTTTGAGATGTAGGTCTTCCATCAACAGTCTCTATGATAACTCTCAAAGTATCCACATCACTCTCAATCTTTCCAAACTCCTTATAGCACTTCATTGTAGTGCTCATATTATCCTGAGCAGTCTTTGTCTCATCATTCTCAGAGATGATGACAAACTGATATGAAGCCTTAGGTCTATCTTGCAAAGCCTGCAATGATGGTGCAACAAAGTCCTTGTTAGCCAAGAGTATTTTATATCTTATATAATCTTCCGGATTGGACAGGTTAAGGTAATTATCCTGCTTTGTCAGTCTTACCTTATTTATCCCACTCTCATTAGAATCATTCCAGAAGTTATCTACCTTCTTATAGATACTTAGAGCATTGTATTCCAAGCCCATTACATCTTCCAAGAATGCCTTCTCCTTGTCTGTAAGTACATTGACATACATGCCTGATGACAGCCTAGGTACTACAAATACTCTAACAGACCCTTCTGCCATACCTCCAGCAAGAAGATGTTTAGGGTTAGTTCCCCATATTCCTCCCAGTTTGGGAATGAATCTGACAATTACTCTCTCATTTCTTAAACAGCTTATCAACTGCTCATCACCATCCTCTTCTATATTTCTCACTTCCTGTGAGGCTTTTGGTTTTCTCCTTGCAGGTTTTTCCTCTTCTTTTGGCACTTCCCTCAATGGCAGTGCTGTATCATCTACTTCAAAACCAAGTGTACCATAATCTACTTCTTCCTTTTCCTTTGACATATCTTCTCCTTATTTAATAGAAATAAAAATAAATTAAGGGAAGCAGGAGTTACCCCTACTCCCCTTTATAGTTTATCCTTGCAAAATAGCAGGAATCAATGACATAGTTCTTGTTGGGTCAAGAACACAGATACCAAGAGTAGCCATTCTGTGTATTACAGCAGCATCCTCATCAAATGACATGTAAGGATTGCCTATCTGTCCTGTAAATGGATTTCTTAATCCCCACTGATAGCCTCTGTATTCATTATCACCCTTAATCTTACACTTGAAGATATTAGGTTGGTCCATAGTACCAATGTACATAATATCATATCTGTAAGAGAAGGCAACACCACCCTGTGGGTGTGGTATCTTATTTCTAACAGGGTCATCATAGAATGGGTCTACATCAATCTTAACCCTTACACCATTAGGTGCTCTATACTCTACAAATTGGAAACCTGCACTTAGAGCATTTTGATGCAACTGAGACTGAGTCTTCTGAACAACACCAATGGAGTTGTTATCAAGAACAAACTGTGTCCAACCTGATACTGTCTTCAACACTTCCTTGTGGAATTGAATAGCACCTCTTTCACCAGTCTTGATTAGGAAGTATCTATCACCAAAGTCCAATTTAGAAGCAGAAAGCTCATATAGGGCATCCTCAAGAAGCTTCAAGCTGAATACATTGTAGTACATAGTATTAGCAACTTCCATCTGCTCAAATAGACCAGCACCAGTCTTGATTACACCACCAGACTTACCAATGTTCATATATTCACCATTGGAGTTTCTGTTGCTTCTACCAAAGGCAAGAGCATTGTTCTTGTACTCAGAGAATTGCTGTTCTACCTCAAAGTCTACATTGTGCATCCACATTTTAGCTACTGACTTGGTATATCTACCATCAGTCTCCTTGATAATAGGAATACCTACAGCCAACTTCTTGTTCAGCATTGAACCCGGAACCTTGTGTTGGATTCTCACTACAGACCACTCATTTCTCATAGAAACAGGGCTTGTGTATCTTACATCACCAACTTTTCTTGATAGTTCCTTTTCTACAAATGCAGCTTCAATAGAGAATCTCTCTCCTGCAAGTAGCCTTTCAGCAGGAACTCCTGCTGTATTACCTCCAGCAAGTTCTACCTTATAAACTGCATTGGTACCTTCCATTCTAGGGTCTCCTAAAATTCTGAATTGGTACAGTTCATTTAGATTACCCACAATGTACTCACCATCTGCAAACCAGTCCTCAGGGAAAACAAGATAGAAGGGAGAAGTACCCTCTCCAATCATGCTACCATCATCTTCAACCTTTGTTCCATCCTCTTTTCTTGCCTCTACCAAAGGAATATTCCTTCTTGAAGAACCAATAACGTCCCAGTAATATTCACTGTCATCCTCAAACTCCTTTACAGGGAACTGATTCAAGAATGAATCAAGTGTCTTTCCTCTATGGAAGGCTAGCAGTTGTACCATTAGGTTTGTAGCTCTCTGAGGAGCTAACTGATAGATAGAGCCTAGGTGGTTTTCTTTAGTCAAACCCTTCCAATGTTGGAAGCTTACCATCTGAAACTTACCTAATTTTCCAGCCATAAAATAATTGTTTATTAGTTAAAATTATAATCTTTACTTAGATTTTAAATATTCTTCATACAAATCCTGAAGTCCCAAGTCCTCCCAAGTCTTATTCAACTTGTAAGTAGTACCATCCTTTAGTTTAGTCAATTCTTTATCGTAATAGGAAAGGGATGCAAACAATAACAGGACTTCATCTTTGGAAGTCAATGCCTTTCTTATGCTTTCAGGATTAAATCTTTCAGACTTCAAGTCTTTTCCATTCCTAAAAAGCAATACAGGAATGAAGCAGCCTCCACCACATGAAATGAAAGCTTTTGTATTATCTGTGTTCCAAAGTATCCTTGAATTGGTAAATTCAGAAAACAACATTATCGGAGAATACATATGGAAGTGAAGGATTATCCGTGTTCTCACACACCTCTATAAGTGAAGAGTAAGAAGCAGACTTATCCTTATACACTATGTTTGTTTTTTTCTCTGTTGGGTAGGAGATTAGGGTCCCCTTCCCATTGTATCAACCTTTTTATCCTCGGCATAATTGTTTAGACATCTATTTTCCAACCTTTACCTATGAATGATTCAGGGTCTTCATCTACTCCACTGACAAACTTCAGATTACCATCTGAGTTTCTTGCAGTGTTATTAATAGCATGTTCCAAATCCCTCAGGCCATTCTTTACCTCTTTCTTTACCTTGCCTTTTACTAGACCATCAAGGCTCTTGAACCCATCAGTCAATGTAAAAATCAGACCCAAGTACTTCAGGAAGTCTACTCTGTTATCCTTTTCATACTTCTGAATAGCAGTATAATACTCTCCAGTTTCAGGGTCTTTATATATAGGCTTGGATATGTTATCATATATCTTCTGTCTTGTCGGCTTATCTATTGACAAGTCTCCCAATATATTCTTTTCATTGAGAATAGACTCCTTTAGTTTATTAGCCTGTTCCTTCCTGTTCTCTTCTTCCTTCTGTGCCTCTAACTTGGCATCCTCAATAAGGTCATCATATTTACCCTTGAAGTATTCAGTATTACTCTTCAATGCTTCCTTTGCATCCTCAATATCAGTACCAGCATTAAAGGATTTCTGTACTTCTCTTGTGGCTCTTTCTCTGCTGTAACCCCTATTAATGAAGTCCTGAAAGATAAGATTCTTTCTCAACTCTTCACCTTTATCACTCTCATCAGTGATATTTTCCTCCTTAACACTGTCAAGGAAGTTCAAGGTATTCTCATACCTTTTTATCTCTGTGGGTTCAATGCCATAATTAAGTGCATCATCAATCCTCTTCTGTCTCTCTTCAAGACCAGCCTTGATTTGCTGTTCCACTAAGTCCCTGAAATCTTCAGGCTCCTTGACTTTAGAGAGGACTTCATCATCAAGGTCTGGAAAGATACCTTCCTCCTTCAAGGCTTTAGCAATGGAAGAGTAGATAGTTTTTTGGGGAGAAGTGCTGTCCTCTCTAGAGGAAGTATCTTCCTTTCCTTTTGTATTATCCTTTCCACTACCTACGCTCTCTGGCTCATCTGTAAACAAGTTATCTACATCAATAACCTCAGTAGTTTCTTCGTCTTTCTCTTTATTCTTTTTATCCTCCTTACCATCCTCTTGGTCAGGAGTTACTTCATCTTCAGGCGAAGTATCCTGTACTTCATCATCTACAAACAGATTCTCTATTTCCTCTGCTCCTAGAATATTGTCTAAAATCAATTCTTCTTCCATAATCTCCCATTATGATATAATTAAACAATGCAAAGTTATATAGAATTTTACACCCATACAATATAGTAAATAAATTACTTTGCAAGCACAAATAAGATACTTATTATATATGCAAAAAGAAAGGGCAAGATTATACCTTGCCCTTGTCCTATCAGTATTCTTTAAAGTAACTTACTACCTTATTTCTGGATTTGCAATCCACATCTTTGAACCAGAATATAATAGCAGATTCTATTATCTTTTGGTCTACATTGTCACCAAACCAACTCTTAAACAGCTCAACATAATCATGATACTGTGAGTTGATTGCCACATACACATCAGTAGGAGTTGCAGACACAGGAATCACTCCTCTATACCTTTCACAAATTTCCTTTGCCTTATGTATATCAAACTTTTCTCCACTATACTTTCTGCCACCCTCAGTGTGATACATATCAGATACCAAATCCATAGCTTCAGATTCAGTAAAGTGTTCTCCATCATTCATGGAATGTCTCATGTACTTTATTATTCTGTCCATGTCATTTCCTCTCATGCCAGAGTCTCTGAACCTGTCACCAAACCTATTGCTTCTAGAATCAAACACATCCATGAAACCATCATCTTCATGCCTTCTAGGATAGTTTCTATCCTCTAATGACATGAAGCCATCATGCTCCATTGAATCTCTTCTATATCTCTTCATGAAGTCCCTGAACTTATTTCTAAATTCACTTTCACTCATGCCTCCCATACCTCTTCTATTTAGGTATTCATACATCATAAGTTCATCCATACTTCTAATTTTTAGTAATTAATGTTTCCTTGAAAGCTTCCAAATCCGACATATTTAATACCAATCTCTTGTTTGTCAAAGGCAAGTTGAACTTGATTTGTCCACCACCTATTTCTATGTCTCCAATAAATGAGGTCTTGAAGGAGAATGGATTAGTGGTCATCAGATTCTCCATCATCTCAGTAAGGATTCCTTCAACATCTACATTACCGTCTTTGTCTGCTATAAGTTCCAAAGCCTTGGTTATCTTGCTGAAGTTCTTATCCAGTGCTCTTGTAATAAGAGGTTTCATAAACCCGATTACAGGGCTGGACTTAGACATGGACTCCAACTGTGATGAAATATAAGACTTTAAATTGTCAGTTAATTGCATGATAGTTACCATAGCTACATATTTGCTTTAATAAATTCATCATAAGTTACCTCAGGATGTGCCTTACTAAATTCTCTGAACTTCCTGAACATCTCCATTTCCCTATTAGTATCCTGAATGATTTTACTCTTCAGGCTTCTCACTATCTTCAATTGCCTCTGAAGAAGCTCCTTACCCTCAGGAGTGGCTTCAATCCTGCCTTTCACAAGGGATAGAATTTCTGCCTGAACCATATCCTGTATCCTAGTATAGGTATCTACATAATCCTCGTCTTGTAGCAGTCTTGATTTCTGCTCATCTGACATAGGGTTTATCTCTGCATCTATGTCATCCCATATCATCCTATGCTGTGCAGGTTGTTGCACTGGCTGTACTTGTTGTCTAAGTTGTTTTGCTGCTTCAAGGTTTTGCTTATACTTTTCAATAAGCTGTAATTGTTCATCAAGACTATTACCCACCATACTACTGCCTAGCAGGGGGTCTCCTCCTAATATGACTTGATTTATTGGAACCATAATCGCATAATTTTGAGATTAGTACTAAAAAGTAAGGGGAATGCCCCCTTACTTTATGCAGTTGGAGTAGTACCAGTTACCACTCTTGGACAACCACATTGGTTTGCACCAACATATCCAGTTACCACTGGAGTGTTAGGCAGACATACTTCACCATAGATAGCCTTGCAAGTCTTTCTGTCAGTATAGTTAATACCAGCAGTAAAGGCTTTATCAATTTCACATTGGATAAGCTTATCTTGGTAAGGTCTTACAGCAGCATTGATAGCTACCTGAGCCTTAAGGTCACTTAATTCCTTTCTGATTTCATCGTCAGAATCTCTCTGAGACTTATACAGATTGAAGGCATCCTGATTCTGCTTTGCAGACATTACATCAAAGCTGTCTCTTGTACTCTTGTATAGACCAAAGTCAGCATCAACCTGTGACTTCCATACACTGAATAGCTCACTATTCAGAGTCTGTCTGTCAGCAAATCTTTGTGATTGCTGAACAAGTGCCCAGTCATAAAGACCCTTTTGTAGAGCAAGAGTATCCTCACAGCCCTTTTCCCATGCTTGGAATGCAGAAGGAGCAGCTACTCCTGTAGCACCAAGACCTGTCTCAAGACCATTGATATTGATATTTGCACCTCCAAGACCTGAGCCAAGTCCAGTACCTCCTAAGATACCACTTCTCCTGTTACCAAACAGTGCCCAAGCACCAAGAGCAGTACCTATAATACCAAGAGTAAGACCAGCATTAGCCTTGCCATTGATGTCTCTTCTACCATAACCATAGCCATAGTATCCATCAGCAGGCACTTCCTTTACCTTCTCTACTTGCTTCTCAATTATTTCCATAGTAGCAATTTTTGAAATTAATTATTGTTTATCATGTAAGCTTACTATGCAAAGATACTAGCTATTATCCAAGAAGCACAACAATACTAAAGCCCTGTATATATGATTAATATACAGGGCTTTAACTTAGTAACATATGTACAAAAAAAAAGGAGGTAATAATTACCTCCTGCTATATTACTCCTTATTGTCTTTATGCTTATAAAATACTTGTGTTATCTTATCATATATGTAAGTCAGCAAGTATGCATCCACCTCATCATTATCTCTCTGAGGGGTGTATCCTATATACTGCCATATATGATTCTTTATATGCTCAGCCTCATGGACTATGCTACTTCCTCTTCTTGAATTAACAGCTACTAAGGATGCTCCATATGCACTTATGGTAATAGCATTTGCTTCTGTATCCATTTCATCCTGAGGTATACTTCCTTCCAACTCTTCCCATCTATCAAATATAACTATGGTAAGCTTATAATTTTAATGCTATTAAAGTAATTCTTCCCATTATTTCTCCATCTCTCTGATAAATTACAGGTCTGCCCCACATACACTTTACCATTTAATATGTTTTTATGTATGTAAACTACATAATCATTTCTCATGCTTACTTCTTCTTATGAACTCATCAAGAGTTTTCTTGTTCCATGATAATTCTTTGAAGCCTATTTCATGCTTACCTCTTGGTAACTTTCCTTCTCTAACATAGTTGTCAAAAGTTGCTCTACTGACATTCAAATATTCACAAGCTGCATACTTGCTCAATCTCTTCTCTTTATCAGTAAATCTCCTTAAGTTATCTACTATTTCTATAGCCTCTCCTTCTGTAATATTTGAATTACCTGCATCAATATCATCTACTATCTTCAATAGTAAGCTTCTTATGACTTTTAACATACAAATATAATATTATAAATAATGAAATGCCTGTAATACTCATGTGTAACACAAACAATTCTCTGTTAGTAACACTAATCCCAATATACCAATCATATATGTTTATTATATCATTTACTGCTATATAATGCAGAAACATCCTATGATACTCACAAAACTTGAATACATAAGGAGAGATATACATAAATATTAGTGGTATTAAAGACATTCCTGCAATACTTGCAAGTATTGGAATATCAACTCCAAAATAAGAAGAAACTGTATTTACCAAATATGCTAAAGCAATTACCATAGGCATTATCTTTAGTAAATACAGTTCCACCTTATAAAGATTCTCACTTTTTAACCTTGCCTCCGCAACCATACCTTCTCCTAGTTTTAGTCACTCCTGCTTTTGGAGACATGGGCTTTGTTCTACCAGCTTTTCTCGCCATAATCATTCAATTTTTAATTGGTTATTTATTCTCTATTTTCCTCACCTCATCAAGTATAGTCCTCTTCAAATTCACTGCATTACAGTGCTGAAACCACCCAAAGTAGGAAGGTAGGATACCTGCTAGATTATTTGAGTGTCTTATTCTTTTCCTACAGCTATTCTTTATACCTTTCCTAACCCTAATATAAAATTTAAAAAGAAAACAAAAAAAAAATACCTTAAGCTGACATTGGCATTAACATTACCTGAACTATTAGTAGAATTGAAGTTAGCTAAGCTAGCATTAGAACCATTATTAGCCTTGCTACTAACTAGTTTTTACAATTAGAACTAACCAAGTCGTATAATATATGTCCTACATAGTGAAACTATGATTTTCTTTTCTTTATCAAATCAGCTTATCAGTGTTAAGCACCTAAAGCCGACATAGGCAATAACAGTACCCGAACCAGCAGCAGAATGGAAGTAAGCCAAGCCAGCAGAAGAACCATAATCAGCCCGGCCACCAACCAGTAACGTATTCTGAGTATTATCGTAATCTACCCAGTAATGGTCACACATATAAGTAGTTGCAGAACCGCCAACACTAACAGGTATTATATCTGCATACTCCCCTAATGCCCACTTTGTAATATACCCTCCTGTATGTCCTGATACTACTACTCTATCCGCATTGGTAGGTGCATCTGACAAAGTATCAGTGAACTTATCAGGGTCATTTATAATATACACATAGTTTGGTGTGGACTCACTGGCACCGACAGGAGTATCTATTAGGATACCATCCAGATTAGTCCAAATATCTCCAAACACGTTATCAAATCCTCTCCACCTTGGTACTTTGAAAGTTACGGTACTGATACCATCTGAAGCAGGAATTACCAAGTCCTTAATTCCAGTAAAGTTACCAAACTCATTACAATACCCACATGGAGTTATTGGGCATCTGCCATTATAAGTATTCCAAACAGTATCACTCCAAGTAGTAACTCCATTGCCAAGCCCTCCCTGTCTATATCCATCTTCAGTCAAATCTTCAACATAGTTTGCCTGACTATTGAAGTTTGCATATTCTATAACATACAACCAATAGAATATTGATTTGTAGTACTCATAAGTAAGCAACATCTTGCCAGCATTTTTGGCATAAGTTCTGAAGTTTGCCCTACTAGTGTTTGTTCTAGGTTTTCCTAAATTAGTCCTGAATTTATCCGATTCCAAGTAGGTATCACTGCTAGAGCTATTATTTCCTCCTCTACAATAAGAAGAGGTATTTACAACTGAAATAGCACTATTTACTTGAAGTGTAGATAAATAGCCCATATCCTCAGGCACTTCATTAAGTACAGTACTCCTATAAGCATCTACCAACATATGAGGAATCCTTATAGCATAAGGAACTACTTTTTGGGTAGACACATATACTCTGGATTTGGTTCCTTCCGTTTCAGACCACAAATAAAATTCAGGTACTTCTACCTGTACAGTACCATCATATCCATCCAATCTGGAATCTGTACCATCTGCTTTCTTAGACCAGTCATTTGGGTCCAAATAATACATTATCCTTTTACCTTGGCATACACATCCTCTTAATGCTGATTGTATTGGGAGAGACTTATGCAGGCTCATGTTACCTATTCTAGTAAGTACAGGGCTACTGTTGGTAGAATCCCATTCCACACCATAAGCTAGCAAATTCTTTGGGTCAGATAGGTTATCTAACTTAGCCTTATCCTCACTTGATATAATACCTGCGGTATTACTGTCAGCCAAAGGTATGCTCCACTGGCATAATGAGGTAGGAACTTGTGGTACCCCACTTACCCCAGGATTAGCAGTAAGTTCTATACTAAGGGACTCGGAAGTGGAAACTTTACCAGCCTTAAATAATTTGAATATATTAGGGAATAGGTTTACTGTGGTATCTCCAATTGTCAGGTTTATTGTGGCATCCTGCTGACTGCTAGTCCTATTATACCAGCTTAAAGATACTGGAACACTTGAAGGGTCTATTACAATATTACCTTCTCCTAACATAGATTCTCCATTCAAGGTCTTGATTTTAGTAGTGCCTCCTGCTGCATGTAGGATGTCAGTACTGGCTTTGCCACCCACTGATATTCCAGAACCATTATACACAGTACTCCCACTATCTAATGGGAAGGATATGTTGCTGCCCTTATCCATTGTACCTCCTGATAAGGGCAAATACTTCTTTATTTGCTCACCTATGGAGTCTTTCAAATCACTTACCTCTTCCTTAGTGGCATAATCAGTCAGGTCTATTGTGGTAGGACCAACAAGCTCCCAATGGCCATCAGGATAAGTCTCATCCTTTACCCATAGATATTCATTATACCTATTATCTTCTGTAGGGTCTTCATTGGGAATAAAATATATCCTGTTAGGTCTACCTGTCTCTGGTAAAGTAGGCAGTATTGATGCCTTAGGAGGATGCTTTAATGTACCTATAATTGCTGTTGCCATATTTTAATATCTATATTGAAGAACTCCTGAAGGAGCATTTATAACACCTTTACATATCTCTGGATTCTATCCAACACCTAGAATAGTCTTTATGCTATCCTTTTGTCCTGCTGGAATTATAGTAACCTCCACATCATCATCAGATATATTCTTCAGTAGGAAGTTGACTCCGGGATTGAAGTTCCCTGAAGGCACCTCCTTCAGTACAGATATTTGAAGGCTATTTATAACTTGATTTGAAACTATTCTTGCATCCATAATCATTTACCTCTATTGTTCTTACCTTTTCCTTTGCAACCACACTTCTTTGCCATATCATAGAATTTTTATGGTTATTTTCTCACCTCTATTCTTGCCCTCTTGAAGTAGCTTATATAGCTTCCTGAATGTATCCTGACTATTCAGAACCTTACCAACTTCAGAGTTTACACCTACCAAGAGACATCCTGAAGTATCCTTATCTGTATTACCTGCATGTATAAGGATACCATCAAACCCCTTTACATTAAGAAGTCTGGGTAATTTGCCATTGCATGTTTCTTTGTAGAAAGATTTAGGCCCAAACTTAGGGCTATATACATCTAAAGTTACATCATAAGTTCCACTAGGGATTGCTGTAATGCCTGATTTCTTTAAGGATTTGATTTTAGCGACACTCATGCTGTCATCTAATCCTCTATCAGTGTCTTCAAGTACATTACAGAACCACTTCCCATCTACAAGTAGGTTACTTATCGTGTAACTCTGTTTCTTCCATTTCCTGTCTACTATCAGTTCCATTTTGCTCATTAAATAAATTCAAGTTTCTTTTCCTCAACTGACAAGTAAGGTCAGTACAGATGGAGTTCATGAGACTGAACATCTGCTTCCTTAAATCCCTTATCTCCTGTTCCAGCTCTGCATTTCTTTTAAGAACCTCGTCAAGCCTGTTCTTGTTGTCGTCAGACAACTTCTTATAAAACTCCAAAGACTGCTGCATGTTCTCTATGAGGTTATTATCTACCTCACTATTATACTTTCTTCTTGCAAAGAACCAAGAAGTCCAACCACTGATTACTGTGGTTATTATCCCTACTCCTCCAGTAATTAATATACCTAGGTCAATCATGTCATTTAATTATTTCAATAAATTTTTGCTGCTTATTATTCACATAAGGACTATTTTCCACAATAGTAACTTCCACCACTCTATGTTTCTTCTGAAACCATCTAAACAGAAAAAATTTCTTAGGAGGATTTACAGTCTCTTTCTTGCTATGTGTAACTATGTATTTCTCACTTACAAATTTAGGATGCACTGCAATGACATTGGGAAATTTCATTCCCAGCTTCAACTGATACCATTTATCCCCAATCAGAGTATCAACATGAAATGTTGTTTCACTGAATATGGTATCTTGGAAAGTAACAGTATCTATCCTTTCTGATGTAGATAACAGATATTGTAAGTATTGCAAATCCTTATCCTTTATCTTCAACTCCTTTCTAATCCTGTCCATTTCAACAGTAATGGAATCACTGTAATACTCAAGCTGCTCAGCAGTTAGCTTATACACTCTATTTTCCTTCTTCAGGGAACTGTTCTCCAAGGAGTATGCCTTATTGTTATTCACTGCAACAGCCAACTCATCAGACATTTTCTTATACCCATTGCAGTAATACATGGAACAGGATATGGAAGCCAGCATAATCACTGATATAATACTTACTAATATCTTTCTCATAGCTATGTAGTTGGAGTAAATGAACTTAATTTGTTGTAAACTATAGAACCCTTGAAGTTGTACAGTTGCTGGTCAGAATTGACATTAGTGGGAGGTGTCTCCATGCTTGAACCTACTGAATAACTCCCATTAGATTTTCCATCATCTGTCAATGGAAGCATAGCACACCACACAGAATTAGTAGCATTACCATTAGAATCACCTATTGCTTGTGTCTTTGTGTAATTTGCACCATTAAACAGGCTACTGTAAACAGAAGTATTTCTCATAATAGCATTAGTCAGCTTATATATGTTGTTACCTGACATAAGATTGGTAATGCTCTTATTATTATACTGAACCATGGTATTTTGGTCATTATACAATACTATGTATAACCTAGCTAGTGAGGTGCCTGCAACAACAGATATTTTCATGCCTGAGAATAGCATATACTGTGCACCATAATTGTCATCTCTACCACCATTAGTAGGAGTATATACACTTGAAGAAATCTGACCACCATCAACAGGTACTGCACATAAGACTGCCTTAGTCTGTGATAATTGGTCAGAGTCACTAAGATATGTAAATCCTTGAGGAGTGCCACTTTCAAATCCAAAAGAAACCCTCACCTCAGGAATTGTTATTTCATATTTAGTTGTTACTATAGCAGGCTTTATATGCATTTCACTCACAAAGTCTTTTGCTTCATACCCTTGTAGGGAGTTGGTATCAAATATACCAGAATGGCCTGCAAGCCAAGAGGCTGTACAAAATTGTTTTGTAGCAGAAGGTAGGGAACCTCCTACCTTCTCTACTGCCTCTATTTGTGTCATGAATTCTCTTCCCATACTCTTCTCATAGAATTTATCGTATCCTCAAGATATTCTATCCTGCTCTCCAGTTGCTTGTTCCTCATTACAACCTCCTGTAATGCCTTGATTGCCAGCACACCAAATCTATCATATTCTACCCACTTGGTATCATATTTATCAGCTCTGCTGTGGACCATAGTAGCATATACACCACCTAGTGACAGAAGCTGGTCAGCTTTCACACCAAAAGTGCATCTTATACCATTTTCATCAGGGTGTTCCCATATATACTTTATGACATTTAATGACATCAGATTGTCCAGCACATCAGGCATACATGTGACTTCCCTTTTGAATCTCATATCAGAGCCTGAATTACCAGCACCTGACTTAAAGTCCTGATATGCTGTCCAGCTATTACTCTTATTAACCAGAGCTAAGTCATCTTCCACAATTGTTGAAACCTCCAACATGCCCATCTCTCCAAATCTAGCAAGAGAGCCTAGGTTACCAGCATCCTTATCTTCGTAGGCTAACTCTGCCAATGCAGAATCCATACTGACTAACCCATTCTTTGAGGTACTTACTACACTATAAGTAGTATTCTCCCAAGGAACATACACTGAAAGTACCTTATTACCATCTGTTCCTGCACTACCTGATGGATAAGCAAGCTGGACAGGATATATTCTGTTCTGTGAACCAAAAGTAGTAGCAGCAACAGTAGATACTGTGCTAATCTCAGTGCTGGATACCTTTACACCACCTAGTGTAGTAGGTGTTGCCTTCCCTAGGGAGAAAACTGTTCCTGATAAACTAAGTCCAGCTCCTGCTGAGTAAGTTGTGTTATTGTCAGTCCAAGGGACATTGACATACATCTGATTTGAGGAATTAAGCTCAACAGGATAATTCTTGCCACTCTCAGGATACCCAATCCTAACCAATCCTAGTGTAGTTGAAGTAGCTACTCCATACTCAACTGGCTTTCCTGCTGTTGGAGCATATATGTCAGTATTGGTACCATTAATATTAATGGTACCTATCTTTGTACCTGAAGACAAAGACCTACTGAATGACACAGCATCTGCACCTGCTTGGATTCCATCAAGCTTGGACTTATCACTAGAACTCATAAGTCCATTGGCACTAGTAGTAGCAACATTATATATTGTATTTGTATCTGTCCATGGTACATTAACATAAGCCTTACCAGAACTATCCAACTCTACAGCATAATTCCTGCCATTATCAGAGTACCCTATCTTTATACCTCCTAATGCTGAACTAGAAGCTTGAGGTATAGAAGTTATACCTCCTGCACCAATCTCAGTCCAAGAAGACCAAGAAGATGACTCATAAGCTCTAGTATATATCTTGTTTTTTGAATAAAGTACCTGTATAGTCGAAGAGTCATTATTCTCCAAGAGCACATGTAATGCAAACTGTGATACTCCAGAAGGTTTATTACTTATACTATTGCCATAATTGGCATAATAAGCACCTAAATATTGAGTTCCCCTATATGTATTCAGGTCTCCTGAGGAGATTAACTTAGGGGAAGTTACACTTGCATTCCAATCATATATGTTCCCATTAAATATGATGACATTATCATCATCTATAGGGAAATACAACACATTAGGGTAACTGCCAGCAGAGCTACTTATTGCAGTAGCTCTGTCGGTAGATACATTTACTTTAAACTCTTTACCTTTTGCACTCATAACTTTTTTTTATTCTATAGTGATGCCTGCATTAAAAGACTCTTCACTTGTGGTAGCACTAGTCCAATTAGTCCCACTATAAGTAGCCTGTATATATAGTAAGGTAGAATTACTCAGTATCGCAAACATTCTAACCCTACTGTTAGTAGTATCATTGAATGCTGAGAATGCTACTGTATTCATTCTGTTGATGCTGTCTTTATATACTCCATGTATTACCTTACCTGCATTAAGGGCGGCATTGAAGCTACTATAGGGACCTAGAATAGCATCTATTTCACTCTGAGTGGATAGTGTGCCACTTTCAAGTGTTTTGAGAAGCTGATAGGTCTCCTTATCATCTTCTAATTCCGTTATCATAGTAGCAAGGGCAAGTCCTTGTTTAGCAGAGAGAGGCTTTTTTGAATCTGAAGTTGATAGGTTATCAACTATATCACTCTTAGGCACATAAGTACTCAAATCAACAGTACCTCCCAACGGGTCCCAATTGTTCTGAGGAGTTGTAGAAGTACTCCATTCTGCAATACACACAACATTGGTATTTGCAGGATAAGGCTTGCCTCCTATTGTAAAGGCTGATGTGATATTCCATACATCTCCAAGTTTAGCATCGGCTGAAATATCATAAACTTCTTCTATAGTACTCTTAGTACCTTTTACCCTATATACATTACCCAAACCTGAGATTCTGTCATTAAGAGCCTTACCTTGAGCTGCTGAAAGAGCATTTGCAGTATCAGATGAGGTTAGATTATTTACCACATTAGGCACATATCTATCGGCAGTAATAACAGCCATATTTGTGTAATTACTGCCACTTATAGTTACTGTGATAGTCTTAGTAGCTATACGAAATGATTGAAGCTTTAACCCTACAAATACTACCTTTGTAGCACTTACCTCCTGCAAAGTAATTACCCAATCATCACTACTACTGTCAACCAGATTTGCACCATAAGTAAGCTTATTAACAAGAGTGGTACCATCTATGTTCCCCATGTAGCCTTTTATAGTGGCATTATCTGTTGAATTTGAAGTAGCTGAGAAGTTGATATCTATCTTGTTCCCATTAAACTTGTCATTCAATGCCTTCCCCTGAGCAGCCGACAAGGCTTTTGAAGCGTCAGTAGTGGTAAGGTTATTCACTACATCACTCTTAGCCAACTTCTCATCCTGCAATTTCTTACCCATTGCAGCTGAAAGGGGTGTTGTAGTAGAAGTAAGGGTTAGGCTATTTGCAACATCAGCTTCCCTTAACAAGGAACTATCTTCTACTGCTTCTACCACGTACTTTGCAGGAGTAGATATATTGATTAAAATATATTTAGTATTGTAGTAATTATCAGTTATATATAAATACATATGTATAGGTTCTTCCCCTTCATAGCCTAATGTCACAATACCCTGATAATAATCTGAAGATTCATTAAGTCTAAAAACCCCTATAACGCCTGTATCTACAAAGCTTTTTATATTACTATTATCTAATCCATTTAAAGCATTTACTATATCCTGATGAGAGGAACTAGTACTTAGAGTATAGATGCTATCTTTAAAAAGATGCACCCCATACTTCTTCCCATTAAACCAAATACTGTTTTCATCAGTACTGAAAGACATTAAATTAGGTGTAGCACTTTGTGCACTCTTACCTTGCGCGGAAGTCTTTGTTACCGCTACTCTTAGTTTTTGTCCATTTGCTGCCAGTGCTTCTATGTCACTCATTGGCATAATTGAATTAACAATCTTCATTCTTTTTTTTTTTTTTTTTTTTTTACTCGATAATAATAGTACCTGCTGCTTCACTCAATAGGTCTTTCAACAGGATTATCTTATTCTCACCACCTGAGACAATGGCTATCATATCATCTTCAGATACTTCTTCTGTTACCTTAAACTCTGTATCCTTGACTCCCAACTGAGCCAATTTGTCTCTAATTTCTTCTATTTGATTCTTAGTGAACATGTTACTCTATAATTACTTTAGAATCTTGACCTAATACAGGTTGCCACTCTCCATTGACAAAGTATAGCAACTTGCCATCCCTTAACCATAGATTCTCTATAAGAGGCTCTCTATTATGGGAAGCAACAACCTGTTTCTTTTTCATCATTTCCATACTACAACTCAATATAATCTACAAGGTACTGACCTGAGGATTGCTTCTTAATTGTAGTAAAGCACCCTCCATTAGCAGTGCCATCCGCATTATAACTACTATAGTGACAGTAGCACAATCTAGACGGTACTAAGTCAGGAGAGGAATTAGGGGCAATACCCTGTATTGGATACAAAGCATCATTACCAAAACCAGCACATTCACCACTCATGTAAATCACTTCTCCAGCATTCAACCTTCTACATATTTCAGGAGTGAAACCTGCTTCAACCAACTGCTCTTGTGTAACATTAGGACTACTGGATACCAACTCCATTAGTTTTGTACCTGTAGGTGTAAGCACTGCAACATTAGACTTACTCTCTAGTTTTACTATCTTTTCATTAAGAATCCTACCTTGGTTGGCAGAGAGAGGTAATTCAGTTTCTGAACTATTTAGTCTGTCTACAACAGAACTCACACAAAGAAAATTATCAATAGTAACAATAGTTATATAACTTTGGTCAATAATATATACACAAAGAAGCTGATAAAAGCTAAAACTTAAAAAGGTTACCCCGTCATTTTCTATCACTGAGGCAGTACTTTTGACAAATTGTCCCTCGTTTTGAAAATAACCAACAATTATCTTACCACCTGAGACAGCTTTTGTAAACTCATCCCAATTCCCTACAATAGATTCTACGTCTGTTGTAGACCATCCTTCTGTTGTTTGAAGGTTACCCGGTAGAACATATACATCGGAAGAGCCATTACCAGTAATGGCTTTCCAGCCATTACTAGTATAGTACTTCAACTCTCCATTATTAATCCAGAGGTCACTTGTACTTGGAGCTTTTATATCTTGTATAATATCTCTAAATCTTTTCATTGCTTATTATTGTTATTAGAAGTTGCTTTCTGCTTATTTATTTGTTTTTCCTTGAGCCTTGCATCAGTTTCAGCCTTCTCCTTATCATGCTCCAGCCTTTCCTTGTCAAGCTTAAGTCTTAAATCAAATTCCCTTATCTGCTCAAGTAGTTTGTCTTTGGCCTCCTGTGAGTACTCCAATTCTGTAGAATTACCGTCTTCACTACTTTTACTCATAGCCTGCATTTGTGCAATCAGTATCTTGGTCTCATTATCTCTTCTATTGAGGGCATCTTCCTGTTGCAACTTAGCTTGCTCCAATTGAGCCTTTTGCTCTATTTCCTGTTGCTGTACCTGTAATTGCTGTTGCTGTGCCTGAGCCTGTCTTTCCTGTAGATTCCTCTCATCCTTTTCAACAAGCCTTTGCTTTTCAGCAAGTGAAGATGAGCCAAACAACTTCATAATAGTCGAGAATGTCAAAGCCTGATTCTGCAAAGCTGCTTGTGCCAAAGTATCAAGTTTTGAGTTCAGTTCCTGAATTCCATTACTACTATCCACTACAAGCCCATAATCTGACTCTGCAAACTCATCCCCATCTATCTCCATCACTTTCAAAGACCCGTCTGAGAGGATATACTGAAACTTCTTTGTTCTTCCTTTCAACGCAGCCTTACTTGTTTCAAGTAAGCATTCATATACTCTCCTCTTTACATCATCATGTGTCATAAACAGCCATTCTGTAATGTATGAGGATTGCACCATACTTCTTTCTACTCCACCTACTGTCTCTCTATTGCTTACCTGACCTTCCCTTTGTTTAGTAATACCAGCAACCTCAGTCATCTCCATCTTTATGAACTCAAGAAGGTTTATATACTGCTGTATCTGGTTACCGTCAGATGTAGGAATTGCTCCTGTAGATGCATTATTCAGGGCACCTGCGATTTTTCCTGTGGCTGCACCTAGGTTACCTTCTTTGAAGCTATCCTCAACTGCAACACCCATAGTCTTTGCATAGTACAACCACTTCTCTACATCCCAACCCTTAGGCTTTTTGGCAAAGTCAAGTCTTAATAATGTTCCCCAGTTCCTTGCCAGTAGCTTATTAAGCCTGTCATGTATAACATCATACATGTAATTATATGGCTTCATCATATCTACCAAGCTAAAGGGCCTGTTGTCATTCAGATTATAAATTGAGCCTATGATTCCAAAATGGCACCTTGAAGGGTTACTGAGTCTATTGTATTGAACTACTCTTGGCCTCATATTGACATATATGTCAGTACCAATCTTTGTTCCTTCCCAAGCCTCGTTTATGTAAAATATCTGCTCTTCTTCACCAGCATCCTTATCTACTACATAGGTCTCAGGATAGAAGTTAAATATCTCTTCACCTGTTTGAGGGTCATATCTTTTTATCTTCTTTATTCTCCTTCTTGACTTCCAATATACTCTAAGTACCCTGATATTTCCAGCAACATCAAAGGGTAATAAGGAATTGGCTATGCCATCATATCCTCCTAAGGGGTCCCAAAAGAATCCTTCTGCTTCAGTGTCTATTTCATCCCCAATCATGTAGTTATTGACAAATCCATACCTTTCATCAACATTGCCCATAGAGTCTACAGCAGCCTGTCCTACATGGTCAGGTATCTTCTCTATGTACTCTATATCCTTCTTTGTCAATACGTCATAGAAAGTATCAATAACCCTGCCGGGACTCCAATAGTCCTCAATGATTATCATGTCAGCATCCTCAACCCTATTGCTATATCCTGACTTGAATATCCTAACCTTCATGGGATTCAACCTTTCAACAACTGGCTCTCCTCCTACTATGTCACATTGGTACATTTCCTCCCCTGTTGCCATTGCATCTATAAACCCTTGGTTGAGAATCAAGGGCAGATTCAACTCCTTCTTATAATGATTCAACAAGGCATTGGCTCTGATTTCTCTAATGTCCTGCCATTCATAGGTGTAATAGTCACCTATTTTCTCAAGCTCCTTAGCAGCATCCTCTTCTGATTGATAAGGGGCTGAGACCCATTCTTGCAGTCTTTGTAGTAATTCCTGTTTCTTATTATTCTCTATCTCAGAGATGGCATTAGGATTAGTTATCACTACCCTGCAATCAAAAGCTCTTTTGCTCTCTTCCCCCCTCAGTACATTTAACTTACTGTTCATAATGGGATAATGTTGAATCCTGTTAGGTACAAAACTTGCCTGTATCTTTTCAGGATTCAATATCATCTCAAGGTCACTCATATGAAGCTTGCCATTAAGAAGGTCATATGCAATTTTTTTATGTATAACACTTTTCCTTACAAGATTATAATTAAAAAATGTCTTAGACTCAGCAAAGTCCAAATGCTTCTTTCTCCACCCCTTAGTCTTTTTATTAAAAGGCAGATTTTGAGGAGGCAATTGACAAAATTCACTCATACTTATATTTCCATTTATATCCCCCTGCCTTTTTAGTCTTTCCTTTCAGGCAGTGTACAATTGCTGACTTGGAAACACCAATCTCCTCAGAGGCTTCCTTAATTGAATTAAATTCTTTTATAAACTCTCCATCTAAATTAAATTGAAGTATTATTTTTCTATGTGCTAACAAGGTATTCTCACTTGGAGCTTTCCCAAATAAAGGACTATCTTTGCCTTTTCTAAGCCTATATTTAGCTAGCCAAGGCATATCTTTTGCATAATGACCAAGAGCCTTTCTTGTAGAAACTCTTTTCTCTATAGTTTCTTTTGATGGATGTTTGCCATACATGGAGGCTTTACTACCTACGTATTTTCTGAGCTTATTCTTAGTATATTCACTAACTGTTCCTACGCCTTGTCCACCATTAGATATATTGTAGCTTAGCCCTTTTCTCTTGTAATGTCTGATAAGATATTGTTCCAAAACAATTGCTCTATCTTTGGAGGTTTTACACAATATAATATGCTCAAAATTATTCCAGCCATACTTTAGAATAGCCCTATTCATAATTTCACATTTTATGTAGCCCTTTCCTTCTCTCCATCTATTATTAACAGCCATAGAAGTTATTCCTACATAGACTTTATTATTTGTCTTATTTATATGTAGGTATACTATGTACTTCTCTTCCATATACTTCAATCTAGTTACTTTGCAAAGTTAAATAAAAATATAATCCCATGCAAGTATATAAATAATTTATTAAGTGTCCATTCCCGTTTTACTAAATTTACTGACAAGGTCAAGGACGATAATTTCTCTTGAAGAATGGGTCTTCCCCATCATAGCTATTTTCAGCATTCTCTTGCCTGTCCCTACCTACATTACCTTGGTACTTTATCATTTTATCTTCTCTGAGGAGCATCAACATTCCCATAGCTGATATTCTATCAAAGTTGCCCTCAGAGTTGTAGTTGATAAGCTCCTTTAATAGTGCCCTGTTTCTTACAGTAAACAGTCTTGGAACCATTACTTCCTTACTTTCTCCATCAATAGTCTGAATAACAGGAACTGGGGACAGTAACCAACTTCTCAACCTACTTCTTGCATAGGCATTTATGGCAGGTGAGGCATTAGTACCTTTACTCTTATTACCTATCCCGTCCTTCATCATTTGCTTCTCCTTCAAGAAATCCAACACATCTGTAAGCAGATAAAGGCTATTTCTTGTCGAGAAGTGGGAAAATAAGCCTTTCTTGTTATACTCATAGTTCAGCCTACCATTATAGAAGAGGCACAGTTTTCTGCAAATTTCATAGTAATCATCTGCAAAAGAAGGTCTTCCTGTGTACTCAGCTACTATTCTATCAGTCCACAAATCCAATACAAATATGGAACCTAATGACATAGTATTTGACTCATCATCATCATAAGGGTCAGCACCTAATATATACCTGTCATTGTAAGGTTTGTTGGTATTCTTATCAATCTCAGGCATCTGAAATATCTCGATAGCTCCCTCAATCTTATTATCCTTATGTGGGAAATCTCTGATAGGCTGTGCAGAAGTGGGCTTATACTCCACTTGGCCATCCTTGCCAAATACCAAATCGCCTACATAGACATCATTATATTCTGTAGGATTGGAATCCAGTTGACCTATTCTTTCAGTCAAATCAGCTACAGGGAACATGTTTACACCTGTCTTCACAATAGCTTCAGCAGGTGTAATAGGAACCTCAGCAATAGTCTTGATAATAGTATTAGGGTCAGTAGAATTATACTTTACCCTGTATCTGTTCATAAGAATCTCAATCAGTGCCTTGATAATATCAGATACCCCATCTTCATTGTAGCATCCTTTTCTGTTTACATAACCGGGGAAGAAGAACACAAAATAAGGCTTACCCTGATTATACTTATCAAACACATTAGGTAAGGCATACATATTGTAACCCCTTGGATTATACATGATTTCTTGGGCACCAGCAAAGTCTGATTCATTATCACCAGCAGTACCTAACATATAGATTTGTCCAAAGATAATATCACCATCCTGTACTGAAGGTAACAATACATTATATAGGTCTACAAGTCTAGGGAAAGTACCAAACTCCTCGATAAGAATCTTGGCAGCTCTCTTACCTCTCAACTTAGATTCATCATCCTTAGATGATACACCTAAGACTGTATTCTGAGTGCCTCTTTCAATATCCAACTCCATATCCTTATACCCCATTGTCCAAGTCATTTCCTGTAAAGAGTTCTTTAATCTCTTTCTTGGGAACTGAGTATTAGTTGCACAGAAGTTAGCCATATCTACAAACTTGTTGAGTACACCATCCTTGGTAAGGTACTCCTTCTGATAAGCAGTTACTATACCCTTTACTTTCTCATGTGCATCCTTATTCTCACCCACTACAAATATGTGATTGAGAATTGATGCAAGACTATATGACTTACCTTTACCTCTGGATGCAAGCTCAGCCATGTGCTGACCTCCTTCAAAGTTGTTGTAAAGGCCACCATTTGATGCTTGGTCTAAGCAATGGAATCTCCAATATATACCTTCCCAGCACTCAGGTAATGACTCTACTCTATCTGCCCTCTTTGACTTCCTCTTTTTACCATCCTTATCTTTATACTCCCTAATCTTGGATAGCATCATAGGAGAATAATTAAGGAACCAATACAAATATCCTGTAACCCATTCTCCATCAGATTCCCTTACATATCCATCCCAAATCCTTCTTCTCTCTTCTCTTATCCACTTACCATATTCACTATTAGGATTGGCATTAGGTCTAAGGTTGGTAAATGTACCATACTTCTCATAATGTATAGCAGATGGCCTGAAGTAATCCATATTCTCAAGTATATGGGGATTGACTAAATCTACAATAATTCTACCCTTATCATCCCTTGGCCTGTCTTTGGCATATTCTCTTGTAGGACTTATCAGTCTCTTGACAAACTCTACATTATTTATAATATCAAATAATTGGTCCTGAACTTCCTGAGGAAGGCTATTAACCAATTCCTCAGTAAGCTCAGTCTGATATTTGTTCATTTTAATCCTCTGAAATTCCATTATATTCTCCCCTTATGACTTCATCATAGAATGATGAACCTACCCAATTAAACAACATTTCAGATAATGTAACACTCATATCCTTATTCACAGACTCTTCCTGACCAGTAAGAGACCTTACTGTATGCTTTAGTGTAAGTACCTCATATGTCTTGAAATCTTTGACAAACCAAACAGTATACTTATAAGTCTTCAAAACCTTAAAAGTACTATGTGGGATAATCTCTCTTTGCAAAACCAAATGGCCTGTAGTCTGAATGTCTAAAACTTCTCTTCTTCCCTTAATATGATTATTAAGTCCCTCTATAAAGTGTTCTAACATAATTATATTGCTAAGTCATCTTCAAATATTGTCTTCTCTCCTGAACCTCTCATCTTTCCTGAGTTTCTTATTTCTGAATTGAGGGCCTTTTCTGCTTCATCCAAGTCCTTGACAAGTGGAGTAATCTGCTTTACAATGCTGGTAATCTCCTTAAATTCCTTTACTTCAAGACTGTCAAAATCAATGCTCCTAAGCTTTGCCCTGAACTTATCAACCATGAATCTCGTGTCTTCAAGAAGTAAAGCGGAGATTGGCTTAAAGGACATGTAAAACTCCATAGCATCCTTTACTACTTTATCAGGCTCCCATTTGGGAGGCATACCTTCTCCCTCTTTAATAGCTTCCTTTCTCTCATCCTCATCAACAAGATATTGGTAATCACTTCTAGGGTCACAGAAAAAATATATAAATCCCAATTCTGCGATTGCCTTATCCTTGTTAACAGTCCTATCTCTTTGCCAAATTTGCTTGAATGGCTTTAGGGCAAGAGCTTCCTCAGATATTATTATCTTATATCCTTCGTATCTGAATAATTTTATCATAAAGTATTGGTAAAAAAAAAGAGTATCAGAATAGTATTCCTGATACTCTTTTGTATTATACAATTAGTCTTTTCTTGTCTGGTTGGATAATTGGAGATGGAGTAGGGTCAGGAACTTCTTCCCACTCCTCTACCACAAAGTCTATATCCCTGTCTTGAAGGAGTAGACATTGCTGTCCATCCATTTCAACAACATCAAAGTTGTATTTGATAACTGGATTATCAGTTACAATTCCATCTTTTAGTGTACCTTCTCTATGCTGTTTGACTGCATATCTTGTTGGGTTTATGCAAACCAAATCTCCAACCTTTATATTCCTTACTGAATCTCCCACTGCAAGAACAGTCTGGTATTCTTTTAACCCTCCTTGCTGTTTTGTGGTATCAATAAGTCCACCTTCAGTCACTACATCATGCTCATACTTGTTCATAGTAGTGATAAGTGCAGTGAACATTGGCCTTATCTTTTTAACCTTTAGCATTTCTTCTCCCTTAACTGTTTTATAATCTTAAACCTTTTCTTAACTCCCAACATTCTATCATAGGTACAAGTCAACTTACCTAATGAAGGAATATTAAAGTTTGTTTTCAACTTAGCAAAATCCTCCTCATCAATATCTTCCTTTAATGGCAAGGATTGTATGGATTGGTTAATGAATAACCAAAATGCCCTGTATGTTCTATCTACTAGCTTAGCAGGCAGGTTCAACTCACTGGAAACCTTACCAATTATATCAGAATATATCATTTTAACTCAAAGAGTAATAACAACTGGAAGGCATCATTATCTGCATTGATATTAGGGATGAATTTGGGATTTATCTTGCCATCTACTATGACTTTGTTCTTCCTTAATTTACCCAAAATTACTTGAAAGTGTGGAAGAGTAATATTACACTCTTCCCTCACCTTCTTCTTTGTATCCTCACTCATTGTAACCCTATCAAGTATTTCACTGTCCTTGATAACTTTACTGAGTTCATATCTTTGCTTCACAAAAGATGCAGCAACATCTATCTCTCTTTTGGTTAACTTATGAAAAGGTTCTAGGAACATGAACCAATACCTGAAGAAGCTTTTGTCTAGAGAGCATGGTACTCTTGCTATATTATTAGGCTTCTCCATGATGATATTTACTTTTCTTCCTTACCTTCTTCCTTGGTGTCCTTCTCAGGAATCGCCATTATATTTTCAATTTCCTCTGTACACTTATTCAAGAAATCCGGCTTAAATGCGTGACCATTTTCTACCACCTTAAATAAATAGTTAAGTCTTTGGAATGTATTCTCCAGATTAGATTTCTGAAGGCTCATGTACAACTGCTTAACTTGTTCACTCAATTGATGAGCCACATTCTCCAACTGTTCATAACTCATCTTAGATGGCTGTTCCTGCCTAAGTTCTTCCTTTTCTCCCATATCATTTTATATTTAATAGTTTTCCAAATATTTGTGTCCGTACCTGTTCCTGTAATTAGTCTCCCACTCTTCTATTGAGCACTCCCCAATATCAGTAGAGCCACACTCATCACAATAATCCGAATCCTTCATCCTAGGTACAAATCTCACCTTCAAGGATAAACAATGCTTGCAATATAGAACAGGCTCCTCATTATAGGTATTCTGCCCTTCTGTGTTTGAGTTGCTCATATATTGACTTCTTTACTTCATTCATTACTCTGCTGTGGTGCCCTTTCCTTCTGCTAGTATTAGCTCTGTTATTGAAAGGTCTCTTAGGACATATAGTGCCTGAAGGAGATACTAACCCTCTTCTTATGGCTCTCCTAATTGATTTAAACTTACCAACAGCTCTATAATCTCTTAAATTAAGAGTCTCTGTAAGTGGGTTCTCTACTGTAAGCGAGTCCTCTACTATATCTGCCTTGTTTCCCAGATACTTCTTGAACTCCTCCTCACTCATCAATGCTCTCTCTACTAAATTAAGCTTCTCCTCCATAATAGTATATTAATACATACTGACCTCTTTCCTCTAAGAGAGAGACTATATCTTCTCTTTTAATCCCTAAGGAATTGGCTTCCTTCACAATTCCCCTAAGATTATCAGCAGTCAAAGCATGCATAATCTGATGCACTTCTTGGCCCTCCTCTATCTTAGTCCTTGTCATTCTACTCTTTTCCATATCAATTTAAACTAGTTGCGGAGAAGTGAATCGAACACTTGGAGTCCAGCTTATGAGACTGGATTGAATACCAATTCTCTCCGCGATGTTAGAGTGGGATAACAGACTCGAACTGTCAAATTAACCTTGGAAGGGTTACATGTTACCATTACACTAATCCCACATTGAGTAGATAATCAGACTTGAACTGACCCCTTGACATTGGCAATGTCATATGCTACCGCTAACACCATATCTACAAGAGCCTAAGATTTGGGTAACTGGTACTTAGGCATTGCAAGTATCACCTTAACTTGCACCCCTAATCACCTACATCTACTGAACTCTAATTTTAGTTTCAGCTTTTTAATTTAAGTTGGCGCAGGTCAGCTCCTGCTAGATTTACCTAGTAGCATTAGGTGTTACTCTCTCACTGTAGGTAAGACAGCTTTTAGTAACTTGTGAGTCCCCTAAAGGATTTGAACCTTCTCTTCTTGTTTACAAGACAAGCTTGCTAACCATTAACACTAAGGGGACGGTGTCTTAATATGGTCTTATATCACATAAGTGGAACAAGTAATCATACTTGTTGATGTTCTGAATGAAAGTCTCACATTCTGAAGTAATACCCTTATAGATAACATCCTGTGGTATCTTAGCATAAAATGCTAAGGTGGCAGATTTAACCTCTGCTATAAATGTGTAAGCATTCAATGCATCACTTGAAGTGCCTTTGATAGCATTAGGCTGCATCTTACCTAGGATACCCATGTAACCTTCTGCAAGACTATCTTGGTAGTCTGATAGGATTTCAAGGAACTCATCAAGATATACATGTATATTCTTTTTAGGAGCTGCCCAATGTAGATTCTTACATTTAGTCTTCCAACCTTCAATCTGATTCAAGAAATCTATGAATAGTTGTGAAGAACCGGATAACATATCCCTATCTGATTCTATTGGAGTAAATAAACTCTCTTCCTCAAACATATTCTCTTATTTTAATAATGCAAAGTTAAGTAAAACTTATGATATAACCAAGCATTTACTTAATTATTTTCAAATTATTTTTAGTACCCCCTAAGAGACTCGAACTCTTACCTTACTATTACTTCAGCATAGCTTCTAAGGCTATTGTGTCTACCTGTTCCACCAAAGGGGCATTAGGTGGGTACTCAAAGAATCGAACTTTATTCTTGAGATTTTCAGTCTCACGCAATGTCACCAGACCTGACCAGTACCCAAATGACTTATTTGCATCTCTACCTGCATCACCTTCCATAAGTCAAGGACTTTGATTTCTATTGAAGTGGGGCAGAAAGGAATCAAACCTTAAATAGCACATGGCAGAGGATTTACAGTCCTCTTTAATTCATCACATTAAAGCTACCCCTAATTAGTTTACCTCCAAATGAAGGGTTATTCCGGTATTGGAATAGACCCTGTAGGAGTCATCATCTGACTCTTAGCAATGATTCTTACATAAACATTACCAGCTTTCTTAATAAAAGAAAGAACTCTTCTCATAACTGTAAAATTTGGAGTTAAACAATTATGTTTCCCCACTAGGAGTCGAACCTAGTTCCAGAGATTAAAGGTCTCTAGCATCACCACCAATGCTTTAGGGAAATGAGTGTTCCCACTGGGACTTGAACCCAGAGTCCACAGTTTAAGAGACTGTTGCTTTAACCAATTCAGCTATAGGAACATTAGTACTCACTAATGGACTTGAACCATTGACCTTGAATGTATAAGATTCCTGCTCTAACCTACTGAGCTAAGTGAGTATATTAAGGCATTAACCTAGTTCTGATGAGTGGACTCGAACCACTAGCTACTGCCTTATGAGAGCAGCCTTCTACCATTGAAGTACATCAGAATATAGTTGGCACACAAGGAATTGAACCTTGATTACTACCTTATCAGAGTAGCTTCCTGACCATTAGAAGATGTGCCAATAATGCAGATTCTAAAGGAATCGAACCCATAACTCTTCTTTTGGAGAGAAGTGTTTTGCCAATTAAACTAAGAACCTAGAATTTGCGGGGATAAAAAGAATCGAACTTTTATCTCTTGGTTAACAGCCAAGTGCATAGACCTTCCAGCTATATCCCCATTAGTTGCTCCTATAGGACTCGAACCTATGACCTTTTCCTTGTAAGGGAACTATTCTGAACCACTAAACTAAGGAGCATTGATAGGGCAGTTTCTTTAACCTCTAACTGCCCAAAAGAGGGTTCAAGCAAAGCTTAGTATTATGAAAAACAAGAAAACAATGTGGAGCAGGTGGGACTCGAACCCAATCTTCCAGAGTGCAAATCTAGCGCATTATCCATTTATGCTACCTCCCCATTAATGATTAGTAGGGAATAAGAGACTCGAACTCTTGACCTCAGCATCCCAAATGCTGCATCCTAACCTAACTGGACTAATTCCCTATTTTTTTTTTTATTATTTAGCGGAGAGCAGTGTACTCGAAACACATACATTTTATGTACTCACCCTTTAGCAGAGGGGATTGCTACCTCAGCAATTTACTCTCCATATTGCTCTTATCAAATAAGTAATCTCTATAATCTCTTTGATTTGTAGCTGTTTTGACCACTCTAAATGGATATGTAAATGATATTGAAGATTTATTACTTATTTCACTGAATGGTACTATTAATAATAAATCCAATACACTATGATACAGTACAAAATAATCTACCTCCTTATCAGTATAATTATGTACTTTATATCTGTTTCCAGTGGTTACTACTATTGACCTAAGGTTCCAAGTTATTATGGATTGCTCACTTATAGCAGCAGTAGTTTTACATTGTATCTTGTTTAGTTTACCATTAAATTCAGCTATTAAGTCTGCTGATTCATTGTCACCAAATGGTATATAAACAGGGATACCTAATTCTACAAATTTAGCTAAAGCTTTAGCTTCTCCTATATTACCTATTCTTTTGCTATTCATGCGGAAAGATGAGGTCCCGACCCCCAAACATTTTACTGTTCCCTTAGTTTTCAAGACTAGGCTGAATCCCATTCAGTTACCTTTCCATTTGCCTAATCACCGCTGTGATATAGGACTTTCTTATAAACGGGGCAGATTATGAGGGAATTGAACCCTAGCCTTCACATTGACAGTGTGATATGCAGACCACTACACCACATAATCTATTAGTAGGGAAGTAAGGATTTGAACCTTATCCTTAGCCTTGAAAGGGCTATGACCTAACCCATAGTCTACATCCCCATAACAAGTACCCCCTATAGGAATCGAACCTATATTCTAAGTTTAGAAGACTTATGTACTGTCCTTTGTACTAAGAGGGCATCTTCTTGTTGTCTTGGCAGGACTCGAACCTACAATGTGGGGACCAAAGACCCATGTGTTACCTTTACACCACAAGACAAAATAAAGAAAAAGAAGTACTACCTTTATGTTAGAAATACGCAAGTATGAACAGATTATCAAGAAAAAAAGGTAGTACTTCTTTAATCCTAAAACACATTTCTTATCTTCTTCTCTTTGACACTGCAAAGGTAAGTATTATTTTTCAAATAACCAAACTTTTTCCCAATTATTTTAAACCCAAAGTATCATTTTCTTGTCTTGAAGGAGTAAAGAGGGTTAAATTATTCTTTATTTATATACTTCTAAGTAATTCCTGCTAACCTATTAGCCCACCTTTCTGTGTAGAATTTATAATAATCCCATTTAATTCCAACTTTTCTACATAAGTGAAGAGATATATTATTTAGTAATGATGGAATGCCTATTATTATTAGGTATAAGGGGCCTAGTATATCAGACTGTTTACTATGTCCTAACTCATGTTTAATGGATTTCTCAGAAGAATGTGGGCGTATAAATATAAAATCTCCTAAAGATATAGAGGAGGGTAATAATGTATTGATAATAAAAATTCTGCTATCTATGCCTTTCTGTATAGAATATGAACATATTACACCCTCTAAGCATAATGCAACAAAACTTTGTGGAAATTTCCACACCCATCTTAACAGTTTCTCCTTTAATAATTCTTTAGTTATTCTCATAAAAAATCTACGTAAGTATAATATTCATTATTAAATGTTGGAGTATCATTATATATTTTTTTAAATAACCAAGGTATTGGTAGGTAAGTATGCCAACTTCTGCCATCTAGAGGTAGAAAACCTTGTACTGTCTTTATAGACAAGTCTACTTTCAGCATATCATATCTACATTTAATTCCTTGGGAATTTTTACCATATTTTACTGCTAAATATTGCCAAGTTATATTAGGGTATTTCTTTTTTATATATTCATAGTATCCTATGAGAGATTGGTGCTGTAGGAAGGTATTAGATTTGCCCTCATATGTTAAGGATACTAAACAGTTTCCATAATTATTTATTTGGTTTAATATAGATTCTAAAGTTCTCTTTGATGACCAAAGGCCATGCTTACATATAACAACTTTATCCTTATCTTGTTTAAATCTTATATCAAACATTGTGCAACCTGCATTATATTGCTCTTCTATAGTTTTTGACTGTGTCTTAGAGAAGGGAGTAACTAACCAACTTAATATTCCTTTGCCCTTCTCACCTGTGGCACTATTATGTGTTCCTATTAATAAATTTCCCATTTTTATTATTTGTAATTTTAGCCTATTACCCTTTATTCCAACAGAATCTAGAATTATCAAACTTTTCTTTAAAGTATAAGAGACCCCTGCCAGCATTATGGCTTGCATCCTTATAATCAGTCTTTTACCCCGTTTATATATTATTAGTTCTCACTCTGTGTTATCTCTGTAGTCTTTTACACCACCCTTGAAGACTTGGCCTAAAGCTCGGCTAAATACTTATTTGTAATCCTCTTCAAGTGGGGCACTTGCCTGTAGCCTTCTTAGTATCCTTTACTTTCCTAAGCTGCTGTGCCCAAGTAAACTCCTGATTACAAGGGGTCATCTATGCTTTTAAGAGTTGATGATTCTCTATCCTGAAGTACTTGCTACTCCAACACAACTGCAAAGGTAAGTAAAAAATCTGATATATGCAAATATATAACAATAATTTAGAATAATTTTTTTTTTTATAATATTTTTTTTTGTGATATTTCTATGAGGGGTGGTAACACCAACCTCACCTCCCCCATCACTTAGCCCATGGGGGTCCTACCCCCTTAGGTTAAAAATTCACATTATTAACAATTAACAAATTACATTATGGAAGGAAATTTAGTATTCAATGACACATTGACAGTTGAGCAGTTTAAAGCAGTAATGCATGTAGATAAACTGAGTGTTAAAAAGAATCCCAAGACAGGCAAGTTATTCTTTGCCTATGGTGCAAAGACTGGAGCTGTAGCAGCCAAAGGTATTCCTCATAATCCTATGGTCAGCAATGTTACTACTCCTGATGGTGACAAATTCTGGCTTCTTCATGAGGAAGGCCAAGGTGGAGCACCTGTATTGGCAACTTTCTAAAGTATCAAGGGTTAGCAGGCAGAAGTGCCTGCTTACCCTTTTCTTATTTCTTATCTTATCATTTAGACATTAATAAGTTTATCACTTAAACATTAATAGTATTTGTTGTGTAAAAGTATACAAGTAGGAATTAGTTACCTCTTAGTATAACTTCTTAGATATGCTACATCTCATATTATGTAGTAAGCAATATTTACAATAAGTAATACTCTTACTAAGTCTAACATGGTGATATAGAATAAGATAAGAGAATAGGCAGATGGTAAGATTTTCCAAATAAACCCCTTTCAGTAAGACCATTATCCTCACATTAGAAAAGTAACAAATGGGGTAATACATAGTTGTTTTTACTGTGTACAATAACCATTCATCCTTGAAAAATTAGCAAACAATTAAATTTTACCTGTTATGAGTAAGGAAATAAATAACAAATATGGGTCACAGACAAAAGAAAATCCCAGAGAATTCACCAAAGAATTTACTTTTGATGATAGATATGTTTACATAAATGGGGCAACATATATAGACCATAGTTGGTAATAAGTTTACACAATAATTTACAATCAAATGAATAAAATATCATGTTATAATGGCATACTTTATAAGATAGAGTATAAGCCAGAGTTGTCTCAAAAAAGATTACACACAGAGACATGTGTATCACATTAAGACTAATGATAAGAACTATCTTCGTGCTCACAATGCCATAAAATCTATTATGAATGATGGCTCTTGGGAAAGAGGAGAATGGGAGATGTGGAATGACCAGCAGCCTTCAATGGAAAATGCTTTGCATACCTATCATGAGTTTAAGTACAATGAAGAGCTTGGCGTATATGTATATACTTTTATCAGACCTTATGATGATTAAGTTATGAAGAAGGAAGAATACTATATGATAAGAGAGTACAATCAGTACTCTCTTTGCAAGCACCTTAATAATGGGATGTCTATAAGTGTCACCACTATCTATGCTAAAAACTCAGGAGAAGCTGAGTCTATGGCAAGAATAAATGGTATAAAATATGACTTCATTCTTGAAACTAAACTCATAAAGTAGTATGGCAAGAAAGCATACATATCACAAAGAAAACTGTGATTGTCTCATTAGAGAGATTATAGTAGACAACTATGGGAGAGAAATAATACTTGGTGGCCAGCATGCATTCCAATACAGTATAAGTATAATATCTATTACAGGCAAAATCACTACAACTAATTATAGGAATGGCAAAGAAGCTAGGAAAGAGTTCTACAAATACAAAAGAAAGAAATGAATATCAATTCTATTTTCAAAAGAAAGCACAAGTATCTTGTGACATTCTATAAGCCTTCAAGAGTTAGAAAATACATATGTACAAGGATTATTGGGAGCGCATTACAATTTGCTCTCAAGAAGTCCTTTAAATATGGAGTATTTACAATCAAAAGATTAGATAAATAAAATATGACACGAATAATTTATGTAGTCTACACCAAAGAGTACCTCACATCCAGGCAGATTATAGGTGCTAATTTAAAGAAATATGCCTTCTTGTGTGATTATTCCGAGGTGAAAACAGATGACCTAATAGATTCACCAATGTATAGCACTCCAATGCAGGTAGTTTCAATATCTCCCTGTGAGAGTTTAGCAGATACTGTAGTGAATGGCATTCCTCTAAAACGCATTATTATTAGCACCATTAATAATATTAAGGTAGGACAGTTAAACAACAATCAAAATTCAAGTAAAATGGAAAAGAAATCTATATTCAGCAGCTTTATTGAGAAATACAAATCACAGTTTATTCCTGAAAAGGACAACACATTGAAAGTATCCATGGACGGAAATATCTGTGTGCCCATGAATAGTGAGTATGTAGGTATTGACAATGATAATAATCTCATCAGCTATCCTGAAGAGATGTGCATAAGTGTTCCTGTATACTTGGTGAACAAATCCTATGCTCAAGTAAAGATTGGAGATGTAGTCAAGGTTAATAACAGCTACTCAAAGGTTGTGAAGAAGAACACAAATGGCAGTTTGTCTTGTTTATCATATTCCGGCTACATGCAGAACAAGAAAGAAATCAAGGATTTCATGCTTGGCCAATCATTCATCAAAGTAGTCATTAACATGTTCAGTAATATACAGGTAAATGGAGTCGATCCTATGATACTGGCTATGGCAGAAGATGGCATAGATATGAAAGACCTCATGATACTACAAATGATGCAGGGTAGCAATGATGGTCAGATGAATCCTATGTTTATGATGGCTATGATGGACAAAGGTGGAAATAATTCAATGATAGAAACAATGCTGATGATGCAGATGATGGGAAATAACCAGATGAGCTTCCCATTCATGCCTAATCAGAGTCAAAAAGAGGAGAAATAAGTCATGAAAAGAATTAGTGTATCCACTTCGTAAAATATCCATAAATAGAATGAAATTCATGTTACTGGTCTGTGAAGATAGGTAACATATGCTCCTATAGTTCAAAGGATAGAACGTAGACCTCCTAAGTCTGGGATACAAGTTCGAGTCTTGTTAGGAGCACGCAGGGAATTATAATAATACAAGGCACCCATGAAGGATAGGATTAATATAGGGCTAATATAGGATGGAAGGAAGGAAAAAAAAGTCTTATACCTTTCTTAGATTCAATAAAGGTTTTGTTTATTTGGCTGGCGGGAAGAGACCGCCTTTTAAGATATTACTCATATAAGGGTATAGTTTTTGTTTGCATAAGTAAGATTGGTTTTTAGTTTGGGCAATAGTAATATTGCTACAGAAGGCTGGTATGTGAATATAGGCCTTCTTTATTTAATTGATTAGACACACACTGGAAATGGAAGAGGAAACTATAACTATTCCTGTAGAGGAGTATAATCATTTACTAAAACTCAAAGGGTATATTCAGAACTGGGATGTAAGGAATATATGGGAATGCCCTAAGTGTGGTACTTACAATCCAGAAGGATACATCTGCATAGAGTGTAAATATGATAATAGTAGTGGTATTTAACACATATTGTTTTACAAAAAAAAAAAAGTGATGGAACAAGAAAGACAAGAAGAGGGCCTGAAAGAGAAAGTAGAGAAGGCACTGGGAGCAAACATGTCATTGAAAACAAGACAAAGGTTCAGGGAAGCAGTCATCGAGATTGGGAAAGCAACGGGAGACAGTTGTGCAGAGGATGTACTGGACAACTGTCTGACTGAGTTTAGCAGGCTAAAGGATGACCAATCTAAGGGCATGGTAATCACAGCCTTGATGTCAGAACTTCCTTTACTGTTACAGAAAGTAATTTGTGATAAAATGAGAGAGGGTATTACCCTTGAAGTAGTAGCACAAACCTTCGGAGGTTTAAAATAAGAAAAATAGTGAGTGAAATCAAACTAAGTCTGAGTATTGAACTTCAAGGAAGTACAATGTTCAGCAAGGAAGAGTGCCTTAAAACAACTCGAAAAGTCATTGAGAGAAAAACCAAATCCGGTAAAGTATTCAAAAAGACCATCTATGTCCAAACTGAAGATTTGGACAAGATGACCAAAGGCTCTGTGAGGATAACTGATAAGAATGGGAAAAATCCCGAGATTATCACTTTCCACACTAGAAAATGTAAACCGGCTACTCAGACTATCAACATGAGTAAGGAGGCTTATGAGTACATGATTAGCAAGGGTTCTTGTCCTCCATGTTTCAAGCCAAGAGAATGGTCTACAATGAATAAAAAAGAAAGGCTTGAGGTCCACTTGAAGAGGACAGTAGAGCATCTTGGAGGTGTATCATATACCTATCAAGTGTTTGAGGACTAACTGGATATGTTCTCATAGTAAGGGCAGGGGTACTAATAATACCCTTGTCCTTCTTTTTTTACAACCTCTGAATAAGCAGGATAAAACTAAGAGACTATGGGATATGTTCCTAAATTTATACATCTTGACCATTTCATTAGTGTAGAACATCCATTTGGTGTCCATTGGAAGCATAGCTACATACAACAGAGTGCAGAAGCAATCTTCAATACATATAAAGAGGACATTGAGGAAGGTACAAGCATAACCTTTGTAGTAAGAGGTACATCAGGAGCTATGATTGCAGGTGCTATGCTTAATGAGTTACACAACATTAACCCAACTACTAAGACCTACATCCTGATTGTCAGGAAGGAAGAAGATACAAGTGCTCATTGTTCTTCATTAAGAGGAATTGATGAGGTTGGTACTACAAGGTTCATAGTTGTGGATGACTTTATATCATCAGGTGATACTATTAGGGCAATTATACATGATTTAGATGGGTACTTTGAGGTAATTCCTCATCCTACTAACAAGTATGATATGCTCTGTGTAAGTAACTTCATTGATGCAAAGGCATTAAAGAAAAACTCATGTGATGATTACAGGAAGTGGAAAGGAATTTGTTCAAGATTTGAGTATGTAATATGTTGTCCTAAACCAGAATAATATGATGGTATATAATGTATTACTCCTCATTGCTTTATGTGTTTGGGTTATTATAATGTACAATAGGTATCTTCCCAGAATTGATATAGTCACATCAAGGAATAAATACATTGTGCTATTATGGTATAACAAATGGTATTGGAGTGGGGAGTGTAAGAGAACTTACATAAAACTGTTTGAAGTATGATAGAGTTTACCCTTAATAGAAATAGGAATGGAAAGAAATCAAGAGGGACTAAGAAATATCCAAGAAAGAGAATATTTATGAAAGCTAAGAAGCTACTATATTGGAAAGTATGAAATAGTAAAGAGAAATTGAGCAATGACTAGAGAAGAAGCACAAGAGTTAGCTTTGTCAAAGATTGATAAAACTAAATACCTTATCTTGGAACTTATTACCGGAATGGGTAAGACCAAGGTAGCAATAGGTCTTATTAACCATATATGTGATAGAGTGTCCAAAATTAAAGGAAGACCTGCCACTATACTCATTCTGGTAGCCAAGACTGTACACAAGAAAACTTGGAGAGATGAGATTGAGATGTGGGGAGGAATCATGTCTGACTGTATAACCCTTGAGTGTTATGAGTCCATGAAGAAGTACAGGAAAACAGACTTTGATATAGTGGTTGCTGATGAAATGCAGCACCTTTCTGATGCAAGGTTGGAAATCCTTGAGACCATTAATATCAATGAGTCATTCATTGGATTGTCTGCTACCATCAAGGGAAATACCAGAGATTATTTCCTGTATAGACACAATGCTGAGGTTATCAAGTGTGGTCTTAAGGAAGCTGTAAAGGATAATGTATTACCTGAACCTACAGTATACTTGTTACCCTTATATTTGGATACTACAAGGTATGTTTATAAATCTAGGAAGTTTGGGCGTGACATAATTACTACCCAGAAAGGCTATTATGATAGTGTCTCTTCACTTATAGAGTGGTACAAGAATAAATACTTTAACTCAAGAAATGAGAGAATAAAGAACTTATGGCTCTCTACAGCAGGTAAAAGACTGAAGTGGTGCTCTGAACAAAAGGAACCTCTTGTATTATCTCTTCTAGTCAAGCTTAGGAATTATAAGGTATTGACATTTTGCAGTAGTATAGAACAGTCAGAGAGAATATGCAGGCATAATATAACTTCCAAGAACAGGGACTCGGAGAAGAACTTGGAACTGTTTAACAGGAATGAGATAAAACATATATCTGCATGCAATATTCTTAATGAAGGAGTAAATCTGACTAACTGTAGAGTGGGAATATTCTGCAATTTGAATAGCTCGGAGATTATAACAAAACAAAGGATAGGCAGAATCCTTAGGCATGAATTCCCTATTGTGATAATACCTTACTTTGTGGATACAAGGGAACAGGAGTTAGTGGCTAAGATAATTGAGGAGTATAATGTAGAGTCTGTAAAAAGTATTTCAAGCATTAACGAAATAGAATTATGAAAAATAGAGTTAGAATTATCAAGAAGGAGTTTAAAGTAGATGAAAAGAACAAAGTGGTGGTATGTGAATTGCTCTTCACGTTACAACTGCTTGGTAGCGAGGCAATTCCTAATATAATGGATATACCCGGGAGAATGGCAAAAGAGGCTGTATCAATGGGGGATACTCTAGTTTGTAGGGGAAAAGCCAGATGTAGTAGTGATGATACCTTTGATGAGACAGTTGGCCGTAGGATAGCTGAATGCAGGGCTAAGATAAAGATGTTCAAGGTTGCAAGGAATGTATGGAAAACTCTGGGTAATGACTTGGCTGAAAGAGTATTATCATGTCACACCTTAAGTAATGCATGTGATGTTGCCATGGACATAGAAACGTGGCATCTAAAGAAACTGTTGCCATGATATGTCTTAGTGAGAAAGGTTGCCAAAAGAATGGAGTGGGTATAGGGGAGGCATTGCTTCTCCTACTCATCCATAATAAGGCAGACCTCGAAACAGCTAGAAGTAACCTGACTAAGGAAGGATATATAACAGCCGCATCTTATGGATTATTCCAAGAGAATGAGTGGAGGCTTACTGGCAAGGGCAAGGAATTGTTGGACTCCATAATTATGGAATCCAGTGAGAAGCAGGAGCCTAATGAGAGGCTATCTCGATTGGCCAAAGAACTGAAGGAGATATTCCCAAAAGGCAAGAAGGACGGTACCAATTATTATTGGGCAGATGGAGTGGCATTGATTATGCGAAGGTTGAAGTTGTTCTTCAAAAAGTATGGAAACACTTACACTGATGAGCAAATCATTAAGGCAGCAAGTAAATATGTGGAAGGGTTCAATGGTAACTATACATATATGAGATTGCTAAAGTATTTCATCTTCAAAGAGAAAGTTGGTGCTGCTGGTGAGGTTGAGGGAGAATCGGAGCTAATTAACTATATCGAGAATGCTGGTCAGGAAGAGAATTTAAGAAATGATTGGACTTCTACATTAAAATGATTACATTAAGAGAGCGAGTACTGGATAATCTGAGGATTAGAAGGCAAAGGATTCTCAATGGTCAACTGAATTGCATCAGTTCTCCATTCAAGAGGTTTGCTGATGACTTCATAGGTATAGAGCAGTCATGCTATTATACTGTGACCTCATTTACCAAAGGGGGCAAGTCACAGTTTGTGTCCTACACCTTCATTTATAAGCCTCTTATGTTTTGCTATTACACAAAGGCGGATATAGATATAAAGATATTGTATTTCCCTTTGGAGGAAACTCCTGAAAGGATATTGCAAAGGTTTATATCTTGGTTGCTCTTTGAGCTTAGTGGTGGCAAGGTAAGAGTAAGTCCTAGAGATTTGAGGAGTACTACAAAGGCAGTGTCACAAGAGATACTTGATTTGATTGCATCTGATGAGGTGCAGGACATAATCAGGTACTTTGAAGAGCATGTAGTGTTTCCTGATGAAGCCTGTAATCCCACTGGTATATATAAGTTCTGTGTAAGATATGCAGAAGAGCATGGCAAGACTTATTATAAGGAGGGTAAATACAAGGATGAGTTTGGAGTAGTGAGGAGTAAGGAGGTGTTTGACAGATATGAGCAGGATAATCCTAATGAGTACAGATTGATTGTGATAGATACCATCAACCTCATAGATACTGAGAGGGGAATGACTCTAAAGCAATCTATGGATAAGCTTAGTGAGTATTGTGCAAAGTATTTGAGGAACAGGTATTACTACTCTCCTGTGATAATCCAGCAGCAGGCTTTTGACCAAGAAGGTAATGAGGCATTCAAGATAGGCAGGGTAAGACCTTCAGTTGCAGGATTAGGAGATAGCAAATACACTTCAAGAGACAGTAATGTGGTTCTTGGCCTGTTCTCACCCTATAGGTTTGCTTTAAAGGAGTATGAGGGATATGACATATCAAAGTTCAAGGATAACATAAGATTCTTGGAGATGATAGTCAATAGAGATGGTGAGATGGGAGGACTATGTCCTTTATTCTTTGATGGAGCTGTGTGCCAATTCAATGAACTTCCAAGACCTAATGACAGGGAAGAATTGCAGAAAGTGTACAGTTATCTGGAATCCATAAGAAGCAGTCCTGCTAAGTCTTTCTTTAGTTACACAACAAGTAAAATAGATAAGGGGTTGTATAAACATAAAATATTTCATAAGTTTGCATCCCTTTTTCGTATATCAACAAAATAAACATAAAAGGAGAAGTAATGGCAAAGATATTAGTTCTTGCAAAGAGTGGATTTGGAAAAACTACTTCTTATTGTGGTAGAATCAAGCTGGGAATAAAGGGTCTTAACCCAAAAGAGACCTATATTATCCAGTGTATTGGTAGGGGTGTTCCCAACCCTGACTTCAAGCTGATTGAAGGTAGTATAGGTGTGGAGAATGTAGGCAAACCTACACAGAAATTATCTAATGCCGGAGCATTGGCTACAGGTAATAGGGTACAGGTGGATTGTCTCACAGGTCTTGACAGGTTTGCAGCAGTGGCAGAAATCGTCAACATATTGAAGAAGTCACCTTACAAGAATATCCTTATAGATGATATGAATTATCTTGCACAGGATTTCTACATGGCAAATGCCATGAAAGGTGGATGGGATACTCCCAAGCAGATTGGTTATGGGATGGGTCTCATCTTTGATGCTTTCAAGGGACTTCCTGAGGATAAGAATATCATTTGTTGTGCTCATTATGAAGAGTACAAGGATAAGAATGGTGATTCAATATCCTATAAATTCAAGACCACTGGAAAGATGGTGGATGACTACATAACACCTGAAGGAAAGTTTGATATTATCCTCTTTGGTAAGGTAGGTTATGATGCAGAAAACAAGAAACCTATCAAGCATTATGTGAAAGAGTTTGATGGGGAATATCCTGCTAAGGATAGTCTTGGCGCATTAGATGGCCTTCCTGATGAGATTCCCAATGATTTGTCTATTGTTGTAGACAAGTTAAGAGAAGTTTATGGATAGGGATGAGACTGTAAGAATATCAAGGTTAGTTGCTAATAATAGTATTACTACAGGTGACATCAGTATGGTATTGATGCAATACTGTATAGAACAGGGCAAGCCTTACTATGAGACTACCCTGTTTGTTACCAAGTTATTAAGTAGTGCACAATTGGCAGCATGTTTTATAACAGCCCTAGACTATTATGAAAGGAAATTCACAATATACAAGCTGTGGGATAAGCCTGATATATTACAGAAGTCTGGAGGATTAGGACAATTATTACAGATATTTTAGTAACAAGTATTTAAGTATTTTTTTTTTTATTTTAGCAAGAAAAGTATGAATAAGACATTAACAGTAAGACAGTTTGCTGCTGTAAAAAGAGTAGCACAGAATGTAAGCTTTGCAGTGGCAAAAAGGGATAAAATCTCTGCGAAGATGCAGGAACTCAGCAAGGAGTATGAAGACCTGACCAAGGAGATTGAAGGACATGAGATGGGAATCAAAGCCTTGACAGGAGGATTTACAAGTGAAGACCTGATTGTCAAGAGGGTTGAAGATACAGGCAAGGTTGATAAGGAAGGTAAGCCTGTAAAGGTTACCAAATATGAACCTAAAGCTGGAGTGGTATCATTCAATGAGGAAGACAGGGTATATGAAATTGACTTTAATGCTGCTCATGATATTGCTGTAGGCTCAGTACAGCAGGATGACCCAGTATGCGCTGAGTTACCAACTAGTGATACAACAGTAATGGATGATACTGGGTATACTCCCTTGGCTACACAATACTAAAGAGAAAAGAGAAGAAAGAAGAGAAAGAAGAAGAAGATTAATCTTTATGAATATGAAAGATAACAAATCAATTAGTTTTATGGCAATCAGTAAAGGTTCTGTATCTACTGAAGGCTTAGAGATAAAGAGATTCATAGGAGTAGGCTCGGTGTTTGTATTGGCAGTCAATCCTGATAAGAAGAAGCTTGAGGAGCTGTACATGACCCAGCTTGAAAAAGAACCTGAGTATGTAGGAGAGGTTGAGGTAGGAGAAGACAAGCACAAGGTAAAGAATGTGAGGATTGATTTTATTGTCAAGACTGACCCTGAAAAGTGCAATGGAATTGACACTACAACCAAGGTATCACTCTTCGTCAGACAAGAGTACAGGTATAGCAAAGACAGCAGCAAGATTCAGGTGATTGATAAGTATGGAAGGACTGCATGGCCTACTATTGAAGAGGCCAAGGCACATGCTACTGTACTTACTAAGAAGGATGGCAGTGTCTATAATGCCAATATAGACAAGGACTATAGACCTGCATACTTTGGAGAAGAGGAATTGACTAAGTTCCTTAAGGCATATCTTAATATTCCTGATGTAATGAAGTATGTCAACAATACTTGGGTTATGGTTGATAATCCGCAGGACTGTGAAGCCAGACTTGAAAGTATTGAGGACTATTTCAAGGGAGACTTCAGTGAGTTGAAGGATGTAATCTCATATCAGCCTTCTAATAAGGTCAAGGTTTTGTTTGGAGTAAGAACCACAGACGATAACAAGCAATATCAGACTGTGTATACCAGCATGTTTCTGAAGAATCATGTTAGGGATTACAGTAGGCTTGACCAGGATTTACAGGAAAGGAAGCAACAAGGGGCATTTGCCAACACCGAGTTTATAGTTGATGACTTGAAGGAGTATAAGGTAGATTCTACTGACCTCAGTCAGTCAGGTACAGGTGCTTTACCCTTTCCGGGTGCTACTGACTCAGCACCGTCCCCTTGGGATTTGAGCAAGTAAGTGTAACTGTTAAAAAAAAAAGCATGGCATTCAGCAAGGGCAAGGATTCTGTGAGTTTGAAGGAAATCTTGGATAGAGTAACAGAAGCAGATATTTTATCATATTATTTGGGTGTTACAGAAGTACCCACTATTATAAATTCCCCATTAAGAAGGGATAGAAGACCTTCCTTTGGTCTATATTCCCCCAATGGGGAAAGGATATATTATACAGATTTGTCTACAGGAGACAGGGGAGGAATCTTTGACCTCCTTGGTCATATGTGGAGCTGTAGTTATAGTGAGGTCTTATCAAGAATCAGGAAGGATATGGAAAGGTTTTCTTTGGGTAATTGCAATATTCAAACATATACACCATGTGTTGTAAATGATATGAACAGTCATAACAGCAACTCAGACCTACAATGCAAGATTAGGGAATGGAGGAAACATGATATAGAATATTGGGAGTCTTATGGCATTAGTGTTGAATGGCTCAAATATGCAGAGGTTTACCCCATATCCCATAAAATTGTCCTCAAAGATGGTCATAGATATGTGTTTGTAGCTGATAAATATGCCTATGCCTATGTTGAACATAAGGAAGGAAAAGTTACGCTAAAGATATACCAACCCTTTAATAAGGGCAGGTATAAGTGGAGTAACAAGCATGACAGCTCTGTGGTAAGCCTATGGACTAAGGTACCTGAATATGGGGAACAAATATGTATTTGTTCCTCATTAAAGGATGCCCTATGTCTATGGTCTAACACAGGGATACCTTCCCTTGCCATTCAAGGTGAGGGATACAGAATGAGTGGTACTGCAATAAGTGAATTGAACAGGAGGTTCAAGAAGGTATTTATTTGTCTGGATAATGATAAGCCCGGCCTAGAAGATGCTGAGAGGCTTTCAAGAGAGACAGGATTCACTAATGTGGTATTACCATTCTTTGATGAAGGAAAAGATATTTCAGATTTATTCAAGGCCAAGGGAAAGGAAGAGTTCCTTAAAATAATCATTCCTTTATTTACCTCTTCTAGAGGGGAAGAGTATAGAGATGATTTGCCCTTTGAGATTGAATAGAAAGCAGAGTTTGGTATTAAAAAAAAAAGCATGGAAAAAAGAAAGATTACAGTAGTATGTACTACAGGAAACAGAACAGTGGAAATACTCTCAGATGCAACTACATTGAGAGAATTAAAGAGTGATTTGACAAGAGAAGGGATTTCATATAGGAATATGAGCTTCCTTGAGGGGCTGTCAAAGACAGAGTTAAAGTCTGATGACTCTATCCTTCCTCATGATATTACTTGGAAGGGACAGGTTACCAATAATTTGGTAATTATGTTAACCACCACAAATAAGAACATTAAGTCTGGGGCTTCCATGAGTAGAATGGAGGCTTATACCTGCATCAAGACAATGGGTCTTCAGGATGAGTGTCAGAAGAGGTTTGGCAAGAACTTTACTCAGTGCAAGACCAGTGACCTTGTATCCTTGATAGAGGAGAAGAGGGATAAGAAAGAAAGTCCTGCTAAGGAAAGTCCCGTCAAAAAGGGTAAGGAGGTTGTCAGCTATACAGATGAGAAAGGTGTAAAACAAGCCCTTGTAAAGCTGGTGGAGGCATTGTATGATGCAGGAAATCTCAGCTTTAAGGCTAGGGGGATGATACTTGAGGATTTAGGTGTTAAAGCTAAGGCCAAAAAGGAGAAAGCCGTTGAGTTTACCAAGAGCGAGATAGATGAAATGTTTGAGGGCTTGATAGGCTAAGAGTAGATAGGGGGAGGAATATTATATTCCTTCCCTATTTTTTTTATTTTGTATACATTTAGAGTTCTCAAATATGGAAGCAGTTTCTAGGGAGAGTGTACCCGAAATAATAAGAGAGCACAAGGAAAAGGGGTATTTTATGGAGAATATCCTGAGGATATATGATGTATTCAAGGAATTCTTTGGTGAGGAGAGGGTTGATTTGAGAATAGTGGAGCCACCAATAGACGCATTTACAAGACAGCTATCTGAAGAGTCTATAAAGGAAGATGTAACAGAGATTACACGGTGTTGGGATGCATTACTACGCCCATTTATATTAGTGTACTTTCCTAGAGTAAAGGTAACTAATGAGCATGGAAATTTTGTATACATTACAGAACTGTATGTGAAGGTTAGACTTGCAGTACCCGGGGTTCTTAGTACCATTGGAATGAACAGGGCAGAGTACACATTGGACCAATTCTACTCTGAATATATGCACAGTCATATATGTGGAATACCTATTGGTGACTTTGAAAGGTTTGAAACTCCTTGTTTGGGCGCAGGACCTATACAAGGCACATCGTATATGCTGAGGAGTAAGGTATGCACTAATGAGGAGTGGATGCTATTCTGTTATGAATTAAGCAAGTTTGTTACTGTAGAGTCATTGTCAGGAGGACCTTATAAGAAACTAGAAAGAATCACTAGCTCCTCGGAAAGAATAGATTACATCGGATATAGGAGAGCACAGAACCTACCAAAGTTCATAACAAATTTCGTAAGACATTTGATTCTCAGCAGGAAGTTGAAGTTTGTCTACAGGAATGGGTCATATGTTTTGGGTATGTCAAATGCTGAATGTATGATACTTGTAAGTAATGAATTTATTAACTGGTACAATCAACTTGATAACGCAGAAGCTGAGCAGGTGAAAGATATTAAGAGATACTGCATGAAATCTGGAGTGGCAGCTAAAGGACATATATATGGTATGAATATGTCATTGCCGTTACTTGATAGGGTATCTGAGCATGTAGGTAGACGAATATGCACTTTCAAAGGTAGGGAAATCAAACTTAGAATCTCCGGAGCTGTCAGTGAGACAAGTGTCCGAAGTCTATTCTTGTCAGAGGATGTTATCTCAGAAATATTAAGTGTTATACTTGAAGTAATAAATCTCAAATATGGAAAGAACAAACAATAATGTGAAAATAGTGGAAGCGAAGAGCCACAAGAACTGTGACTATACTCTTGTGATACCTGAAGAATTGGAGAACAAGATAAGGTTTGCATGTAGGGAGGTATGGAGTAGGGAATGGTCAGGGATATTATTCTACACCTATGAGGGAACCTTTGAAGGAGGTGACCTTAGGATATTGTGTAAGGATATGTATATCATGGATATAGGCTCTGCTGCCACCACAGAGTTTAGTAATAGTCCTGATATAGTGGCCTATATGTGTGAGAAGGAACTTCTAGGTTGTCAAATGGGCTTGATTCATTCACACAATCTCATGGCTACCTTCTTTAGTGGTGAGGATGTCAAGACCTTAAAACAGGAAGGTACAGACAGTAATAACTTCGTATCTCTTATTGTCAACAACAGGGGTGATTATTCTGCTGCTGTTACTAGGAAAGTAAAGTCTACAAGAGTAATTGAGAAGAAAACTATTGGGTTCTTTGGGGAACCTGATAAGACAGAAATTGACGAATATGTTGATGATACTGAGATAATAGAGTATTTCAGGCTAAGGGTAGTGGTTGAAAACAGATATAAGTCTTCAGAAATTGAGAGCAGATTAATTGAATTGAGGAATAAGGCTGTTGTTGATTTACCCAATAAGACAAAAGTATTTGGACAGTATTATGGTCAGAAAATACAGAAGGATAAGAAAACTGACTATCAGGAAGATCCATCTGTCAATACCTTAAGTGTTGATAAAGATGCTATCAAGGAAATGGTACTGCAAATAGTTACTGGGAGCATCTTGATGACTACCAAGAGTAAAATAGACCCAAGCAGATGGTCTGGAGCAATGACTACACTGTATACTGAAAGGTTTGGTGCAGGTAAAGAAGCCCTCAGGAGATTTGATGAATGGGCTAAGGCATACCTTGAGTATTTAATGTGGAGCATAGAGGATGATGATTTGGAAGGAAAAGGTCTTGATATTACTGAAATGGCCTCAGTCTATGCCAGCCATGTCATACATGAGCTAGAAAAGTTACCTAGTAACATTTATATCGAAAGGTATATCAAATTCCTGAAAGATTATATAGTTTAAGAAAGAAAAGAAAAGTTATGAGTACAGAACAAGAATCAACAGGTAACCTGCTGCCAGTAAATTCCCCCACATTACTTATGGATGATACCACTAGCAGGTTCAGTTCAGCTATCTGGTATAATAAAATACGGGAGAAATCCATTACACTTGCAGGCATTGGTGGGATTGGAAGCTATGTAGGATTTCTGTTGGCACGAGTAAAGCCCAAGGCCATATTCATCTATGATGATGATACTGTGGATGAGGCTAATATGAGTGGCCAATTGTATGGATTAGAGGATGTAGGAAAGACAAAGGTAGGTGCACTTGCTGAAATGGTATCCAATTATGCTAATTATTATGGTATATGTGGTATTAATGAAAGGTTTACCGCAGATACCAAAGCATCAGACATAATGATTTGCGGATTTGACAATATGGTAGCCAGAAAGAATTTCTTTCAGGCATGGAAGAATCATGTTCAGAGCAAACCTAGTGAGGAAAAGGCAAACTGCCTGTTCATTGATGGTAGATTGGCTGCTGAGGAGTTTCAAGTATTGTGCATTAGAGGAGATGATGAGTATAATATCAATAGGTATGAATCACAATTCCTATTCTCTGATGAGGAGGCTGATGAGACAATATGTTCTTACAAGCAGACCACATTCTGTGCAAATATGATTGCATCATATATGGTAAATCTATTCGTGAACTTTTGTGCTAACCAGTGTAACCCTCCCATAGAAAGGGATTTACCCTTCTTTACAACTTATAATGCAGAAATTATGTATTTAAAGACTGAGTCATGACAGAAAACGCTAAGCAACTGGTACGGACAATCTTTGCGATACACAGGACAACACCTCCTTATTTTTCAGAATCTATTCCATTAACGGACAATGGTGTTAAGGTAGGAATATTAGTACGGAAAGATGAAGGTTTTCCACTAGTAGGCAATATTAATGGTCTTATAAGAGATAAGAATGGAGATGTGATAGTACCTTTGTATGAGCAAGGAGTTCCTATGAAGGTACAAACTTTTTATTCACTTCTGAGAAACTCATCAGGACAATATGGTATAAGGAAGTTCATTCTCTCAGGCACAGTATATTGGGCTAGTACAGGACTAATCTTGGATGAGGATTTGAATCCTTTATTCCTATGTACTATTGACCTTTCAGAGAAGGAGAAGACTAAATGCTATGTGAGTCCAAAGGTTTTTGAATCATCATCACCTCTAAGTAAAGGCATTGTATTCACTGTACTTAATGTCATGTATAATTACGGCATTATCACTTTACATGGAAAGATACAGAAGCCAGAGGTTATAATCGGTCCTATTGATAACATTGTCAAGCCCACTGTGCCCAGCAGTGTAGACACCTTTAATGATGATGTGAATGACTTCTTGGCTGATAATGTAGATGTTGTAATGAGGCAATGGGAATAAGAGAGTATCTTGGTGATTGGATGAATGTCATAGATGAGAATGAGCTAATATCAATAATGCAGAATCTGAGAGGATTATATGCTACAAAGAAGATATGCCCCGAGCAATGTGACATATTCAAAGCTTTCAGGCTTTGTCCCTACAATAGCCTGAAGGCGGTATTTGTAGGCCAAGACCCATATCCGCAGAAAGGAGTTGCAACTGGTATATTATTTGGCAATAGGGCAGAGGTGGAGGAGAGCGAATTATCCCCATCCTTAAACATTGTTAAAGAAGCAGCAATCAATTTTGGAGTTCCGCATTATTGTATTACCTTTGACCAAACCTTAGAGAGTTGGGCAAGACAAGGGATATTGATGATAAACTCTGCACTTACAGTAGAGATGAATAAAGTCGGTTCACATACTATGATGTGGAGACCTTTTATATCTAAACTGCTGAGAAATATATCGGAGAATAACCTTGCTGGGGTATATGTATTATTTGGTAAACAGGCTCAGACATTCAAGCCTTATATCAATAGTAAGTCCAACTTTATTATTGAAGTTGAGCATCCTGCCTATTTTGCAAGGAATGGTACTAAGATGCCACACCAGCTATTTGCTGATGTCAGCAATAAGGTTAAGGAGATTTACGGAGTACCTATAGATTGGTACCAAGAATATTAATACAAAAAAAAAGAAATGAAAAAAGCAGAAAGAAACTGTTTGTACCTCAAAAATGGAGAAGAGGTACACATTGGTGACATCCTTGTAAAAGGAGACAAACTCTATGTAGTAGATGAGGAAATCATTCCTGTTTTGATTGAACAAGGAGTTCTTTGCACAAAAGAGTCCCTTAGTGAGAAAAAGAAGGATGTAGATGACATTCCAAAGGATGATTTGGCTTTCTATGTCAATAAGGTTGCACAGAGATTTGGTTGGAAGCCAGCAAAAGCTTGCAATTATCTTAATACCATTGATTCCTGCTATCCAGCAGCAGCATGTGCCATGGTATTGAGGGAGATAGCCATTGAATTGGACAAGAAGTATGAAGACCATATCAGTAATAGTCCTGAGATTTATTCAATCTCACTTACAGATGGGAGAATCACCAAACTCTATAAGAGCAGTATCAGGAGTTACAAGAACTTTGCAGCATTCAGAACCATAGATGATGCAAAATTTGCTTGCAAGGTTCTGAGAGAGGTTCTTAAAGACATGTTCAGGGATGGTAAATAAGAAGATTAGGAATGCCACACAGAGTACCTCTGAAGGTATAACCTTTAAATCAAAGCTTGAGAGGAGTGTATATAACACTCTTCTTGAGCAAGGATTTGAGCCTAAGTATGAGCCAATTACATTTGTTATATGGGAAGGGTTTCGTCCTGAAATCCCATACTATGATAGAGAAACTGACCGTCAGAGGGATGTGAGATTAGCAACTATTGGTGGCAGCTCATCAAAGATGCTGGTCAGGAAGAAAGCAAGAATCATTAATGTACAGTACACACCAGATTTCTATTTCAAATACAATGACCTTAATGTTTACATAGAGGCTAAGGGAATGGAGAATGATGTATTCTATCTTAAGAAAAAGATGTTTATAAAGTACCTTAATGACCGGTATCTTGAGAAAGGGGAAAGGTCCATATACTTTGAGGTTTATACTAGGAAACAGTTGTTGCAGGCAATAGAAATTATTAAGAATTATGAACAAGAGTAGTCCCATAGATAGAATGAAGGATTTAATTCCCTCATTACCCGGCAACGATGTTGACTTGGCATTTAGGCTTTTGGATACCAGAGACTTTGAGTCTCTTCAGTCCTTGGTTAACTCATCAATCATTAGGACAAGGATTGCACTTGCAAGAGCAAACACCAAGGAAAAGTACCTGAAGGCTGACCTTGAGGGAATGAGGAAGTTGCAATCAGAGGTTGATGCCTATTATGAGGCACTCTATCCTTCATCAGATAATCTTGAAGAGTTTTATTATTAGATATGAAATCTTTAAAGGAAATAAGCTGGGATGTGGATGAGGCAACATATAGGGCAGACCCTGCCTTAAGTTACTCTACCATAGCAAGATATGAGAGGGAGGGGTTTAATAACCTAGATAAGCTGTTTGATAAGCTGGATACCCCATCCCTGACATTTGGTAGAGCTGTGGACAGCATCATTACTGGAGGACAGTCAGAATTTGATAAGGAATTTATGGTGGCAGAATACCCATTAATTCCTGACTCTATTGTGAGGATAGTAAAGTCCCTGTTCAGTCAATATAAGGATTCCTGTGATAACCTGAGCAGTATTCAGGATGCTAGAATTATCAAAGAGACTGAGGAACAGGGTTATCAAATGAATTGGAGACCAGAGACTAGAGCTAGGGCAATTAAGGAAAAGGGATATGAATACTATAATCTGTTATTTGTAGCAGGTAATAGGACTATACTTGACACACAGACCTACCAAGATGTGTGCAATGCAGTAAGAGCATTGAAAGAGAGCAAATCCACTCAATTCTACTTTGCAGAGGACAATCCATTTGAACCAGACATTGAAAGATTCTATCAGTTGAAGTTCAAAGGAGAGTTCAATGGTATAAAGTATAGAAACATGGCTGACTTAATTATAGTCAACCATAAAGAGAAGTGGGTAAAGCCAGTAGATTTGAAAACAAGTTCCCATACAGAGTGGGATTTTTATAAATCCTTTGTAGATTGGAATTATCAAATTCAGGCAAGACTATATTGGGCTATTATAAGGCAGAATATGGATAAGGATGAGTACTTCAGTAGTTTTAAGTTGCTTGATTATGACTTTATAGTAGTCAATAGGAGGACACTTACTCCACTGGTGTGGAGGTGCCCTTTTACTCAGGTAGAAGGTACACTTAGGTTTGGAAGAGATGGTCAAATCATTATGAGGAGTCCTTTTGAGATAGGAAGAGAACTCTCTTATTATCTCACTTCAAGACCAAAAGTACCTATTGGCATCGAGTTATCAGCATCTAATAACCTTGAAGGGTGGTTAAACACTTTGTAAAAAAAAAAGTATGCAAGTAGTAAAAAGAGATGGAAGTAGAGAAGAGTTCAATATAGACAAGATTGCTACAGCAGTTGCAAAGGCATTTGAGTCCTGCCATAAGGAGATGCCTCAGTACATAAAGCCAATGATTGATGCCTTATTTGGCACACTAGAAGGAGATGTGATAGGCATTGAGGAGATACAGAATCATGTGGAAGATATTCTCATGAATGAGAGATTCTTTGACGTGGCAAAGAGCTATATTATCTATAGGGAACAGCACAAACAGGCTAGGTTTATCAAGGAGAGGATTGACTATATGAATAAGTATAGCCAATCTGATGAAAATGCTGCCTCTTCTTCAGAAACAGATGCAAATGCAAATGTGACTGTGAAGAATGTTGCCAACCTTGAAGGTGAGGTATATAAGACTACTAACAGGGTTATACAAAGGCAAAGAATGAAAGACAAGCTGAATGAGATGTATCCTGAAGTGGCCAAAAAGTATGAGAAAGACCTGAACTCTCATATAATCTATACACATGATGAGGCTACTACTCCTGTATTAAAGCAGTATTGCATGGCTGTAAGCTTATATCCCCTTATGACAGAGGGTGTGGGAAACATTGATAGTATTACACCGGCACCACCTAATGATTTACAGTCATTTAGTGGTCAAGTAACTAATCTTATCTTCCTGTTATCCTCTCAATGTAAGGGGGCAGTAGCAGTAGGTGAATACTTTATTGCACTAAATTACTATGTTATACAGGGGTTTGGCGGTGATTGGTTCATTAAATTGGATGATGTAATTACTTCAAGAGCTTGTACTAAGCAAAGAACCATAAAAGATGCCATATACAAGGCATTCAAGCAATTCATCTATGGTGTAAACCAGCCTGCTGGTAATAGGTCATATCAAAGTCCATTAAGAAATTTGGTACTTTCAAATAAATTTTATATCTTTGCAGCATAAAATAATTTATAATTATGGCTGCACATAGAAAAGATTTAGATGATAGTACTATTATTGACTTGTATTTACAAGGTAAGTCCTCAACTGAAATAGCAAAACAGTTTGGGACTTCTCATAGAACAATCTTGTTAAGATTAAAAAAGCATACTATAGAGAGAAGAACTCTATCAGAGTCACAATGGAATTTCAAATCCAAAGAAATTCCTAAAGACTTTAGCAATAAAGAAGTCATGGAAAGATTATATTTGAAAGAGGGTCTTTCAAAGAAAGAGCTTGGTATTAGATATAATTGTGACCCTTGTGTTATTGATAGAGTTCTGAAGAACTTAGGTATTAAAATTAGGAATAATTCAGAAAGCAAGGTAGGTCTGATGACAGGAGATAATCATCCTAATTGGAAGGGTGGAATTTCTACACTATCTCAAAGAATTAGAGAATATTGTAGTGATGACTCTCTGAAAAAGGACATACTTTGCAGAGATGGCAATCAATGTGTTATATGTGGTAGTAAAGATAGCCTACATGTACATCATTTAATTCCATTTAAGTCTATTCTTAATAGAATTATTATACAAAATTATCCATTATCACCAGTAGATGATGCAGATAAATTGTACGAGATTGCTGTTAAAGACAAAGAGCTGAATAATCCTAATAATCTAATAACAGTGTGTTCTATGTGCCACCATAAAATACATGGTCAGTTGTAGGTGGACTATAAACCCCTTGAATTGCTGGAACCCTAAGTCATAAGATATGGCAATCAGCAGCCAAGACCAATTTATTGGTAAGGTTCAACGACTATTCCTTTATGGAAGTACGCTCAAGTGAGTGGAAGCTGGGGGTACTCATTTTTTTGAGTAATGATATAGTCTGAACTTATAGGAAACTATAAGAAGTTCATAAGAGAACTGCATAGAATTAACGACTCTATGTGAACATAATGTTACAAATGTATCTTATTATGACCACACATATTTTGATTCTCTGTTTGGAGAGTTCTATTATCCTGATGGAACCAAGCCCCAGTGGGAGGCAATAGATTGCCTGCAAAGGCTGTTTATGAAGTTCTTCAATAAGTTAAGGACCAAGCAGATACTTACATTCCCTGTAGAAACTATGGCTATGGTGTATGACCCAAAGACTAATGACATCATAGATAAGGAGTATAAGGACTTTACTGCTGAAATGTATGCAGAGGGTCATAGCTTCTTCACCTATATTTCAGATAGTGCTGATAGTCTCGCATCTTGCTGTAGATTGAGAAATGAGCTTGCAGAGAATACCTTCAACCCTACAAGTGGGTTGACTGGTGTTATGACTGGTAGTTGCAATGTAATCACTCTTAATATGAATAGGATTGTGCAGGATTGGTTTAACTCTGTGAAAGGATATGGCCTTATAAGTTTGGAGGATTTCAAGCCACATTTGGTGTCTATTCTTGAAAGAGTCTACAAGTATCATATAGCCTTCAAGACCATGTTATATGAAATGGAAGAGAGAGGAATGTTTGCAGCTTCAAATGGAGGATATATCCATATCAGCAAATTATACTCTACCATAGGTATTAATGGTCTGAATGAGGCTGCTAGGTTCTTGGGGCTTGAGGTAAGTAACAATGAGGAATATATCAAATTCCTTCAACTTGTACTTGGAACTATTAAAGAACAGAATAAGATACATTCTATACATGATAAAAGCAGGCCATTCCTATTTAATTCTGAGGTAGTACCTGCTGAGGGATTAGGAGGAAAGAATTATAACTGGGATAAGGAAGATGGCTATTGGGTCCCAGAAGATGAGAACCTGTATAACTCATACTTCTATAATGCACATGATGATACTTCAGTACTTGATAAGTTTATTCTTCATGGAAGGCAGACTTATCAATTCACTGATGGAGGCAGTGCAGCTCATATTAATCTTGAAGACCACCTGAGTAAGGAGCAGTATCTCAAGCTGATAGACTTTGCAATAGCTAATGGAACTAACTACTTCACATTTAATATTCCTAATAGTAAGTGTGATGATTGTGGCTACATTACTAAGCATCCTATCACTGAATGCCCAAAGTGCCATAGTAAGAATATTACTCAATATACAAGAGTGATAGGGTATTTAAGACCTATTAAATCATTTGGTAAAGATAGGCAGATTGAAGCTAACAAAAGAGTTTATAGTAAAGGTGTATAATTTGTCCTTAAGATTTTGTTATTTGCATTATTTTTAGTACCTTTGCATCAAAATAATTTAGTATGGAAGATAAAATTTTACAAAGTTGTGGTGATGTCTTGGTAATAGAAGGTAAATCAACAAAGAAAGTAAGGAATAGGTACTATTACACAGGACATTTTGAGGGATACACCAGAAGGCTATATTTTAGATTAGATAGTGCCCAATATGGTAATGTCTCTAATCCAGATAAGAGAGATGAATATGGATTTATCTGTGATGAGTCTATTACTGATAAGCATATTTATAATGTTTGGAAGAATATGGAGAGGAGATGTTATGACCCTAAATGTCCTGCTTACAGTACTTATGGAGCTAAGGGGATAATAGTATCAGAAGAGTTCAAGATATATTCAAATTTTAGGAGATGGTATGAAGAAAATGGAGATAGTAGTCATAGTCTCGAAATAGATAAAGATTGCAAATCTCTTATACTAAATATTCCCAAAATATACTCTCCTAATACTTGTATTCTCTTACCTCCAGAGATTAACACTTTTATTTCAACTATAGGTAAGGGTATTTATCTTACTCCTCATAATACATATTGTGTTAGATTGAGGAGGAAGTTTGCTAAGGTTAATAGAAATTTCAAAACTTTGGAAGAGGCAGTTGCTTATAAGAAGGATAGAGATATGGAATATCTTAATACCTTAGTGGAAAAATATCCCCTACCTATAGATAACCTTAATATAGTTAAAAGATATGTTGAAATATTTGAATACTCAAGTAACATTTGCAGAGGTGCCTGACGAAATTACATTATGTATAAATATTACAGGATGTAAAAATGGGTGCAAAAACTGCCATAGCCCTTACTTGGCAGAGGACATTGGGGAAATATTGGATGAAGATGCTTTAGAGGAGATGGTATTTGCCAATAAGGGTATTACCTGCATTGCATTTATGGGTGGAGATTCAGACCCTGAGAGCATAAACAGGCTTGCAGAGTTTGTAAAGAAGAAACGTAGCATGGGCTTAAAAGAGTGGAACAATATAAAGGTTGCATGGTATAGTGGCAGGGATATTCAGGCTGATGAAATTGACCTGAAAAACTTTGACTATATCAAACTTGGCCCATATATGGAAGAGTATGGCCCACTTACAAGAAGGGGTACAAATCAGAGGTTCTACTGGGTATGCAAGGCAATACATGAATATCCTGATTTGAAAAAAGAAGAGAGGTATTATACTATAGATATGACAAGTGAATTTTGGAAAGATGAGACTAAAGATTAAAGTAAAAGTATTGACTGGAGGATGCATGCCTTCAATTAGTGAAAAGGGAGATTGGATTGATTTGAGGAGTGCTGAAACAGTTGAATTGAGTGCTTCTCAGGCCAACACATTAAAGAGGAGAACTGTTAATGGAGTAGCAGAGGGTCATAGGGAGGTAAAGATACCTGTTTATTATATTCCTCTTGGAGTAGCAATAAAGCTGCCAAAGGGATTTGAGGCTATTATAGCCTCCAGAAGCAGTGCTCCTGATAAATTGAAAGTGTTTATCCCTAATGGAGAGGGTATAGTAGACAACAGTTATAGTGGCAATGCAGACGAGTGGCATTATATATGTTCTCCTATGGAGAATACTACCATTAATAGTGGTGACAGGATATGCCAGTTTAGGATACAGCTTAGTCAGAAGGCTACTATATGGCAGAAGCTTAAGTGGTTGCTTAGCTCTGGTATTGAGCTTGTAGAGGTTGATGATTTGGGAGAAGAGAATAGAGGAGGATTTGGTTCTACCGGAGTTAAATAATAAAAAAAAAAGCATGGAAGATGTTTATATTGGAACTATTAATTACGTTTGCTATAGTAGCTTTTGTAGCTTTGATTGTCAATGCAGTCGAAGACCATAAAAGGAATGGTGAGCCTCATATGTCATTCAAAGAGTCAATGGACTTGGTGGAGTTGCCTATAATAACTTTCTATAATAATGGAAAGAAATTGAATTTCCTGTTAGATACAGGAGCCAATAACTCTATAATCAACAAGTCTGTTATCAAAGATTTGGATTACAAGGAATGCACTGAAAACTTGGATACCTTTGGTATAGATGGAGAGGTTAAATCAAGCATGCCTACATGTACCATGGAAGTCAAGTATAAGGATAATTCCTTTGAAGACACTTTTACCATACTTAATATGGATAGTGCATTCAGGCAGGTTAAGGAAGATTCAGGTGTTCAATTACATGGTATATTGGGAAGCCTGTTTTTTCAGAAGTACAAATATGTGATTGATTTCAAATCATTGGTAGCCTATATTAGGAAATGATATACTATGTTACTGGACAGAGGGAATTATTTGGTGGGTATTCAGGTGCTAAGTATAAGTGTATAACTGTAGAGGAGTCATTTGAAGTACTGAATCCATTAAGTATTGTAGGGCTTGATACTGAGACTACAGGGACTGAGATATGGACAGGGAGACTGCTTCTTCTTCAACTTGGAAATAAGGAAGACCAAGTGGTGATAGATTGCACAACTGTTGATATTAATCAGTACAAGGACTATCTTGAAAGTAATAGGCTGTTCATCATCCACAATGCAAAATTTGACTTGAGATGGCTGTATAAGGAACACATTGTAATTAGAAATGTCTATGACACTTATTTAGGTGAGAAGATTCTATTCCTTGGATTTCCACCCGGCATTGTATCCCTGTCTTTACAAGCATGTTGTGACAGGTACTTGCATGTTTATTTGGATAAGACTGTGAGAGGAAAGATACATGCAGGTGTAACAGAGGAAGTCATAGTCTATGCAGCAAATGACGTAGTATATCTTGAGGATATAATGAATGCCCAAATGAAGATAATAGCACAGAGGGGACAGCAGAATGCTCTTGAAATAGAGAACAAGTTTGTAAGAGTCCTTGCATATATTGAATTTTGTGGCATTAGACTTGACCCATCTAGGTGGAAAGCTAAAATGGTCAAGGATAAGGAGAGGTTAAGGGTTGCAGAGCAGAGGCTTAATGATTGGGTTATCAAATATGTGCTAGACAAGAATGACCCTTCCCTAATACAAAGGAATTATGATTCCCATAAAAAGGGCAAGCCTGCCAAGCTCAAAGAGGGTGTATATGTTGCAATCCCTGCACCCTCCTTATTCTCTGAGTTTGATACAGGACCTCAATGTATTATTGATTGGAGTAGTTCCAAACAGGTAATCAGACTATTCAAGGAACTTGGATTTGACTTGTTGGTCAAGGATAAGAAGACAGGTAAGATGAGGGAGTCTGTAGAGTCCAAGTATATAGAAATGCAAAAGGATAAAAGTGATATTGTTCCCTTATACCTTGAGTATTCGGCAGCTTTTAAAGTAGTGACATCTTTTGGTCAGAATTTCCTTGATGCCATTAATCCAGTAACACAGAGAATCCATCCAACATTCAATCAGATGATGGATACAGGGAGGTTATCTTGTGGCTCAGGAGGAAAGGGTAGAGGAGGCAAGACAAAAGATGATGACATTGCAGAAGAGGATGAGGATAAGAATACCACTACACAGACAAATGATAAAAGTGTCAATATCCAGCAGCTTCCAGCCACAGAGGAGACAAGGGCAGCATTTGTGCCTGAAGAGGGTCACTTGCTGGTAGACTGTGATTATGGGGACCAAGAAGGACATGTGTTCACTGAACTATCCAATGATAGGGAATGGATTGCATTCTATAATGACCCTAATGAGAGAGATGGGCATTCCTTTGTAGCCAAGATGTGTTTCCCCAAAGACCTTGATGGTATTGAGGAAGGGCAGGTCAAGAAGGTGAGAAAAGACCTTAGGGATTTGGCTAAGAAGGCAAGGTTCTGTTTCAATTATAATGGCCAGGCTCCTACAATGGCAGCTAATTGTAATATTCCTGTGGATTTTGCTACTGAGATTCAAAATAACTACTTCAAGAGATTTAATGGTATAGCAAGCTATTTCAAGGTACAAAAGAGGGATATGTGGGATAGGGGCTATATCCTAATCTCAAAGATAACCGGATTAAGGGCATACATCTATGACTACCCTATACTAAAAGGTATAGAGAGAAGAAAGAATAGTATGGGAGATTCTTTTTGGGATATATACAAAGCTGCAAGAGATAGTGGCAGAGTAATATCCGAGATTCCTCCATCTATCATGCAAGAGATTGCAAAGAAGTTTGCTCAAGGAGTCCCTATTGAGGAGATAGCTATCAGATACTCATATAAAGTCAAGAAGGCAGGTAAGGTAGAGGAGAAGTTTATTGACATTAACAGGGAGACTGTATATGTGTCAGTGATGAAGCACTTGTGGAAAAGAAAAAGTGCATCTGACAGTCAATCATGCAATTACCCTTCACAGGGTACTGCTGCTGCCATGACCAAGATAGCTGGCATTAAATACTTCAATCATCTTGTGGATGATGGGCTTATATTTAAAGTTCTGATTCCCAATGATGTTCATGATGAGTATCTAATTGAGCCTCCTGAAGAGATAGCTGAACAGGAAGCCAAGAAGTTAAGTGAATGTATGGAGTATGCAGCATCTATCTTTTGCAAGAAGGTAACTATCAAAGCTGTGCCTGAGATTGCATCATGTTGGGTTCATTGAGATTTAAGTAATTAATAAAGTGAAGAAATGGAAGTAACAATAAACAAGGAATATCAGAACCTCATTGATAGGTTGGATGCAGCTATTACTGCATATAAAGATTCTGGTAGGACAGAAATTGGCCTTTCTCTCTTAAAAGGGGTAAAGGAAGGAATCAGAATGTTAGGCAGCAGACCTAAACTGGCTGAAAGTGTGGAGAGGTTCACTGAGATTACCAATAACATGGCTAAGACTTATGCAGCCAAGAATCATGACTATGGTAATAGCTTTGACAAGTCTCTTGATAAATTTGGCATTGTAGCATCAATAGTAAGGATGGGAGATAAGATGAATAGAATCGAGTCTCTTACAAATAAGGAAGCAAAGGTTAATGATGAATCTATTAAAGATACTCTTCTTGACCTTGCAAATTATGCTATAATGACTGTTATGTGGTTAGATAAAACTAGGAAGGGTGCTGAATAGCATCCTTCCTTTTCTTTTACTTAGAAAGGAAAGTTTATGAAGGTAGAACTAGAAAATATCTTGGACATTGGTACTACATTGTACAGTCTTGATGAAAACTTCAAGATTAAGAGGAAAGTTGTAGTGAATATACGAAGTGTTTTTGAGCAGAATGTAAGTCATTCTCCAGAAATTCATACTACTTACAAAGTATCCAATACGATGAGTAATTGTTATGCTACAGATGTAAGGGATTCTGAAATAGGAAAGTCTTGGTTCACTTCCAAGTCTGATTTACTCAAGAAAATAGCTGAGCAATTATGATAATAGCAGTAGATTTTGATGGAACTTGTGTTAAACATAGGTATCCAATGGTAGGAGAGGATGTGGATGGTGCTGTTTCTGTCTTGAAGGAGTTAGTAAGAAAGGGGCATAAGATTATCCTATATACCATGAGGGGTGGGGACACATTGGATGATGCTATAAGTTGGTTCATAGACAATGACATTGAACTATGGGGAATTAACAGGAATCCTGAACAATATGGATGGTCCTCATCTCCCAAAGTATTTGCTAACCTGTACATAGATGATGCAGCTTTGGGTATTCCATTAATTGAGCCTGAAGATGATAGAGACTATGTAGATTGGAACAGGGTTAGAGACATACTGATAACAAAGAATGTGATATGACAGAGAAACAATTAAAGTGGCAAAAGAGGAGTAGAATCCTTTGGAGATTGAATGGTATGGTAGGATTCCCTTTTGAGGAAGGAGTACTTACATCCCTTGAACATGAAAGGCTCAATGTTGCATTTAGTATCATCAGGGGAGTAGTCCAAGATTCAGTAGAATCAAGTATAGAATTAGGCTTTAATGCTAAGAGGAGGTGCACCTTTGGTGTTTGTAGAAAGCCTGCTATTGAGGGAAGTGAGTATTGTAGAGAACATAAAGAATATATGGAGGAAAGACAATGCCAAAGATAATTATATGCCGAGGAATACAAGGCAGTGGTAAAACTACATGGGCTAAACAATGGGTACTTGAAGACCCTGAACATAGAGTAAGGTTTAACAATGATGACATCAGAAATATGTTAGGTAAGTATTGGGTTCCCAGTAGAGAACTATTAGTGCGTGCTTTGAAAGTACAATTTATTGCAACATCTATGGAAATGGGTTATGATATTGTCATTGATAATATGAATCTTAATCCCAAAGAGATAGAGTTCTATAAACCATATATAGAAGCACACAATCAAACAGTAGAAGAGTTAAGAAAGGAGAATATATTAAATCCCCAAGATGATTTCAAGTATGAATTGGAATTTAAGAATTTCTTCATACCTCTTCAAGACTGTATAGAGAGAGACTCAAAAAGACCCAATCCTATAGGGGAAGAGGTCATAAGGAAGACTTATGAGAAGTATAAAGACATTCTGAAAGTATAGTATGAGGCAATATACATCAAGAGAGTTCATAAAGATAGTGGAATTTAATGGTTTCTGTTATAACAGATGTAAGGGAGACCATGCTATCTATATAAATAATAAAGGGAGGCATATCAGCATACCTAGAAATCTTGAATGTGTAATTGCTCGAAGACTAATTAAAGAGAACAACTTGGTAACAGACTTCAAAAAGAAGAAAAAAATGACTGAAAGTGGATATTACCCTTTAGGTGCAGATACTAAGGATGCACCCTGGAATCAGGTTGACAATCCTGAAAGGGAAATTGAGGTTACAGTAAGTGTCACACTTAGTAAGACTGTTAAGATTAAAGTATCCGATTATAGCATAACTGACTCTGGAAAGGACGAGGATGGTGAGTATTTTGAGGATATAGACTACTCTAAATGTGACCTTAAAAGGGCAGTAGAAGAGCAAATTACACTTCCACAAGATGCCTACAAATATGTAAAGGGAGAATTTGATAATGACCAATACAATGACCTTAAAGGTTGGTGTGTTGATGATTTTGAGGTGATAGAAGAGTAATATGAGAAAAGGTATAGTAGATAATTGAGTATGTCAAAGTATTGTTGCAGTGAATGTGGTGGCACTAATATCCAAGTGCAAGCATGGATAAACCCTAATACTGGGCAGGTCACGGACACTCTTGAGAGTAATGATTGCTGGTGTGAAGATTGTAAAGACCGCACTAAACTTAAGCAAATATGAGAGCAGTAGTGATAGAGGATTTTAATGGAAGCATTGAACTTGTAAGAGACCCTGATACATGTGATGTATTGGTATTTGAGGACTTGGAGTCAGCATGGGAGGAAGCTAACAGATGTCAGAATGGAATAGTAGCAATGCTTAGTACATGAATCTTGAGGATAGAATAATGGAAGAGGCAAGCAAGGGTAATTACAATAAGGTATATGCCCTTGCCTTACTCTATTTATGTAAGAAATATAAAGAAGGAATATGAAACTTGTAGAAATTAAACTCTACCTCATAAGCTATATTGGTAAGCTTGGGTTTGAAAATACAGTGTTTATAGAGGCCAACAGTATCTCTGAGGCTGAAAAGCTATTCAATGAGAATTTTCACAAACGCAAACTGACTGGAGTCAGACAGTATGGTATAAGAGCCTTGAAAAAGACTGCTGGTTAAAAAAAAAGAAAGAAAATGGATAATTTTAAAGTTTCCTTGGTCAGGTACATGTGCCCAATCTGCGGAGGAGTAGCTGAAGAGGTAATTGTGGCAAACACTCGCCTTACAAAGAAAGCTGCTTCTGAAGTAGAGGAGTTAGATGGAAAGGCTGTAGGATTTTCTGACCATGCCTGCAAAAAGTGTTCTGAATATAAAGACAAAGTTGTGTTCTTTATTGGAATAGATCTAGAGAAATCCTCTGGTGAAGAAGTATATAGAACAGGACAAATTGTTGGAATAAAAGATGATTCTCTCTTGGTTTTACATTGTAAGGAATATATACGTTCTTTAGAGGACGGAACCAGATTTTGCTTTATTGATAAATTAGTGGGTGAGGAAATAGGATTATGGCAGTGACAGATAATGATATGCTAAATAATCAGTCATTCCCAGAAGGTCAATCTAATAGACTAAAGATATTAATGATTCTAGAAGAACTTGATAAGTTTAAAGATAGGGCAGAAATAGCAAGAATTAATGCTGGAACAGATACAGCCTATCAATACTGGGGAGGATATAGAATGGGAATAATAGATGCAATTAATGTAATAAAACATAAATTTAATGAAATTAATTAGTAAGGAAGAGCTAGCCGACCTAATACGAGCTAGTATTAAACTTGGTTATTTAGAAGCTGGAGGAGTTGATAATTGGACATGGTACGATGAAGCTCTAACTGAGTATAATGAAGATGACCTAGACGATGACACATTAACTAGTGAATATAAAGACGCATGAGAACAGTAGCCCAGAAGGTATTTCAGGTTGCCTATCGCACGAAGAACCAAGGAATTGAAGGCTGGATATTAGTTGAAGCTGACGACTTCATAGAAGCCTTAGATGTGTTTAAGAGTCATTTTAAAGACTACGAAGTAACCGAAATTAGAAAATTCCGAGATATTATTAAACCACTTACTAAAACTATCACAGTAGAACTATGAAATTAGTTAGACCTTCGTTTGAAATTTTAGAACAGAAACCAAAAGCTATTGCTATTCCTGATGATATGGAAATAGGCCCACGTATGGTAAGAGAAGAACTTCTAAGTTCTGTGTATAGACAAATAGAAATAGCTGGAAGAATCTGTTACAAATCTGAAGATAAAATTACAGATACGTCTGCCAAGTCATTTGTGGATAGAATGGTTAAGTCGGGCCATGGTACTGTGTTAGAACATGGTACTGTGTATCTTAATTTTACTGATAATATAGTAGAAGCAAGAAAGAGGTACATTAGAAATTTTTACTCTAAAGTGTATAAAAATACATTGAAGGAGGACTGGAAATATCCTCACCTCTATGTTGTAACTAATTATAGAGTATTAGTAGAGAATGGTTGGCTTGAGGACTTACAATATATCTGTAAACCTACAGAGTATCATGAAAAGAGAATTACCGTAAAGTTTGTATGTGATAGAGGTGTATTACAGGAGTTTAGAACTCACAGGGTATTCTCTAAAGACGACGATGATAATTATATTTGTGATGTGGGTAACTTCTCAGCTTGTGCCGAAAGCACTCGTTATTGTAATTATAGCAAGGATAAGTTTGGCAATGAATGCACATTCATATACCCTAATTGGTTCAATAAGTACTTTGAAGATAATTATTCAAATCTTAATATTAGAGATTGGCAGACAGGATTAGATATAGCTTGTGCAGAGACTAACTGGATATATGCTATGTTATATGCAGAAAAAGCCTACTTTAGTAGTATAAGTAACGGGATGAAACCTCAACAAGCAAGGACAGTATTACCTAATTCTTTAAAAACAGAATTAGTAATGACAGGGTTTGTATCTGATTGGAAACATTTCTTCAAACTTAGGGTGGAGAGATTGGCGAAGGGTAAACCACATCCTCAGGCAAGTGAGCTTGCAACTCCTTTATATGAGGAGTTTGTTGCTAGAGGTTATATAGATAGTTTAGAATAAACTCTTATAAAGAGACAAACTATGATAATTGCTAGAGAACTCGTAGATGAGCTAAAGAAAATAAAAGACTTTGATATTACCTATAAATCGGATGATAATAATTCCGGAGAAATATACATTGACTATAATGGTATGATCTTTGCTCTAGAATATTTTATATGGGAAGGTAAGTTTTGTCTTTCTGGAATGCTACACAGCATTACATATAGGGGAAAACATATTATGACGATGTTCTCCCCATATTATTTTAACGTAGATTACAATTCTGATGTATATAGCAGAGCGGATGACTTAGTAAGTCAGGTGGAAAATGACATTAGAGAGTGTAGTTTTAAGGAGAAGCTACGTAGATTAATTAATATGGTTGACTCAATATATGAAGATTTCGATGAATCTGAAGTAGAATTTATTAAATATATACTACAATGAAATACAATATTTGTTTTACATTAGGAGACCCATCTGGTGATGGACACGCTAGTACATCAGAATATCATATAGTAGCTACTCACTCTGTTGAGGAGATTACTAATGCTTATAAGAAAACTACGGAATTGTTGGGATTTGATTTTGTAAAAGAAGTAGGCTCGGAATATGAAGCAGATGGATGGATTCCACAGGAGTATACGAAGAAGCTATTAGAACTTAACATAATAGACGACGAGTATATAACCACTGAGGATCGCAAATATGGTCCTCCTGCTGGATGTTACTGGTTTGATTATGCAGAGGATGAATTCCTTGAAGTATTCTTCAATATAGTAAGATACTCCCTTCCAGACTTTGAATGGACTTCTAGAGATTTGGAAGAAGATACTCTATATCTTCTAGAGGGGGCAGCTTATGGGTTTGCATATCATGGCGAGTAAAAGAATACCAAGGAAAGTAAAGAAAGCTCTAAAGTATGTGTATTTATTGCCGAGGAGAAATGGTAATATGATACAGTATGGTGGAGTAGATATAATTGGAAATAGGTCGAAGTGGAAACGCAAAGCTGCCAAGGTGTTGCGTGCACGAGACCTTAGAAAAATGATAAACGAAATGACTGATAGATTAAAAGATTTATATTCTTCAACGTCGTATTCAAAACCTGATATTATTGAATCAGATATTTTCGAATGGGAGGTAATTATTAAATAAATAACATTATGGGAAATATTTTTGGTAAGAAAGAGGTAAGATCATTTGCAGAACAACTTGCAGAAGTAAAGAATATTTTTAAAACGTCTTATGATCAGGCGATAGCTTTAAATGCGGCCATTGCTGAAGACATTAAAGTTAAACAAAACGAAATAGCATCAATTCAGACTCAAATAGATTTCAATTCTCAAGTCGCAGAAGATAATAGCAAATATATTGCTAAGCTCAAAGAATTGATTTCCTAAATCGAGGGATTATATTTATGAATATAATAAATAGAAAGGGATTCAGATACGACCCAGACCATGTATTTTTTACATCAGATACCCATTTTGGTCATGCAAATATTATAAGGTTTTGTAAACGTCCGTTTGAAAATGTCGAGGAGATGAACGAAGTCCTGATAGAAAATTGGAATAAAGTAGTCTCTGACGATGATACGGTCTTTCATTTGGGAGATTTTGCTTTTGGTGGAAGTAATGTATGGAAAGAGATTATCCCTCGTCTAAAAGGTCATATAAACCTCATTATAGGAAATCATGACAGGAAGAATCTTAGGCAAGGATATATGTCACTTTTTAACATGGTAGTTCCACAACTACAAATAGAAATAGAAGATACCTCCATCTATTTGAATCACTACCCGTTTCTCTGCTATGGAGGTTCATATAGAGGGGTGTGGCAGTTGTTTGGTCACGTCCATTCTGGACCGGGAGCAGACGGATTAGACATTTCAAGGCTTAGAGTATTGCTTCCAACCCAATACGATGTAGGAGTAGATAATAACAACTTTACTCCTATCTCTTATAAAGAAGTCAAGAATAAAATAGAAACACAGAAAAATGAAAGTTTGGATAGGACTAGAGCCTGATGATAGACAGGGGATGGAATTTGATCTGACTCCACTAGAGTTTAGAGACTTACTAAGTAAGCCAGATTGGGCCCCACTCCATTTTTTAGGTTGGAGAACATTTATAACTTCTGTATATTTTAAAATACTTTGATATGGAACATTATAATAGAAAATCGGTAACGGATTCTTTAAAGAAATATGATTGTTTAGCTAAGGACTCTGATTTCATAGAAGTCACAGAATGGTATAACGGAGAAGGTTGGGACATATCCATAAATGACAATAAGCTAATATCCTTAACTTGGGGGCAATTAGAAGCTATCTCATATTTAGTCAAGTCACTAGATTATAATAAACAGTAACATCTTTCATAAAAGGTATGATAACCGCAAGGAAAGCTAATGAGAAAACATTTAAATCTGAAAAGGCAAAGGAATTGTTGACAAGAAAGCATTATTTGGAAATACTCCTGAAAATAGAAAACAAAATTATTGAAACTGCTGAATCTGGATGTTTTTGCATAGATCTGAAGACAGACTTTATGTATCCTTTTAGAGATAAGGTAATGGATGAGTTAATTTATAATGGATATAAGGTTGTATTAAAACCTGCAACTGGTATTCTTCCAGAATATATACTAATTAGTTGGAAATAATTTATGAAGTTGCATTATTTATTATTAATTATGTTCTTTCTAATGAGCTGTAAAAGAACGGACAATGTTTCAGAAAGTAGGAAGATAGGATCTTCAGATATAGATTATATCTATGAATATACCATGAATAAACACGACTATATCAAAATGGGATATGGAATAGCTCATTCTGGAACTTGTAAGAAATGTAAACAAGAGCGAGATAGCATTGTTAATGTAGTTATTCAAAAACTCGGAGAACTGAAATGAGTTATGTTGAATTACATACAGGAACCTTAACTAAAGTTAATATAAGAGGGCTTACAGTAGAAGAGTACTGTAAGCATCTCTGTGAGAAATACGGCTATGAAATTGCTTATGAGGGAGACACATATATCGAAACCTTAATGGATGCAGATGATACCTACAAGGTATTAAATGGAGAGTTATATAAGTGCGACGATATTCAACATCCAGAAGATGATTCTTACTTAGTTAATATTAGAAGCAATAAAGACGGAACTTACGAGTATATTGCACAGTTTTATAATGGTGGTACTTGTTTAGATGAAGTTTTAGAGAAGGGAATAAAAAGACTTTAAAGTGATTAGAGAGAAAATTGACAACTTAATCAAGCAAGCTATGTTTGATAAAGACCAGCCGAGAACAGAAGTTTTGAGAGCTATTAAGAATGAATTCCTTGTATACCAAACAGCAAAAAATGCTAAGCCTTTAGACGACGCTGCTGAAATTGCCATTTTGAATAAAATGATGAAGCAAAGAAAGGATAGTGCTGAGCAATATAAACAAGCAGGGAGAGTAGACTTGGAATCCAATGAGATATATGAAATCAGTTTCATTAATACTTTTCTGCCTAGAAAAGCTACAGTGGAAGATATAGAAAATGCTCTCTTTGAAGTAATGCTTGAGAAAGGATGGGCTAGCATTAAATCAGGACCTCAAATTCCAAAAAAGTGTATGGGAGAAGCTATTAAGGCTGCGAAAGAAAAATTAAGCAATGTAGATGGAAAAGAATTATCTGATATTGTAAAAACTTACTTGGAATAATGGACAATATAGCTATCGACTTAGTAGAGAAATATATTCTCAATCATCTAGATAAATCAGACGCAATTCCGGATTTTGAAGTATATACAGTGTGGAAATGTAAAATTTTGCAGAACTGGAAATACTTGCTATCTAGCACACTTCCAGATGGAATGTATTATGAACTTACATATAACGGAGATAAGAAACAGTGGTACTTAGATGCGTACAAGAAATTTGATAATGTATGTTATAATTTAGGATAATATGAGCCATTTTGTAGGATTTGTATTCGGTAGTAATGTTGATGAATTGCTTGAACCATATGATGAAAATATGGTAGTAGATAAATATGTGAAATATACCAAAGACGAAGCTGTAGATGAAGTTAAAAGAAGACACGCCGATAATTACGAATATGCTCTTAAAGTACTAGATAAATATCAAGACCCTAAGTCTGATTGGGAAAAGGAGCAGGTAGAGCGTGCAAATAAAATTATAGAAGGTGGTATTGGAATATCCTATGAGGACGCCTGGGAAGAGGCGAAGAAGTGGGGATATGACATGGATGATAATGAAAATCTACTCTCTACCTATAATCCAGAATCTAAATGGGACTGGTATTCAGAAGGAGGTAGATGGGGAGCTTGGTTGATTCTAAAAGAGAAGGATGAAAATGGAGTACCTCTGACAGCAATCTTTGCTACCAAATCTGAAGTAGACTGGGATCGTATGTTTCCTAATAGAGTCCCATTCTGTTTTGTCACCGAAGATGGTGAATGGCACGAGTCAGCTTCTATGGGCTGGTGGGGTATGACTTCTGACGACAAAGAAGAAGATGTTTGGAACAAGGAGTTTAAAGAGTATCTAGACAGTGTAGGAGATGATGTTGAAATTTCAGTAATAGACTTTCATATCTAATGATCAAAAAAATCGAAAAGTTTGGAGCATCCTGGTGTGGTCCATGTAAGGTACTAGACAGAACATTAGAACAGCTTACTGGAGTAGAAATCATCAAACATGATGTAGACGAAGAGGAAGAACTTGCAAATGCAAGAGGTATACGAAATGTTCCGGTTTTAATATACTATAACGAACAAGATGAGGAAATTAAGAGAACAGTAGGCGCTGTTTCTCTAAATACTATTATGTCAATTATAAATAGTAACTAATATGTACAGGGTATTATTGAGTAGAACGGGAGTAGCTTATGTTGTAGAATGCGATGATGAACTTAATGAGTTTGATTTTGTAGAGGTCTTGAGAGACTATGTAGAATCAGGAGATGTAATCATGTTCGTAGATAGTTTGAGTGCTTTGAAAGATTCTATGGAGCTTGAATATAAAATCGAGGTTATTGAGGATGAAGAATAATCAGGGAAACAATTCGGAGGATCTAGCATTATTAGTAAAACGGAATAAAAGGGAGATAGAGCGCCTAAGGAACTTGGGAATTTTGAAAGACTCAGATAATAGTTGTCAAAGTTATCATATAGGAAAGTCTGACTATAGCACTCATTTAATTCAACCATGGCATATTTGGAGAGAATATAATCTGAATCCGTGGGATGCGGACATTATTAAAAGAGTGTTGAGGACTAAAGAGGAATTTGGTAAATCCAGAGAGGATGCTAGAATAATGGACTATGAGAAAATTATTCACATCTGTAGAGAAAGAATTAGACAACTAGAAGAGGATAAACAAGCTCAGAAACCAGTGTATGAGGCAAAAGGATGGAGTATAGGACTAGGTAAAACTGTACAATGTAATGTATGTAAAGAACGCACTAACATAACTGATTACGGTACGTGGTAAATAATAAAGGGAATATAGGTTGGCGATTATGCCTTCCTATATTCCCTTTATTTTTTTTTATTCCTCTCCAATACCATTTATAGTATCTCTTTGATACATTTTATATGTATCCTATAAGGATCGTGGTAATGCCTAAGATTTAGTAACTAATTCTCCAAAAGTAGTATCCCCAAATAAAAATCCTCCGATGTCATTATATACCTTAGCTCCCCATTTTACTGATGCCGGACTTGTATTATTCATCACATAGTCAAAGATTGGAAGAGGTCCCTTAAACTCTTCAAAGCTACTAGAACTACCTTTATATAGTAGTTCAATAGCAGCATTAGTTAGAACATCCTTTCCATCTCCAGTCTTCTTGTGTTCCTTATATGCAGGATTGATTAATTCCTCAAATAGCCAATACAATAACATAGCTACTAGAGCATCCGACAGTATTCTTCTCCAGTTCCTCATCTACATTGGGTTACTAAGAATATTCTACTTTATTCCTTCCCATCCTCTACCATGATATAATTCTGCAAAAGTATCCTACAGTGTTCTGAGAACTCCCTAAACTACTAGAGGAATATCTGTTAAGCATGGAACTCCTGTATTCTCTGTGGTAACATTTCCATTCTCATCTATCCAGAGTTTGTTTCCGTTCTCATCCTCTTTCTAGACCTTCTAAGTTTCATAAGAAGATTCTCTTCTCTATCCTAGATACACATCATATATACCATTCATCCAAGTAGAGAACACTCCAAACTGAGAACCTATAGCTAGGTTTTCATACATAGCCTCCGTACTTCGGTTATATGAACCGTATATGGTATCTCCTAAATTCTTGATTTCATCAATCTAGTTCTAGGTATAACCGTCTGGTAAATTAGTATCAAGATTGACAGGAAGATTTGCTTCTGGATTCTCTTCATTAAACTTCATAATTTGGCTTAAATACAGAGCCTTCTACTTATTATAGGCTTCCATATCACTCTTATCATTTGAGGCTAGTAAATTAAACCTTCTGTCCATTCTCCAGTTATATACTAGTTTTCCGTCTACGATAGAATAAGCATCATGAGAACCATCATGTTTTAGTTTTCCCATGAATAAAACCATTCTGTTTAAAAAGTCTGGTTTTCTAAGAGTGGCATACATCCAATTTCCAGCATTTGTTATACCTCCTCTGTTAGTTTTATAACCTTCCTACTACTATTCTATATTGATATTAGAAATAAGATACTTACTATTTAATTTATCCAATAAGTCTATACTCATAGCAGAATGAACTCCCTACCTTAATACAAATTGATACGCCCACATAACATCTTTGGCGTCTATGTCAGTTCTATATTTCGTCATTGTTCTGACCACATTAGATAAGAAACCTCCAAAAACGTCTCGGATAGCTGCAACAGGATTAGCTGCATTATATGCTATGGATACAGCTTTCCTAAGAGGTTGTAACCTAGCAATAATTTTCTTGGAACTTTCTTCCATTATACTTCTGTTGAATACTGCGGTTTTAATGTAGTCATCAATATGCTTAATAGTCTTAGCAAATTTTTCCTAATCATCCTCTCTAATCCCAGTTAACTTTAACCATAAAAGAATACCTTTAGCCCTAGTTAACATTTTATTCGTTTCTTCTTCTTGAAGACTTTTATAGGAATAATCTATTACAAGATTCTATAAGTTGGTTTCGAAATAATCCTTTCCATATCTGGTCAGCAATCTTTGTCTACCTTTTGTGGTTTCTGAAGCTCTAAATCTATTATAAGCCTACATATCCTCTATATCCTAATTAATCTAGGATTCTTCCTAATCTGTTAGAATATCTTCATACATTTCCTTAAAGAATAATGTTGGATTTTTGCAGTACCCTCTAACTCTCCTTTTAAAGTCTTCAAAGTATTTACCTGGATTACTCCATCTAGTAGATGAAGAAGCTTTTTCCAATGGAACCCATAGGTATTGGGGATTGTTTTTTATAAACGATAATAGAGATTTATCATCTTCAGATTTATATGAAAAGTTATTATCCTTAAATCTTAGTTTATTTATTTCAAATAATGCTTTCTTTAGGAACTTTCTATCATCCTCGTCCAGATCCTCAGAATTATCATATGGATTCTTGAAGAACAGCTCTCCATCCTTTTCTTTATACAAGTGTCTAAAAACTTTAACCTAATCTCCTATCAAAGCATTCCGAGTTTTTCCGTATCCCTTAGCTTCGTAATATTCTAGGCAGGCTAAATTAAAGTCTGATATTTGAGGTTCTAGTTTATTAGAAATACTGTGGATAGCATCTTGCAATAGTTTACTAATAATTCTAACCTATGAATTGGACATATTTTGAGGTCTTGCAAGTAATCGTTCCATCTCTGATAAATCGCCCTCTGATATTCTGATAACTCCAGACAATCTATCTAAAGCTATAGAAGCATTAAGTAACAATTTACAGCATCCAGTGACTAGCTCATTCCTTTCTGGATTGGCTAGTTTAGCTTTTCCAGTAGCATACTTTATAATAGTATCTGGAGATACAGACATATGCTAATTGGACATGATAGTATTTAACTTCTTAATCAATTCTTCTAGTCTCTAAATCTATATTTCAGTAGTTTCAGCAGATGCCAAAGAATCTATTGTAGTTCCATTTAATAGATGCTACAATCCGTCTGTATCAGATCCAGAAATCAATTCTTTTAGGGAATTGAAATCTGTTTTTCCTAGATTGGGAGATTCATGTAAAATATCCCAAAATTCATTTATCAATAATGATACTGGAGAGATATGCTCCACAGTAGAAAAGTTATTGTTAATTTTAAGATTTGGTTCTTTCTTATTTAAAACTTCCTGAGCTTTAACGAAATTTGAGACAACTAACTGTATTGGATACTATTGACTCTATATTTTTCCACCCAGCCCACCAACTACTATTAAGTCCCCCAACTTAATATCAGAACCTAATTGCGGTATTATCTCGTTCAACAAGAACATTGTTCTCATCGTCTCTATATTTCCATATGTGGCTTTCATCAATTCTCTACCCTGATTATCAGTAGCCTATAAATCATTCAAATGGAAACCTAATATATTATCTCTGCCCTCGAAAGAGTGTTTCTGGTCTAAGTTTAAACCAGAAAGGGTAACTACGTTGACCTATCCAGTAAGAGTGTTTTTGAACATAATGATGTTACAATTATCTAGTGTATCATTTTTAACTACTTCCCATAGATAATTGTATTTATCTTTCCCATTTACCTTAACAACAGAATGTTCAAAGTATGGACTAAACAGCTAATCTAAATAGTCATTGTCAAATTTTGGAAAACCAAATCTTCTAAATTCTCCTATCTAATTCACTATACCTCTAGCGCTTAGTTTTCCGTTATCTACATTTAGAAGTTTATCCTGATTTTGCTTAATAATTTCTATTACTTCCTTATTCTTACTCTTAACTTCGGAACTATTTACATGATAGATTACTCCATCTATAGTGAGATTCCAACCAGTATCTGGCTGCTCTCCTTGAGTCCAGTATGTCCAGTTTTTATCAATATATTCTTCAATAGTAGATGTTATTCCGTCAGCTTTTATATCTCTTTTTGGAAATACTGCACTTAATTGTTTATTTACAGTATCTATTGAAGAGTCGTTTATTGTAATAGTTTCTGCATTAGATGCTATGAATCTTTGAGCTAATTTCATAGATTCTTGCATTATAAATGCACCTCTATTATGACTATAGCACTCTGCTCTATTAACAGTAATTTCCTTTATATTTTGAAACTAATCATCATACCCAAGTGTCACAGGAATAATATTAAACCTAATATCGTTAGTATTAATTCCGTTATACTAAAGTATTCTAGATAATAAAGCAAACTCGTTTCTATATTTTTCCTTCTTAGCCTAATCCCAGAATGCAGGGGATTCGTGTGAGCTTTTTATGTTAAATACCTCTACAGAACCATTTGGTTTGACCACAATATAATCAATATGTCCGGTAATAGTTTCGTCCCTTCCTATTAATTTAGCAGAGAGATTTAGATTCTTGAGAATAACTGGAGAAGAGTCATCCCCAAGTTCTCTAGATTCTTTTCCGTTTCCTAAGTATACCTAACTAAATATATCATCATAAACCTAGTCATGTATAACATCACTTAGATGCTCAAATGAAGTGCCCTTAGTATTATCCTCAGTCTAGGAGTAAGAGGTTTCCTTACCTTGCTTCAAGATAATTTTATGTAAATCCCTACCATCTTCTGCTATTCTTTTCCAGCTATTTTTCAAAATAGAGATGTGCTAATCAACCTAATCTTTAGTTAATCCCTTCTATTCATATAGAGATTTCATTCTTTCAATATAATCATCTACCTATAAAACCGGCATTATTTGTTTTCCATACTGGTCAACATATAACCCAGAATCAATAAATGATTGAGTTGTATATCCGGGTACGTTTATCTCTGCACACCCATTTATAACATCTACCCTGTCAGAAAATTCCTTTCTAAACTTGCGTTTCCCCTATTCCTTTAATTCTGACAGTTTATCAACCACTCTTATCTAACGATTATAATCCTTAGAATAAAGAATGTCATATGCAAGCTGCGGACTTCTTTTCAAGATTTTGATTAATTCGTCATAAGAGTGGTTATACTGCCTTTTTCCAACTAATGTGTAATTACAATCTTTCATTTACAGTTTTCTAATATTAAACCTTTCTCAATTCCTTTCTCTATAAGGTTTGAAATGATACGATTTTTCTACATTTGTCCTACCTATGATGATACTAGAGTATTTATACTTGACTGGAAACCTAAATCGGAGTCCAAATCAAGTCTAATATTTTTTCTAATATTTTGTCTTATGTTTAGAAATTGCTATCTAAACAAATCAACTGCTTCATTGGTTTTATCACTATAGTAAAACACATCACCATTTTCAACCTGTCTAGCCAAGTGTCTAACGACACCCTCTTCCATTCTATCTATATATGCTAAGTTTCTATAGAGGTCATTAACTCTATTCTTAGTCATCTAAGATACTTTTTTATCATAGAAATTCAAAATGTTTTCATAATTTCTAGTACCTTCATTCATATCCTGAGCTTTTATGGCTCCTAGTACAATGTGGAAAGTTTCATGAAGAAGGTCATTAATACTAGCATTACTCTGATTTATGTAGAGATTATTGTCATAGATAAAAGCCCTCACCCCATCAGTACCATCGGGGAATATTCTATTTCCATTCTAGTCCTGAAGTTGTGCTAGCTATTCATTATCTGTAATAACTATCTTAATTGGAGTATCTTTGAAAAGTGTGTTCTCAAGAGTATCTTTTAAATTAAATAGTGTACTCGTAAGACTCTACGTCGGAGGATTTCCTGCCAAGTCTACTCCAGTAGAATTTATAGTGATTCCAGAATCGGATAAGGATTTTATATAGGTTGTATAATTACCCTCACCGTTCTTATTACTTCTTTCTACTAGATACTATTTAATTGGAGCATTGTTTATATCAAATATGATTTTTCTTATATTAGCATAGTCAGAGTCTTCTAAGGTCTTTCCCTACATAGCATTGATAGAATATCCATTTTCTGTCATTGCATATAGAAAGATTCCTATCTTTTCAGGGAGGTCTAACGATGAAATATCTATACCTCTCTGTTTATAAAAGGCTTGGATTTCTGAGGACTTCTTTGTAGTAATTAAATTATGTTCCTGGGCAAATAATTTAGTTTTTGGGCCTATTGGATAAGCTATAGAATTTATGGTCTGGCCAACATTAGTTGGAAATTCTAGGTTAACATATCTCTTTCCATTAGAACTTCCTAATATCTATTTTAATCCCACTTTAGTTTGTTTTGATACATTAGCTGAGCGATTAAATCCTTCTACTGCTAACTTAGCATCCTTTAATGATTTAAACTTTGCTGGATCATATAGATTAGGACTAATAACACTATTACTTACTATAAATATATTATCCCCAGCTTCATTTAAATGACTATATATATAATATCCTTTATAATATCCATTATTTACTCCGTCCTCATTTACTGGAGTAAATATATTCATTGTGTCATATCCAAAATTAAATTCATCTTTTAGGACTCTTCCTTTCCTTTTTAACTTAACCTTATCATCGTTTGTGAGCTTCTTACCTTTATAACTATACACTATCTAGTCCTTATCTTTAGAAATATTTAGAGTATATATCTCTCCATCTATATCCATATTTAAGTGACCTTGAAAGAAGGCTTGTGCATCCTCTAAGGATGATATATTGTCCTCATAACTGTTAGATAATTCCAATTCTCCTAAAGCCTTTCTCTCCGTATTCTTAAGAGCTAAAGTATTTTCAAACAATTTTTTTACCTAAGACTTGGTAAGTCTTATAGTTTGAGGAACAGATTTGCCAACTGATTCTACATGATAGTTAGATAGAATAATATCATTCTTAAAGTATTTTTGAAGTAAACTTTCCATTCCATCCTAATCTAGATTTATGAACTACTACTCACTAACTTCTTGCGAAAATTCTGGAATGTAAGTAGCTAACCCTTTATATAATTCAGATTTTCCAAACGACTCTCTTTTCCAGTGTAGTCTTCTTAAGTATCTAGCTAAGTCGGATTCAGAATCCTCATTTATTACCTACTACTTATTAAGTTCTCTACAGAAATCATTTAATACAGAACCAGAATCAATAATCTAGTCTCCTACCTTTATCAGCTTGGTATAGTCGCTACTATTGTTAAGATAATCTAAAATAAGATGTTTAATAGTAAACTACTCGGATGGAGTAGGGTCTACTTCCTTAGTAATTCTCTCTAAGTTCTTCTTATAGTTATCCTTAATAATATTCAGTTTATCCTTATACTTTTCTGATAGATACTAATCAGTAATATCATTGTCAGCTATAATTTGTTCGGCAAGATGTTTCTTATGTTCTGTTTCGGCAAAATTCTGAACATCAAACTTATTTCTAAATATATAACTAACTACTCCGTTCACTACAACCCTTCCTTTAAGCATATCTCCGTTAGAATATGCTTTATCTACTAGAGTAATTATATAGGGTTTCTCAATATCTTTAATCAATTCCGTTTCCTCTGGATAACGAAGTTTCAAATTCTCGAAAGAACAGTTCCCTATTAGCTGTTTGTCCAAGAAGTATTTTTGAGAGTTTTTCACTCTTGTAGAGGATGTCTACAAGTCGTAAATCAACTGTTTTATTTTATGTTCAGGAAGGGTGTCTAAGTACTCCACGATATCTTGAAGAGAGTCTAGCTCCTTTTCACTAGACTCTCTATCAATTTTAAAATTACTTTTCCCTCCTATCTCAAGAATTACATCACATTCCATATTAACATAATTTGTAAATAAGCAACCTGTTCTATCTTATATATTGTGCTAACTATAACACCTTGTCTTTCATATTCGTTTCTCCGTTTCCAGAGAATATAGAGTTTTCTCTTAATCTCTTATGAAGTTCTGGGAACATTACCAGAGAATTCTGTGCGTAATTATAAGTTCTTTCGTCTATCTCCCCCTACGTTAAACCTAGATGGTCTAACTATAATAGGGATTCTGGTTTACTCATGTCATACTTCCAAGTATAATCAGACTTATCATAGTATCTTTTATACACGTCATATCCATGAGCTGGATTAAGAACTTTAACATAAGGCTCTGTCCTATAATTTAATGCATAAGTAGAATATACAGTAGGGGCCATAGCAATTAAGAAATCTCTCTTAGTTGGCATAATATATTTAAAGTCATCATTATAATCTTGTTCAGACATGAATTTATAATAATCATACAGAACATTACCTTCTCTGACCTAATCTCTAAATATACCAGTCATGTATTTTCCTCCCAATCTGGTTCCATTCACTGCCAGGTTATATAGCATCAGTATGTCAGCTACTGAGTGATTCTAATCAAATTTTTCATTAGCCAACTCTTGAATACCTATTAGGTATCTATTATAGGTCTACTTGTTGGTCAGACTCTAGTCAATTTCAAATAGATTAAGGGCTGTTCTTAACATACTCTTTCCTCTATTAGAACTCTATACAAGCTCTTTAACCAAGAAGTTATCTGGGTAAGTATTTTTAAGCCATTCATAGAAATCATTTTCTACAAAGTTCTTAAGAGAATCTATACCGTTAAGAGAATTTATATACAATTCATCAGACCTTACTAAATTATAATTGGAATCATATACCTTAGTATTATCTACCTTAGATATATCTATAGGCTCATCTTTAGATAAGAAATATGAGGTAATTAATATTTTGTCTGCATAAGATATTATGTTCTTGTAATCCCTATCTGATAATGCACTATAGGACAGCTCTCCCAAAGAAATTAGCTAGTCTACTATCTTTGATTTATTTGCAAATAAATGTCTCTACTATAATGTATAGTTTAGCAAATCTAGATTCATCTTATAGTGAGGTATCCTATTAACTAAGTCTAGTATATTCCAACTTGATTTAATTAAATTGTAATATGTCGCAGCTAATTCCCTATAAGATACTAAGTCACCTTGTCTGGTGTTGTATATAGTTCTAGAGCTTTGAGGTACTATAACCTTTTCATCATTTAAGAACTTGTACAAATCAAAATTTCCGTACAAATCTGTATTCACTGCATCCTATAAGATAGATACTATTTCTACAAGCGATAGTTCTGGATTATTTCCTTGAATATTCTTGATAACCTTTACTAAATCCTTTTCAGTTTTTGTCTTGGTTTGCATCGTAGCAAATATCTCTGGAGCTATAGATTGAAACTCTTCTAAATACTAAAGCAATTCAGCCTTCTTTCCAGAACTACTTGTAGCAGAATCCTCTTCATCAGATAGATTAACAAACTTAGTCTTGTAAGAATCAGAAGGTTTCTTTATTCCCATTCTGCGCTCTCTGGTAGAAACAGTAGCATACATTCTCTTAATAAGTTTAATTAAATCCATATCAGTCTGAGGAATACCTTGATTTAATTTCAGCCATACTGAAGCTAAAGTAGAAGTTTCATTGGCTTCATCAGTAATTCTCTAAAACTCATTCAAGTCTAGTTTAAAATCTAGCATTGAGTAATTGCTATTAGGATGTAATCTATTATAGTCTGCTATCTGGGATTTAATATCGCTAATAATCTAATTAATGTATTCAAATACATAATTAGTGTTCATATTATCAGTCTTAGGAAGTTCATACTGTGATAATGCTTCCATATATTTAGGACTATTTGCAGTTAGTGGTTCAGTTTTAGCCTTAATGAATTTTTGAACAAAATCTTTCAAGGATTTAGACTCTGAATCTTTATATATGTTTCCTAGCTTACTAATTATCCACATATATTCATTATTAGTCCTTCTTGGAGTACGGCCTTCTGCCATCATCTCAGACATCATCTCAGCTTCAGCCTCCATAGCTTCAAACTAAGATTCCATAGCTTCTAATCTTTCCTCTGGAGATAGATTATCTTGAGGCTTTACAATTAGTTTAGAGAGGTCTATATCTCCATTTAGTATCTTAATAGCATTAGTTACTGAACTAGACTGATTTTTATATAAATCATTTCTACTATACTTGTCAATTAGCTCTACTACTGGACTTGTCATAAACGCCACAATATCCTTAAGATTGAATCCCATCATAACAAGATGTAAGTGATATTTAGCTAAGTTGGTTCCAGCGTTAATCTTAGCAAGAATTAATTCCTTAGCATTATCTGTTGCCGCAGAAAGAATCTGAGAAATTAACTAGTCTACGTACTTATCATCCATGTCTATCTAACCATCATATGTAGCATAAAATTCTTCCTTAATTTTCTAAGACAATTCTGGAGAAGCATTCCACAGGTCTGGAATATGTTTTACAACCACGTTCATTAATTGGTCAGTAGCACGCCCAGATAGTCTACTGTATGAGTGACTCATCTTTAGAAAGAATTTGTCTTTCTAATTTCCATTCCTTAATACATTGTGATAGTAGTAAGTAAGGTTAAACCAGTCTTTTTCACCATTAGCAGCTATACCAATTACGTTCTTACCAACTAAGTTCTGGTTCTGCATAACATATTTGGTAAGTGGGTTCATCATATTTAACTACTTAGTTTTAGCTCCCTTTGGAGATTTGTCAGCTTCTTTCTACAAGTCCCTCATTGTAATAGGAGAATATGCCTAGTCTCTATTTCTAATGTTATGAACAACATTTCTAATATTAGCACTAGCTACATTTTTGTATGCCTACTCTCTCTATCTATAGCTTACTTTATAGTTTTCATGTTTCTGAATCTGCTCTATAATCTTCTACTTCTAATCAGCATTCTCTCCAACTATGTAATTATATCTTCCGTTATTATTGTCTATCTTATATATCAAGTTAGCCATTTTTCTAAGTCTTTCTGGACCAGATGAAGATAATATACTATTAAGTTCGTTTTCTATAGAATATTGCTCTCCTTCCACCACAATTAATTTATTTCCTCTTGGTAATGGAAGAGTTTTGCTAGCATCAACCATTTGCTCAGAAGAATAATTGAATAATGGACTCCAGCCTATATACATAGCATCATCACTAAACGATTGTCCCATGACATAAGCTTTATCAATATCATATAATTTATTATCCTACAGGTTCTTTATCCTATAGTTCTGCAATTTCTTTTATATTTGCAGTTTAGACTATCTCTTCATATTACTAAATGTATTTGGTATACAGTAATATGTCATGCACTCGTGGATATTTCTCCTTCAGCACCACCTGGTTAGGATACTTTATCTAGTCGTTGATCCTTCAGTGTATTTCTACAAAGCTTGGATTAGGGTTACCCCGTCGGGCTTTCCCAGATTCACATGATTTTTAACGTCCGACTATGATTTTATCGGACCCTTGCAAATATGTCTAAATATAGGAAACATAAGCAGTGTTAGAGGTATCGGCAGTCCATCCTACACAAGTCATAGGCATGAATGATTGCAATGACTGTGCTGGGATACGGGAAGAGATGAAATGAAGAGATGTTAAGAACGATGAATATTGCTTCTTGTACTACTGGAGATATTCATAGTAAGACATTCTTATCTACCTGTACTATTCCTAGAAATTATTTCCAATTAGGGCATTTCGTAACTCAATCATATGCTACTAGAATCTTGGAAGTTTCTAAATTTCCTCTGAAGTCATTAAGACTCTTTTATTAGATTCCTTATCATATTTTGTATCGTTTCCGAAGTCTACAAGACTGTTGGCAATAATTCTTCTAAGGTCTGGATTTAATTCTATGCTAGTATTTACCTATATGTCTATATACTTATCCTAAGAATAAATATTGTTAAGTATAGAAGAGATTTGATGGAAAGCATCTGAATTTAATACATCCTAGTCTTTGCTTTTCTTGTCTAAAGCATTTCTTATATCCTAAACAGGAGCTATCTTATATAAGGTATAATTAATTAACTACTACTCCCCGTTAACTAATTCCGATTTAGTATATTTGTACCTTTTGACATAATCTATTCTCTACAATACATTTTCTACATTCCCATTTTCATCTTGAATAAGCCTATAACGAGATTTATCTATCTCCTGATTATTCTAGTCTAGAACTTTTCCATCTGAATATTTCCAAGAAGATTGTATATATTTTCCAATCTTTATCCCATCCTAGTGAGTATAAATCTCATTGCTGTCATTTACGTACTCCTAAGTGTAATCAAATGGGTCCTCATATATATTAAGAGTTTCTATCAAGTTACTAAATGAAACTAAAGTGTGTTGACCATTATTCTTAACGAATGCAAGATTATAAAATCCAACAGGAATCTTTGGAATCTCAGTCTGTTTCCTGAAGAAATTCTCTCCCTAGTCCATAATGTCTGATAGTGTGGCATCTCCAGTTTGGAAGATGTCCTTATACATATTACCAAGAACTATTTCAGCTTCAGTATTTTCAAGACTTCCAGGAATTATATCTAATACCTATCCATTTAATTCAAACTTTCCTTCGTCTAGCAGATCTAAAACCTACTATATCTAGGTTTGTTTTGGTCTCTCGGATTCCGGTAAGTTCCAAGAACCTCTAATAATCGGGTGGTCATATATAGTCATGTACTTGGTAATACCATCAGTCGGGTCTACATATTGCCATCTAAGAAGGGATGGTTTAAGATTATTAGGTTTAGTCACACATAGTTTGAACTATGTTCCCTCTAACTCTTTTTTATTTTTAAAATCGTAATATGTCTTCATATCACTCAGATCTATAACCTAACCAAGCTCCCCAGTTGGGGTAATAACCTGCACTATATCAGTAGGCATAAACCAAGACTTATCTCTCACTTGCTCTACTTCTTGTTTAGAAGCTAGAAACATATTTACAAGCTATCTATTATACTCAGTTGTATCCTAGGATGTTATATTTAGATAAGGAATAAGAGAAGTATCTATCTTATCAGAAGATTCCTAGATTAGTGTAGCTAAGTCAAAGCTTGAAATTCTTCTTTTACGTTCCCCATATTTGTTTGGGTCAATCCCATTTTGGGCACACCATGCTTCTAATCCACTTCTTAACTTTCCCTTAAAATCATTTCTAGCTCTCTTTAAAACGTCCTCAAAGAGATACTTTCTGTATGTTTTGGTCTTTGGGTCAAACCATTGAAAGTATTGAACCACATTGTAGCCTGGCGCCATAACATATCCAGACCCTGGGTGTTTACGCTTAATAGACTTGGAATTAATTACAGAAGTAATATTAGTAATAAATTGCGTATAAATACTAGGATCACTAAAAGGAATTTTTAGACCAGAAGATGAATTATCTTTGTTAATCCTAAATTCTTTGTTTATCTCCTGTTTTAACTTTTCGGTTAAATCCATATCACTATTACTCTTGGACTGTACTATAAGTTTTCCAACTATCTTATATAGCTAATACTTAGCTTTACTCGGGTCCTCAGCATAATCTTTAAAGTATCTTTGTATGTTGGTTAACTCCTATTCGGAAGCCTAGAATGCTGATTCCGCTAATCCATAGTAAATCTCGTTTACAGACTTATAATCCTTTCCATATGCTGCACAAGCCGCGACTACCTGAGAGAATTCTGTTAGTTCTGAGTCAACTACATCATGGTCAGCATTAAGCTAAATACCTAATCCCTATATATTTAACTAGAAAGTATTAAGAGGAGCATTATTAGTCCATACATCTTTACTGTTTATATTCTTAGCACCGTTCTTTACTGCAGAGTTATTAAATACATATGCTACAAACTTGTCTTTAAGAGGTTGGACTATATCATTTATAGAAGTCACTTTAGGATTAACTTTATAACCAACATTAATTACGAAGTTGGTTAAAACCTAATTACTAAATTCAGAAGTTACCCCTTTAGCATTAGTACAATTAATACCTCCAAGAGAAACAAATAGCTCATAAAGACTATCTATTGTATGAAATCCCTGTCCTCCAACTATACTATGCTCAGATGTATCATCGCTAAAGTAGTGATATACTTTGTTAGAACCTTTTCCTAAAATAGTCTCTACGGTAAAATACCCAGAATTGTCCTTTCCAAAATCAGTTACCTAAACTATTTCTCCAAGTTGATTCTTATAGAACAATCTTTCTCCTCCTAGAATTGCTTCTCTAAACCATCTAGAAACTTCTTCCTAGTCATATGCTGTCTATTGAAATTGATTAATGCTCTTAGTTAAATCTATAGTTCCATTCCAGCGTATATTATGCATTTTCTTGAACATATTATACTAAGCTGAATTAGACTATAATGATTGTAGCATCATCGCATTGGTCTATCCAAATGATGCAAACTTAGCTAGGAATGATGTCAAGTCTCCAGTCTAATCGTCCCATATAGGTTTTCTGTTCGTTCCAACTCTCTGATCTCCAAGAGAATTATTTTCCAAAATAACTTGAATAGGAGACATAGTTGAACTACCATCCTAAGAATCTATCTCGTCAGACTCTCTTAGATTATTAACAGGTGCTGGCATATCATATGCAACAGCAGCATTAACCCTATTGGCAACACCATTAATTAAACCAGTAAGGGGATGCTATAGAGTAGCTGGAATAATAACATTACGTTTAAATTGGGTTCCCTATGCGGTATTTATAATTTCTATGATAGTTTTATCGTATATATCCTACATACTAGGTTTTCCATCTAAATCATTTATAGCTCCCATTGAAGAAAACTCTTCGATAAAATTATCAAGAGAACTAAAACCTATTTTGTTATTATTTAGTATGTTTTCTAAAGCCTTTCTAGCTACATTAGTTTTTATCGGATTGTCAGCTGCCTTTTTTACATCGTTAACAGCAGAAGTTATTTTGTTAAATAGTGTTCCCTTTGCTTTGTCTGGATGATTTATCTCTGTTCCAGATAAACTAAGTCTTAGGTTATTACTAAACAAGCCCTCTATATAAAAGAACTTCTCCAAGAATGGGTTTATTTCTGAACCTTTCTATAGTAATAATCCTCCTGTTTCCTTATCAACCCACTTGTCGGCGAAAGCTTGCCTATCCTTTACTTGAAGCAATTTGGTATCAGATAATAATCTAACTGTCTAAGTAGTAGCCTTTTCATTTAATTTATTATTAATCCAAGAGTTCAATTCCTAAGTTGAATCGAACAATCGGAAATTAACACCATATTCTCTAAGGTTTTCTAGGAACAGTTCCTACTGTTGTTTTAGAAATTTCCTTAGACGAACTGGCTCATTATATAGTTTAGCATAAAAATCTGTTATTTCATTAAGATCGCAGAATTTCTTTCTGTTTCTATAATCCTTATCTTTCTCTAACTCTATCTTCTCAAGATTGTGTTGGTTATAACTAAAGACAAGAGAAATTAAATCACTCTCAGTTCTATTTCTTAGGAACGTTCTAACATTATCTAGTCTGTTAGACGTAAATACATCTCCTTCCTTTCTAAACTATGCTCCATATTCAGTAATCAAAAATGACATTAGTTTTTCCATTTTTGTTACTACGTTAGCTTGAATTTGATTATGGGCAGAGAAGAAAGTATTTCTATATAAATCAACAAATTCTTGGTTCTTATCAGACATTAAATCCATTATGTTATCACTAAACATAGACAGATTAGACATGTAATTTAAGAAATTGGTCTTATCAGAGTATACGGTAGGTTGAAAACATATTCTTCCAGTCTTTAAAAAGGAGCTATAGAACTTATCTAGGATTGCGTGTTGAAATAACTCTGGGGAGGACATATCTCTAACGGCTTTAACATCACCAATAGGTGTAGTTATTTCTCCGTCAATTACTGGGTCTATATCTATAGCATTAGGATTCTATACAAATAATAAAGAGTTTGCTGGCCCATCCTCTTGATGCTATTTATGCAAACGTCTATTTAATTCTGAACCTAATCTTGATATACTATAATTAGAAACACTTGAGCCGGCCTTATTCAGAGATGTAGAACGTACAGATCTACCAGACGCTTCTACAAAGCTTTTAGCTAAGTCACTAAGTGCTTTATCACTAGTAGTTACAGGTTTAAAATAAACTCTATTAGCTTGAATATCAAAAACGTTAGAAGATGGCTTTTTTGACTCTCTATTAAACAAGCTTGTATATTTAGAGTTTTCCATCAAGAACTATTTCATATCCTAATCTCCAGCGAGTTTTACCTAGTTATCAATATCAGCAGTTCTAATTGCTAGTTTCAGGAAATGATTAAGATAATTTTTAGAAAACAAATTATTCTTTGGGTCATAAGTATACTTGTCTTTATACCCCTGTAACGCTTCTAGCCCTTTATCAGATAAGAAATTAGTATCTAAATAATAGTCAAACATTTCCAATAAATTATTTAGAACTGTTTCATACTCATTTAGTAATTCCTTATTTTGAAGAACCTTATTACTGAAATCCCTAAGGTTTATGCTAGCTAATATATCTAACATTGGAACCTCTTTTCCATTTATATTTACAGTAGAGTTCTCTAGCTCTAAGTTGTCCATAGTAGAGAATAGTCCCTCCATATTAGAAGCTCCCTGATTATATTTAAATCCAAATGTATATAATGTTCCTTCCTTTCCAGGAAGTTCAACCTTAGATATAAACCTACCAGCCTAATCTGGTACAGAAGTATAATTATATTTAGATAATCTATCTTCTCCAAGTTTATTTGTCTATCTGGTCTTACTTCTAAAAGTGATTCTTTCGACAGAATCAAATAGGTCGGCATCCCAATTAAATTTCTTCTTTACAGCAAATAAAGATTTCGATGATTGTAGATTGCAATCAATATAATTGTTATTTACATTTCTATAGATAATGGCACATAAATCTGAAACAGTCTCTAAGAATTTAGTTCCATATTTTAGGTTGTCATTTACTCTTCCTAATTCTATAGATATATTTGAGTTAGGATTATCCTTATTCAAAACTTCATTATAGAATGAATATAGTATATTCTTATGCTATTCTGAGAACAGGTTCTCATTGCGCATAAAATCTATCATTCTACCTCTAGAATTTTGAATAGCCTATGGTTTAAATAATATTTCTAGAATATCTACAATATTATCTAAAACATTAACATTCTATGTATTAATTAAATCTTTCAATACTCCTACAACAGCTTCACTGTTACTTGTATCGAAATTGATATTATTATTCAACACGTCAGATAACAAGGATTGCCATGCCTACATCAATGATGTCATATTTAATGTCTAAGGAAGTAATTGGTGAGACTCATTATATTTATAAATAAATATAGTGTCCAACATATCCTTTACTCCAGTACTAGTATGAGCTTCACTTCCCTCATTGTTAGCAGTTTCCCAACCTGCCTTTTGATGCGCATGAGACTCTCTCAGTGCATATTTCTTAGCGTTCTATCTCTATGGTTCTACATTATTCAAGAAGCCTTTTTCTATACCAATACTACTTCCTAGTTTCTAAGCTAATAAATCATCAAACTGCGTAAGAGCTATATAATCATTTACATAATTTAATAAATCATCTTTAGGATTTTCTATCTCCTGAATAATAGGCAATACTTCATCCTTAAACTCTGCACCTCTCTCAATTTCTTTCAGAAGCTTATCTTTAATTTCTAAATAGTAATTAGAGAATCTATTAGCCATAAATAGCTAAGTCTTCACTTCAGAGTTCGTATAATTAGTATTGTACTTGTTATTAAACCATGTATTAAGTTTAGGGTTATTTAGTACAGTCTTAATTAGTTGTCTATAAAGGTATTCTTGCTATACTTTATTTTTCTATAGAATTTTATCCTCTAGCTATTGGTTAAACTTTGTATTTCTATCAGGATCTTGCAATACATATTTTCTAAAAGTATCTATAACATAGTAGTACTGACTAGAATTTAACATCCCATTGCTATACATACTTGTAATGGATTGCAAAGTAGAATCATTTGGGAACTATTCCTTTAGATGACCAAGAATGCTCTCAAATTTCCCTTCCTTATAGTTCACGATTCTTTTGTTGACTTCATCAGAGGTCAACTCGTATTTAGTTTTCAGGTAGTTATTATATATTAACTTCTATTTAAGTTCTCTTCCAAAGCTGTCGGTTATTTCCTAAATAAGACCAGTATTTATAGGCCCATATATTTCTAGTAAAGTATCTTCTACTTTCTATAACTTTCTTGCTTCTTGACTTTCATCAGTTTCCATTTCCTTTTCAGTTTCAGAAATCTGAGTTGTCACTTCCCCGACACTATTCATGTCGAAGAAGGCTGACAACACGATATTTCTAAACTTCATGGCTTTTTCTGGTAATTTGTCTAAAGAAGCATTAGCCAGCCCACACACTATATTGTTTACATCATCAATAAACTCTCTAGAAGTTTCGTCCAAATTTTCAGAATCTGTTAGAAGTAATCTTTTATCCTAACCATCTTTGGATTTATATTTAAATTCCAAAGTTTTAATAATTCTGTCCTCTATCCCAGGTCTATTAATTTGATTATACAATAACTTTAAATCTGAGGCTAGTTGCTAATAACTTTTTTTGTCATACTTAACATTACAAGCTGCCATAGTCATTTATTTTTAAAAACATGAAGTATCTACATACAATAAGTAATCAGATAAATTCCATTTTAAATCTGAGTCTTCTAGTTGTTCTATCTTATTATTCAAAGTATCTTTCATACTTACTAACAATTCTAAATAGCTCTCTACATTTGAAGAATTTGATAACATCTATATGTCACTATCATCCTAGAATGTCTCTTCTAACTAATTTAAAAAGTCTTGGTGTGTCATTATATCCATTCCTATTGGGTCAACAACCATAGAATCAAATGACTGCCCGGTAATCTCTTCAACTGAATTAGTCTTATTTGGAGTCATAGAAATATACATATCCTCAGTGTCCAAACTCAATTCTCCGGTGCCATCATTTACATCAGTATATATTATTTTTCCATTTTCATATTTTACGTCTTTTATAGTAGACTATCCTAGCTACATATTAATAAGTTCTACTATGTTATCGATAGATGATCCATTTCTAAAGAAATTAATCAATTTTCTGTTGTTCTATATAGTAACATATTCCATATAGCTTTGCTCGTTGTCCTCCTTTCCTTCATTAAGAAGAAAATTCTAGAATCTGGTTCTATCCTACTCGTCCACTATCTTAGAAGAATAACCTACATACTATTCTACTGGGTTTTCTACCTTGGTTTCTTCTTTTAGCTATCTCTTTCCCTCTTCTAGTAATTTAGAAAGGTTAAGAGCAATACCTCCAGATATGACATCGACGTCAACATCGAAATATATAGGATTAGTTCCACATTTTAGGAATGCATAATCCTGCCCATTTTGCCCTCTGACGTTTATCTGTTTATAATCCTGACTAGTTTCTAAATCTGGGTCTACAAATATTCCGTACTTAAATGGGGCTTCCTCTGTATAGGCGTGAGGAGTTTCCAAACTCTATGTAGTGCCGTGAAAAATAAGATTAAACATATTAAACAATGTATTATCATTACCTCTTCTCTCCAACATCCCATTCCTAAACAGTGCTGAAATATCGAAATCAAACTTACCAGTATTATTCTTTGTATCAATAGTAGTAATACTAATCAATCCATTAGCTTTACCATTAGTTTGATATATTCTTGATTTAGTAGCAATAGCTGAGACAGCCTTGGGGAAAAAGCTAAACATTGATTCTGCAGGAATAGTAGACGTTGATATAACATTTCCGTTTTCGTCTGTTTCCCCAATTACTATGTTCTTATTATTTGTATGAATAAGTCCAGAAAGATTTCTTTTTTGCTCATTCTTTCCTATATATTCATTCGTAGCATAGTTGGAACCATCGGTCCTGGCTAGTCTAGTAGCCATAGGTTTAAAGTCTAATCCGACCCTTCTAAATATTTCAGGAGGCTCATTAGCTGTCAGCTGTTCTAATATAGATGACAGGATAGAATGGTATTTATGTGCATATTCTTCCTCTATAGCTAACATATTGGCTTCATTCTTTCCATATACACTAGAATTACTAACATCAAATGGCCTTACATATCCACCAATGCTTTTGTTAGTTAGATCAATTCCTAGTCTAAAGGTAGGTATATCTTTGCAGTATTCCTAGTTAAACTTTATTAAGTTTTCCAAGTCTGCTGCTGTTACTTTATATAGGTTTAGTAGCTTCTATACCTCCTAACTACCAGCATTTAGCTAAGTTATCCAATTCTTGCCATATCTACTAAATAGTTCAGATTCAACTTTGGAAATATCTAATATCTTACTGCTGTCATAACCATTCTCTTGTTTCCACTTATCTAATTGAGATATGAAATTTTCTAAGCTAGCTCTGAAATTCCACATTGCAGTGAACATCCTAACTCCTAGAGTATCCATTCTCCAAGGCTTTTTAGCTTTTTCTCCTTCCCCAGTTAATTGATTCTATATTCTATGAGTAATAAGTTCTGTAAAACTTAAACCATGATTATTAAGAACAATCATTCTGACTTCTGGTGTATGGGCATCAGGATTTCTCTTCTGCTCTATATATCTATCAGCCAACTCTTCTGGAGAAAGATTAGTATTAGAAGATGCAAATACTACAGCCTTGCCGAAAATAGACTCTGACACTTTCCCTTTCAATACGTCTGATTTATTTCCTAAAATATATACTGGAGAAACTACTTTTCTCTTGTCTGTATCCATGAAATTATTATAATCAGATATATAGTTTCCATCTTGGTCTACCCTATTGTTTTCGACAGTTGCTATACTTAAGGTTCCGCCAAGTCTTCTTGGAACTTTCCTCTTGACCAGTCTAGTAGTCTAATGCGATTCGTACATATCAGGAGTAAGTTCTATAGCATGACCTTCTGGATGTTCAGAAACTATTCTTCTAATAAAGCCTTCGTACTATTTAACAGATTCGCTCAAGTTATCTCTAAATCTTTCTGCCTTAATCTTATTCTCTCCAGTAATTTTTCCATCCCTAATTCTCCGATTTATTTTATCCTTTATAGCCTACTATACAGCAGGTTTTCTTAAATTATTAAAATCAGAAAGAAGGCATATATCAAATACAGCTGAGAATGGAGTATCCTAGATAGTTCTACTTAAGCCATCTAGTCTACAAGTAATAGATACAATATAACGTTCTCCGTCTATATCTATGTATGTAGGTTTCAAGTCGGTTCCTATTCCAAAGTTGTCAGAATCAGTAGCTCTTCTAACTTCCAACTACAATTTTCTGTTTTTCCAAGCCTCACTAAATCCTAATAGTGATGTCATAGCTGGATCAGTTATATTACCTCCAAATATGACAGAACTTTGGATTTTAGTTATGATATCCTAATATCTCTGTTTATCTACTCTCTTGGTGATTGGCTCAGTTCCATCATATATAGCATTAATGTTTCTTCTAACAGAAGTTTTTTCTCCAGGAAGCCATGCTGGGTATTTTCTTTGTGTCCCATCAGGATTAACAAGAGTCTCTTTTAGCCCTGTAATTGGTACTACTGTATTAGCTTCTATCAGAAGATCCGATAATTCCGATACTTCTATATCTTGACGCTCAGCTGGATTCTTTTCTACGAAATCCTTATATATTTCTGTTTTATTAGATTCTAACTGTTGCTATACTTGCTCTTCAGAAGCTTCTGGATTAAACTCTGGAGTATTTTCAACTGTTGGAGATATTACTAATTCTTCTCCCTCTTCCTTAACTTCTGGTTCTTCCTTCACTTCCGGGGTTTCTTCCTGAGTAGTCTATGATAGGTCTAACTTATCTAGAGCCTTAGAGTACTAATCTCTAAATAACTAAACTTGGTTAGCTAAACTAAATCCTATAGATTTCATATCATCTTGGGTATTGGCTCCAACAAGTCTAGATAATCCCCTATCTAAGAAAATAGAAGCAGTCTTTCCTCTAGACATTAGTGTATAGAATCTTCTTAAGAAAGTTACCTTATCATAAGAGTTTGGTCCATCTAAGTCTACAGATAGGTCTATATTATCTACTATAACATAATCAAATTCCTAGCCCTGCATAAACTTCTTACCAGGAATAATTTTCTCTGTTAGAGGTTCTCCTAAATTAGAAAATCCTGCAGATTTAAGCTTCTAATATGCAGAAGAATTAGCGTCTCCTATGAATCCTATACTGGCATCTTTATGTTTATCCTATAATATCTTTATTACCTCATCTATGTTTCCCCCGATTAAGTCTCCATTTATATCATCCTACTAATTATAGACTCTTAAATTCAACTTCCTGATAAGATTTGGAAGCTTGGCTTCAAAATCATGCCATAATTGATTATCTCCAGATTCTATAATATCATTTACAGTATCTAATATTGCAGAGACTTTATTATTATTACTTTGCTTCTGAATATTAGAAGTTCTTAAAGACTCTTGAAGTTTAGAAGTTCTAGTAGCAAATATATCATTTGTTGTTAAATTCTCTATTTGTCCGTTTGAATATCCAGACTGGTTAGAATCGCTGGCCAAAAATACTGTTCCCCCAACTCTTTCTGCATACTCATCTAGCAAAGCTATCTATAGACTATTCATATGAGCTGCCTCATCTACAAAAACAAGGGGGGCCTTTATATCAGGATTAAATTTTATCTTATCACTCTTAAGGTCTATTTTAACCCCAGTAGCTCCGTTCTTAGCCCATCTTTGCATAACAAAGTAGTCTGTCTCAGTCTTATATTCTGTATTCTTTTCGTTTTTGTTTATTTCAGAGGCCGCTCTTTGAAAGCTTTCGTTTATCTTATCCCAATTAGGTAATAACTTACTAAATATATTTCCGTCTCCTTCTATAGTATAAGAGGTTCCCTCATTAAGAGAATTTTGAAGTTTAATAGCCTAAGATGTAGTAGGTCCTATTACTAAAGCCTGCTATTCATAGAATCGCTATCTAATGTTTTTTAGTACAACTTCAGTCTTTCCAGCCCCTGCTACTCCATTTATATAAACTACATTTGGAGTAACTGTGCTATTAGGATTAACTAATTTAGCTAACGCTTTAAATCCAGCTTTATATGCTTTAGTATGAGCAGCTTCCCCAAGTCTGGAAATATTCTATTGTACTGTTAGAGGAGCAATGTCCTCGTTATCTTTAATAGAATTTTGTACAGATTTATAGTAGTTAGAGGGATTATCAGACAAGACTGATAAAATGTACAAAGCCTTGTCATACTTAGTAAATTCAGTAAGATTTTCATTTAACTTACTAGTCTATTGTTTTTCTAAATCAGTATAATTTCCTAAGTACCTTTTCCAAAAGTCTGAGTTAGCAAAGAACTACTCTGGAGTCCATCCAGTATCTTTTAATATCTTATTAAAGTTATTGTGAAGAGTCTGTTCAAACTGGAATAGCTATCCAAGCTGATTCTCAGGGTTTCCATCAAAAGGAGGTAAAGAATCTAATCCTTCAGATAAATCATATTCCTTATCTCCTACTGTAAACTAGAAAGATAGTCCACGACCTATCTCATATCTTAGATTATTTACAACATTCTCCGTATCAACAAGACGTCTTAACTTATTCATACTGTTATTCTCGGATATTCTCTTCCATAATTCTATTTCGGTATTCAGGTTAGTTGCCTCATCCTATAATACTTGGGCATAATCCTAACTTATTTCTGGAAGAGGTTCCCACTCTCTTGTAAGAACATCTCTATGTGTATTAGCAAACTCATTTATTTGCTTATTCTAACCAAAATAATGAGTTCCGTCTGGAGATACTGATGCAGAATATACATATGCTGAAAGTAATTCTAAGGCTTTCTATGCATTATTCAACTGCTTGGCTTGAGTATCATTTAGCTCAAACGAATCTAACTTGTCTTGAGATATATAATCTTTATACACCTAATCAAGTATATAATTCATATTGAATACCTCTTCTTGGTCATCAGACATCTCCTTAGTTATAGAAGATAGAATATTCTCCAAAGGACTATGAGAATTTACCTACAACTTATTATAGAATGAATATACTGGATTCTTCTGTATTCTACTAGATAGATTATTTACATATCTATTTAACGCAGAAATCTGCCTTCTAACAGGTTCTCCAGCAACATCCCTAGGGTCACTAGCACTATTGGTAAGAAGTTTAAGTTTAGAATCTTTCCCAAAATTCATGGGAATCTACTTAAGAGCCATACTTAGTACTTCTGGTAAGGCTGAAGATTTTCCAGAAAAATACCTATAAATAGCAGAATCTGGGGTGTCCAGGCCTTCTATTAATTCATTAATAGTGATATTGTCACCCATCTCCCCATCACCTTTTATTCCATAGTTCTCCCCTACCTATTTTGCAAAGTCATTTAATATTACCTAAGCATTTTGGCTCTTGGATTTGAATTGCATTGGAATAGTGTTGTAGAGTTCCATAGCTGCTAATTCCTAATCCTGTTCATCTGCTTCATCATATTTTCTTTTTGCTTCTTCTATGGCTGTGATTATCTAGTCCTTATTTTCCAGGTTAGATTCTCTTAGTGGTTTAAGTACTTTTTTGTTTATATAAGCTGGCTGTACAGCCTCCCTCATTGATACTAAAACTTCCAAAGGTGGAATAGTATCATTTAATAGGGTTATTACTTTATTTGCCTATTCTTTTACTAGGGTATAATGCTTATCCTATAGCTATTGCTGTATATCATTAATATTTGACAAATCATCCTTTAAATCTTGTAGTATGGTTCTATATGGGTTAGCATCAAATTTACTACCCTAATCAATAAACGGATATTGCATTTCCCTCTTGATAATATCTTTAAGTCTATATCTAATGTTTTGCATGATAGTTCTATTTGTGGAACTATCAATCTAATAGTTTATAGGTCTCAAGATATCATCAAATTGCTGTATATAATCAGCTAGTATCTAATTATTCAAATCAAATACTCTTTGCTGTCTTTGATAATACTTTTGAACATCATCAGGAGTTGCTGTATTATTTCTAGCATTATACTCTTCCTCAGATTCCTCTATTCCGTTCTAGTCGATTAACCTAGAGTCCATCGTATAGAACGGTTTAGCATTGATATATTTATCTAGTGATAAATCCTCTTTGTTGTATAACTAGTTTAATGTGTTAAAAATGCTTTTATATTGATTAGCATGGTCCTACTGAGCTAACATCTATGGAGATATAACCTTCTCTAAAGCCTTATATGCCAAAAAGGCCTTGTCTAGGTCTTTAAGCATAGTTTCTTTAACGTGGTCATTCCACTAGTTATTCAAATCTATCTAGTCTTGTATTGTAAGTTCCTAAGTGGGATCTATCTTATTAAGTAACCACTTAGTTCTATCAAGTCCTAAAAATGCAGAATTAAGAACCGGGTCTAGAGCAAAATTAAGCTTCCTAGTATAGTCTAGAGAGGTGTCTCCAGATAGGAAATCATTCATTTTCTTCTAGATGTTATCTACTGATGCCTAGAACTACTGCAGATTCTTAATTTTATCCTACTTTTCTGCCTCTGTAGGAGAATCTGTTATTCTTCCCTCAAGAGTTCCATCGGCAGTCTCTGCAGCCTTATTATAGGTATCCTTAGCTTGCAACAACTAATTCTGTAACTTTCTAAACTCTTGATAATATCCGGTCACGTGAGAAGCATTCTTATACTCCTAATATCTTGCTTCTTGTAAAACCATCTTGTCAAACAATTGGTCTTGACTAAGTTTTGTACCACTTCCAACTATAGCTGCCTCTAAAGAATTAATCTTCTCTAGTACCCTATTACCTACCTATTGATTCTAAGAATCTTCGCTTTTATCTGTACTTAACCAAGTAATGTTTCCAGCATCATCTTGAGAGTATTGTAATCCAGAAATTTTGGTATTACCTGCGCGACCCTTAGATACATACCCTTTTACTATATTTCTTAGTTCCTAAGCTCTTCCATCATTAATTAAGTCTACTAAGTCTTTGTCCCTAGTTTTGTTAAATCCCTTATACTTCTCAACTCCGTAGAACAATCCTCCACCAATAGCACCTCCTATCAAAGACATGGAGTATCTTTCTAACATATTATCAAACGCCCCAGTATCCTTAACGCTTTTATCATACATACCTAAATCTCCAAGAAGGGAGTAGGTAGACTTAGTAAGATCTGTTACTAGTTCCTCACTAACTTCTTCCAGACCCTCTCCTAGAGCCTTACCAACTCCACCAAGGTTATGGTCTTTGAGATTTTCCACAAATGTTTCTGCTGCTCTCTTTCCAAAGGCTACACCTTTCTTATACCAGTTACCCGGGCTATCTTTAGTTCCTGGTTTATATATTTCTTCGAAAGCCTCTTTCAATTCCTTTTTTACTGCTTGTCTTCCCTACTTGATGGATTCAGCTGTAAGATCATCATAGAATACTTCTCCAAGGTGTAAGTACCTATCCACCCCATACATTCCAGCCGCACTACCTAATGCTACCCAGGCAGCCTCCTTTTTAGTAGCACCTCTCTCTAGCATATCAGAGTAAACATCAGTGTTTGAGATTAAAGACATATACGCTAAAGCTAAATTAGCCCCTAGTCTTTGTTTCTTTCTCATAGTTTCAACTACAGGGTCGTAGTATTTTTTCATACATAATTGACCAAGAGTAGATTGTTTCCATAGTTCGTCAGATGGAGCCTCTAGACCTTTTAAGCTTCCTCCAACCTTTGATTTGTAGAATTGGAATGCCTAATCTTCAGCCTTCTTCAACGCTTTTTTATCTCCAAACCATCCTACAGCTTTAGCTATCTACTTCTGTTGTCCCCATTGCAGAGCAATATCGGAAATTAAATTAGCTAAGTTTTCAAAAGAGAATGTATGCTCACTACTCCACACAGAGTTAGTAGTAGATAATGATTCTCCGACTGCAGCCGCTTTTCGCATCCATTCTGGAGCTTCATTATTCCCAGAACCAAACAAGTTGGTAGCAATACTATGAAGCATTGGGAGCGTCTTAGATATTTCTTTAGCCACCATAGCTTTATAATAATATGGAGCTGCAGGAGTAAACATTGGAGCTATTAATGCTATATTTTTAGCTATAACTCCGGTAGCACTTTTCTCTAGGTCGTCAGAATCCATGAAGTCTATCTTGTTTAGAGCAGAATCTTCTTTTGTTAAGATATTTGCAGCTGATAAAACTGTTTTTCCAAGTGGAGAACGTCCATTTAATTTCTCATAATAATAAGTTCCTTCTGGATTAAGTTTGTATTCTCCTTTCTTATGTTTGTTTCCCTATTCATCGACTTCATCCTAGTCATATTGGGCCAATACCAAAGGTTCCTTAAATAGGTTCTAAACCCATTTTACTGGATTACTAAATAAGGCATAATCTTCGGGAGTATAATCTTCAAACTTTCCTGTCTCTGGATTGAATATTTTCTAAGATTGAGCTATTTCCTATTCAGATTTAGTTCTCTTACTTGTAGTTCTCCAACCTTCTACACCAATCTAAACCCTATCAGGATTATAGTCTGGTCCTAAGTTAAATTTATTTTCTTTAATTTTGGCATTTGCCTTATTGCTTGCCGTATCAAAGGCATCTAATTCTATTCCAGTTGGAAATTCATTATTCTAAAAATCTCTCCATCTGGATGCTTGCATTTCATAAAATCTATCAAACTTCTCTTTAGAAAAATCTCCTTTATCATCCTTGAATATAGGATTATCTTTGATGAAGTTTGATTTTAAATACTAATCCTTACTTAGAAACTGGGTATTTTTAGTATTTAAACCTCCAATTGAAACTAAATCATCTATGTCTAAGGTAGGATTACTTAAGCTTGATAATATCCAATCATTTTCAAACATAATTAATTATTTAATATTGATGGGTTTAATTTAGTAAAATTTAGATCCCTATTTTGGTATTCTTTTTCTAACATCTATCCGGTATTTGTATCAATAGTTTGATTTCCTCCTAGAGCTGCAGCTGCCTTATTCATGTTAAGAGGTATATAAATATTTCCTTTAAATATATGGTCATAACTATTTATAAACTCAGGCATTAACCATTCCGTCCAGTCATATTCGTCAATATCAGGATACTGAGTCTCTTTTCCAGAACCTGTTGCTAGACTGGTCTTTAGCTGCTAAACTAATTCTGGAGATTGCTTAACTTCAGTGATAAACTTATTTTGCTTCTTGTCTATTTCCACCATACCATCTGTCGTCATACCAGACGCTACTATAAACGGAGCAAACTTATCCATATCTAATTCTCCAGTAGGTTTAATTAGTGAGCTTAGTCCAGGATATTTCTCTGTATCTCCAAATATTCTAAGTCTATCCTCATCTGTTTGAGGGCTTAACAAGAATTCTGCTTGAGCATTAGAGTATTCCTCCAACAAATCAAAATTAGGAGATCCATCTGAACGTACAGGAAGATTTACTCTTAGCAATCCTTTCCCATCATATGTAATATTTAATAATGAATCTAAATCAACCTTTTGATTGCCAAAGTATACCCCGCTATCAGCATTGATGATAGAACGCAATCCAGACTCATTCAATAAATTTTCCATTGATGTTCTTCCTATATGATTTCCTTTAGTATCCTTTACCTACTCATATGCAGTTCCCTGAACAGTCATTCCTATTCCTGACTTATTATTTAATTGGTAGACAGTATCGTGACCTCCATGACTAGCTTGAATTAGTGTAACCAAATCAGCATCAAGACCGTCCCCAGCACTATTCTTATTTTTAGAACTAGAACTTGGGTCATCTAAATCTAGAGAGAAGTCTGCGGTTGAACTTAGTTTAGAGTTAATTAATGTCTACACTAGCTAAACAGCTTCTGCATCAGTTCCATTCTATGTTTTAGTCTTTAGTAAAGTCTTAGCATTAGCTGGAAGAGTTGTATATATATAATTAAGAGCAGCCTATGCCTACATAGCTTGACTCTTAGTTAAGAATTTCCCTTTGTACAAATTATCTATGGTAGCATTATAGTTGCCAGATTGTTGCTATGCATTCATAAACTCTTGTAAACCATTAATAAGCTATGATGCTTGAGTTCTGGCAAAGCCTTCATTTGATTCAGAAGTGGTTCCTAAGTTTCCTATACTATCTTGAATCATTTTAGTAACAGACTCCATCCCTATGCCATTTTTAACGACCTTCAAAAACTCATTGTTGTTTGCTAGCTGCGGGAGCTGTGCTCTATAATAGAGTAGTTCCGAATTTGTCAATGGATTGTAGTCTGAATTAGATTTGAGTTCACTCAATGTCATCAACTGAAAGTCTCCTTCACTATTAACACAGAATAATTGACCCCTATCAGTTATCGCTAACTCATTTATTCCACCATTCTTACTTACAGTTTGGAATGCATCATCATACTCTTTTTTGTTAAAATTAGCTTCCTTCATTTGACTTAGAGCTTGCAAGTATCTAGAGGCTATATTAGAAGTATTAGGAAACTAATCATACTATTGATCGATGTAGAAATTCTATAATGTCTAAGTTAATACAGCCATATCGCTAGGAAGCCCATCTAATTTCTCTAGCATAGTTAGTAAATCCTTATCTGTTAAATTAGCGTTCTCCTAATCGTTCTCAACAGGGGCTTCTTGTCTCCCACCAGTTACCGTAACAGGCTAATAGGAAACAAGAGGGGGAACTGCACTCCCCCCTTGCTAATATTTCAATATCATTTTATCATAGAAGATTTTATAATTCCATACAATGTTTTTGATAGTCTATCTATTGCCTTTTCATTTCTATCAATACATTCCTTTATCTGTCTTTGAAATCTCTCTGCATCTGCAGTTTTTGCGTGTATTCCAGCTATTGCTATCTTGGCCCCATTCTTATGGGATAATACTGGCTTAAAAGTGGAGTTCATACTAATAGGATAACCAGACCATTTAGTGTTTGGTATCTTATAATAGCTTCTTATATTATCGCTTTCTACCTAAGAGATTTTTTTCTAAGCTTGAGATAATAACCTTCTCTCATCTACACTTAACGAAGAGGGGTTGGTTCCAGAAACCACCTTCTACCATACAGACATCTCCTCATTACTAAGATTAGCTCCAAATTCGTTTGGGGAATATGTAACTGCATTATGTATGTCCTATCTTGCAAAACTATCAGAAAGAGCTTTAGTTTCTTCCCTTTTCTAGCGTGCTTCAAATTCCATTTGCTGCATAAGGGTATCCCAAATATTATGTTTTTTAGACAAATAAGCCTGTTCCAAAGCATCCTTGGTTCTCTTGGCATTCCATTGTTGTAGTCTATTAAACATAGCCGTCTCGTGTCTATTAGCGGCATTTTCTTTTTCCTATTGCCAAGCAAGCTCATCGTATTGTCTCTATACCTAATTGCTTCTTTCCTTTCCAGCAACTCTAGCTTTCTATCCTTCTGTTTCTGCCTACAATTGAGATGCAGTTTGTAAATTTCCATCAGATGTCATGGGTCTACTAGCCAACCTTCTAAGATCCGCATAATTTCTTTCTCCCTACATTTCTGCATCCAAATCACTTCTTACCGCCCTATGTATTTCAAAAGGATCTTTTAAAAGAGGTACTGCAGATTTTTTAGCTAAATCAATTATCCTTCTATTCATGGAATCTGCGTACATTGCTCTAGGAATACCATATAGAAGAGTTGGATTTATATTTCTTAAGAAATCGATATTTTTCTAGCTAATGCTCTTCTATTCCTACTCTGAGTTTGGCTACGTCAGAGATCTACTTGGAGCGCCTGATGGGTTATCCTAAACGGTCTAATTCTCCGACTGTATTTTTCTTAGCATATAATACTATGTAGAGGGATCTAAATAGTAATCATATCCAGCTTTTTTAGCAATTTGTATGTCCTGCTATAATCTTTGAGGATTATCCTTATAATCATCCTTTCTAGCTAATACTCTTCTATCATCGGTTATCTGACTGTACAACCCATCTATTGTCCACCCTCGTTTTTTAGAGTCTCCACTTATCGGAATATTTGATTCTATATTATAATTTGCATTATAGTTCGGAGCTATTATTTCATCGTTAAACCCCAGATTTTGGTAGTCCTACTAATACTAAGAAACATTTTCATTTTTTATTGGGCCTAAATCAGGATTCCATCCTGTATACATTCCCCAATGCCTAGTTTGCATCTGGTTTGAATCATCTACGGTCATTTTTCCAGAATTGATTCTATTTAATACAGAATTAAGTCTAGCAGTGGTATCGAAAGTATAGTTTTCTCCCTTTGAAACTTTTCCTACTCCCTTATCTGAACTTATCCCAAAGCTTAAATTTGGTACTAGTTCTGCCCAAGTAGCTCCCTAGGGTTTATTCCAATCATAAAATAATGTGTTTCCAGATTGATATTTTTTGACTTTCTATAAATCTAAAGTTCCTCCGGACTTATCAAATTCTATCCCTAATTTTTTCTCCCTTACATTTCTGGTATCTCCTATACCAAAATCTCTTCCATACCCTCTAGACTTCTACTACTTCGGAGTTCTATACCAGTATCTAAGCTTATTTATATTTAATCCAGTAGAAGGTCTTTGTACATTTTTAGGACTCTATGTGCCCTAGGGAATACTATATAGTTTCTTGAACAACTTGTAGTCCCATCCACTACCATTCTGTAATAAAGATTGCTCAGACCCTTCTTTGACCACCGGACCGTCCTTAAAAATCCTAATTCTCTTTGGATTCCAACTAAATTGTTTCTATTTAAACTCCCTTTGTAATTCCTAACCTCCAGTTAATTCTTTAAATAGCTTATTCTAAGAATCCAATCCTTTAGTTTTTCTCAGTTTTTCTAGATTTTCCTTAGAAATTCTAGCTCTATTTCCAGAAGAGGTGGTAACATCAGCAAAATCTTTAGAGAGAGAATTTCTCTTTACAGCTCTTTTTCCCCCTACATATCTAGCCTGCCCACTAACTGCCTTTAATCCTATAGCTAAATCTCTCCAATCTTCTACAGACATATCTGAAGGGTTAGTTAAAAATTTATCGAATGCTTTAGCTGATGTGGCAATTCCATATGCTTGAAGAGATCCCTTTATCCACTTTGACATTGGTTTGAGAACTTTAGCAATTTTTGCAGCCTTTCCAGTAAGTCCTAGACCAGGGATTAGCCCTACTGCATCCATTCCTAACCCATAAAGAGCGTTACCTGCTGTTTCCCATCCAGAGGTCCCCTCGTCTGCAATATCTGCTCCAAGATTAGTTAGAGTACTTGCTACACCGAGAGCAGCTGAGGTGGCTGTACCTGCTCCTGGAACAAAGGAAGCTGCTATAGATCCTATATCTAGAGCAGCCGCAGCTAGCCTAGCTCGGTCTTGAGCAGAAAGTTCTTTTTCCTATAGAGGTTTTCTTTCTCTAGCAGCTATACTTTCAATAGTGGTTCCTTCCTCTTCTGCCCGTTTCTTCTAATCTTCTTTTTCTGATTTTCTCTTCTACTGTTCCTTATATTGTTCATCCAACGATTTTAACGCCCCTCCTAACTGATGCTTCTGAGCCTTTTTATATCCTTCATAAGCCATCCTTTCTCTAAGAATATCATTCAGCAACATTGATTGTTCATAATATTGCCTAGTAGTAGGATTATAAGCTAAAAAAGTAAAGTCGTCATAGTTCTCAGATCCAGGTATTACATAATACCCATCGTTAAGTATACTCTTTCCCTATTCATTTAGATATTTTGGATCGTTAAACAAATTATACTATGCTGCATAATCCAAATTATTAGCAATATGCTAAGAGGTGACATCTTTATCCTGCAGATAAAATTTATGTTGCCCTCTTAAAGCTTTAGACAACTAGGGGAAATTTATATATTCCTTAGCCCACTGTGGAAACTATTCTTTATAGTTATCTGGAAGATTAGACATATCTACATTATACTTCTTAGCTATATAGGAGTTCATTGTAAGAGGGCTATAGGAGAGATCTGCTAAAGTTTTTGGACCTTTGAACTAAAATGGATTTTTTGACTAAAGATTATCAAAGAACTAATTCATTTGTCTCTCCTACTACATTTTATCTCTCTATTTTATTATTTCCTCTTCTTCCTACTGTTTCTACATTTCAGCTATATCTCTCTTAGCTTGCTCAACCTAAGTCTCTGACTACTAAGCTCCAGTATGGAAGAAATTATCAAGAAATTCGCTAGATATTCCAGCTCTATTTAGGGCTATTACATCATTAGAATTATATCCATCTCCTAATTTATCTATAGCTTCCTACAACCTTTGTCTGTAAGTATCCTTATTTTGAAAAGGAGATTCAGTATAGTCATAATCTTGTAAATTATTCATATACTCCTGCAACTGCTACCTTAGATAAGCTGCTCTATTAGTGGTACCTCTTACTCCAGTGGCTTGATCTACTGTATCTAATTCTAGATATGGGGTCAAATCAGCCTTCCCTCCAGCTGGGAAATTGTCTTGGTTCCACTTAGAGACAAATCCATGCTTGGATAAATCGAATTTACTATCAGAGAAATTTTCCTTTTGAGGGGAAGATTTTCTTATCGCATCTCCGATGATATTAAAATAGGAAGCAACTTCCCTATTAGCTGGAAATAAATGATACTTCTTCTTATCTTTGTCTTTTAGTAGATTATAATCATCAGTTGTAATTCTATCTCCTTTATCGCTATAATAAAAGTCAGAATTTATCGGAGCATAATCTTGATCCTTGTTACTAAGGATTCCCTCGGAATCTATTATAGTTCCAAAATCGTCAGTGCTAAATCTGTTAGTGTTAGTGGATAACTAATCCTATAACCCTGCTATGAATGTGTTATAAGAGTTCATGAATTCCTGTTTCTAATCCTAGCTCCAATTCTTAGAATTCAAATAGGATTGTATATTGGTCCCCAAGTTGTGTATATAGTTATCTAAATCTATCTCACTTGTTCCAAACTTATACTTAACCTTCTGTTTCTATTTTTCTTCAGCCATATTTGTCTAATATAATATATTATTATAGATAAAGGGGTACACCTAATTCATTTAGATATACCCCTTCGTGTCAAAATTGTTAAGCTTTTATGCGTCTTACTAAACGACCTCCTCTACGGTAAACAGGCTCCCCTTCTGCTGGAGTAGGAGTAGCTTCCTGCGGGGCAGCTCCCGGTTGATTACCTCCACCTCCTAATGCTTCGATTACCATTTGGCATACTTGCATAGCGATTTCGCAGTCTTGTCCTTGAATTGCTTGTTGTGCACCTTGAAGCAGCACGGCTGCTTGATCTGCACCACCCTGAGGTGCAGAAGAGGGCGCTCCAGAAGGCATCGGTCCTCCCGTCTAAAACTTCTCTTTTAATTTCATAAGTAAAAACTTTAAATTGTAATTAATGCATTAATTATCTATTATTTTTATGTACCTCAATAGTACATATTAATTTCTCTGTGGCCAAGAAATTTTGTAATAATATATAAATTATCAGTTTTTGTCGTTAGAATTATCGTCTTTCCCAGATGGAACCTCAACATATTCTGGAGGTCTCGAATCCTATCCCTTTATTACCTTGAATATATATTTCCCTAAAGACTTGCAATACCTATTATAATCTTTAGTTTTATTTTCATAAGCCTTCTTTGCTTTTCTTATCAAGGTTCTAGTTTCCTTTCTACTAACGATTCTCTCTCCTCCCTATAGATACATTTGAGTATTTCCATTTGGAGCAAGCACCTTCATAACATATTTATCATAATCCTCAGAATCATCTATCTCAAAATCATCTCCTTCTACAATACCGGAATCCTAGTTAACTTCTAGAATATACTTAGTATCTACAAAGGGGACTAGGGTTTCATCCTCTGGCTGAGCTTTATATACCAAAACTACCTCATCATCATCGTTAATAGCTATCTAATCTAGAGGTATCTTAGTGTCTTTCATCCACATTTCTCTAGTTCCCTCATCTTCCCATGCAAACAAAGCTCCTCTATCCGGAGGAAGATTTTCTACTCCCATTAGACCTTTTCTTCTATCCTCTTCTGATTCTAATAAATCGCAAATATATGATTTATTCCCCACATTAACTTTAACTTGTTTCATTTTTTTCTATATGTTTTGATAAATATCCCTCCTACTATTCCTGGAATAAGTAGCTGTTTTTTGTAAAATATCGGTTTTATCATTGTTTAGTGATGGATATTACAGATTGCCGTACTAAGTAACCTTATTCATAGGGATATGAATAAAGTCCTATAATATTCCGTCATTAATATTCCGCGCTAATGTTATCTCTTTATCATTTATATCTACTAAATATCCAATAGTGGATATAGCTGGAATATTTTCTGTAAATTCCTCTGCTGTTGTCCACCATACTTCAAATGGGCTTTTCAATGTATATTCATTCATTATTATGTATTGCCTTTATGATATTTAAATTGTACAAGAATAGTTAGCAGGAGAAAATATGATGTTTACATTACAAGCCCTAATTTTGAATGTGCTGGCTTGTGCACTGTACGACTTCTTGGTAAAGCCGTAGCTGCACAAGCTATTTAAGCGATAAATTACCCTCCTGCTAACTATTCAATAATACTAATAGATAAACGAAATGTAAGGTTTAATTATGTTAAATCATATCTTTTTTTTTGATAATTTCGAAATATGTTCTATATTTGCAGTAAATATATAAACATGAAGCAAGAGCCGAAATTTAAAGTACGGGATATAGTTTGTCTAATGTCTCACCCTAATATCCCATTTGTAATCTCTAAAATAGATTATAATATTTACAGTGGATATGAGTACACTGTTTACACTGTTAAAGGTAGTACTCGTATTATAAATCAATTAGTTCCCGAAAATATTCTTCAATTTTTTCATCCTACTCTTTAGGTAGTCTGTAAACAAAATCGGAATATCTATAAATAAGACATCCAAATAGATAATAGAATGTTACTTGTCCTGCATAAGTTTCATTTTCAACCTATCCTCTGTTTGGGTATCTAAGCGTTTTCTTACAAAATATCGGTTTCATTATTGTTAGTCAAAATTCTTCTGGTCTATATCTTGATTCTGGATTACTTTTATAATCATAAGCATCGTAAGCATACATCTCCATAGAAGAGCTTATGTCTTCGTTTCTATTTTTTAATTCTGTATACAATTCAATAATTAAATCGTATTCAGAACGAGAATAAAGATATGAGAACAATGCTTCCCAATCTCCTCTCTCTTTCATAAAACTTACAGCGTTTTTATTCATATCCTTTCTATGTTAAACCAACTCCTAAAGGAAATCCAATAGTTTTAAAAATAATTCCTTTTAAAAGTTGGTAATCATAGTATTATTTTGCATCTTTAAATCTAATATTACCTCTTCTCCGATTAATTCTTATCTTTGTAATAAGGTAGCTGTAACAACCTACATAGTAATGTTGCTTGTCTAATTCGGAAAGGAGGTAATATGTTAAATAGCTCATAGGCATTAGCTATAAGTATTTTGCTCACAACTACAGGAATGGTAGTTCCTTAGTTAAGCATTGCAGCAGGAATCCTAAGTATTGCATTTGATTTCTACCTATATTATTATATTATAAATAAGAAAATAAGTCGTATCTTTGTAATCCCTTTCAGTATCTCTGTGAACTAAACAAAATCAGAGGGTAAACTAAAGGTTAAAGATATGGTACAGCCAATCAATAGACATCTCCATTCTTTTTAGAACTGTTAGAATGAAGCTCTGTCTCAAAACAGACAAACAGTCCAGTGCTGCTGTGACAAGCCTGTTCATGTTCGTGCTTACGTGCGTTTCCGCTTTGGCAAGTGGGAATTTGTAAGAGAACATTGTAGAAGTTTACCTGGTAGGTAATCAGTCATCATGAAGTCTCTGCTATTGTCAGTAGTGGAGACTTCTTTTTCAAAGACACAACTTATTTTCTATCTCAATATTACTCACTTAGAGGCGACTTTCAAAGTTTAAATTTGTTAACATAATTGCATAGCTGCTTCTATCATAATTCGCACAACTTTATTTTCAATATTATCAAGAAATTTTTCGGGGTCTTTCCAAAATTCTTCTTTTGATAAGTTGTACTTATCCAATATTGCATTTATGCCAGTTGCACTGTGTTCTGCTGTAATCATAATTATTTATTTGTTTTATTTACAGTTATAGGTACTCCTGCCATAGTAGCATATTTAGATAGCCATTTGGCAGCTTCTTTCCAATCTGTTATAGAATTGAAAAAATCTATCATATTGTTATTCATTCCAGTATCTCGTACATAATTCTATGCTGCATATCTCAGCATATCTTCTGTAATCTCCTAATCAGGAGAATTTAGTCCAAAGTAATCTTTAATCTAAGTTCCTCTTGCTGCTAACTCACTATTATTGTTCCCTATAAAATAGTTAGGTTGAGATGGAGTAGATTTTCGTAAGTATTCTAAATTAAATCCTTGTGAAGATTCTGCTGGAATATGAAGAGCATGGTCTATTTCATGACTAATTGTCCTATCTATATTCCGAACTCCATAATCATCAATAATCTTTCTTAGTCCATCTTTACCAATATAAACGTTACCAGTTCCAGCAGTAGCAAATGCTCCATGTTTAGTAGCTTGCTCCGTAGCGAACTAATACCATTCTTTAACTGGCACATCTACATTTCGAACAGCGGTTGCAAAATCTTCTACTATCTTGTCTACTGTTTCCTATGGCATTCTATCATAATAATTTATATTATAGAACTGTGATTTGGCTTTATAAGGCCAAAAGAATGCTCCTGTTTGATGAAACTTTTTATTACCTACCATTCCAGGAATGCGGTCAAATCCACCTTTTATTAATCTATCACTATGTAAATCAATAGGGTTCATAGGAGAATTTGGAACCGCATATTGCGGAAGCTCCAAATTTCTGTTAGGTAAAGATTTCCCAGAAGATAATAAATCTCCTATTTTAACTTTCTGTAATTGGTCTTTTGCAGCGTTCCTTGAAACCTAACCAACAGCCCTCTTTCCTGCCCATTTTGCTCCTTTAAACAGTAAACTACCGGCACCTAATCCCATTGTAGCATAATCTGTAAAGTTAAGAAATCCATTTAAATTACGCAAGCCTTTTTCTGTATTTTTATCTTCCATGTATTGATTATAGTCAGTCTTTGCTCTTTTCTAAGACTACTACCTCTACCAATCACTTCTATTATCCTAGACAAACTAAGGCTGCTCAGGATAAGTTCTCTAAATCTTCTCCTATATAGTAGGTTTAACAACTCTAGTATTATCAGCTACTATAGTTCCTGCCTATGCCTTGATAACTCCTCCGTTCTTGAAACTCTTAAATACCGCAGCAACCCTATCAGCATAATCAGTGGCTTCTGCATATCTTCTCTTGCCTTTGTTCTTACCAGTAAGTTTGGCGGTGAATGTATTAATATCATCATTTTCGTCAAAGTCATATAAGTGCTTCAAGAACTGTAATTTATCAACTGCATATTCATCCATAGAGTTATATGAACGGAATTTCTATTTGATGGGATTACCTTTAGCATCGTGGTCATTCCCTCTAACGTAGTCTCCATCCCATTTAGCTCCTGCGGTAAGATTACCAAAGTTAAATCTTCCCTAAGCTGAACGTCCCCACCTACTTTCTAGGGCATCCTGAGCAACTAGCATCTTTATAGCGTTGTCGTTTGTTAGCCCAGCTTTTCTATAAGAAGCTATCATATCAGAAGTCCATTTATCTCTTTTTGTATAGGGACTCTTCCACCCTTCACTAGACTGAGAGGGTTTTCTACTTTTAATAGTTCTGTCTGAGACTCCGACTGGGACAAAATACTAAACATTGTTTCCCCTTGTTTTTGTATCCTTTTTTGGTTTCTTCTACGGAGTGTCATTGGCTTCCTAATATGATAAGGTAGGGGTGTTGTCGAAAACTATATTAGGAATTAAATCAGGAGTTTTAACCTATTTATAAGATACTAGCAAATCATTCAGGTTCATTTATTTTTCCTCCCTATTTTAGCGTATCAATCAAAGAAGTTCTATCGTCTGTATTAAACAATATTTCTTTTACTAGTAGCTTTCCGGCTTCTATTGCTACCTCATCCTTTTCTTTCTGGGAATATTCCTAGTCTGTATACTTAGAATATAACTCTTCAAGCTTTTTAGTAACTTCTAGTGTAAATATTATTTCATTTTTCTCTATTTCCGCCTATTGCTCTCCTTCATTATCTATAACTGGGATACCTTTTTTAGTTAAGTTGTCAGCATTATCCATATGATGTTTATGAGCATGAAGAGCACCCTCTGGAATTACGTTTTTCTGATTAGTCTCTTCTATTTCTGGAGCATCTACAGATTCTTGCTTGCCTCCACTTTTAAACTGTTTAGGTTTCTCCGTTTTTTCATCTTCTTGTAAGGTTATGGTGGGAACCCATCTTAGCTCTCCTCCACTCTCGAACTCTTCTACTACCTTAGTAATAACTGGAGACCAAGCTACTGAAGAGTCTTCTATTCTTTTTGTATTTACGTTTATAGATTGCTATATAACGCTCCCAGTTTTATGAAACTTCAATTTTTTAATTCTGTTGAGTTTATCTCCCATTCTAGCAGCTCTTATATATCTCTAATCGTAACCCCCATTTAAATTAAAACTATAATTTAAGTGGTTAATATCGGACATATTTACAGCAATATCTCTTCTATCTGAAGCTTCATTTGCTATATCAGTCATTACATTCTGTTTCTCTCTAGCTGCGTCTATTTCCTTATTAGCTTGTTTTCTTTTTTTATTACTAAAGAGTCCATATTTCTTTCCTGCCTTAGACACGGCATCGTTTATATCAGACACCGTTCCGCCATAAGACCCTCCTACCTATTCTATAGCCTCTTCGTTTGCTGCAAAATCCTATGTCCTTTTCGCACCAATGGCGTTAACAAGACCAAAGGGAGTTATTTTAAGCAAGCTACTATCTAGTATCTAGTCAGCTTTTGTCATCTAGTCAGTCCCTATTCCCATAGAAGATAAGGCATCTCCCATAAAACTACCTAATTTCATAGCTCCTCCAGCTATAGTACCTATTGGAGAAAATCCCATTAAAGACGATGATATGGCATCTGTAGTAGAATTTATTCCAGAGGTTAAGGCGGAATCGTTAACATGTGCATTATTGAATAATACTCCTCTAGCCATATCCGACCCTCTCCCCACTAGTCCAAATGTATTAGATACTTTGCCCAAGGACTTCACTGGGGACTAGTTAAATGATTTTACATTGATTGACATTGGAGAAATAGAATTCAGAGCGTTTTTCTGTGACTAAATAAGGTTAGAAAAATCCAATTGATTACCCAAACTAATAGGGATAGATATTCCACTCTATCCCTTTAGCACTCTTTTTACTCTCTATATGTTATTTATATTAATCATGAATAACTAATTCTATATACTGTATTTAAGAAATCTATTATAGCCAATTCCTCTCCGGAGTATCTAATTCTAACTTTCAGGAATTTATCTTTAAGATCAATTTCCTTTCTATTTTGAGCTTCTCCAAAATTATACTTATATATATTCACATCATCTAACCAATTAGTTAGATCTAGAGGTTTCCAGTTTCCGTCTACCCCAAACTTCGATATATCATAGACGTCAGACAAAGCATTGTCAGAATCCTGATCTCCTGGAAACTTAATGATTCCAGTTTCCAAAACCTAATCTGGTATTGGAGAATTATATATAGGAAGAGGGGGTAACAAACTAGAACCGTCATACGACTTAGCCCAAGTAGAATTTTCTGGTCTTATTAAGATTCCCGAATTTTTCTTCTCATACTCATTTTTGTAGCATACCAAAATAGGATTAATAGTAACCTTCCATCTATCCTCTAAGTATTGACAGTTTGCAGCTATTATAGATCTAGAATCATCTTGACTTAGTTCATCTAAACAAACAGCCTTAGCATGATTCCAAATTCTATATTCTTGCCTATTCGGATAGTAAACTATCTCTGCTCCAGATAGATGACTATAATCATGCCCTTTAGGATATGTTATATGTATATAGTAGTCTTCTATATCATTGATAGTATCCTATCTAGTATAATATCTATGAGGAAAATCTGCTGATTTAGGCTACTATCTAGTTTGAACATTTAAGAAATTTCTATTATAAGTAATGTCTGCACCATTATACTACCATAAGGCTTTCATCGCTTCTTGTCTAAAATACATATTAGCTTTATCCTTAGCAAAATCATAGGTTTCTCCGATTATCTCATAGTGGAATGATTCGGGCTTTGCTTTATTTGCTATTATCTCCAAGTTCGTAAATATTTTATGAAGAGAAGGATCGTTGACTACAACGCATTCAAATTCAAAGGGATGCTGTTTACCGTACCAATAGGTAGGATATATAATATCTGATGTGTCTATTATTCCAGCCTATCCATGCTTCCAAAAGTCAGAAGATAGGAACTATAAATTCCATCTAGGAGCAATGGCTACTACAGATTCATAGCATCCAGCATCTATTAGAGATGTTCCAGAATCAAACCCAGCTTTCATATTATAATAATCATCACTTAACTTAGAGCTATTATCTGGATCCTATATAGTGATGGATGCTTTTATATTAAGTAATGTTACTATCTTATCGGGGTTTATCATCTTATCTCTTGGCAAGGTAAGTCTCTTCCCAGTCTTGTCCCTAAAAATAGGATAATTATTTTCTACTATCTCGGATAGGGTAACTACACGCTGAACTTCTGTAGGTTCCCCATCGGGCCCCTCTATTGTCTCGGTTATAGTATCACCAACTGCTATCTTATTGCTTTCATCATCTGCATATCCATTTCCAGCCTTATTTCTATAGTATAATTCAGATAATAAGGGTTCTGGACCTCCTGAGATTACTACAGCAGAATCTTCACTGCCAGAAGAATCTATAAATACATTCTATAGCTTACTTCCATCATTATAATATACATAAGAATCCTATCTTAAAGCTAATGCATACAAAGGTAATTTCTTTCCGGCAAACATAGCATCCTAAGGAAGTTCGTATTCTATAAATGGAGTTATTTCAAAATGATTATGATTTCCATATTGATCCTTTTGTAATGAATAAGATACAGTATAATATACCTAGGAATCCGGAAGAACTCTATTACTTAAAGATAACAATCCTATATATCCAGTTCTACCTCTACCTTGCTCCGATGAAATTGTTCGCTCTATTACCTTCTACTAACCCTACTTGTCTATATACGGAATTTTTACTCTAAAATTAGTTACTATTTCGTTCTACTAATTCTAGGTATTTTCTATTATAACATTAGATAATGTTATACCATCAGCAAAGGAATTTTCACTATGACTAGTTCCTAATTTAGCTAGCCACTTGGTTGTATTTCTATCGAAGGAAAATGGTATATTATTTATGTTTTCCATATGGCTTGGAACCCAACTGTAAAATGTTATAAACTTTTCTAACAATTCATTCCAACATAAATTCCATACCTTCTCTTCAAATCCATAGGTATTGTCATAAAATGTAAATAGAACATCTCGCTTAAAAGCATTATATACTGTTTTTACATTTCTTATACCTATCTTCGGAGTTAGCTCTCTTTCCCCTAACGTGATATTGTTATTTAGAAATTCTTGCACTCTAAAGTCGGAAATGCAAGTAAGAGTATTTCCGTCAGTACGCCAGATTTTCTTAGCAACTGTATCAACTCCATATACATATTGTACAGAATCTCCAGTTTTTCCTGGGGCTTTAAGAACACTTTCAGGCCACTAACTACCAAACACATCAGAAATAATTTTTGGATTCTCTGGAAGCACATTAGAGGTGTTTATATAAACATTTCCTCCAGCTCCTTCCCCTGCTAGTGCCCTTTCATTGACTGCTATTAAAGCGATGCCATGCTCGAATACACATAATAAATTGGACTGTAGAGAAATCAACTTGACTATTTCCCCATACCCTCTCGTATAATCCCTATAATGAGTTCCCTAGAAGGTTCTAAATCCATTTCTGTAGGCATCATTTGTGTGAATATCAGAGTACATTATTCTAGTTCCAAACCAATTTTTAATATATGGAACATCCGGAACCAAATTATTCCATCTTTCACTTAATGATTTAGAAAACCCCTTATTATGAATACTAGACTCAGGAACCTTATACGCTCCCTCAACGCTCATTGGAAGGTATGGGTAGTATCCCCTAGGATGGCCACACATAGACTGTTCATCTACATTGGACGAGTCCAAGGTTCTAATATTTAGATTGTTGGACGATCTTATAGTAAACGTTACCCACATTCCTAGCTATATAGCGTTTACGTCTCCAAGATTTATGTTAGAATACTTTTCTGTGTTATCAGGATCATAATTATCTCTCCAACTGTTAGCGTCTACGATTTCATCGTTGTATGGAGCAGATGGGTCGTTAAAATTCCTAATCACTCTATGAGTGAACTGACATATATAACAATCTCCTCTAAATACTTCATGCTTATATCCAGTATTTTCCTAGAGATCATTTACTAATAAGCTTTTGGGAACAATTCTGTAACTATCTATTTCTTTCATATCTATTCTATCAGATATTGCATTATAAACAGAATTGTCATCCATCCTTATCTTAACATACTACAACATATCAGTTTCTGAATAATTTGGAATATATATATTTACTGTTTCCGCAGGAGAGAATTTATCATTTATATCATCAATAGCTAGATATGGCCCAAAGCTCCCTCTAATTATGTCACTACATATCTTTTTATTCTAGTTATCATTCTCATAGGAATCTCCTATAAACTCATACTTGTGCGCTTCTTCTGCTTCTCCGGCTCTACTTCTAAACATAAGTTCCCCTAATCCAACGCATTTGGTATCTCCTGGAACTCCGACTATATTACACTAGTAATTATTTCGAATGTTCATATCATAGTATCCAGGAATATAAAAATGTCTTCCTTGATTAGAGAAATAATTAGCTCCTCTTCCTGCCAGCCCGTTTATTCCCTAACTTATAGTTAATCCTATTCTATGAGTATTTCCTGTAAAAATCTAGTTAAAATATTCCTAGTTTATTTCGTAGTCGGGACATAAAATAGCCTAGACCTTATTTTTAGTCTAATCCTTGATGATTATTCTATTATTAAAATCTTGAGAGAGTTTTCTGGAATTATCTTGTTCCTTTATCTCATATCCAGAAGGACATTGAGTATCTCTACCATTTATACTTACTGTATTAAATTCCCTTCCAGTGGCATATCTAATTTCCTGTACAGCCCCAGCGGTTGCCACAATCGCTCCTGCTGCTGCACCTACAGTTGTCGCTACTACTGCAGTAGTTCCAACGGTTCCTAAGGCTGCTGATAATCCTAAGGTTCCAGCTATGGTTCCTGCTACAGAACCAACAGCACTAGCTCCTCCTGCCATTGCTCCAGCAACTCCGGCGGCTACAGCTCCTGCGGCTCCTGCAGTAAAGACGCACGCTGCAGCCACCGCTACAACTGCTATTCCAGCTATTACTGCAGTTAGTATTTTCTTGAATAAACCAGTATGTTTTTTGTTAAATTTGAAACTATATCTTTCTAGGAATCCTTCAGATATATAATTAACCCCATTTATATTCTCAGTCTATACATGGGTGTAAGATAAGGAATTTCTTATCGTATCAAGAACCCCTCCTGCAGTAGGAATAGTTGGAGTTCTAGATTCTCGATCAATTCCTATAGTTATTCCTTGTGCCAATATAGTCGGAATACGGCTCTACCTTACAAAGAAATATCCACTGACATACTTCTTTAATTCTTCTGCGGCCTCCGCATCTATTCTGATATCTAATCCATAGATGATATTTGCTTCCTGGTCGGGCTAGATTCTTATAACTCCCTTTGCATTTTCATTTTGTACTTGTATAGTATCGTTTCCTCGATAATGAATTATACCACTATCCTCGTCATAACTAATATAGCATCTTTCTTCCCCTTCATAAACAGGATAATCTGAATAGAACCCATTCTTATAATCCTAAGTCTAATTAACGTATATATTGGTAGCTCCTCTTATATTAAACACTGGGGTTAGTTCTCCATTTGGTAAAATATATACTACCCCTATTCTGTATAATTCCTCTCCCCAGTAACCAGTCTTCTCATAGATAAATTTTGGAGAGAAATACCCAACTTCACTAGTTGATATGTTATAAGATTGATCAATTGTAGTCTTATAGATCTCATACTTAGCATATGGGAGAAAGTGTAAAGATAGATCCTAAAGTTCCTTATACGGGATATTGGGCTTGTGAACATTTCCCAAAAATAACATATTCTAACATACTGCCTATGCCTTCGCAGAATCCACTATATTATAGCTTAGATTTATGTCAGAAGCAGTTAAAGAAACATTATTTTCAAACCCAGAAACTACTATAGAAGAAGTTCCAGCGTTAGAAATCAAAAACTTTTTATCTACCTTTATATACTCGGTAGTATAATTATCATTGCCCTCAGAAAAATATCTAGAGTAATATACATATACGTAATCATAGGAGGTATCTAGATTAGACATTAAAAATCTAACAGATTTGTAGCTATTTTCGTTTTTTGTGCCTGTAGTTAGACTATTAGGTGCTCCAAATCCTATAAAAACGCTAACTAGCCCCGATTCTGCTACGAAATCAGTTTCATTTCCATCTGCGTCCGATAGTCTGAAATAAAAGTGATAATTCCCTACTTTCAAATTTCCTCCAGAATCCGTTCCTTGGAACTACAACTTAGGTATCTTCTACACCCTTTTATAGAGAGAAGTATCAATATCAAATCTTTCCCCTTCATCATATATATTGCTATCATTATCTCCATTTCTATCTACCACCTCATAAGTATTTTTTCCAGTGGCGCTGAATCTAGTATTTACTAATCTAGGAGTGTTAATACCATCATTCAAAATCAAGTTAACAGATCCATCGTAGCTATACTATGGGGTTATCATTACTGGGTTTTCCAAAGAGAAATTTAGTTGATCAGTTATAAAATCAACTAAAGTTCCCTTTTCATAAGTTGGAAGGTTATCTATTTCTACATAAGTTATTACTCCCTCTTCACCCTAAACAACCTATCCCTTAAACCATTTATGACTCTTTTCAGAATCTTTGATTTCTTTAGTCCAGTATTCAAACAATTCCTCATAATAATATGTCTTTCCGGTTTTTACTACCTTATACCGAGCCTTACTAGTTCCAATCTCATAAGTCCTTTGCAATTCTCCTGATTGAAGCTAAAAAGCTATCTCATCATTGAAAAGAGTGCTGTCTAAATAAGAGTACACCCTAGCACCAGGTTTAGAGGACAATTTGCACCCATAGTATATATCTAACTCATCATTTAGTTCTTTAATAGAGTATAACTGTCCATTATACTCATACTTATCTTCCTGTATTCTAAGATTCCTAAATGGATTATATTCATAGACCAAATTTCCCTTTGTGGGGGTAACCTAAGTCTGAACTGCAAATTCATGTGAATACTTTAATAATTCAATCATTGGTTGAAAAATGTATAGTGAGTGTATAATCTCATATTTCCATATATATTAGACCAAGATACATATTCTACATTAGTAATATAAAGTGTTTCAGTACTAGAAAGTGCACCGTATCTTATATAATTCTATGCTATAGTATGAACGTTATTAAAATCTGGGTGAGCAGATAGCTAGTTATTGTACTAAAAGCCTTGACTTATAGTGCTGAACATATAGTTTCCCTCATCTTTCTCATCTTCCTCATCTTCAAGTAATTCTTTGAAGTATCGAATTTCTTCACCCTTCGAGTAGTATCCGGATCTGGAAAGGAGAGGAAACGTTCCAATCCAATTATATGCTACATATTTGCCGTTCTTTTTATAGTAAAACTAACTTCCATACTCATCCAACTGAACCTATGTTAGATTACTTTCTTTAGTATTCCATACATCCAACACATCCTTAAATATAGCTATAGATGAGGTAGAATTCATAGTAGGCTCCTTGGTTGTAAACTCTATAGATATGGGAGCATTCTTTAAAGTTCCACGTAAGTTTACTAATATATTATTATCATTTATATTAGTAATGCCTTCTAAGTTATTTTTTACCTACTCTACATATTTCTATAAAACTATTCCTTGAAGACATAGATAGGAACTACTCGGCTACTCAATCAGTAGACTATATAAAACATCATAAGTGTAGACTACAGAATGAGGTCTTAAGTATATTACATCAGACACAATAGGAACTTGGGTCTTTACATCAGTCTTTACATATAGCTAGGTCAATGTATCAAGTATAAAATCTGATATCCTATTTAAGGATGTTTGTAAAGCAGCATCTTCTGAGGTCTATGACCACTTTGGGTACAGTAGGTGATCCTAATCCACTTGTACATAATTATTGATTAGATACAGATTTTTATCAGAATCGACAAATGCTGGAAAAATAAGATTACTGGTTGTTTTGCTTAATAAAGAAAGACGATTTTCAGAATCCCTATAGTAGAGTTTATGATCTCCTTTATCTATATAAGTAAAATAGAAATTATAATCATTAAGATTAGAAAAATTATTACCGAATTGTGTATCTTTGGCAGTAGATCCTAATAAGTATCCGTTATCTGACTCCGGAGTAGGTGTCAAATCAGTTGTTCCTCTTCTACTAAAGAATCTAATCGCGCAAAATCCATAATCTAAATCGTTCTCTCCAAATATTCCATCAAACCTAGTCAATATTGATCTATCTCTTGGTTCCTAATTTGTGCTAGTATTTAAATGATCAATCTTTTTCTATACGGTAGGCCTACTCTAATCTTCAGTGGTACTTAATATTATTGATCTTGTAGGATAAGGTGCGCCATCTACATAATCTCCTCCGGCTAAATGAATCATTCTTTTAAGAACTAATCGTTTGCTATCAGTACCCATCCCTGCCTAATTACTTCTAACAAATCCATACTTCATAGCAGAAGTCAAATCATGTACAATTGGAGCATAAGTTGGGATGTCTTCTGAAGTTTGAGTATAATACTAATAAAAATTACTAAAATTCATAGCATTATATGTAAACTGCCAATCAAATTTATCTTCCAATAAGTTTTTCATGTCCAGAGTTACATATTTTGCATTTTGTATAGTAACTACTTCTCCTAAATAATTTATATATTCGATACCTTTTGAATAAGTTACATCACTTCCTATATCTAGATTCTACCAGTTAGGAAGTTCTTTGTACGACTAATCATCCCAGTTAGTATTTGTTATAGATGGCTTCTCCTCCTCTCTAGCAGGAAGAAGTCTCTCTGGATGAAGAACATCACTATCTTTTTCATATTTTCCATTGATAGATGTTACTGAAGCACCCTCAGAAGTGATATAACTGTTACCTTTATAGATAATTAATCTTAGATCGGATGCTATTTCTGAAGATAATGAAAATGTATTATATGTTTCCTACAGTCCTGGTGTTATATCAACTTGTATATTTTCATCCCCGATTATTTCCTGAACAGTTGTGCCAAAATTCTTAAATGGAACATTTAAATCTGCTTCATTTGAGGTAACAATAGAATCACTAACCTATAAATTGTAATTACTGTTTGTACTATATGATACTCCTACGTCAGTATTTAATTCTAGTAGCAATGTATCGAAATCTAAAACATTATAATATTTATCATTATACATCGTATTAGTCCACATCCATCTGTAGAATGTCTTAAATTCATCCTGTCTTGTAGTATCATAATTTCCTAAAGCATCTTTAGAACAATACTAGACAGTTATTTTTACAAGATATAAGAAATTAGAATATATAGTTCCAGCATCATTTATATGAGTAGTTGCCTCTGTTGTTCCTACCTCGATTGTTTCTGTATCTCTGCGTATTTTTGCAGTATAATAACCGTCACTAGGTTTCTCAGAAAATAAATCAATCTGAATAAGTTCATCTCCTTTTTTCGGTTCAAAATTATCCCATTTAGCTCCATTACGCTATTTGCTGTATTTCTAGGGATCAGTGGAACCTCTATAAACAGTTCCATTTTCATCTTCCTGTCCAGCATGATATATAGGATTTCCATTTATGTCTGTTCCTGTAAATTTATAATTCTAGAAACTTCCATTTAACGGCAAATTATCGGTAAATACCCCAGAATAAGAACTATTGTTATTTAAAATATAATTAGCAGCAACCCCCTGATTGTCTATAAATTCTAATATAACAGCATTTACTCCCTTATTTTCTTCAGGAAATACATCTAATCCTAATGTAAGAGTAGATACATTTTCAGTGTTGTAGTACTTCCACTAAGTTAAGTTTATTTCTCCGCTTCCTAACTTGCTAAAGTTTATGTAACCACTAACCTTTAGATCTGGTAACACTCCGTAAGGCATCATAGGAGCTACTTCATAGTTATATATAAGGTTAGATATATCTGGAGCTAGTTCTTTAACTGGTCCATCAAATATCTATTTAACCGGTATACTAAATTTTCCAAAATATTTAGATACAGAATGTCCAAAGTAATTATTGATTATATCATCATTAATCTGATAGGGATGAATCTTAATGTTTTTATTTTTATAAGAAGTATAATATTCAACTTTTCTTTTTCCTTCTTCTCCTTCTTCTTTTTCCTCTATAATGGTTTCATGGGCATTAACATAATACGTTGAAGAACCTAACTCAGAAAGATTAATTTTAGTGAGAGCAATATCTTTTACATTATCATACTATTTTAATTGGCTAGGATAGATTTTTATATTCCCCACTCCTATATCTTCAGACCAACTATCATCCGGATTTTCTTTCTTCTCACCTTCTCCTGCATATTGTGTTAGCCTTATAGCATCTAATGACTTATCTAGGATTCTCTGGTAGGATTTAGATTTTTTAAAATCATCATACAGTATATTATCAGATTCCTATTTATATCCTCTAGATATTTCTTTGGTGTAATATTTCTAACTAAAATCACCTTCATTCCAACACTACATAAAGGATTTTAATTCTTTCTCCTTAACAGATGGATAATCTACTTCCTAAATATTATCATGTAGCCCATATTCTTTCTCTGATACTTTGTTCCAAAGTATCGCTTTTCCCGCTAAATCGGAATTTACTCCAGTCCATTTTTGGTCATATAAACATATAGCACTAGGATTTATATTATAGTCTGAAGTTCCCCAGTTTATGTTTAAATAAACATTATAATCTTGGTACTTTATAGTTCCTACATCATAAGTTGAATCTTCCATTGAACCTTTTACAACATTATAGGTGCAAGAGAAAGAATCAATTCTTTCTAATTCCACCAGTAACGCTAATTTGCCAGATACTTTTGACTAAAAAATAGAATACCCACTGCTTATTGAAGTTCTATAACTATCAATATCAGGAGTTCCATTACTTCCCTCTACCTAGTTAAGAATAAAATAATCTTTTTTAGAGCCTGCATCTGTCATCTAATACCACTTAACATCGGAATCTAGAAAATCTATCTTACCTGAATCATTGATAGATACTACATGAACTTTTAGTAATTTTGGAAATCCCCCAAATTCGTGGTCAGTATTACCAACATCGGAAACATGAACTTCCTTATGTATACTTCCTTTGCTTTTATCAAAGATTACAAATTTATCTCCTGGATTGATCTTCTTATTCATCAATATCTTTCTGACAGAATTAGCCTTTACTCTTCCTGACTCAAGAATTGGATTTAATCCAGAATCAGTTTTATATTCCATAAAATCTGAATTTGACAATATCTGATTTTCTATGTTGTCATGAAGTTCATCGCTACTAATATTCCTTTCAGGACTTGGAAAACATCCTATCTAGGACTTGTTTATTAGAGGGTTATATGATACTATATATATAATATCTCCAAATTCACAGGTTCCTACCGGAATATATCCTTCTGGTAAGTAGGCCGATTCTACTCTAGCATTTCCCATGTCATTCTATAAAGCCATTTCGTTTCCATTGAACGTTAACAGGGTAGCATTAAGAGCAGAAGTCAGAACAGATGCCTAGGTATTATCAGGAGAAAAGTCCATCACCAAGCCCTCGCTAAAAGTCGATTTAGCCGTCATAACTGTATTCATTTTATATATCTCCATTTTAGCGGTTCATTATTATACTTTCCAGCACAATTATTCTTACCTTTACAGCATCTAATTATCGCTGACAGATCAGAATTGTACTTTTTTGCCCCATCTGAAGCTTCTACAAATTTTTCTATAATCCCAAGGTTTTCCGTATAACATTCTACAGTGTATTTTGGAACATATAAATCTTGCTAATATTTAAATGTGACTTTTTGATTTTGTATTCTAAGATAGTTTGTTTTTCCCTTACATATTTTAGTTATACTACTAGCATCTTTGTTATATTTAATAGCTGCAGCTTTAGTAGATTCAAATTCTTCTAACTTTTCTCCGGAATTAAAATCGTACATTGTTATAGGGACTTTATTATTTTCCGCACCCTTTTTCTAATTCATGCGGGCAATTTCTGCATACTTTGGGTCAGACTTTTTTGTTAAACTTTGTTTTAATTTAGTTTCTTCAGAGGCTAATTTCATTCCTTTCCCTCCTCCAAAGTCACAATTATATCCATTTTTACATGAATCATATTTAGAGATATAAAATACCTCTAATCTCTATATTTCTTCTTTTACTTTATTTCTATCTAGTCCAGTAACTTTGTCAATTTCTTTTACAAAGAAATGCTCTTTTCCGTACTTTCTAATAGCCCTAAATAAATGCCCATCATACTTTCTATTTTCATCAAAGGCTTTCTAAATATGCTATTTAAATCTAGTTGTAATTTTTTGGAGAGTTTCTCCAATATATACCTTGTCATTTACATCATTATATATCATGTAAACATATCCAGTATATAATGTCTCTTCACTGTCAGTCATCGTTTCTCTCGTTTTTGTTATATTTCTTGACTTATCTTATATAAATTGATAGTTGTAATTAGAAAGTAATATATCCTTAAACTTTAAAGGATTTCTAACCTATACCAACTCTGCTGAATCTGTAGTTAATTCTTCCTTATATAAAGTTAATCCAAAATCTATTCCAATTGGTATTCTGAATATAGCCACTCTGTTACTTTCAGAAATATTGCATTCGTCATATATTTTGTAGAGAATAACCTTTTGAAAGGTGAATTTCTTTCTCGGCCTTCCTCTTTTCTTTTTCAATTCCATATATTGCTAGTATTGCTTTTCAGTTAATGCAAAATAGTAGAACCCATCCCACTATATTTTCTTCCTCCTATACATTATCCTTAGCTTAACTATCATTTTTCTTTTATAATAGTTGAAATATTGAACAGAATCGCTCATTAACTTTCCGCAATAGAACCAAAACCCCTTTTGATTTATTAATACGTCTCCTCCGTAACTACTATGCAAGTATAACTGTTTCCAACCATACTACAAAATTCTCTTAATATCATTATGAGGAATATTTGGATACTACTTATAAATGTTCTCATAATAATCCTATATAGTTTTCTATTGCATATCAATTAGTACTATTTTCCATTATTTGTATTATCTACTATCTTCTACCTATCTTTTGAGGATAGGTATATGGGTTTTTGTCTAGGCAGTCTTTTTTCACTCTACATGTCTAACTATAACTAGTATCCACTGAAGTTAGACATTATAAAGTCTACATCGTTCCACTTACCATTCTTGAACGCTTTTTTGAAATCTTTTCCCTGCGTTCTTTTCATATAAATATATGCCTGTGTCCTACCCAATCCAGGTAGTTTAAAATGAACATTATTATCTATAATATCATTTACGACCATCTACACACTCTTATCAAATATAGATGCAGCTAAATCTCTCTTACTTCCATCAGAATATGTCTATTTACACTATTCTGTAGTCATATTTAGTTTTTCAACAGGAAAATTCATAAATAGATCCCTAGAAGAAAAACAATGTCCCATTGCATAATTTTTATTACTCATGTTCATAATTAAAAATAGGGAGATGTTATCGACACCTCCCTACACATTATACTGGCTTATAACTTTTATTAAATACCTTTCGGCCCCAAGAAGCTTGTACATTTAAAATTTTATCCATTTCTTCCTAGGAAACATATTCTGGTACCCTTGCAGCTTTACAATGTAATAACCACTATCTTTTTAATTCCTAAGCCATTTTCAATACATTCTAATTATTAGTACGTATTGCTTCCTTATATTTACACGTATAAGCAATATATTCAGCTATAGCTATTGCTTCCTTGTCATTTATTTGGGGGAGACCGTCTTCATCAAGAAGTATTCCATGATATAAAATATTTATTTTGCCGATTCCCTTATTAACGTAGAGAGTATTCCCTACTCTTTTATACTTAACAAACTTTCCACTAACATAGAAAGGATCTAAGAAAGCCTTTCTGCTTTCTATATAATTTTCTGTATATAGGGACTATAAATCCCCTAATTCCTTTGTATTGCTAGTATAATTCCAGTCTTCTGGACCGCAGTACGTCACAGCTTCTATTATATCTACATTACAGGGTAGCTATATTGATCCATCTTCACAATTAACATCTAGCTAGGCTCTATATAACCTGGTATTTTTGTTTCCTATGAAACCATAGGCCACTAGACCAATTTCCTCTAAATCGTCATTATCTCCCTCAACATCATACATAAGTTGTGCCAAGGATATAGCATAATGAAAGTTGTTAGTACTACTCATATTCTTATCCTCCAGTTACATATTGTTGATCGTTTGGTAATACAGGTGCCTGAATCTATCTATAATAGTATAATTTCTCTTTAGTAAGTTTATCTTTTACCAACTAGTCTATAAAACTCAGATTAACGTCTGGGCCATTTAGTTCTTCTAGATTACAGCATCTGTACCTATTAAGTTGTCTAGGATCCTTAAATACTGCTACGATTGATACCTACTACAGAAATGGAGCATTAAACAGAAAACAATCTAGCATTCCGTTTTCATTTGGAGAGAAATCTATCCAAACATAAGGTTTATTCTAACCCCTTTTTCTGTATTTTCTATTATTTAATTCTGATAATGATGTTATTATGGTGAACTTATTCTACCTATCAGTAGAGCCAATGTATTCGATAGCTTGTTTTCCATAGTCAGAAACGATCTGTGGTATCTCAAAATGTGCGGTTATAGTATCTCCATCACTCAGTTTTCCACATCTGCATCTTTCTAAAGATTCACAATCTACATCAATACAGTTTATTGCTATAAGTAGATCTTTTATAGGAAAAATTCCCTTTAAGAAATACTATTTTAAGATAGATAGTCTACATGCAACAACTTCGTCTTGCAATTGATCCATATTCATGGATAGGTTCTAATGGTATCCCCTAAGTCCAGATACTACATCATTACGAATTTGAGATGCAAGTTTTTCTATATACATTATTCTGACGTTTTATCAGGATTCACCTTTATTCTTTTTTGACATGTAAAATTATAACATCTTATACCATTTAGGTAGGTAATCTTGGATTTTAGAGAAGCAATTTCATTACATTTGGTAGATATAGCCTAGGATTTTTCTATCATTATTTTATCCATCTACTCTCTAAGTTCCTATATCTACCTTCTAAAATCTCCTTCTAATTCATGATAATCCTTTATATATTTATCACAAGTTTTCTGCAGGTAGTCATACTAATCCTATTTTAAATCTTGCTTTTTCTGCTCAACTTCAACTACCTGTGACTCAGCCTCTGCTTCTACCTATTTTCTTTTACTTTTGAAGGTACATACATAAGTGAGGACTGCGCCTATACCTCCACTGCCTACTACAGCAAGTGCCCACTCTAGAACTGCAGACTAATCCATAATATTATAACGATTAAGGCGGAACAGGATAGTCCCGCCTTAATTTATTTTATGATCCTAATTCATCTTCACCGTCTTCTGTAGGAGAGGGATCAACTGGTGTAACAGTTGAGTTTTTCTCGTCCACAATAGTCCCCACAGAAGTAAGGGCTGTTTCCCACTCGAAAATTAGTTCGGGATCATTCTTTACCCAGAATACATGAGAAGTATTTGATTCCATTCTTTGTCCTACAGCTTGTAGTCCATCATTCGTAGATGGAGCACAATAGTTAACTATATATTGGTTATATATAGCTCCTACAATAGGAGTTTCAGCCTAACGGATATGAGTCCACTGGTAGTTAGCTGCAGTAGGAAGTCTTAAATCTTTTACGATTTGAGAGTATGTGCCGAAGGCGTTTTCTCCTCTTTCATTCAAAGTAATTCCAGTATCTCCTAGCTCTGCTACCTTTTCTGCATACTCATCATCTACCTCAAAAGAACTTATTTCTATTCTTTTGAATCTCTAATATTCTGTAGCTCCCTCTAAAATGAGCTGGTCATCATTGGTGGAAACATTAATCAAATCCTTATCACATAAAAATATATGATTTTTCTTGATAGCCTTTGCCAAATTAGTAGCGATATTGGCAGCGGTATCTCCCTTAGCTACGGTAAACTCTATCCAAAAAGGCATTCCCTTCTAAACCCAGGGTGTAGAATAAATATAAGGCTCTGCACCTTCTATACCAAGATATATATCCAATCTACAGTAATTTTTACCTTCAGCGGGAATAAGAGAAGAAAGATCTCCAAAATCTATAGTAGCCTTGCACATCTTTGCATCGTATCCAGATCTCTTTCTAATAGATTTAATGTAGTCTTTTACAAATACAAAATCTCTCTTTATTCTCAGAACATCCTTTTCTACACCATCTATTTTAGATTTTCCACTTTTAAATAGATATGTGTTGTTCTATCCTGCTTCCGTTAATACACTTGAATCCTTATCAAGATTCGAATTAATAATTGTTTGAGTTTGAAAATTTAAACCTGTTGCCATAATTAATCAATTTAATTAGCCTGTTGAGGGGCTGGTTGCTATTGCCCAGTTGGTCTAGCAATAGACTAGCTTATCTAAATGTTATTTCCTAGTCTGGGGTCGTTTGTCCTTTCCATTACTAGGTGTACCAACTCGTTTATAATCTCTTGATTAACATAATCTGGGAATTCCATAATTTGCGAAGTATCCTCAGTTAGATCTATCTACTCTTGAGTTAAACGAATAAACTACGGACACTTAACATAATCAATCTATACCTCCACTAACTAAAATAAGGTGTCATCCTTACCATACCGAATCTCACATCTCACATTAGAAGCATTACCCATTCTAACCGCTATGGGTTTTTCTACAAGCGAAATTTCCGTTTCTGTTTCCCCATTAAACTTTAATTTGAATGTTCTATCAAAATTGGACCCAGTATTAGAATCATATTTAGTTACTCCATATAACGCGTTTATATCAGTACCCTCTTTAGTTGATGTATCAACTGGATCGGTTGGGAGTGTCTAATACTTATTATTGTTATGGACATAATAATAGGGCCTCATAGGAGATGGTCTATTGTAAATATCGGTAATAATTTGGCTCCAAGAATCAGCAGTCAGTCTAGTGGCCGGAATTTCAATATATGATCCTGCATCCCAACAGTCTTTCTATTTTGCTACGTAATAAATACATACACAATTTAACATATGTAAATAATCCATTGGAAGATAGACTTCATAAGTAGCTCCTCTAAGAGATTGAATAGATTTATGGATACTGCTTAACTAAGATGAAGCATTTCCATATCCAGATTCAGGTCGAGCATCACCCGGTCCTTCTATATTATTTTTTTCAGAAAAGTTAAAATAAGGATTATTTCCATTCGTTATTTTTTGCGGAATTAGGAAAGTTGTAGATTTCAAAACTCTCAAATCATCTGTAGTTTGCTAATTAATATCATATACATTGTATACCTTATTAATATACTAATTTATTGCCTTGTTAAACAGGTAATTAAATTCGTATAACTTTAGAGAAGGAGCTTGAATCTTACTAAGTTCTATCAATGTGGCTTCAAAAACCTATCTGGCCGTCATTTTATAGTTTCTTATAAATCAATAATTAATCTTCAAATTCATCGGAATATGTATCCTTTCTAATTTGGGCTAAGATTTTCTAATTTTTAGAAGATTTCATCCATTCGATAGCTGCACTGTCTGTAGCTCCCAATGCTACCTTTCCGTCTTCTCCATAGACATAAAGACCGTCCTTCTTGACTATTACTCCTTTTTCTCTAGCCTCTATAAAGAACATACGAACTTGAATGTCTCCTCCAGTATAACTGTTGATAATCTTCTCCGGAGTCTTTTCTGCTATAGACAATAAGTAATCTTCTACATCAGCATTTGGCTGATTACTCATATCTCTACCTAATACCTTAGCAACAATAAGTCTTCCTTCGTAACCACGATCATCGTTCATAATATAATTAGAAGCTTCGACAATAAGCTTACGTCTAGTAACTCTACGTTGAGCTTCAAATCCTGGTCGGTCTACATAAAGTTCAGCAGTACCATATCGAGGTCTCTTAGATCTAGGATCTACTGTTCCATCAATTAGATATTCGCCTTTATCATTTTTCGCAAATCTGTCTGGAGCTATAAGGTCGCAATTTTTGATTGATTCCCAAACAGCTTTCTCATAGACATCATCTAAGTTGAAGGTTTTGCCATCTTCTATCACAAATAGTGCAGTTTCTGGAATATATGCTGCTAACCCGGTGGATTCTTTTTCTATCTCATCCGGAGTTAGTATAATATCTCCCTAACTGTTTACTCTTCTTACACAGTCAGCATATCTACCACGAGAATCTCTCTATGGTTGAATATAGTATTTTTGTCCTACTTTTCCAAATACACTTCTAAGTACAACAATGTTACTTTTTAAGTCTCCATTTTGTACATCATTAACCTTTTTTGCCATAATCCATCAATAATTTAAAATAGGTAGAGAAGCACCTCGTTCTCTACCTTATCTACTGTTTATTTAATCTTATTAATCTTTACAACGAAGTTATTCCTTGCAACGTAATATGAAACTTCTATAAGGGTTAAATACAGCAATTCCAGCATATCCATGGATAGTCATCATACCACCAGCTACGGGGGTAGAAACTACACCACTGTCTCCTCCAGAACGGCCTCCAACACCAAGTACCTCGTTAAAGATGTAATCTTTTCCTTTCAATGAATACATAGCTACCGGTGGTTGGGTAGAAGTTTTACCAGTCGTGAGATCAATACATAGAGCATACGGCTCTAAGAATTCTCTACTTAAGGTTCTATCAACCTTAAACGAAACAACATTACCACCCCACTCGTAGGCATCAAATGTAGCACCTACCTTAATGTATTTTCCTTCTCCTCCTCTAGACCAGAGATAAGCCCCATCGGTCTTTCGACTAGCTAAGTAATCTCCAAGAACTCTTTGGACGATTCCCCACATACGTTCATTCACCACGAACACGAAGTGGTTTCCCGTAGGCTTCTCAGCCTTTTCAACCATAGTAGAGATAATGGTATGGAACGTATTGATTGTTACTCTATTAGCAGCATACTTAGAGGCAAATCTTTCGATCTGGGGAATCATACCGTCACCAATTGGAATCGGACGTCCGGTACCTCTATCAGAAATTGTAGCTTTACCATCTACTCCAATATTTCCTTTAGCTAATAGAATCATATTTTCCCGAGCATATAAGAAGTTCTCAATTAAATTCTTCTTCATAGGCTCAAGTTTGTAAATCTTCTCTGTTAGGCATCCCTGATTTTCTCCCTTAGCTACCTTAATGAAGGTATCTTCCATTAAAGCGTACTTAGAAGAGTAACTATCATCAACACGAATAGTAGTCATGTAATTTCTCATCTTCTCTACATTAGACTGATATTTTACAAACCCAGTATCGTGTAATTCAGGTTTAGCGTTACCAATAAAACGAGTTGTATCACCAATTTGACATCCATCAGTATCTAAAATTGACGAGTAATCATCATCAATTAATCTTACCATAACAGACCACATATTATCTGCTTTTCTAACAGGTCTGGATACAACAAAACACTGCTAACCAGTTTTTTCAATTTTGAAAATTTCGTGTAATTGATAGTAATTCTCAGGAAAAATCATCTCAATCTCACTCCCATCTGCTCCGTTCTCAACAGGAACTGCAGCAAAGGGAATTCTCTTAATGTAGTTGGTTTCAACTTCCCACTCAAAGTAAGTAGAATCAATGTTTTGGAATCCAGTAGCTTTCTTGGTATCTCCGTAGAAAATATTCCGAAGAGCCTCTGTCAAGAAAGTCGCTGTGAGTTCCGGATAGAGACGGGATACGACACCTAAACGGTGAGGTCTTTCCAATTAATGTTATCCTATAAGCTTTTTATCCTATAGTTCAGTAACTTTACCATAATTACTGTTCAGAATATATCTTCATCCCTTTGATTTTATCAAGATGGGATGCTGTGCACTCTTGGAGATAAAATTTTGGAACTATTAATTTGTAAGCCATGCAGTCTGGCACAAACGGTTCTATCAATTTTGTAAATTTTAAAGCATTACTTGAATAAGCCCTTATATTATACTGATTTTCTTTTTTCTTATGTGTATAGAACTAAATTCCCCATTTAGTTTTAAACATTTCTATCAACTAGTTAGCTTCTTCTTCTGGAACATGAGTAGAAAATTCTACAGTAAACCCTTTATCTGATTTACTAACATATGTACTTCCATCATCCATATACCAAATAGCTATTCCCTACTCATCTAAGTATGATAAGTATTTAGTATCTAGTTTCTTCTTATTATTAGGATACAGCCATTTTCTTAGTATTCTAAAGTATGGCGCACTACATGTAAAAGTATAACCAATAGAAGTGGGAATATCATATCCGCAAATCTTTTTAGCTTTATATATTTTTTCGCGAACATTACACTTTCTTCCTGTTATGGATTTGCATAAATTAGCTTTCCATTCAATGTATTCTTTCTAACGCTATCCATGACTTACTTCTAAGTAATTATACTAATAAGTACGACCATTCTTAACCTATTTTTGATGGGATATGTACCCATCACCAATGCACAATGCTATTAAAATTGATTTTTTCCTTAATTCCATATACCAAATTATTTGGGTTATTAAAATTTTGTCTCTATTCGTTAGAGGTTCTCCATGCCTGGAGCTTCCTACGGGATTGTCCTATAAATATGGAGGAGTTCCCCGTTTTCACACAGTTTCAAATAATTATTACTAATTATTGGGGCAAAAGTCTACCCAAAAATTTACTAAAATCTTCATAAGTTCTAGTTTCGCCCATTGTTGGGCGATTAGTTACAAAACTTGCTACAAGCATAATTATTCTTTTAATTGTTAATTAAATCTTACCAATCGTCATCATCTATAAAGTCATCTGTGGTAGTTTTCTTAGATGTAGGAGAGAAGACAAGTTTTGAACCCTGCAAATCTTTCTTGGCCATTTCATATCCCCTAGTATAGCTTGCCTATATCTATTTAGTAAGTTCTTCTACTATTTTGTCTTCGTTAAGTATCCAAAAGGCAGCTCTAGTGAATAGAGCAGGGTCATTCATTGCTTTTCCAAAAGCACTCATCCCTGATTCATCTAGATCTAATATAAACGCAGATAAATCTTCAATATCATCATCAGAAAGTTCTAAATCTTTTCCAGCAAAAGAGCTTAGACCTTTTATCTCATTCTAAATAGAAGTTGCAAATTTCTGATACTCTTCTTCTCTTTTAGCTTCCTGCTAATATGCTAGCTAAGCTTCCTTATCTTCCTACAATCTAATATATTCCTTACGAAGGCCCTCAACAGTTTTTTTAAACAAATCTTCATTTTGTTTTGCCTATTCAACTGCTTGTACAATTTCTTCATCAGTAATATTATCAGAGCCGATTTTTTCTATTAAATCTAAAGCATATAAATCTTCGTCCGTAAGAGATTCTACCTAATACTCTTTAGCAGGAGGTTCTGGCTATAGGGAATTTAAATACTCCTAAACACCCATCCCACTTTCTCTAATTGTTTTAATCAACTCTGCTTCGGAATCATCGAGAGCACCCTATTCTGGTTCTTGTTCTTTTTGAACCAATATGTTTAACTATTCTTCTCTATCTAGAGAATCCCAGGAACGCTCTACAATGGCTCCTGTATCATCTACAAATTTGATCTTCTAAGGATCATTGATTCCTATGATTTTTAATACTTCAGTTGTTAGATCCGAAGTATCCTCCTGCTGCTGGGAGGGGGTGTCTTCACCTAAATCATTGAATTCATCATCAAAAACATTGTCAAATTCATCCATGTTCATTTACATTTGGTCAATTCATAATAAATTATAATTTCATAATAAATACCAGAGAGTAAGAGCGAGGCTCTATTTTTATAGGAGTATTTAACCATTCTAGTTCTTCCTCCTAACTGGTGGAAGATTGGATCTACTAGCTAATGGATAATGAATGAGAGTGATTTCCTCCAGATGCAGTTCCTCCCTATTTCTATATTTCTGATATTACCTCTATTGTCTCAGAAGAAACACCTTCTTCGTCAGGAATTACTACCTAAAGCTCTGAAGTCTAAATATCTGTAACATAATTCTAGTTATCTAACTCTAAAGTTAGTGTTCCAGAGCTGCTAGTATTTTCAAGTGTTTCTTCTATGATGTGTGTGTGAGACTGGTGAGGATGTGTATGTTTAGGAAGATGTTTCTCCTATAAGGTTAATTCATTGTCTTCTGATAGTTCAGAAGCAATATCTCCAATAGCCTCTAAAGATTCGGCTCCCTTTACAAATTTCCCAACCAAATTTGGAGTACCATTAGTTCCATCACACAAAGCCCATCCCTTTGGTATTTCTGATGTTCCGCTGAACATTGTGATAGTTCCTCTTGGTATAGCTATATCAATAAGTTTCTATACCCACTCTATATTTGGAACATTAAGCTTATACTCTTCATTATCCGGCTCAGGAGGAATCTCCATGGACTCATCGTACCTTGGATAACCACATCTCTTCTTAAATACAGGATCATATAATATAGAATTTAGCCCTATGAAATTATCAGAATATATACCAACTTCTACTTTCTCTTGTTCCTCTGGACATTTCTTTAGAGACTCTAGCTCCTCCTCTTGTATTTTTCCTATTCTGGTATGTATGGTCTCATCATTTTTTGTTCTATCTATTAAGTCAATATTATTCTAATAGAACTTCATTAATTTATCATTAGCCAATACAATCTTAGAATTAGTGGAGTTAGTTATGAATTTATCCTATAAATCCTAATCAACTTCTATTTCAAGATATTGTCCTTGGGAATTTGCAATAGTATATTCCTAGATTGTTCTTTTCTAGGCACCAGATTGATCAAGGGGCACAAGGGATATATACACAGTTCCTTCACTTGGAAATTCGTTAGTATACTTTAGCATACACTAAATGTTCCCATTTTCTTTGTAAGAACTTACTATGATATTTTCTTTAGTTCCATAGACCTGCTCCTTATCTAAAACAATTTCTCTTAGTGTTCCTTGTCTTTCTATAATTCTATCAACCTCTAAAATTGATCTTCCATCCTGCACATATAGTCTATAACCACTAGAGTTAGTAGCACCATAAGACTGAAGATATCTGTCCTAGTTTATAGAAACATCAACATAAGATACTATATTACTTCCGAATCTTATAATAGAATTATCAGACAACTAAATTCTTATACTTGAAGAGTCACTAAATATGGTTTCCTTGTCTCTATTAAATATCTTTAAAGACTTTATAGTTAATTCTTCTAGATCATTTTGCAGTTCAATTTTCGATGTTGCTAGATATTCTGATAGCACTCCGTTGCTAGCTATATATAATTTCTTCTCTCCTTCTACGTAAATTATTCCTGCAGATATTTTAGACTACTAAGCCTAGGATAGGGTCTAATAATAGAATCCAGCATTAGTTAGTGCTAAATATTTTTGGTCAGGGGTTATTTCCTGAGGTACTAAATAGGATACATATGTAGTTTCTATATCTCCCACAAGATTAATTTTGGTTCCCCCAGAAGATACCCAGACTTCATCATTTTCTTCTTTTGGAACTATAAATACTCCATCTCCAGAGATTTGTTCCGAATCCGATACAATCTATACTAGGGCCTTGTCTTGCTAAACTATCTTACCATTCTTTATTACATCTATAAATTTGCTTCCCCACTAGACTTTTAAATCTCCTTTTGTCCTAATTAGAAAGTTTGCATCAGTAGAGCCTACAGTGGTGAAAGATTTTCCGAACATTGTAAGCTTACCTTCTGACATATCATTTTATATTTAATATTTGTCTTCTATTCCTATCAGAATAGCTCACATGTACCCAGTCAAAATCGTGTTCATTTATTAATTGGTCAAATGGAAGCTACAATTCCTGTACTAGGTCAAATAGTTTTTTATTCTCTTCTTTCGTATCAGAAACGGATCTTATGTCAGCTGCTTGTCCATATAGGTGCTAACTTGTACTAGCTCCTCCTACAGCTTTATTTAAAGCCTTACATCTATACCCACTAGTAACTATTATAGGCTTTCCATAAGCTTCTCTGAGAGGATCTAAAATATGTTCAACCAAATCAATCAAATTTTGCTATTCTTTCTTAGAAGGAATGTTTTCAATTCCTTTTCTCTAAGCCGTTGAACTTTTTGTTAGTTCTGTAATTGTAAAAAATTTCATAACAAGTAAGTTTAATCGTTTCTAGTAATAGATAACTATTGTTGGATATATCTCAAAACAAAAATGGGAGAACTTTCCTTTTAAGAAAAATCCTCCCATTAATTTTAATGAATTATTTTATTAAGCTTTTTAGCATTACTCTAAATAATTTCTTTGCTAATTGACCGCTTAAATAGGCAGCTTCTTCAGAATATGGGTCAATGCCAAATTCCTTACACATATGCATCTCAACATGGTTCTTTTCATGGTTGTAAGTATCAATGAATTCTTCTACAGAAGAAGGTTTGTTTATAACCATTATACTCTTGTGCTATTCCTAGCTAGTATATGTAAACCCTGAATCCTCGTAATCTACCAATCTTGAAGTTGCTTTATGTAAAATATCATTTGGACATCCCAAATTCTCTAGTTTATCTAAAATGTACCTAACATTGGGAGTGTCTACAACAATGCAAACTTCTATATCCCAATTGTACTTTCCAAACAATACTCTGAAACGTATCATAACACATCCTCCCAGTCTACCATCATTCCGTTAGCTACCATAGTAGCATACCACCGTCTCATGGTAGTTCCATCCCCAGCGTCTTCATCGTCTATAGTATCTTTTATATAGAGAGCAAAGTGCTTTTCATCCGAGATACTACTTCCATAGTAATCAGCTTTACACATGTTACCTACAAAGATATAATCGTATCCGATATTATTTTGTAATTTTACATTATTGGTAGCTAATACTTTATCTATGTATTCCTTAGATACTGGTTCTAGGGCTTTTCCTCCCTTCCTCATTAGGGAAACTGCATATGAACACAAAGCCTTGTTGAAATGCCAACCGTAGTTTTGTAAATATTTACGCATATACTTTGGCATGTCATCATACATATCCAAAGCTGCTCTCATATCAATAATATCTTGGGTAGTCTTCGTCATCGTCGTAATCTGAATCTCTCATACCACCACGTCTACGTTTTCCGTATCTTTCCATGTAGTGTTCTCCAGATTTACTCTCTAATTCTGATAAACAGCGCATCAATTTCTTGCCATGTTTTACTATCTATTCAGCACAGTCTGAAAGATGTTCAAATTTAGACTCTTGAATTTCAATTATCGTTGCCATGTTGTTCTGATTTTAAAGATGATTTAATAAATTCTCTGAACATTTCTTTGAGAGAGTTTATTTCTTCTCTCAAAGCTTTATTCTCTTGCTCTTGTCTTTGCTTTTCAACTATTTCTGGATTTAATTGCTATAGAATTTCGTCACATCCTTTTATAATGTTTTGGTGAGTTTCTATACTATTAATTATATCCATACTTCTTTGTTTCATAGAAGTAATTTCACTATTCATTGCTTCTTTATTGCAGGAAACCACAACATTGTTTCCAAAATCCGCAATATCTCCTATTGCTGGTAACTTTTGAAAACTAGTAGATGTGCCGTTTATATCGGCCGTAATATCCACTATCATTTCCTAATTATAAATTCCTTGTGTTCCATACTTGGGAACTGGTATGGATACGTTAGTAACCTTACCAATTTCCAAAGTAGGTATAGAATCTTTATGTAGAATAAATAGCTAATTACTATTCCTTAAATTCTAAAATGCCATTATACAATTCCAGTTAATAATTGTAATGTATTAGTGGTGTGCTCAAACCAGCATAAATATATTCCTGTTCCAGGTATTTGAGCGGCCGTTATATCTGCTCCATTGAATCCGGTTAACTTCTAGGGATTGCCTCCACCAGAAGTGAAGACAACCGGTAGAGTAGTTGTAGTACCTGCGGGTATAGCCTAGTTAAGTCTTACAATTAATAATCCTCTAAAAGGTGCCCCAATGTTACGATGATTGTTAAAATCAAACTACACTTCTGTAGTAGTAACATTTACAGATAAACTACTAATAGCCGGAATCCCTCCTCTGTTGACATTAATATAAGTAGGTAATAACATTGTTACCTCCTTTCTCAACCCCAAAGAGAGTTGTTACAGCCACAGCCATTCCATCCTGCGTAAGTACCTAGAGCGTATCCATTAAATACAGCCTATGTAGGTACAGCAGTAGCACAACTATAAGGAAGTGTTACAGTTTCAGGAAGTTTACACTTAATTCCATTAACATCACCTTGCAAAGCATTAACAGCAGCAACAATAGGAGTAGTAGCAGAATTGATCATCTGTCCAAAGGTAGCAGTCTATTGAGCATTGTTAATAATAACAGCTTGCTAGCTATTCTTTTCACGAAGAGCGTCAATCTTATCTAATAGAGCTTGATTCTACATTGCATCAAGCTTAGCTATGATCTGATTAGTGTTAGCAGTACCTGTGTCTTTAATAGTATTTTGAAGAGCACAAGTTTGACTCTGATTTGCATAAGCACTATCACAGAAACCTCTTTCTACTGCACGTCCTACCTAATCTACACTATTAGTAATCTGATAAGTCTGTCTCTCATTAGCTAATTGATTTTGGTATCCCTACTCTATAATAGCTTTCTGTGTATTGCAGCAGCAGTTATTAATAGCTTGGATAATATCACAATTTCCTCTTTCTACAGCGTTAATGACTCTTTCGGAAGTGTAACCAACCTATCCTCCTACTGTAGCGATAGCACTTTGAATGTTGCAGCAGCAATCCTTCAACACTCCAAAGTCGCAATTTAAATTAGTTGCGAGCTGACCAAGAGAAGCTGAATTACCTTTTATTGCATCCATCAGTAATTGGGTGTTTTGATTAGTATTCATCTGTTCGCGTAGACCTGCTAATTGGCCCTGAATTTCAGCAGACTGTAGGTTCTGGCAGTTGTTACCATTTCCCCACTCCCCGTTATTCATCCAACGCATCATCCACATCCAAACTAGGTACATAAACGGATTATTCCACATTCCGTTTCCGAAACCTCCCATACCTCCGTTCATCATAGCCATCCAAGGTAACATCTAGTTAGTACTGTTTTCCTATCCGTCAGGTACAATGTAAGTTCTTGTATCACTCATAGTTTTACAATTTAAAAGTTAATAATATATTATTTGTTCTAGAACTATACTATTATACTTATATAATTGAGCAATACTGAACGATGCTAAAAATAAAGTCGAGAACCCAATAACAGTCATATCGTTTTGATGATATAAAAACTGTTAAGGATTCCCGACCTTCAACTCATTACTGAGTTACTCCTTGCTGGCAAGATATAAGTCCAAATCAACTTTATGCCAACTTAATTCTTTAAAATCTTTCTATTTTATTCCTTTAGGAATAAATCCATCTCTAACATAATTGTCGAATGTTGCTCTACTAACACCAAGATAATCACAAGCCTAAATCTTACTCATCCTCTAATCTGGATTGGCAATATTCGATAATACAGAAATAATTTTGCTCTGTTGCTCTGTTGTCATATTACAATTCCCAGAGTCTATATCGTCTATGAATTTTTTCAATAAAGCCCTTATTATGGATTTCAACATTTGCCTTTCATTTTTAGATAAATGAAGGATAATAGACTGATTCCGGCTATAGTGAGATATACTCTTAACATCTACAAGTCGGACAGTGGTATTCCAACAAGTGTGTCATATAAAGCAAGCACATTTACTAAAGCAACATAATGTAAAGGAACTCTATGCCATTTACAATAATGAAATACAAAGGACATTATGTACAGCTGCAATAAGAACAATACAGAAAATCCTCCAAAGAAATTTAGAGAGTAGCACTCAATTTCATAGTAATGCAATATAGTAAAAACTGTTTCATTTATCGACAGCAAGAATGGAATAATCTTTAAGACTAATAAGAGAATCTTATACAATCTCTTATTTACGCTTACCACTTTTCCTAATTTTTCCTCCATTCTTTATTCCACCTCTAGTACTGGACGTTTTTCTTCTTCCCATACCTTATCTTTATGCGTTTAACTTATTACTGTTCCTAGAATTTAGCTAATACAGCATCTAATACTGTGTCTGAGTATGCCACAAGAGCATCTCTGTTTTGTTCCGATACTGTGTAGCTTATAGAAACCTGACCATCCTCTGAAGGTTTGTAATAACTACAGTCTCCTATATATTCTGATAATTCTCCAGGTTTCGTTACAGAAAAGTTTATGCTATAAGATCCTGATACTTCCTTGCTAGCTGACCCACTCATAGCCCAACCATTGTCAGTACTTTCCTTTAACTAAAAGGTTTCGTTTTGTTTGGTAATTTCAATCATAATTATTGTTTTACAAATAAATCAAAAATAATTTCCATCAAATCTGCTGCCTTAATTTTATTTCCATTAACTTCCACATCGTTTCCGGAATTAACATCTAGAATATCAGAGTATTCCTCCATAGTAATGCTGTCATCTAAAGAATCCTTAATCTCTTCTAGCCCCTTCTGAACTAGATATTCTTGATATTCAGAATTAGCTTTAGAAGCAAGCTCTTCATATCTATTTTCTTCCTCTGAAGTTCTTTCACTCTTCTCTGATAGTTCTTTCAGCTCTGGAGTAATAATCTGATTGGTAAATTCTTGAGTATCTTCATCGAATTGCTTTTTGATTTTGTTATAAGCCATTCTAATTCTCATGATCTTTACCTTTAATTCTCTTGAAAGCTCTTTGTCGCCATCTTGCAACAAGATTTTGGTAATTACATTCTGTTTTGTTAATACATCATTTAAATTCATAAGCATTAATATTTTAGTTCAAGCCAAGATACATAAGTTTTTCAAAATCTTCAAGTTAAACTTAGTTAAATGTGGGTCAGATTCTATCTCTTTCGGTTAGAAGTATAGTAGCAGATATATCTCCAAAATTATACCCGGTCTTGCCAACACTATTCATAAATGTAGTCCCAACATTGTAGTAGGTAACTTTCCCATTTCCATACAGAGGAATTACAAATCCGAATTTAGCATTATTTAACTGTACTGAGGATACCGTATTCATTAAATACTATTTTAACCATGGAGTAGGGTACTTATTAATTTCTAGAGTTTTAGTAGATGAGTTGCCTATTCTCTAAGAAGAATTATAATACATAATACCGCTGAGTATTCCAGATACTTCGGTTCCGCCTTTCATTACTACATAAGTATCTTCAGTCCATACCGTTACTCCCATTGCTACAAATGAACTTATTTTCTACATAGTACTTTTAGGAATTTTTATAGTCATATCCCTAAATTCAAACCCCCCTGCTGCCACTGCACTGCTATGGCTGGGTTCACAATCACATACCTCTGAATAGAATACCCCTCCATCATAAGCCTATAACTAAAAAATTCCTTTATACTTGTTATTCCACTATGCCTATTCATTTTTATAGGAAAGAGTATCAGAAGAATTAGTAGCATTACTCAGATATATCTGAAGATACTATATCTTATATATATAGTAGTCGCTTATAATATCATCATCTATAACAAAATCTTCATTATCATATTTAGTCAATTTAGAAGTGTCAAATACACCCTAATCTATTAGCCATTTCTTTGTAGAAAACCAATAGGAAGCTTTAGAAGCATCCTAGTCTGCTTTCTAAAGGGCCTATTTCTAAGTTAAATACTATTTAGACATATTTTATTTTCTAGGATTTCTATACGATTCTTCATCTACTATATAGTCTAACACAATTCTTGAATTGCCTTGATAGCTAATACCCCAAATCTATCATATTCTACCCACTTGGTCTTATATTCATCACCTCTACTATGAACCATAGTAGCAAATATGCCTCCTAGTTCAAGTAACTGGTCAGCTTTAACACCAAAGGTATTCCTTATTCTCTCTTCATCAGGATGTTCCCAAATATATTGGATTATATCGAGTTTAGCTATACTTTCAGATATACTTGTTACAGGCTCTACTTCCTTCTTAAATCTCATGTCAGACCCAGAATTACCTGCTCCTGCTTTAAAGTCCTGATATACTGACCATACATTTGATTTATTGATTAAAGCTATTTTTGAAGCTTCAATAGATGAATAATCCAAAGAGCCATCCTGACCACAGACAACAATAGTGTCTTGATTTCCAGCATCTTTTGTATCACCCGCAAGATTAACAAGAGGGGAATCCTTACCAATCAGACCATTTTTTGATGCAGTTACAATATTATAAGTTGTATTAGTCCATGGTACAAATACTGAAAGTATTCTAGTATCTGAAACCCCTTTTGGTTTTGCATATTGAATAGGATATATTCTAGATGAAAGTGCCGTAGTTACGGCATTATTTGAAGTTGGTGAAGTGATTTCGACTTCAGATATTTTTACACCTCCTATTGAATTAGATGTAGCTTTTTTTAAAGAAATGGTTGTATTTGCTAATTCTATTCCTGTGCCATTTATATAAGTAGTATTCTTATCTGTCCAAGGGACATTGACATACATTTGTCCAGAAGAATTTAACTCAACAGGATAATTTTTACCACTTTCAGGATAACCTATTTTTACTAGTCCTAATGTAGAAGATGTAGCCTAGCTATAAGTTGTATTAGTAGAACTTATAACAACAGTTCCAGAAGTTGTTGCAAACTATACATTAGACCCCGGTCTTATATCAATTGTCTTTCCAGAACTTCCGTTGAAGGTATATAGGTTAGTTCCCTCTGTAGTCCCTGAATTAAATTTTAAAACCAAGCTATTTGCCACCTTTCCAGAATTAGTAGCATAAGGAATAATTATATTGTTTGTTGTTCCATTTTTAGTCCAAGTTAGATTATTTCCATTTGTACCTAAAGCTGTTACATAATCTCCACTAGAGCCTATTCCTAACCAACTTCTCACAGCAGAAGGGTTATTACAACACCTCAAATAATTATCACCTGAATTATTTATCCTAAACACGATACCGCCACTCATGGTATTCTGATCAGCATAATTAGCCCTAACTAATCGGCACAATAAGTCTCCACTTCCATCTCTAACAGCGATGGTATTAGCTGTAGCAGCAGAAGTCGAAGAACATGCTTTTGGGCTTCCTGCATTCAAATATATGGGAACAGTAGCAGAGCCAATAGTAGAACTTCCTAATTTATTAGCTGTTGTAGCAGTGTCCGAAGAAGTAGAATGATAAGAGTTATTTCCATAAGAGTTTAACTAAGAGCAACTAGTAATATAAGTTGATCCAGAAGTAGCCTATTCTAATTTCGTGTAACATGTTACATACGTATTATTTCCTTCGAGGGTGTAGTAAATATTGGAATCTAAATGATTTGAACCAGTAGAAAACTATATTTCATAATTTCTGGTTCCTATTTTCAGAACCCTTAGTTTGCTAGAATTCCACATTACAGTGGAATATATTGTCGCCGTGTCATCAGATAAGTTGATTACTATCTAGAAAGGAATGATTTCTGTAGAATTACTCTCCCAGTTAGATTTACTATCATATAAATAACCATTTATTTTTCTAGCTAACCATGTGGGAACCTCTTCACCAGTAAACTTAACCGAACATACCTTGTACCAAGTACTTCCAGTGGTGTTTGAATTATCAATATATAGATGATACCACTGATTTCCAGTAAATTCATTGTAGAAATTAGAAGTTGTCCACCCAGACAGTGTAGCAGCATCAATACTTCTATATTGTACTTCCGTACAACCACTTGGAAGACTATCAAGATTTTGTCCTTTTGGTTCATAAATCAATCCTGAACCCCCCTTCTAGACTATGCCATACTATCCACTATTCCAAGCTCCGCATTCTAGATATACATCATAATAGTTATATCCAGAAGTCACCTAAGTTCTTTTATACCAGATTCTTCTATTACTCCAATTATTCGACCACGGTTCTTTGGTTATATAAATATCATCTCCATCTCCATACGGATGTTCAGGAGTTCTTATATCTACCCATAATCTTATTCTTCCATGCCTAGCCTTAATTTCAATATCAGCCATAGCTGTAGAATGACCAGAAGAATTTGCTATTCTAAATAAATAGACGTAATTATAAGGAGTGGTGCCAGAGGTGTATATGGTATTAGGCTAAGTTAATGGTACGTACTTACTTAAATCAGTGGCATTAGCAAGGTTACTTAATGCTTTATGTCCTCCCCCTCCAAGCAACACATAACTGTCACTTGATCCATTTTTCATGTATCCATCTGATAGAGCTTTCCCAACTACATGTAACTTCTAAGATGGAGAAGAAGTTCCTATTCCAAAATTTCCAGAGTTTTTAATAACAGCCTTCAAACTGCCCTTAGAATAGAAAGCGATTCCGTAGTTTGGGGACTTTATATCAACATATTTATCATCCGAAGATTGTATAACTGAGACATTAAGGATATTACCATTCACGGTGATATTTCCAGTGACATTCTGGGTTCCATCAAAAGGTTGTCCCCATAGTGTTCTCGAAGTAGTTAGTTTATCTGCTGACAACGCCTTAGTTGCAGAATCAGCATTACCTACGAATCCTCCTGCAGCATACAGTTTAAACGTAGAAGGATTGAACCATAATTTATCATGAGACTTGTAAAGAGTTCCGTTAAATCCTGAGTTTGTGTTATTCTGATTGCTCCAAACTATAGGGTAATTTATATTATTTCCTGTATGCTGAGTTATATATGGACCACCTTGTGAGTATATGTATAAACTAGTACTATAGCCTGCGGTATATGTTACATTTTCTGGAGCATCAGCCTATGCTATGCCCGTAAAATACTCAAATTTCTAAGCATGTATATAACCTAACAGCACAAAGTTGGGTTTTCCTCCAGTATTCACATTATCGAACCATATTGTATAAGTATTTGCTGCTTCCTTGGTAATTAATAAACTGCTAGCTCTATTTCCCCTGGCGTATAGACATTCTACTACCTCTAAATTTCCTGTATTGTATCCCCAGCCTATAATATACTCTCCTCCTTCTCCACATACAGCATTAGACGAAGTATAGATAGATAATCTCATCCATCCTTTTTCCTATTCTCTGGTGAATTTTAATACTTTTGAATATCTCTAATATCCACCATTCCATCTCCTAATATAGTTAGACCCATCTAATCCATCCAGTAAATCTGCATCCAACCCACTTCCGGCACCATCATTTCCACTATCCCACACTTTCCGTCCCTTCCAAGTAAGATTGGAAGTAGTTAGATATAAAATATGCTCTGTGTTGGTTTTATCAGTTAATACTATACCTCCCTAATTCTCAGTATTTGACTAAAATAGAGCTACCTTATCGGTCCTACCTCCCATCTGGGCGATTGCTCTACTCCTTGTTACTACATTTCCTCCGGCTTCAAAGGTTCCTACAATGTTTAGATTTCCGTCTCTAACGTTTAACCACATTGCATGTTTTCCCTTAGCTACAGTACAATTTTCTATCGTAGGATACCATCCTACTCCATACCATGATCCTATTCTTAGATTAGCCTTATCCTAGGATGCCCCATCCTATCCAAGGTGAATCTTTATAGTTGTACCTATATTATCAGCACCTTCAATATTAGTAGAGTTAAATCCGATTCCTGTAGCGCCATTGAATTTTAGTGGTCCCGTCATAGTATCTCCAGTAACGTTGACAAACCTACTATCAGATTCAGACTTAGTATAATAGTTACCTATTCCTATTATTGTAGAATAATTCTTCTTAGTAAGAACATCGTACCAAACTCCTCCATTACCAGAGGTATTTCTATCATCAAATACCTTAAGCTCTCCATAGGTATTAAATGCTATTCTACTTCTTCTATAATCTTCACCCTAGATACAGTTATTGATCTACAGCAAGGCATGTGAAGAAGAAAAGGCTCTATTAGTCAATGTCGCAGAATTTGCATCAGTATCCGTCCAATAGATAGTATTTCCAGTTAGAGTATTTACATCTAGATTAGAAATCTTTTGTCTATCTATATCACTAGAAACAGACCCATCAGCTTTAAGATACTAATTTCCTGTTCCTCCTGTCTTTACGAATCCAGTACTATGAATAGTTCCATTACCATAAATACTAGCTAATAACGTAAAAGTACTACCGCTATCTGTAGATTGCTAAAAATTAAATACTGCATCGTTAGAAGTAGTATTATCAGTGATAGCTATTCTCTACTGAACAGATCCGTTATTCCATGTTATAGGGTTAGCACTATTTATATTAAGAGCCGTAGCCTGTATAATTCCGGGAAATAAAGTATTGCCGTTACTATCCAATAAAGTTAGGGTTCTTGTTAGAGTTGTAAATCTACTCTAATATTGTCTTATATAGATTGGTTCATTACCATCATCTGCTGTAGCAATCTCTAAATATCCCTTATCGGAACTAGTGGATCTCCCACAAATTCTCCAGAAGTCACTTACTCCTATTTTTCCACCTATACCTGCGGAATCATCAGCAAATGTTAGCCATTTCGTATTGACATTATTGCCATCAGTAACTCCAGTATTTCCAAGGAGATACCTACTATTTAAAGATGACATATCCCCATAAGAAGTACTTATTGTAATATTAGTTCCCCCATTAGTAGAAACTGATCCAGTTACTGCACCAGTAAGAGATATAGTTCTAGTAGACCCCCATATTGCTGTAGTTATATTTTGAGTCCCATCAAATGCTGTCCCATTTATAGTCCTGGCTGTCTGTAACTTAGTAGAAGTTGCAGAATTGTTACGTATACCTATATATTCAAGATCGGCATATTCATCAGAAGGAAGAGACTAAGCCGTCGTAAAATTACTACTGTAAAAGTTTCCATTGTTCGCAAGTTCAACAGTATTTCTATTAGTTTTAGAAAGTACAATGTAATTATAAACACCATACTGAAAATTGACATTACACCATAGCTAACACAATCCAGAAGATACATTGTAGTATAATCTGAATCTATCCGGGGGAAGATTCCCTACAATCCCTGATAGTGAAACGTTCATACTTCTAGCATCTTCGGACTTATTAAGCCCTGCTCTTATTCCAATTATTCCCCACTGTTGCATGTAAACAGAGTGTACATACAAGGTAATATCCACATCATTATAATTGGAAGTAACAGTAGTGTCCCACATTTTTCCCCAATAGGAAGATAAACCCTAAACTCCACATGTAATAGATCCACTCTTTACAATATCTACTAATTGCCAATCATCTAATAAATCGGCATTTAGATTTTGCACACATTTATTACTATTGATTATAAATGGAGGCTTTGTAGTGTCTACTGTAGATTTTATCTACTAACTAAATGTTTTAGACCCAGATATTGTCTGCGCAGTATCTAACGTTACGAATTTTTCACCTAATACAGTATAAAACTAAGCCTTAGATACTCTTCTAATATAATTATCAGAAGTATTCCTAACATAGATAGAACCTATACTGGATATGGCCTCATCTGAAATATTTGATTGGTAATATGTTGCAAATACATGCTAGTTAGCATTTCTCTATACTATATTGTTTGCAATACTTTCGGAAGAATAACCAACATCTGCTCCATTAGTAACTAATAATCTACTTCCGTTACCCTTATATTCTGTTCCTATTAGCTTTGCATATCCATCTTTTACCTTAATCATATTATTTTCTTAAATTTAAATGTAACCTTAGCTTCCTTTGTAAAATCTTTGCTAGACGATATTTGCAACTTCATCCCAGAAGTATCCCCTGATAACTATATAGTTCGAAGATAAATAACATTACCATAAGCATGTCCAACTCTGTGGAGTATAATCTCATCTTCCTCGGAATCATTAGTATTTCCACTGTACCAACTCATCACTCCGGAAGAGAAGATATTCCACATTCCATTATCAGAGCTATTAATAGTTACCTAAACTATGTAAGTTCCATCCTATAATGAATTTCCCTAGATCCCAGTATCCATCCACTTCTATGTAATAGTTAGATTCTTTTCTATTGTAATTAAGTTTGATAAGTCAGTCACAAAACCACTATCATTTATTAAATGGCTAGTTTTGGTTGGAACTTTAATAGTCTTAGCTTGAGTTCCATTATAGTTATTACTTGTAAATGCTCCTTCTGTAAATGTGAGAGTTTGTAAGCTAGTTAAGGGAGTCACAGAAGTTCCATTAATAGTGATCTTACCATCCTTTATAAAAGTATTTATCGAACTTAACATAGTTACCCAATCTCTCCCTGCCCAATCTTCTGTATTTCCAGAAGTTCTTATCCACATCTCTGGAGTAGTTGAATTTGATATTCCTATCTGCGAAGCCCAATTAGAGTTATCCCAATGAAAATGAAGGATATAACTGTCCTAAGCAGGCTTTCCCTCTGTCATACTAGATGTGGCCATATAGTATTCCATGCAGTTAAGCAAATTAGTATTTGAAATATTAGCCGAGGTTGGCCTGTTGCGGTAATTATGTAATTTATTAGCAATATCTGAAGCCTTTGAATAAGCGACCTACAATTTTCTATTTTGTCCAGCTACTGTAATAGACAGCTAATTGTTATCATTAGATAATAAACTAAATATGGAACTTCCAGTACAAGCAACTGGTTTTCCCCCAGAAAAATAAACTGGAAGAGCCGCTGACCCAGCACTAGTAGTTAAAGCAGTAGCTGTATCTGCATTTCCCTATAACTTTCCTATAAACATCGGAGCTTGTACATTCAGTACAGATTTTAGCATCGTATTATTTAAAGTTACATAATCACCATTTTTACTACTTCTCCATATAAACTCCTCTGATCCATCATCCCCTACTTCAAAAACTAGCTTACCCATGTTACTAGGTGTAACAGCATAGTATATACTAGCAAAGTCTGAACCTCCAGACCAATGCAATTTGGCACTTTTAAATGGATATTTATCAGAAGTAATTGCTACATCCTAGAAAACAAGATCTCCAGACATTGTATCTCCTGTTTTATTTACTTTTTTAGCTAATTGCTAAACTATACCTCCAGCTACACTTCCATCCTATAAATAATCAGCTATTTCTTTCAAAGTATCCAGAGTTTCTGGAGCACCATTTACAAGATTAGCTATAGCTACTCTCACAAATGCTGTGGTTGCTACTTTGGTAGAATTATCTGTTTGCTACTATGTCGTAGCAGTGGTATTAGAAGCTATAGTTCCCTGTAACTATCCTTTAAATATATTAGCTACTAATGTTCCGCTTTTTGGATTCGCATACAGAGAAGTAGTAACGTGAACCTAGTTTATAACAGAATTTGCGAGGTCACTAGTATTCTTAGCATCAGTATATCCTAGCACCAGTGGTTTCATAGTATCAGAGGTAGAGGATGTTTGTTTTACCTATCCATCAACATACCATCTTTTCCAAGCTCCCCAAGTAGAGCTGTTATATATTCTAAGCCAAACTTCTCCTGAAGTCCTAATAATTTTCTAATATCTATATCCGTCAGCATTTCTTCCCACATATAATTCAGAACCCTCGTTAAATTTGTCAGGGCCGTTTTCATTGTTTGAAGATCCTGCTATATAATACCAACGGCCTTCTGTTCTTAAGGTATCTAAATCAGTGTTATTTAAGCTCTAGTATCTGTATTGAGACTCTGGAATAATCCATTTTCCATCCTCTCTAAGGTATCTACTATTAGACTCCTAATAGTCAGGAGCAGGCACCAATCCGTTATAACCTCCTCCCTAACTGGAAGTGTTTTTCTTGAATACTTGATAGATAGTGTCTGTTCCTTTAAATTGAACACCCCTAGCATAAATACATTTACCAGGTAGGTCAAAGAGTATATCATTATCGGAAGGTGCCTATGATAAGGCACTTTCTGATAACGGATTGTACGCTATATTCATAAATTATGCAAATTCGTATTCTTCACTACTGATATTATACCAACATAGCTCGTAACTAATATTAGTTATTCCATCTTGTTCAGTATCTAATTTTAATGCAACACTTCCAGATGGAACGAAATTTAAAACATCATTTCCAATGGAAGTTCCTCCTATTGTAACATCTCTCCATGTGGAAGAGATAGTTACTGTGCCATTTGCTCCACTAGCTACTGTAGTACGCCCTCCTCCTACAAGATTTAATGCACCAGTACTAGTACCAGTTCCTAATATTTGAGTGCCATTTACTTTTATTGCTCTCCACGTATCAGAAAACGCGGTGGCCGGTAAAGCATACCAATCATATGTCCCATTTTGTAGTTTAGATAGTACCCATGATCCTGCCTTTAAAGCACCGGTTCCAACAGCATCAAACTTGGGAACTAGACCGTCATTAGTACTTGTAGCTAGTCCGTATGTAGTATTTACCCAAGGTACTTCTACATAAGCCTACTAATTTTCCAACTACACTGCATACTTTTTGTCAGTCTATGTAAATCCTGTCTTTATACCTCCTACTAGAGAATCTGTAGCTGTTCCTATACTTATGGAAATTTGATCTGCGTTTGAAGAAGGACTATGTCTAACTACTATAGATCCTATTCCAGCAATTCGAAATTTTCCAGCAACTGTCTAAGCACTGTTTGCAGTCTATATTAAATTGATAAAGGGATTTAATGTATCTTTTGTGTTAGCAGTCGTGCTAGTTGCAGAGTTAGTAATGATAGAAGTATATGATTTATTTCCACTAGCAGCTCCTGGCATGAATCCAAGTGCGTTAACAATATTCTACTAGCTTAAGTATATTTTTCCAGTAGAATCTATACTAATAGTGGGACTATCTCCATTATCTATCATGACGCCTCCCACGGTACTAGTAGTAGCTAGCAGTAGGTTTATTGTTCTATTTACTTTTCCATTAAAAGTGTCACCTTCCATGGATAATCCTCTTCCTACTGATAATTCGTGGCCAACCTAGGCTGCAGATCCTAGTATGTTTATATTCCAATTACCACTGGCTGTAGCTGTCTTTGTTGTTCCTCCAACTGTGATGGATATTGTCCCAGTATTGGAAAGTGATAAATCTGTGAATAAACTTTTTTTCACAGAATCTGTTATGTTGCCTGCTGTTATAGAACTCTAATTTGCCCACACCGGAGCCTTACTTCCTCCAGCGGATAATAAAACCTAATCTTTGGCTCCAGCGGTGGTAGGAGCGTATATGTTGAACACATTTGTACTACTACTATATGTAGGTATAGCGGTGTTATTTACGTGATTGATTACCTAACCATTAATGTTAGTCTAAATGGCAGTCCAATACTTAGAAGAATTAACATTATTATCTCCTTCCGCAGGACCCTCTATGATAGCAGACAATAAGTCCCCTACCTCACATTTATGCCCAGCGTAATCTCCCCCCTTTATTATCCTGTAAGTATCGCCTACTTTACATTTCTAAGGAAAGTTATTAGTAGTTCCTTCTTTAGTAACAGTAATGTATCCTCCAGTATCTGTTATCTCTATAGTGCCTTTATATACTAGAGCGTCGTTTGCAGCTATTATCTAAGTTATTCTCTCTTCTACCTATTGAGAATTAAATATTGTTTCTTCTCCTATATCTTCTGGGGATTTAACCATAGGAAGGTCAGCTGTAGTTATAGCCAACCATTTATTATTGCCCCTTAGAAACTCCTTCTGAGATCCAGTAGATCCAGAAACTAATCCCTTCTTGCCTGCTCCAAATAAGGGAGTATAATCTACCCCATGAGAAATTATATGACCGTCCTTCGTGAAAAACAGTTTAACATAGTCCCCAGAAGTAGCCTCTGGCAAAGACAGATTACCTTCTACCTCCGAATAGAGGTTTGCAAAATTAAGTAGTGCCATTATATATTGTTCCACTTTAGTGTTATATTGTTCTTATCATCTAATTCAAAATCGTCCCCCATAAGTAGCCTCTGGCTATTACCTCCATTATACTGTAAATGTTCATCATTATTTACTACAACTATTAGGGATCCCTAAGGAGCCACTTCTATAATATGGCCTCTATTATCATATTTAATTTGTACAGGAACAGGAGAATCATTAGCTTGTATAGAATTAGAATGAATTAGAACAACGTTCTTGTCCTACTTTATAGCCTACAATCCAGACCCAGCAGGAGTTATAATGTTTTCTAACTTCTTATCTAATACTTTATCTAAGGTTAGAACCTCTGTTTGATCCTTTACTAAGACTGCTTCGGCAGTAGTCTATGGAACAAACACCTAACCACCCTATTTAAGCTATTTAATAGTCAGTTCCATATTATCCTCCTATTATCTAATCCTAATTATCATTTGTTACCATATTATCGTATAGGTTTGAGGGAATAGTATAATTAACTACTACCGCTGTTCCAGTGGATGTTTTGACATTTTCCGCAGTAATAGTTACTGCTAGCTTTGTATTAATTTGCTAGATCTACTATTCAAAGACTTCTGTAGTTACATATCCAGATAAGTCTACATCCGTCTGAATTTCTCCTATTTTTTCCCAAATATATTTCTACTAGGTAGTTTCATATACACATAAATATTCGGAAAATATATTCTAAGATACTGGAGAAGGATTTGGAACTAAATATATAGTGTTAAGGCAATCTTTAGAAGCGGTAGGAAGAGAAGTAACTATCTTATAAAGCTCCACGTTACTAGTAGCACTAATGACTCCTTCTGGAGTAATGGTAATACCAACTCCTGCTGTAAGTTTGTCTTGCTTTTTTTCTAGTGCAGTGTTAATTTCTTCAACGGCTTCTTCTAGAGAAGCTATATCACCAGAATTAGTGCCTATAACTCCTAGTGTAGTTCTTAACACTTTATCAAGTGTCGTTATTCCTAATGAAGAAAGTCCAGGAACATTAGAGGTATTTACAACTACCGCCTCTGCTAAGGTAATAGGGACGAATTCAGTGTTTGATTGGAATAATCTCTTTATTTGTGTTGTGCTCATAATTTAAATAAATCATTAGGGATTTGGTAATCTACATGAGATTTCAATGTTGAATTTACAAAATCTAAGTTGGCCACTATATTCTAAACTTCCTCTTTAGTAGCAAAATTATTGTCTTCAACAATCTGTCCAACAATTTTGTCTATTTCTTCTTTACTATAAACCCCTAAATTGGTTCTAGCTAGAGCCTTCTCAAATTCTGTTTTAAACTCTCCTAAATAGTTTTCTTTACATAAATGAGTCTTGTATTTCGGTTTAGGACAATCAATGACGATCTAATTATCACACCCAAATCCTGTATCCACACTCTCTATAACAGAATCTGGATTCTTATGTTCTGGAATTTTGCATCCAATATTAATTTCAGGAGGTGGAGGAATTGGCTTAGCGTCATGATCAAATCCCGTACTCATACTAGTTATTACAGAATCCCCCTCTATAAAATCAATATTAATTTCAGGAGGTGGAGGAATTGGCTTAGCATCGTAGCCAAGCTTTATAGTATCAAGTAATGATTTAGAAGGAAGTAGCTAGGGCTTTTTATTCCCTAGCTTGTTCTTTTCTAAATTTTTATTCATTTAGTGTAATCTTATCTGGGTACCCAGAAGTATAGTCATATTTTATAATATCTTCAACTGTCCTAAGCTTTTTTATAGCTAATAAGTGCCGAGCTGTGTTTATATAACACTTTCCGGCATATATCTCTAGTTGAGCTAGAAATTCTTTTATTTTGTCTATTGATAATTTGACTATCTCGTCACCGAGAACCAAAGACATATTATCAGAACCATAACTAGCTAAACTTTGTAACCCAACTCTAGTAGCTTTATCTAGCCAATATTCTTTATTATTATAATAAAATGAGTTAACATTGGGCGATTTATCATACTCTCTAATGACCGCTTCCAAAACTGGAAGCATCAGTTTGAAATAGCATGCTCCATCTTTCCGTTCAAATAACTCTTTCCAGACATCTAATGGAAGCCTTAACAACTCCTCATGAGAAAGTAAGGATTTTAAAGAATCGTCTTTATTAACTATATAATGACGATTGTTGTAACTTATTTGTATGAAATTACTATCCATTCTTAGAATAATTAAATTTAGTGAATGGTATTCCCCTGTGTTTAGTTAATCTCCAAGCGTTATTATATGGAACTGAATTCCAAAAGCTTGAGTCGTTATAATTACCACAAACCCATTCATTAGAATATACATAGCTTCCAGAACCTCCGTCATACTGCTAAACTCTTTGATAAGAGTAGTTGTCAGCATCTGACGAGTTAATAGAAGTAGTAATGTTATTTACTCCAGCATTATCTCCAGAACCTACTATATTAGACCATACAGATGGGAACTAGTTATTAGCTCTAGAATATGCAATCGAGAAAATTGGGGTTGTTAGAACCCCACCTCCATTGACCACTGAAGTATTAATAGGTTGTCTTACTATATCACCAGTATTGAAATTACTTCCAGAAACACTATAACCTCTATAGTAAATAATTCTAGAGAATTCAGCTACTGAAGGAGCATACCAGTTACCTTTCTTGTAAGCTGAATTTAGAGTTTCTCTCTCTTTTACGGATGGTTCATATACCTACATACTATAGAAGTATGGATACAATAAACAACTCATAATATCTGTTTCAGAAGCATTGTCCCATACTGTCTGAATAGCTTCGCATAAATTATTTAAGTCAGACTTAGATTCTATGTAGTATTTCCATGAATTACCACTTCCAGAGGAAGATTGCTTTCTGCTAATATAGGGCCTGCAAGCGGAGTTATCATATAAAACAGGAAGTAACTTACTATTTACATGATTAATATATAACTCAGTATCAGACTTACCGGCAAATGTTGTATTTACTTGTATATTATAGGTAGATACATTAATATTATTAATTAAGTTAGCAGTAGTAGTACCAGAAACAGTCTCATAGTTAGAAATAGACTTACTAGACAAATAGGCTTGTACCTAATATAGCTATCGTAATATCTATTCCGGAGAACCAGAATTTCCATCTGGGCTATATCCTGAGTAGTAAGACTTCTCCGCATCAGTATACTCCTTACCAATGATGTAAACTGTCCCAGACGTACTATCATTTTCATCCTTTGCATATACTAGACCAACTAGAGTCTTAGTATCATCAAATGAGCTAGTAAACGTACCATCTGCATATGCAAAGTCTCCAAGCTAAGGGGCTTTCCAAGCAAAACTTACTTCAACAGTTTTTCTAATAGGAGTTCCATTATTAGCAACCTTCATACTGATAGTTACTGTGGCAGTACTACCAGATTCCTTCTTCAGGGTAATAGCACCAGTCTAATCAATAGTAGCAATATCAGTTGATACTCCTGACATAGAGTAAGTAATATCTAAGTATCCATTTACTGATGGATTATAAGGATTAGTCCCAGATTTTATTTCAACATCATTACCAGAATCTACTGTAATATCAAATGGGTTTTGACGAATAATGGTTCCAGATTCTCCATTCTAGTAATATACAGAAACTTCCCTTGCACAACTAAAATCTAGAATTTCAGCACTTTGGAAATGGACTCTAATCTTAGAAGAAAGACTAGAAATATCTCCAAATGTATTAACTAATAACTGCTTTGTGGCAAAGCTAATAGCCTTCAACTAAGTATTTCCTGCGGTATTTACAACGTAAATATCTCCAGTTAGGTTACAAGTATTAGTAAGAATCATTTTCTTCAATGCTTCTTCAGTTATATATAAATTAGCATTTCTAATAGTTACTGATTCTAGTGCGTTACAATTAATTAACTATTCGCAGAAATTAGCTACATCAAAACTTCCCACATTGTTGCAATCAATGTATACCGTTTTCAAACTGTTTAATCCTTCAAAGATAACTCCAGTTAATCCTGGATTGTCATAAATTCTAAATGTTTCTATGGTGTCAGGAAGAACTATATCTTCTAATCTACCAGTCTGGGGAAATATTACATTTTTAACATTAGTATCAGACAAGTCTATCGTCTAAAGCTTTACAAACTAAGATAAATCTAACTCTTCTGGCAAAGAAACTTTCCTAAGAATTAAGCTTTCCAATACAGGGAAAGATGGTCTAAAAGAGCTTATGTTAAGTTCTGGGTAATTTTCCGGAAATAGATCTGGGTAGTCTTCTAGTTTATTATTATCTATTGTGAAATTTATCATTCTATCAAAAGACGAGCTTAATGTATTAATTCTTAGTCCTAAGATATCAAGTTTCTTATATAAATTGATAGAATAAAAACCCTGATTGATTGATGAGCTCTTATCCTCTATCTCAACTTCATAGGAAGTCCCTTCTTTGGCCAAATATTTAATCACATCGAAGTCAGACTCTTGAAATTCTCCAAGATTATTGACAGCATTAGAATACTAAAACAATGGATAGAAATCCTGGTACGGCTCAAATTTTATTTTCAACCTTAAATCATCACTACCACTACCTCCTGTGGTGTCGATAGTTTTCAATGAAACATTTCCTATCTAAGCCTATGCTTGAGTAGATAAGAACTTAAACCTCTTATCCATGAACTACTTCTCACATGACAGACATGATCCGTGGCTTTGTTCTATAGGCTCAATTTCATTGTTTCCATAGTTCTATAAAGTTCCAGTATTTAGTATAATTTGTGCATTCTCATAATATATTTTAGCTGTATGGTTATAAGCTACAGCGGGAAAAGTTTCTTGAACATTGAAGAATACCTTGTAGAAATAATTTCCAGTATTGTCAATTTCTCCATTGCTGTTAAAAGCAGTTAAAATCACGTTACGTAGATATGTATTTATCTCTTTCTCAAAACATTGATCAAACATATAAAAGAATATGTTGTTGTCATCTCCCCAATATTCCCTGTCCTCCTCTCTGTAGGAAGTTTCTAATAGATTATAAGGTTTATACTAAAGTCCATTATTATCAGTTACTAGTATAGAATCTAGGTCGTCACCTATAAATCTTACTAGGTAATCTCCTTTTTCTTCACTACTTAGTTTTCCTATAATCTAAAAATATGTATTCTTAGCTCTATTATCAGTTCCTGATACAAATCTAATAAACGCCTAATGAAAGGCAGCATCATTTATGTCTACATAATTTCCTAAGCCAGCCTTAAATTTACTTTTAATAGCATCTATAGCAACCTGAGGACCTAAACTACTAGTGGTTCCAGCAAGAGAATATAAATTCTAACTCCTCCATCCTGTAGCTAGATCGTATTCTACTCCGGCACACACCCAGGTACTATTAATATCGTCATACCGATACATATCTCCGGCTTTGTGTGAGGGATTTATAGTACAAGAGTTGCCTGTCACTGCATATTTCTTGTTTACACTCCAATCATCAGGGGTACTCTAGTTAGTTACAACTATATTATAATCATATTTGTAAACAAAGTCATAAAATTCCCTAAACTTTTTTAGAGATTCATGGACAGAATCAGCAAATTTAAAATAAGATCTTCCTTCTTCCTCAACTTCCTCGCATCCATAATCAATATCCCAAGCTCCAGCCTCTTTATATACTACAGATTCATCCTAAATCAACAAATTATCCCAAGGTCTTTCCTCAGAATCTTCGTAGTTAATAGTAGGATTGGCTGCCAGTTTATAAGTAGATTCTCCGGGAACTCCTTCTCCTCTCTATAACGCTTGCCAGGGTCTTCTAAAGTTTACAGAAGGATCTTTGTTTTCTCCTCCCTCTAACATTAGGTATTCTGGAGTTTTCTCTTCATCATATCCGCTAGTAGCATCATCTCCCTTTCCGGAACCCCACGTTTGGAATCCCATAAACTTTACAGAATCATTATTGGATAAAATATCAGATAATTCAATATTAGATACATCGTCTAAATTAGTTTCCCAATAAAAATATAGGAAAGGTTCTTCCTAAACTGCTTTTCTTCCTCCAGATATAAGAGAACCTCTTGATGCTTTGTATGCATCGTCAAATAGTTTACAAGCTCCTATCTTATGAGACTACATAGAGGAAGCGAAATTAACCTTTCCTACTAATTTAGTTATCTTATAAGGAGTTGTATCTTTTTGCCCCTCATAAGGAGGCATTACATAATATCCTTCGGTTTTGCTGGAATCTTCTCTGAAAGTGTTTGTTTCAGGATTTAACTATGAATACGGAGTGAAAGAGCTTTTTATTTTACCTCCTTCCTAATCTTTTATTTTATTTAGCCCATAAGTAACATTCCATATTAAGTATCGCATCGCAGAAGAACCCTGTCCTTTTACCTACCCGTGGGTTAATCTGCCTCCATACTAATCATTAATAGCTTCGTCTGCATAACTTACGAATAAAGTAACAGGAGAATTTTTCTGTGCCTCTTCTTGTGGAGGCGTCTCGTTATCTGCCCCTCCCCACGCTCTATTGGGAAAGTAGGCTCCCTTTGGAAATACATAGACTAAGGTGTTATATTTCTCTCTACATCTTTCAAACGATATTTCTCCATCGGACTTTAATATATCATTATTGTTGTAAAAAGATAATTTATTGTCTTTTTCCTTCAAGAAGGATATATAGTTTCTTTGTACCTAATCGAAGGTCAAAGTGTAATTATTATATACTCTAAACAAATAAAAATCTATATCCGATGTAGTAGGATTTATTTGTAGTGCCGCAGAAGCGAATTCAGCTAATTGAGAATTTTCTAAGGAGATTTCCCTGTCTATTACTCCATTTATATATATTCTAACTAGATTCATACTAGCAGAAGTCACTGCAGTATCAAAACTTTCCTGAAAACTTCGTAGATAGTTAGGATAGTAGATATCAGTTTTTGATACCTTATAGTCCTTCTATGCAGTAATTAGTAGATGTATCTCCTTTCCTTCTTGGAACTAGGCATTTCTGGCTTTAAACAAGGTATCATTATCAGTATTCCAACAGAACTAAGTCGGCCTTAACTAAAAATTTCCAATAGTCAATATTGGTTTGGATTCATCGCTTATGTTGTAAGTCTTAAATCCCATCTCTATTGTAAAGTTGTTTCCTAACCCAAGACTAATGGGGGATGTTAATATAGGATTTTCCTAAGCAGAAACCCTAAATATTGTTCTTCCATTTTCTTCTTTCCATCCATCAGATGTTTCTAATGTTGAAACTACAGTAGCCGGATTGGAACCAGTCGCATATTCTTCAGTGACGAAAACGTTATTTAGGTATCCTACAATCTGATCGAAGTTTTTTGAGGGAGGCATATCCTAATAATAGGTTAAATTGCTGTCTACAGCAGACACTTTCATTGCCTTGTATAAATTCGTGTATGCTTTTTCTTCCCCTTCTATAGTAGCTGTCACATAAAAGGAATAGTATTCTGAATCTCCAACCTCTATTACTAAGTATTTTTCCGCTTCGATACTGTTTATTTCTATATATTTACTATACGAGGTATTATATATCCCAGAATCATCATAAGAAGAAGTTCCAATTACCTCATATTTCACAACCTAAGAAGGATTCATATCATATGGGTTTGGCATCTCATCTTCCAGATAGGTAGTAATATTTATAGAGTCCTTATTCGGGCTGAAAACAGTTAGTTCATACAGGGTTGCTACTCCATTATTCTATATTTCACCACTTACTTCATTAACAGCCACAACAGTGTCCTCACACCCTTCAGTATAAATAACATCTACATAAAGATAATCAGTGTAGATAGTCTTATCAGATTCATTTACAGCCCTAACTATTAGCTAATTTAGACCAGGAGTTAATCCAGAATAGACTAGAGATTTGGATTCGGAAATGGTATTTCCATTGTTGAATCCCATTAAGCTATAGTTACCAGCGGAACCTCCCTTCAAAGAAAAACTAACAAGATTGTTTGATAGCACCTTATCCCCATTATACTCTAAAGTAATTACCTCTGTTGTGATCTTTAATTCTAAGGTATGTTCAATATTAGGATCATCTACTACCTAAGCTGTTATTTTTTTTTCTTGCTAGGATTTCTAAAATAACTACGATATATCTACCCAGGCAATAGAGTCTATTATTTCCTCTGGGTCTAGTTTTACTCCAATTATCTCTCCGCTAGAAGAGTCCGTAATACATTGATCATATTTTATATTTGCAACCTTAAATGTTCCAGATTGAGATCCATAGCTTATCTTGACGTTAAAGGGACCAACTCTATCAGATATTACGGAAGTGGTAGCGATAGCGTACATAACAATTCCAACCTTGATATTTTTATCGGAATTATACTACATTAGTAATGTTTTGTCTGCTTTTGTGTATATTTTGTCAGAGTTATTATTTAACATTACCCCATATACCATGATACCATAGGAATAAGTTGGTGTAACTACTGACACTTCAGCCTGTACGGTTTCTCCGTTTCCTTTATGTAATGTTAGAATACTACTCTCTACATCATAGTCCATAGAAGTTATATCCTATCCTTCGGCGCTGTCTATTTTTCTGCATAAAAAGTCTTCAACCTACATTCCAGACTTTCCATTCCATGCTTCGTCTGTGTTTTTTATTCGATTGGCATCTCCTAATTCTTCAAACTTTGCCATTTTTTAGTAAATTAAGTATTTTTCCATGTATCATCTTGTAACCAAGGTCTATCTTGTATCCATGTACCACTGCCAAAACAACTTTTAATAGCATACACAGTAAGCCAAACCAGCTAAGAACCCTTGTATATAGCTCCAATATTTTTCTAAACCTTCTATTGAATTTCGTTTACTAATCCAAGAACGTCCTTTTGGACCTATAGTATTAGCTTACCATTTCTATATATCATGACTTAGCAAAATCTTCTTTAACCTTAGTTTTTATCTAACTTAGCAAAGTTAAATATTCATTATATTCTTCTACGACGCTTTCGTCTGAACTTAACTACTAAGTATAGCTATTGTAGGAATTTATTAAATCAAACTCTTCATCTATTTTAATAAATGCTCTTATTATAGCTTTTACACAATCTTTATAATTTGGTTGACCAGTTAGGTAAACCTGAATGAAACTGTACTAGGTTTCGATTTCCGTTCCTAATTCACTTCCCTCTTTAGACACTTCCACTTCTACCTCTTGTATGTCATAGTTATAGTAGTAGGAACCGTTTCCCAGTTTTTGAATCGTCTAAGGGTAAGTGTTTGCTTGTATTCTTCTTGGCTCTATCATACGGTGTGACTTTAAAATTTATAGGAAATTCATATTTAAGTAACTAGTAGAACAGCCTTCTGCTGTTACTCTAAAAATAATAAGATTTATGATTGTAAATAAAATGCACTCTAAAACTCTTATTATAACTAACAATTTCGACAACGTGTATGTATTTGTTGTAGAATTTGGAAATGTTAACCCTCTACCCGTTCCAGTTAGAGAATTTTAACCCTGTTAATTTTTCTATCTTTTGCCAAGTGGCAAGGACACTATTTATTTGAATAAATTAGTATGTGAAATGTTTATATAATAAAGCTGACATTGGAATTGGCATTGCTGACTCCATTGTTAGAATTGAAATAGCTAAGCCTGGAATTGGACCCATTATTAGCGTTGCCGCCTACTAGCAGTGTTTTTTAGCCAACCAACAGTATTATAAATAGCATCCTGTTATTAATTTAATATTTAAAATATTTATGTAAAATCAATTCATTCTCGTAAGGCTTCGGAAGCCGACAGCGAAACCGGCAAGGCCGACCCCATAGCCAGAATCGAAAGAGCCAAGCCCGGAAGAGGACCCATTAAAAGCGTGGCCGCCCACCCGCAGCGTCCTAAGAGCCGTAGAGGAAGCATTACACCAATGATAGTCACACATATAAGTGGAAGCTGAGCCTCCAGTGGAAGAAGGAATAATCTCCCCAGTCTCTCTTAGGTCAAAAGATTTTATGTATCCATCAGAAGCTATCTCAGAACCTGCAACTGTCATATCTTCTACTGTGTCTTTGAATAGGGAAGAATTTGAGGTAGTATATACTTCACTTGGCTGATTAGCAGCACTTCTCGATAATATTATTCCGTCTAGATTAGTCCAAATATCTCCGAAGGGATTATCAAAACCTCTCCATCTTGGAACCCAGAAATCATGAGTAGGTACTGTTACTGTTTCGCTTACAGTAGTTTCAGGAATAGTTAATTTCTTAACCCCGGAAAAATTGCCAAACTCATTACAGTATCCACATGGAGTTATTGGATTAGTAGAGTTATAACCGCTCCAGGAGGTTTCTGCGTTCTACCAATCGGTAACTCCTGGTCCCATTCCTCCCTAATGATACCCATCGGATGTTAGCTCTGAGTTATAGGTATCCTGACAATTAAATGACGCATATTCTATTACATAATTCCAATAGAATATCCATTTATAGAATTCATAACACATTAACTCAGACCCAGCTGCCTAGGCATATCCTCTCATTACTGATCTTGAAAGATTTGTTCTTGGTTTTCCTAAATCAGTTCTGAATTTATCAGATTCAAGATAACTATCATAACTATCCCTATTAGAACCTCCCCTAAACTAAGTTGTTGTGTTTACAACAGAAACAGCCTTCGGAGTTAAGGTAGTGTCTACAGTACATCTATATGCGTCTACCAACATTTCTGGTATTTCTATCCAGGTGCTATCAATTCTTACTGTAGATATTCGTACCCATCTTATATCCCCATTCTATCCTGATTTTCCGTAGAATTTAGGAATGTGAACTCTAACTGTTCCATCTGTTCCATCCAGTATCGAGTCTTCTCCATTTACTTTTTTGGACCAATCATTAGGATCTAAGTAGTAGTTTATAACAGAGCCATTAGCTACACATCCTTTGTATGCAGACTAGATCGGGAGAGATTTATGTAATAGTGGGTTACCTATCCTAGTAAGTTTCGGATCAGATACATTTATATCCCACTGCACTCCGTAGGAATAAAGATCTTCATTACTACTTATCTCATTTATAGACTCCTGCATTGATTGCTATTTCTACTATATCAAGTTAAACTATGCCTCTAATTTTGTACTGGTATCTGACCACTGAGCGGTCCCATCAGACTAAAAAACTAACATCTAACCTTCCTGACCTCCAGAGGGGATATGTTTGTTTCCAGAGGTAGAAGGATGAACGTAATTATTAGCATTGTTTTCTATCCCCTACAACTTCCGTTTTTCCTCGGAAGTATAATCATTTGTGGATAAACCTTTTCCCTCCTCTGATGTTACTTTAGACTAAAGCTCTGTATTTAATTCTTCTTCAGTAACCAAACTGTCAAGAATTCCTTGCAAGCCAGCAACGTCAGCAACGACATGGTTGTGAGCCTTGTCTGCCTTGGTTGCCAGTCCGTCAGTTACTTCAGTCTTAGTAGCTTTCTCATCCAGAGCGGTCTGCAATCCGGTGATGTCAGTAATAGCGTGATCATGAACTTTGTCTGCTTTACTATCTAACTGTGTCTACAGATTTGTTATATCGGAAATTGAATGACTATGACCTATGTCTGATTTTTCCTCAAGAGAATCTAAGACTTCTCCTATATTTGTATCGTGAAGTTGTAATTCCTGAGCGAGTTCTTCTAGAGTATCTAAAGATTCCGGTGCAGCTCCAACAAGCTACTTAATTTTGTTATCAACTTCCTATTTACTAGCATAGGTCTCTGTAATTCTGTTTCCATTACTGTCATAGGTAGCTTTTATATCAAAGATCTGCCCTTTTACCTTAATATTTTTTATAGCTGACATATTATTCAATAATTAGTACCTCGTCACTCACAGTATGTTCATCTATTTTCTCTTCTAATTCTAATTGAAGATCTTCTTTAGTGACATAATCTTCTAAAATTGAAGGGTCTACTCCCCCATAAAAGTTTCCAGTCATTTTTACTGGCTAAGTAGCTTTTTTAAACTATCCTTCTAGATAAATTATTCCCATATTAACTGCCTATATCAGTATTTACTTTTTCTTCTAAAGCTTCTAATCTCTGCAAGATAGGAGACAGTAAAGAATCTACTTCGCTTTTAGAGTAATAGTTGTTACTCACCCAAATCTAGCTCTAGGTTTTTGTATTATAATTCTGGTCTAAATATTGCTTGGTAACATAGACAAGATCCTCATCTTCCATATCATATATGTAGTAATAAGTATCTTCCTGCAACTCTTCATTCTCCTTTAAATCTTCATACTCCTAATTTGAAAGAGTGACTAATTTTGGAACATATGATTCTGTAGCAAGTCTATCATCTTCAATATATAGTCCGTCAGCTTTTAGTTCTACAACCAACTGACTCTCTCCAGCTTTTGGGGATTTTACGTACTATACTGTTATACTCTCTAATTGCCCGTCTCCATCCGTTTTTAAGGTTTTATCTAAGTCCTCTTTTATTTGTTCCTAATCCCTATCATACTAGTTTTTAGTAACAAACACAAAATCATCCCCTTCCATTCCTTCACCTCTCAGACTTTCTTTTGTTACAAAGATTTCGTCTGTCTCTTTTTTAGTGTAATACTACCCTAAGGTAGTTGATAGAAAGGATTCGGGATCTTCTAGATCAAGATCTGTTATAGGAACATACTTTTCCTAAAGTTCCGATATTGTAGCATAATCGGATAGACTCTCAGAAACCTTATCTAACTCCTCAGATAAACTATTTACGGAATCTTGTGAAGCTTTTTTGTTTAATTGATCTTCAATATTTTTCCCCCAACTGGCTGATAAATAAAACTAATCTTGATTCTCTATACTATCTTCATAAATATAGTAGTATGAATCAGCGTGCAAGTAGGGTTTCTCCTAATCTATAGGCTTAAAGTCGTCTGTGGTATTAGCTCTTAGCTCCAAATATTCTTGTTCTGTGCAAGTTATTATTTGAATAGATTCATAAGAAGCCTTCCACCCTTCTTTAGTGTTTATCTAAGACTTATCAACAAGCATATAAATATTTCCGTCCCCCACATTAGAAACGGTCATACCCTGATAAGCTACATTCTTAGGAATAGAATATAATTCAGATACTGAGTCAACTACAGTTCTATTATCCAAGGGTTTAGGAGCTTCTACAGTAAGAGAAACTCCCAAAACTGAGTCTCCTGTATATTTAAATGCCATTATTCTACCAAGGTAAATTTAATTTGATGAGGTAGTACAGCAGAATAAGAGTCCTTCTTAGTCCAAACCTTATAGGTAAACTACTACATCTACTCAGTAGAAGTTTCCCAGCCGTTTAAATCTACGTCTAAATACCCCAATCCTCCGTTCACTTTAAATAATTCCAACTTTGAATTAGTTCCAGGAAGTTTTATAACAGCCCTTCCATTTAAGGATAACTCTATAACTTCTGAAGATTTTCCAAATGGAATAAGTATCTGTTTAGAAGTACCTTCAGTATTTCCAGCGAACCACGGATATGTTGCCGTAATAATAGCTGACGTCTATATAGATCCTGCCTCTACTCTCTTATCTGTTACCTCTCCCTTATTATTTGTCAAGTATTCTCCTGAATCATAAGTGACAGTAGCAGAATAAACATACTCTCCTACAGAAGTATACTGTTCCAGATTCTAAATTTCCTGTTGTTTGTAAGTGACTTTCTCCTCTCTAGAAGTTTCCTCTCCTGCATCGTTTTTTATGAAATTGAGGATTGGTTTTAAATCATTACTTCCTACTTCAACTAACTGAGAGGATGGAGTATAATACAACTCTGGGTATATAAGATCTCTAACATATGTTGGGAAAATTAGAGTATCTATTATTTCACTGAAAGGTTTTCCTTTTAATTTTTCTACTGTAGTTCCCTCTATAATAGTGGAAGTAGTTTCATCAGGGAGATTAGTTTCATAGGTTATGGATTGTTTTAGATTCTCTATATCCTAGGAGTTATTAGATATATTTTTCTAAATATTTTCTATGCTGGTATCTATCTCTGTAATTTTGCTTTCATAATCCTTGACATAAAGTCCAGGCAAGGTTATCTCTGTAGGTTCTCCCTCCTCTCCTGGGTCCAGGATTTGTTTGACTAAGTGAATAGCATTATCTTCTTTATCAGAGATAATTACTTCCAGAGAATCTTCTATTTTTATAGTTTTAGAATTTTCTAAATTTCTTGTTATCCAATTCTAAATGTTCTTATCAACATCAATATTTTCTATTGCTTCGTTGATATCAACTATCTACTCATTAATACTCTAAATACTAGTATTAATAAGTCCGATGCTTTCAGAATTTTCGTTGATTCTCTACTATAATTCAGATTCAGTTTCTTCTATAGACTACTTTACTTCTGCTATCTGCTAACTTAGCTATTCTATCTCTTCTGTATTATCCTCATATTTACTAATATAGTACAAAGCATAGTCCAGAGCATCTTTTACTGTATTTATATCTTCAGAAACGTCACTGCTATACTACCACTTTTGTTCTATATATCTGACTAAGTCTTTTTGTTCCTCTATAGTTCCGTCTATATTTCCCCATAGAAGACTTTGTTCATCAGCTATTCCTAGGTTTTTTCGTACCTTAGCCCTTTCTAACTCTGTTCTATACTCTCCTAGGTAATTATTTCTTAATAGAGGAATAGGATCACTTTTTATTGGTTTTCTCTTCCCGCAGGGGACGATGTCTGCATTACTTACAGAAGTGTAAATAGGTTGTATCATCCTTATTAAGTAATTGCTATTTAACAAACTCGTAGTTATCTATCTTAGCAGGAAGACTTATAAAACAGATTAAATTAAGTATATTTTGGTAATCTGGTTTATATCCTTTTTTTACTTTTCGTAAAAATTCCTAATATTCTTTAATGGCTTTTCTTTTAAGAGCATCCACAGCTTATATTTTTATGTTTATTATCAAGATTACTGCAAAATCCTCCACATGTTCTAAACATTGATAATAATCTTTCGGCCTCCATGAATTGTTTAAAGCCTATTAAATAATCTATAATATTGAGGGTCATCCAAATAAAATCCCTAGCAAATACGTCTTCATCATGCTGACTCGTTAGACATTTATTTAAGAGTCCATCAAATAATCTCTTACAATAATTGATATAACACTATTGTAGATTTCCCGTAAAAAATATATCAACCTTACACTTTTTAATGGTAGTTCCCTCTATATTTCTCTCTAGTATTTCTCTAACTGTACATTCTTCCAATTTTCCTTCTACTTCTTTGTAGAGTTTTTCTCCGTCTGTTATATATATAGTATCATAATACTCCTTGTATTCGTCTGAAGAATTCTCATACCATTTCATATTAGGAAGAATTATGTGATCTACTACATAATAGCCGTCTTCTTTAACTCTAAAAGTACAAGAATCTAAATCCTCTGTATGATCATTAAGTAATACGTCGATTAATGTAGCATCTCCTATACTTACTTTTATTATGGTGTTTAATGTAGCGCTCTCACTATACTTATAAGAATCGTAAGAAGTTACAACTTCTATATCTTCATCAATGTACTATCCATATTCTTTAGAAAAATCTTCTATAGTTATCTCACCATTAATTTGTGTATGAACATCAATACTAAATTCCATAATATTAAGATTCAGATTCAGTTCCAGGCCATTGTCCGTACTAAGCTGGAGTTGAAAAAGCTCCTAGTTTACCCTCTTGTCTAACCCTACTAGACATGAAAACTCTAGGGTAAGAGGGGCTAATGTCCCTAGGGTAAATACTCCATTCATAGTCTCCAGTTCCAGGAGGAAGATTACTTAGTTTACTAGCAGGCGAACCATCACTATAAAAGTTGTAGTCATAGGCTTTAGTGGAAGTCACCTCAGTCGTCTCCTGACCATGTTCATCTATATAAAGAGGATTTCCCTCTTCATCTTGTTTTTGTTTATATTCTATTATTGGTTTGACACCTTTTGTTCTAGCATATATAGTCTAAATTACCATAGCAGAATCACTCGCTGCTATCTCATAGAATTCCTTTTTAACACTCCCACCTGCTGAGCTAAATGTGGTTTTTTTCCATGTGTACGGATATTCTTCACTGGGGACTTCAAAGGTGTCTCCCCAACCGTCTTGCTACTATTTTACTTTCTCCACGTCACTGGTATCTAGTCTTATATAACTTATAGAAATATCTACGCCTCCAACAGCTTCTGAAGAGTTAGTAAGATCATCTATTTGTTCTAGTATAAATTTTATATCCTCCTCTACAGTAGAATTAGTAACATTTTGTCTGGCTTCGCTCTTTACGAATTGAGCATAAGTAGTAGGATATATTTTGTTTTTGTCCTTATCGTATAACTGTGTATCTGTCATAATTCCCTAATTTTATCATTATACGGATTACCGTCTCTTAACTAGGCTATTTCAATCTCAGTTCTTTTTTCTTCGATGTCTAACTATCTATCTTTGTAAGTTCGTTCAGTCATGGCTTTATACCAATTTACCTAATATTCTAGTTGTATCTTCTACTATTCTAACTAAAGTCGAGATTCATCCAATTGCTATATCTTTTGCTGAGCTTTCTACAGTTCAGAAGATAGTTCTTGAGCCTATTGAGAGGTTTCTTCTAATTTTTCCTAGAGCTGCCTTAGCTAATTATTTTCATCTTTTTGAACTTGTATAGCTTTTTTAACCTTATATTTTAAGTCTGTTAAGCTCTTAGATGTTAATGCCTCAAAAATAATATCAGGATCTATACGCTAACTTTTTACAAACTCTGGAATCATCTATTTTATGGTCTATAAATCCTCCATAATCTCTGTACTAGAGATAACATGAACATCATAATCTGTAAGAGTAAAATGCTCAGGAAGAGCTGTAAATACTTGCTAGTATTTATCTCCCAGAATTATAGTTCCCTATAATCCGTTCTTGTAAACTATTTTTGCCTAATTTAGGCTGTCTAGAAGTATTTCACAAGTTATAAGATCCATTTGCTAAAAATAAGGTTTTGTGATGGTGAACGAATTAGCAACTCCTTGTTTGATATTTGTTACCGCATCTCTCTATTCTATACCATTCAATCTTTCCCTAAAGACTCCAGTTATGGATGAAGTAGTCTGTTCTACTGATTGTATAGCTAATTCTATTGCTTGGACAGCCTACGCTTTTAGAGTATCATCAAATCCGTTATATATTTGATTTGGGGGCTAAGCTCCATCATTATTTCCTTCCTAGGAAGAATCTATCCACATTATTCCTCCTTTTTTATAAGCAAGCCACTTCTATACTCTTTCTGGCCATTTAACTCCTAGATTTGTAGGAAGTAGATTCATGTCCATAATAACTCCAGAAGTTCCACTATTAGCTATAAGATTGTCTCTATAATAATTCAATAAATCATATCGATCCTGCAAATGTGCACACTTTAAAATTAAAGAATATGGTTGTTGAGACCTGTTTAAGAAATAGACTCCGTTTATAGAAAGTCCACAAAAGTTTGGATTACTTTTAGATCTTATTACACTTTTATCCAAACCTCTCAGAACATATATATTTTCTCCAATTCTAATAGTTGTATATCTTTGCATTACAAAATCATTGTCAGTCTCAATCCATTCTACTTCGTATACTGGTATTAACTGAAACCTATGAGTGTTGTATTCGTTATCTGGATAACCTGGGACAGAACTTTCATTCAAATCATCATTTACTGCGATACAATTATCTGCAAAAACCCTCTTATAAGTAGCTGCACCATCCCCATCATACCATCTGTCCTTTAGCTCTATTAAATCCTTTTTTGTTAATTCCTTTCCATATTTGGCTAGTATCTAACTTTTTGTTAACCACCTTCTAACCACAGCTCTATAGGAATCTCTAACGTATGGAGATTCTGGATTTCTGTCTATAAAGGTATTTAGCGGATTTAAGACTTCTATTTGAATATTCTTCTTGCTAGCAGATTGCTTTACTTTAAAGAAAGTGTAACCTGATATAAGGAGGTCAGTTAGTAACTATCGAAGTTTAGTCAGTAAATCAGTTTCTCTTGACTGCATTATATAATGAACAACATTCTAAGCAGCTATCTCATACTAAGAAATGAAGGACTAATCAATATCCTAAATTATTTTGTCTAGCTAAGTCTTTACAGCTTTATCAGTAATATCTTTTCCATCTATGAACTACAAAATCGAGTTTGTAAGATGGTCCTTTAGAAACTTTACAATTCCTTCTGTAATTTTTAACTATTTCTCTCTTGTTATATTTGTGATAGTATCAGAGTCCTTGCAAGATATTTTAGGGAGTATAGGAGTTCCTAGATATTCTCCCACCAGAGCATCAACATGTTTTTTCAATAGTGGAGTAAATTCTACAGATGTAGGAGAACCTATCCCAAAATTCTCTTCTAAATATCTAAACTATTCTGGGTCTCTTTTTCCATTGTAGTAATTATAAGCTTTCTACAATTCATACTTGTTATAAACAAGCTCCGCAATAGCCTCGTTTGTCTTGTCTATTAACTCTTTCTCTTTCATAACATAAATTATGTTGTTCTGGAGGAAGTTTAGTAGCGTTATAATATTTAACTCTCTATAGCTTCCTGTTTCTTAATTCTTCCTTGATAAAGGGAAGAAATTCCTCATCTGGTAAGTCTGCTATTATTACTAGAGGCATTTCTGATCTGTCAAAATTAAAAGACACCTTATATCCAACTGGATATAAATCCTCAATTTCTAATCCCCCTATATACTCCATCTTGTATAAGTCTTTCATATACCCGAGTATCACTTGTTTCAATTCTGTATGGGTCATTGTATTCTTCTCTCTATATATCAAATTCGGGAGGTTTTCTATCTGGAATAATTCCAGATCTTTTTATTCCTTTCTCATCATAATAGTAACCAAAATCTCTAAACTATTCAACCTCTTTTCTTACAAATGATGGCTATCTTCCGGAAAGTTCCTAATCAGCTAGTTCAGTCATACCCATAGCTGCAATTATATCGAATTTTCCTTTGTTCTCATCATTATATCCAGTTAGCTATTCTAACATCTCTTCAAACCATATAGTATGGCAATAATCTTCTACAAAAGCAGCCGTTAAGTTAGTATGCTATTCTATAACAGTTTTGGTAGCAGGAGTTCCATATTGTTTAGTGCTTCCATATTTTATATCCGTTAGGGTAGCCTTTGGTCTTTTCATGAAATATCCTAAATATCCCTTTTCTTTTGCCCAGGTAACCATACTCATTCTAGTAGCTTCTATATTTATCTTACAATTATAATATCTAGCTAGGCACATAGCTATCTTATATGCCTCTCTAATATCTCCTGGCCTATCCTTATATAGAGCTACATACTAAGGCTCATTAGTTCCAAATAACCTTTTCTTTATAGTTATACAAAAGTCAGAAGGGTTTCTAGTTTCCTTAGAAGTCTAGTTAGCACCAATATCTATTCCATCTATCCCTGCTACGTACAAATCATTCATTTCCTTGTAGACGGGCATCTCGAACTCCTCTCCTCTTTCTTCTGCTTCCTGCCTTAGTTTCTCTACTTGCTCCTTGTATAAGTCCGACCATACAGGGTGCTCTAGAATTTTTACTTTCCCCTTATTATTTGGAATCCACTTAAATCCATCAATATTATCCTAAGTATGTTTATTGTTTTTATAGAAATAGTCTATATATCCAACCTCTATTCGTGGACCTATTTTCTTCAACCTGATGTTAGCTAACTAATCTGCAATAAGTATTTTATTAAACTTATTTATTCCCTCTAAGTTGAAAGCCTCTTCAGCATTCCAGCAACGTTCTGCACATTTTTTTAGGTAGTCCTCTGGTACAGCTAATAGATTATCCCGCTCCTCCTATAAGAATTTTTTATACTCCACAGTATTACATACTCCTCTGTGGTCCATGAATTCTGGATTCAAAGATTGTATAAAGTATGGAATAAAGAATCCACTCTCTATAGTAGTTCCGTCCTGAGTCCAATTATGTCTAAATGGGAGAACCTTATAAGCTCTAGGATTATAATAGATTTTTTTTAAACCTTCCAAGGGAGCGCCCATATCTCCACCAGTTCCTCCAAATAACATGGTCCCACGAGGCATACCCTACACCTCACAAAGTTCTTGACCTTGTACTACAGCAGTGTCAAGTCCTGGCCAAGATCCTGCCTCATCATATATTAACAAATCAACACGATCTCCTCTAATATTAGATGGCTTGGAACCATTTTTTCCAACTACCTCTGATTTGAATCCTATGTCTTCAAACTAACCATTTACTTTTATCTATTTTCCAGATTTTTTTCTCAAATCCTAGTCAATTAGGCGTAGTTTGAAAAATCCTCCGCCTGTACAGGTATTTAAAAACGTCAAAGCATTGTCAAATTTACTGAACGTTCCCTTAAGGAACATATCATTAAAGCAGGTAATCATGACTCTACTTCTTCTAATAACAGAATACATACGAGCGGAAAGAGAGGCGTTTATTTCAGAGAAACCTATTGAACGAGCTTTCATTAAGGCCGCATGCTTATGTAGCACCCTAGCCATCTATAGATAATGAAAGAACATATAATGTGATGCAAAGAATATTGGGAAGTCATTATCAGTACCCTCACCAGAGGCTTTCTACTAGTCAATAGTAGGTAATTGATAGAAGTTTAAGAAGAAGTAATTATCTCCAGTAATGGTATATCCATTAACTGTCATTCCATACTTACATCTTCTATATTGTTCCTTCCAGAACTCATTATATCTCTTACTATCTCTAAGGTAGGGACAATACTAACCAGTTCGCCTATATATTTCTCTGGTTTCTGTAAACCAATCTGGATCAAAATCAAGACCATGTGTTTCGTCAATAGGTCTATATCCTGTTATTTCGTAAGATAAGGTAGGATCAAATACTTCTATCTTTTCTCCCTTCTTAACATCCCAGTAATCTGCATTCTTGTCTCTCTCTTCTCTTATTTTCTAGACAAGCTACCTCGCTTCCTAGGCATCTTCTTTGTATTCTTTTTCCTTTACCTAATCTATTATATTCTATATTTCTTCAGGCAATATTTTCTTCTTCCTTGGCATAATTAAAAGTCTCCTGGATCATAACCATCAACTGCTCCTGCTCTTACAGTTGACTGTTCTGTAAGTTCTTTCTTAACCTAATCTTCTAGAGTTACCAATTCCTCATGAACCTTATGTAAGGTGGCCATTTCTTTCATTACCTTTTCTGCCTAGAATATTGGTTTTCCATTATTATCCCGTTCATTTAGATCCACAATAGTATCAAAGTAGTCAATAAACTAGTCCGCAGCTCTCTTTGCGGCTTCAAGCAACTTGATTGATTTGTTGGAATCTTGCAATGCTCTATATTTTCTGCAAGCTTCTCTAAATATAGGATCATTAAATTCTGACTCAGTTAGTCCAGAGTCACTAATTGCTTCGTCATGTCTCTCATGTTCTGAATATTGACTATACGGACTTTTCCAATCAATAGCTAGATAGATATATGTTAGTTCTCTAGTAGCCCTGTCTTTTTCAATAGATTTATCTCTCTATATTAAAGCTTTAAATTCCTTTACTAGCAAAAGCTCAGGTTCATTTATTTCTAGCTACTTATTTAAGGTATTGTAATTAAACACATTCATATAACATTGGCATAAATCGTTGATTTGTATTATTTTCTTCTAACCTTAGAGCCACATTTCATTTTAGCTCCACATTTTCCTTTTCTCTTCATAACTATTAAGGTTTTCTGGGATCGTGTCCACTTTTCTTACTATTAAAATAATCTTTCTCGCTCGCTCTATTTTTCTCCTCTTGAGTAGCTTCCTTTGGATTAAATCTAGGATATTTGGTTCTTCCATTTAGGTCCTTAATACCTTTCTTGGTATGAATAGTATCATTAGGATTAATGGATTTTCTTTCCTATTTGAACTTCTGCACTGCATTTAATTTCTTCTATGTTTTTCCTCCCTTTTCCATCTATTTCTTTTGGCAGGATTTACATAGCTTTCCCCCTACTTTAAAGTAAGTCATTTCATAGCCATCGGGACATACTCCTTTTAATTTTTTATAATATTGTAGCTTTGCTCCTAATCGAGCCATTACTCCTCCCTACATTTTCTGTATAAATTCTTGATATTTGGCTTTTAGTCCTTCTTCTCCTAGTTGTTCGGCGTAGGACTGTAAATCCTATTCTGATTGTAGCTAAATTCCCTAGGCGGCCGCATCTTGAATTAAATAGGCCATAAATGCTTTTTGTAATTCTTCCTGATTTTCCATTGTTCCTTTAATTTCTATTTATTATTTTATCTAACTATCCTTTATTAGGATAAGGTCTTTGGTATTGAATATCGCTTCCTGAAGTAATCCGCTATCGGTAAACCATCTACACCTTAACCCTTTTAATCCCTGGTTATCTTTAAATAATGCTGCCTCTTTTCTTAGTACAAGCATTACTGGAGAGTGCATTAACTCGTGCTATCTTAGAGTAACGCAATCCCCAGGCTTAAAATAAATTTTCTCATCAATAGTTTCCATGTTTCAATTCATCTCTTCTCTCAGTTAATTTCTCATTAACTACAGCCATTATTCTGTTTTCATTAACTACTACAAATCCTAATTTGTAGAATGGGACCATACATTCACTAGCTATGGTATAGAATACTATATCTCCAGGTTTTAAAAATTCGCATTTATGTCCAACCTCGATAACAGTTCCTACCTTGATAAATTGCTGTTCCTCCTCTATTTCTCCAGTTTCATTAGACTTATAGGTTGGAGTAAATCCACCTAAATCTGTAATTAATCCACTTTTCGTAGTTTTGATTTTTTGAAATGGATTTTGTTCAAAGGGTTTAATTAGTGCATACCCATACATGGGCATTATTTCTACTCCATTCATATCCTCCGATAAGGACTTAGCATAGGATTCTAATGCTTCATTGTGTTTTGCGAATTTATCTTCAAGTTCATCTACTGCAGTATTAAACTTTTCTTGTTTCTCTCTCAATAATGTTTGATCTGCAGCTTCTCCATTCATAATAAAGTGCTCTCCTGTACCTTCCATCCCGGTTATAGCTAATGCCATCTTTTCTTTACTGTTTAACTCTGTTCTTAATGTTTCCATAATTCATTACCATTTACCTAGATCACAATGTTCATTATCTACTCTAGTTTTATTCTCTAGTATACATCCACACTCCCTACATACTTCTCCTAGAGAAGTATTTAGTTTAGCGGAGCATTTTCTGCAGATGTTTAATCTCTTTATTGACAAATCTTGATTTATGCCAAGTATATTAAACCACATACTTTTTAGTATTGTTAAAGGCTTGGTAAATATTGCCTTAATCCATTTCTTAGATATTTCTTTAGTGAGTATCATATAAACTTTATTTGGGTTGCTGGAATTCCGTATAATAATTCATTTACCATTTTTTAGCTGGACAATGTTTTTTCTCATTAGGTATCTTCAATTCTAAAAGGCACCCACACCCCTTTATGTATCCTTTTTTTGGACTAATGCTTATGTCGTTACTTTCTGGATTCAAATATAGTTGTCCATTACATACTCCATCTTCCTGGTTACATATTGGACATCGTCTACATATCTGCCATCGTTCTTCTATTTCTTCTAGTGTCATAGTTAATATTCAATACGTTGACGTCTTTTTCTATTTTCTGCTAATATAGATTCTTTCTTATAAAAAGATAACATCTTAATTACTTCATCTTTTAAGTAAGGTAGATGATATACTGTCATATTATCAGTATGATCAAAGTGTACCAAAACTAAGTCTTCAATCTCAAATTCTGGATTTAACTTTTGAATCATCCAAGCATAAGTACTTAACTGTAAACAATAGTGATTATAGTTGCAATCATCTAAATTATTTAAAGGATATTTCATCTTAGATGAAGTTTTAGTTTTAGAGTCAAAAAAAGATTTTAGATCAATTTTTTTATTAGTCTTCCAATCTCCGATAATTATTTTATTGCCTTTTTTAACTAATAAGTCGATTTGTCCTGCTATTCTAAGTTTCCCATCTTCAGATACTCTAGATATTAAATACTCAGGATATATACCATTTTCTAAGTCTAGATTATTATGGTCCTTTATACATTCAAACTTACCACCTATTTGATATTTACTAAGATCTATATCTTTTTTCTTTTTGTAAAATGAGTTTTCTAAATCTGCATGAATCCTAGTTCCTCTTTCGCAAGAATTTCGATTTTCTTCATCCCACATATCTAAGATAGTTTGCTGTTCTTTGTTGAACTCGTCTTCGGTAATATTATGAAGTTCAAGCAGAACTTTATCAAATTTCTTAGTATTCAACAGAGACTTTTTTTCAATAGCCCAATCTTCTTTAGATAGGAGTTTCTCCAATGCTTTGTAAGCGGACCAAAACTCTTTATCAAATGGTTGGGTGAAAGAATGAATTAGAGTTGTTACTGATATAAACTTCTGTTCTGGTTTTGTAACATCGTAATAAATATGAGCTTCCTCTTCAAAAGCTATATTCCCATTTTGTTTTGTAATTTTACTTTTGTCCATTAATCATAATTCATTTAATCATTTGTCATATTTATCTATATTTATTTGATACTTTTCAAGTATATTAATATTCTTTGTAAGACACAAATTAATATTGAATAGAATAACTTAAAAATACAAAACATGAATAAAAACGAAGAAACCTCAGAAAGTTGGCATTCTAACTTACTCAATAAGTTTAGAAATATCACTATTGGAGCAGCTATGGCAGAAAGTCCTGCAGTAATGATTGCTTCCGGATGGAGGCAAAATAATAAAGGAGATTATGTTCAGGATTAGCAAGATAGTGAAGGAGTTAAACAGTTGAGGGACAATTTATCTAGTATTTCTGAAATGTCTCCAACTAATCCAGCAGGAGTTACTCTATTTGGAATAGGCAGGGGAATATAGTTTGGGTTATAGAAACTTCCCCAGATATAGAAAATGTTAACACACCCTACTTGGCAAAAGATATACCATGGTAGCCCATTTAATTTCACATGGAAATAGGCTAGAAACTCGTCAAGGAGTAGCATAGGATTGCATGTTACCCCTAATAAGAAGATTGCAGATTCTTTCAATTCTGGAAGTCCTGTTCTTGAGGGATACGCTCCTAAGCCCAAAGTAGAAACTATAGATATCGGATTCAACAATTATGATTTAGTAAATCCTAAATATACCATGTAGGCGAAGCCGGCAAATAGCGGAAACTATTACGATATTGTTCTTCCAGACACTAAAAGAATACAAATGTTAGAAAGAGCAGGAGCTAATCCAACCATTTCTGTGAAGACAAAAGGCAAAAAGAGTGGAAATATTTATAAGCTAAACACTGAAAACACTGTTAATCTTAATTTACAAAAAGAATTGAAATTGTCTAAATCTGCAACGCAAAAGGCAAATAATATTATACAAAGATCCAGAGCTGATTTTTAGAACAAGGATGAGATACTAAATAAGGAAACTTCTGATCTACTATCGAAAGACGGAGTTAAAACAATTAGGTATCAAAATGTTAATCCTACAGAAGGAGGTGGTGGGGAATCTTGGATACTAACCGATCCTTCTATAGTTTGGAATCCTACCTGGAAACCAGTAGGAATTAATTTAGATTTTAGAAGAATCTCTCCTTTAATACCTTTGATACATGAAAAAATTGATAAAATTACTGAATAATTATATCAAAAATTACAGAATAGAAAAGAGATATAAGAAAGAACATAAAGAATTTATAGAGTCTTTTCCCTTTATTAGAACAGAGAAGGAATATAAAAATATAATGAATAAAGACTATAAGAATATGTCAGACTTAGAAAAAGAATAGGTGACACAGTATATAGGTATTCAATGTAGTTCCTTTACTACTAATAGTTATTGGGTCAGAGTATCTAGTTAGGATACAGAAAGACATTTAAGAAAGGAAATAGATATATTTGAATTATAGAAACATCTTAGCGATCCTACATTAGATAGTCCTTCAGATATATATTTAGGAGGTATACACTTTATATTAGATAAATTAAATTTAACATATTCTATATACAGAAACATTTAATGAACAAAGTAGAAATATTAGGATGTCCTATTTTTAAGAGCGGAATTCGTATTAAAAAGGAAAATAGAGGTAAATTTACAGCTTCTGCCAAGGCTGCGGGATAGTCTGTGTAGGAACATGCAAGGTCAGTGTTAAACGATCCAAATGCAACCCCCTTGTAGAAGAAAAGAGCGAACTTTGCTAGAAATGCTAAAAAGTGGAAACATTAGATTGGGGGAGTTCTGAAAATGTATGAAAGTTTCAATGGGCATTTCGATAGTTATGCTGGGAATTTAAAAAAAAAGAACTTCCTAAACACTAGGAAGGAGGCAAAGCATGGATCACTAATTGGTTGAAATCTAGATAGGAGTAGTTTCAAAACAATTATAATGAAGCTAGATTACGTGTAAGAAACGATGCAGAAAATATAAGTAAGCAACCATACTGGGATAATCCAGAAGAAGTCTACTCTAGACTAATGCAGATTAGACATGATGCAAACCTCAAACCTGACTAGACTATAGATAGTTAGATGTTAAATAAAATAAGAAAGAGAGTCAGTCCTCTATTGAATCAAACATTTATGAATAGATATACTGATGATTCCTTACTTAAACTATTTAACGAAGTTGCTTATTCTAATAATAGAAATTATGAAATATCATGATGTTGTAAATTTATCTAAGCTAGGATACATTTTTATGTTACCTAAATTTGTAGGATATTTTAAATGGGATTTTGGTAAGGATTGTTTAATTTTTAACAATAAGGATTATAGATGCAAAGCAGACAAATTAGATATTTAGAATAGAGACGATTTTTATTATATTATATGAAGTTTATTTCTTTCTTAAAAGATGTAGTAACCTCATAGTCTGGAATTAGTAGCAAAAGAGTATGTGGACTACTTGGGTGGTTATTGTGTTTAGGAGTTCTAGTGTATTGTACTGTTACTTCTAAATAGGCTCCAGTTATGATTGATACTATTGTGTGGTGTTGTATGGGATTGCTTGGAATTGATTCAGTAACTGGAATATGGAAAAAGTTTGATAAGAAGAATGTATAATAAAATAGGTGAGCCTAGATTTAATTGTCTAAGCTCACCTATTTTTGGTTGTTACATTCACAAGTGATTCCATTTGGTCCTGCCCACCAATATTTGTCCAAAGATGGGGTTCTGATACCGCTGGGCCAGTTATAAGCTGGAGTAATTTCCTCTACTATAGCTTCCATTATCTTAAATAGTGTATCTAAATCTAGCTCCGGAAGTAGCTTATGAATATTAGTTATTGTTTTCTTATAGTCTATCATATCCTTCAAAAGTGTCGTTAATAATTGCTTTCTTTATTGTAGTATCTTTATATAAACCATATTGTAGTATATTTCTTACTTGATGGTCTACTTGATTCCATAATATATCTAATAATATAGAAGAATCATCTGAAAGACTATGTTGCGGATAGCTAGCCTTTAAACTGCTAAGTACTTTTCCATTAATGTAAATGTCAAATATGAAATTTTTTATATCATCTGTAGTTTCCATATTAGTACGATACACTTAACTTATTTAAGTCATCTAGATAATTCAAGAACCATTGTTCGTTTTGTTTTCCTTCTTCTACAATAGTATTAATTAAAGATTCTGTAGCTAATAGTGTTATTTCTGCTAGTTCCTCTAATTCCGATTTAGTAAGTTTGTTATATCTTTCAATCAAGTTTAACATAATCCATCCAATCTTTTATATATGATTTACATTGTTCTAAATCTGGATAGATGCTTGTTACAGAATGCCCAGTTTTTGGATTTTTGAAGTGATGTAATTTCAATTCTCTTTCCTTCTCTTCTGTGTTTCTATTTAAAGTTCTATTCCAGTATTCATATTTTTCGTCTAACTTTTCAATGCTGCACTCTTCTAATATTTTCATATTAGGATTATTTATTATCTTATTATATTTTCTTTTTAAGTTAGACACTTTTATTATATCACTTCCGTTTAATACGATTGCTGCACACTGCTTCATTATTATATATTTTTACCTAACCGAGGTGTTGCCCTACTAGGATTCGAACCCAGACTAAATGATTTCATTTTACACCGTTTTGCGGATTAGACTATCACATCCAGTCCTAAGACCAGTCCCTCTGTTTAGTCGTTCACGCTGCACGTAAATACTGCTTGCGCCTTGTCACTTGTTTGCTTCCAAGTCAATTAAGAGGGATTCTACTTAAAGGTTATTTATTATTCTTTAAGCATCCAATAATTTGAAATAATAATTATTCCACAATTTATCAATGTTTCTTAATAGAGTATTTCTACAGGTTTTTAGTAATTTAGTTTTAACTAAATTATTATTCATTAAATATTCACAGCATTCAGAAATAGAACCAAACCTATTTAATTCTTCCATATTAGAATCATACTGTATAATATATTTCTGATTAGACTTTCCAAGTCCTGCATCTGAAATAATTTGTTTTATAACTGAATGTTTTACATTTAATACTTCTGCGACCTTTTTCTGATTTTTTAATTCTAGATATTTTCCTATAACTAAATCTTTTAACTCTTCTGTAATATCATATTTAGATTCAGTTATTTTTTGATTTCTAGAACCATAAGTATCAGTCTGACTGTGGCAATTAGGACATAGAAACCTTAAATTCTCTAACCTATTATCATTGTTTTCACCATTAATGTGATCAAGTTCTAATGATAATGTTCTTCCATTCCACTCTGTTATTCCACATATAGCACACTTGTAAGGAATTAAATTATCCTGTATAATTGTTCTCCTTAATATATTTCTATTATGTTTAGAACCTTTACAAAACAATTTATCTTTATCTATTTTTTTAAGTTCATTACTAGTTGCTATTGCAGACTTTCCTCTAAAATTCTTTCCTGATAAATTAAGATCTGTCATTCTTTGTTTAACTTGCGAATATCCCCATGAATTTCCTTTCGTAGTATAACCAAGTTTAAATAAAACTTCTGAGGTGTTAAGACTTGACTTAACTAAGTCTATAAATTCCTCGTCTGTAAGTTTATAAATTTTATTTTCCATAATTATTAATTCAAATTCTTAAGAGTCATCTGTGCTCACCATTACACCATAGGGCAATATTTATTTCTCCTCTTTTAGTTTCTGTAACTCATTTTGGAGTCTCTCATTATCCTGTAATAAAGCCTTTATGTTAGCATCAAGATTTGCCAAAATCATTCTTATTTGAACTATTTGCTCAAGCATATTTAGATAGGGCTTTTATTTTATTCTTTGCTACTGTTGATAAGGCTTTCTTGAATTTAATTATTCCGGCTCTTACTGAATCTATATTATCGCTATATATACATTCCTGGATTCTTTTTAGTTCGTCGTTTCCCAGAAATTCACAAACTGATACAAATAAATCATCATCTAGCTCTTCTATTTCTCTTTGAAAAGCTCTAGCTTCATTATCTTTATAAGAAATTTCTATTCTTAAAGAATTTTCATCTGAATTTGATTTTAAAGTAAAACCATCGTTACTATATTCATAGTATCTATTTTCATTAATAGCTTTTACTAGTTCATTAAACTAGTTCTCGTCAAAAAATGTTTCTAAATTTGTTTTCATAAGCTTCTTTTGTTTTAGTTATATACAACTATATGGCCATGATTGTTAAATACAAAGTTAAAAAATTCTAATTGAAAATTCTTAAATTTTAATTATTTAGTCGGAAACAGGTACAGGTACTTTATATAAATATCCCCCTGGGGTTTTAATAAATCCGGAATTTAGAAATTAGAAATATTATTATATAAGTCCAAAATTAATTTTTTAAATTCTTCTGTTGTCATATCATTCTTAGCAGTGTTTACTCTATTAGTTGTAATAACAATATTTCCTTCTATGTACCCTAGATTACTATCTATCCTATCTATTGAGTAATCTTTGTAATTCTCCGGAATTAATCCTGTATAATAATCTTTAAATTCTTGCTTTAACAAAAGCCCTCTGATATAATCTTCCGATATGGTATACTCCATTATTTTGCTTCTAAGTCTCCATCCTTGTTTTGACTTTTGATATAAAAAACTAGCAATTAGTTCTTCTTGACTAGTATTCTCTGTTATTACTATTGGTTTTTTAGGTGAATCAGTTTTATAACCATGTTCCGTTTTTATTGCATTAGACGGAAGTAACCCTGATACTAGTTTAGAATTATTTTTTAAATATTGTAAATAATTATCTCCTACTATACTTTCTATATTAGAAATCATTTTATTCAAATTTGTAATATTTTCATTTCTGTTTACTCTCCTAGCTATTTCCTTTTTAGACAAATCTTCTGTAATATTCTGTTCCAGGCACCTTAGTAAGAAGCTTTTCTGAAAATTATTTAATTCTTTATTTAATATAAATCTTGGACATCCTACATGATCTAATATTTTATATCTATGATAAAATCCATTTTTTGTGTAGTTTTCTATCTTTTTTAATTCAACTAAATTCCTTAGAGATTCTGCTAGTGTATCAGTAGCATATCCGAAGGTTCTGTTTAACTCAGTGCCACTAAAATTTGAAAATCCGTCACTCTCTTCATAGGCATTAATTATTGCCAATAATACATTTAAATTTTTCTTCATATCCATTATTTTTTTAGTTATATCCAATGATACTATCAATTTCTGACATTCCCAAATAGTCCGGACTAAAAAGTCATATATCAATATTATGTATATCTTTTGTTAGTTTTATATTAATCAGTTTATCTGTATATATAAAATATTACAGAGAGATAAGAATTATGGTGCACAACCCCTTTAGTCCCCCCCTGTATATTGATATAAAACTAAAATAAAAACAGAAATTCAAATTAAGTAATAATAATTTAAAATTTAAAGTTATGACATTAGAAGAATTAAAAGACCAGAATGTAAGTGTGGAAGACCGTGCGAAAGCAATAGTAACCTCATTGGGTTTGGAAGGTGACGAGCGTTCAGTAGTTGTTGGCTTATCAAAGGGGGACAAGTTTAAACTTGTTGCTATGAATAAGGTGGAACTACCAACGCTTAACAACCAAAACGGTACATTTACACCTATCACATTCACGACTGACAAAGGTGCTACTATCGGCGCAAAACACTTTGCGGGAATGGAAATCGACGACGAAGCTCCGGCTATTGGTTCAACTCCGTTAGAAAATGCGGCCTTTCTTGTTTGGTGCATTGACCACAACGTAGTATTTAGGGTTACGATGAAAACATCAGAAGAAGTCGAAGCGTCCGGTGACCGTCCTGCCTATATGAAAAATACTTACAAGTTGGCAGTTGAGGACTACGAGTAAGAAAGGGGAGAAATCCCTTTTCTTTTAAATACAAATAATCTTTGTAGAAATGAACATAAGAAAAAAGTTTAAAACTATAAAGTGTTTGTACAACTGGGGAACAATCTACAACCCAGAGACTGATGAAAAGTTAAACTTTAAGACTAAGCGAGTTTATTGTATAGCTTCTTGGGCTTGGGTCATGACCTATCAAAAGTCAGAAAAGGATATTCCGGAAATAATCAGGATTGTCTTTGTAGATTAACTCTAAGGTACTATGAGTTATAAATAAAGTGCCCATATGAACCCCATCATTGGAACATTGGTTAACGGGGAAAACAACATCACAACAAATCAAAGTTTTCTGTTTAGTTTTAGGATTATATCTGGCAGCTTGGAAAGACAAGCAAATTGTGTTACTAATAGATTTAATGCTCATCTAGGGATTTTGGAGGAGAAAGGAAAGAAATTGTCCACTAAAAAGACCCTCAATTTCCGGACTTTTTCAAATTCTCAAAAAACCTGCCAGAGTAGGAGTTATATAGCTCATACTCTCTATGAAAATTATCTAGTGTTTAGTCTGTAAAAAGACACCAAAAAGAAGGGTTACGCAGAAAAGCCCAACACCAAAAATAACTGCTACAAATCTCATGTGCATATTCGCAAACTTAAGCACTATAGGATTTAGGTTGAGCTGTAAGGATTGGTCACTTATAGCAATATTATGAGTACTGCTGATATGTCAGTGACCGCACATATTACATATAAAATATGTTATACGATTATGTTAGAAGTTGCCAGGTCTAAGAAGCCTGATTAAAATCTCTAGATAGTAAGAGAGAACCTCATAAGGGTTCATTTTCCATCTCGAACCTATTCGCAAGTTTATAGACTAGCTATCTATAAATTTAGTGATGGAATACCAACGAAGTTGGTGTTCCCGCTTTGCGAACGTTGATAACGTCCTCAGCATGGAAAACTGAGAAATAATCTCCTATCTTATTCTAGATATAGATAGGATTTCCCTACTGGTATAATGGATTACATCTCCCTTTAAAGGAGAAGATTCTGGCTCAAGTCCAGAGTAGGGAACTATTTAGTTGGATGTAGTCATATTATTATAATTATTATTGGATCATAATGGGTATGCCCTGAGACTATGTAGTTGTTGTGAAACAACTCAAAGTATTGTGGCACAGGAAGGCCTAACTTCTTTTCACTATTTATAGACTAAAAGGCACAGCGGTGCCTTTACTCTCAAGATAAGAACAACCTTTACGTGGTTTGAGAGATAAGTAAGCTATTTTAGCTGAAACTAATAGTTCTAGTAACAATTAAAAATATTCATCATGGAAATTATCAAGATTAAAGAACAATCTATCAATGCAGAAGAATCTAAATTTTATAAGAAAATACTAGATTCTCTAGGAATAGTCTACGAAATAGAGGAAATCAAGAAGGAGCAAGTAGATGTTCCTATCTATGTCCTATTTGAAGAATTGGACGTTAGAGCAAATAATACCCTAAGGTCTGTTACTAATGATGTAACAATAACTTTAAGCACCTTCATCAAACAGTATTCAAAAAGAGATATACTAAGAGTTAGAAATGCAGGAAAGCATACATTAAGTTTAATAGAAGAAGCGTTCAAGAAGTTTGGGTACGAATTAAATTAAGATCCTCTGATGAGTCTTTGAAAATTAAGACGAAACTGCTCGAAATGAGCAGTCAGGATTAGAAAAAAAAATTAGCACACCATGAGAAAAAGATTTAAAGAAGGGAGGATTGCATCCTCAGATAATTACGAATTATCAAGAAAAGTTTACATCTCTTATTTAAAAAGATGTCACATTAAGAATATGGAAATAATTACTAGAATTTCTTCCGAAGCTTCAATAAAGCAGGAGAAGTATGTGAAGGTTTTTGGAGAATTAATTCCAATTTCCGAGAGTGAGTTAAAAGTTCATAGTACATTAATAATTGTGGAAGAATGAACAAGGTATTAACTATTGTAAGATGGGGATTTACGATTCCCATCTTCATTCTAGAGTGCATATTTAAAGCTTTAGCAAGGTTGCTCGTAACTATCATGACAGTGTTGATGGCAATAGCCTACCCGCTTATCAGAAGAAGTTGGAATAGATTTAATCGTTCCACCATATACAAATACGCAAATGTTTGGAAAACGTTTCCCATTACCAGAGCAGTATATAAATCATGGAAGTGATATTGGTAGATAGCTATGGACATCTTGTTAGATCATTCCAAACATGGAGTGAAGCGAATAAATTTCGTATAACTAGAAATAGACCAGATTGGAGGATTATAGAATGACTTACATAATAGTATTTATAATGTTAATTTTCATATGGAAGGCAATAGAAGAAATGTGAGAACAATATTGACCCATACAGGGAAAATATATGTAGACATAGACAACCAGCTTGAGTTTTTAACTGTAGGAGACTACGGAAAGGAAAATAATATCAAAGCTGACTTTCTAGGTTTAACTAAGGAAATACATGGAGTAGAGAATACAGCAGTAGACTTAAGTAAGAAATGGGTAGCAACTATTTCAACTCAGAAAGGTTGTCCTATGCATTGTAAATTCTGTGATGTTCCTAAGTTTGGATTCTATGGAAATGCTTCTATAGAAGACATGGAAAGACAAATCCGAACTATTATAGAAGGAGAGAGTATTAAAGAAACAGATAGGTTCAATGTACACTTTGCCAGAATGGGGGAACCAACATGGAATGAGAATGTATTGGCATTCGGACTTGCTCTAAAGGGTATAGCCAAGTCTGCTGGATTAGTAGCTAAAACTATCCATCCGGTAGTCTCTACCATGCTTCCAAAAGCAAATAGCAAACTTGGAAACTTCCTACAGATTTGGTGTAGTATCAAGAACGAATTCTACAATGGAGAAGCGGGTTTACAGCTTTCAATTAATTCTACAGACGATGGACAGAGAAGTGAACTGTTTAGCTCTAGAAGTTTGTCACTAACAGAAATTTCCAGACTAGCTGATAAGTTACCAATGCCAGTAGGCAGAAAGTATACTTTGAACTTCCCAGTAACAGCACAAACTATTCTTGATGCAAGAAAGTTGTCAGAATTATTTGATAAGGACAAATTTATTGTCAAAATCACTCCTATACATGAAACAACTTCCGCTATAGAAAGCGGACTCCAAATAACTGGATATACTGACTATGATGTTTACCGACATTTTGAACAACTCTTGTTAGAAGAAGGTTGGGATGTTATAGTGTTTGTTCCATCTAAGGAGGAAGATTCTGATAGAATAACTTGTGGAAATGCACTTATCGCGTTTAACAATTATTAACTTCTGTAAGTATGGAATGTTGCTTAGTATAGCAACAGGTAACTTCTCTTAGTTCAATGGATAGAACAACAGCCTTCTAAGCTGTATATCTCAGTTCGATTCTGAGAGAGAAGACAACTAAATTAATAGATCATGGAAAAAAGAAAGCTATTAGCACAAATGAGTTTTTGTCGCGGTCTGTTATATTATTTTGATATGATAACAGATAGAGAGAATGAAAGAATACACAAGAGAATACTCAAATGGCAGGAAAAGAATAATGTAAAAATCAGCTCCAGCCAAATGGATTCAGTTGATATAACATACAATGATACACCAGAGTCTTAATTTAAATCAGCCATTATGAAATTAGATGTAATAGAATTAACGAAAGAATTGAACTCATTGAGATTATCAGGCGTGTGCCTTTCCATCTCTGAGTTTAGAGAGAAGGTAAGAAAATACGTAAGCTACAGTACATTCCCGTCTTTCCTGTTACAGGAAGGATTTGCTACTGCATCAGAGGGACAGGTATATTTTTCCAAATATCCTATACATATAACTAAAGTCGAAAAAATCTTGAAGTTGGCCAGAAATAAACAATATGGCTATAACAAGGAAACCGAAAGAAAGAAATATGAAAAAGAACTTCGGGTAGATGAGGTTATAAAATATCTAAAGGATAGAGGCTATATAATTATTAAACCTGTAGAAATGCTATAATGGAATACGAAGGATTATCTGACGAAGAGCTTAACAAAATGAGTCCGTAATTGGGATTGTAACCGGTAATTGGTAGCCGCGTAGACTGTAAATCTACTCTCCTTTGAGACTGGAGGTTCGAGTCCTGCTATCCAGACAAGAAGTAATCAACATTCACTATTAGTACAGCAATTAGGACTGTAGGGTGCCTTTTAGATGAATCCCTGATTACTCCGATTAACAGAGGCAATGTCCTTAATATCGTTACCACGCACTGCGGCTATTAGCTGTTAGATGATTTGGGGTGCCAAATGGAAGAACGGTAACAGCTATGTTAATTAGAACGAATCTGTTAATTGTATGGGAGTGCGCCAACGTTGGAGAGTTGGGCTTGACTGTAAATCAAGTGCCTATGGCTTAGAAGGTTCGAATCCTTCCACTCCCACAAATTTAATGAATATGTTAATAGAATTTTTAGTATTTATTACTCTAGAAATAGCTATAATAGCTACTATAGGGTTTACTTATTTTCACGAAGATGATAAGAATTTCAAGAATTATCGCAAAGGAAAGAATAGCTGATTTGTTAGACTTAAATTTCGTGTCTAAGATAGAATTAAGACAGGGAAAACAAGGATTTAATAATCCTGCTATTTGTAGAGTAGAAATCTATTTACTACTTGAAAACGACAAAGAGTACTTTAATTCCAAAATGGCTGATATTATGTCATGGGCACAAAAGAACAAATGTAACATTGCTTTTACTACTGCTAGTATGGCTCTCAAAGACGGATTTATTAAAGAATCTGCTTTTGATGATTTTAACTACCCAGTTCCTAAAAAGTATAAAGCATTATGTGATATTTATTCAGCAAGTTACTTTAATCTATTTAATAGAAGAAAGCTATAATGGAAGACAAGTACGAAGGATTATCTGACGAAGAACTTAAAGAGATTTTCGAAGATATGGAAGCAGACTATTGGATAGATCAATCTGGTTCTTGGTAAAGAGAGCATTAATTAATAAAAGAAAAATAAAATGAATTATGAGTATGGAAATGGATACTTGCCGGAAATCTGGTATTGAGGAAATCTCTAATTATGCAGTGAGATTACAGGACAAAGGCGATAAAGAGGCTAGAGAGAATATTGATAAACTAATGATCTTTTATGTGTCATTGGGATGTAAATTCGCAACAAATGAAAAGGTAATAAGCAAGGCAAAATATTGTGTAACCTGTTATGGAAGACAGTGTATAAGGGTAGTCATAGAAAAAGATGAGTTTCATATAACAAAGGATGAATTTTATATAGCGAATGAGGAATATTTCTCCAAACAGGGAATAAAAGTACTCAATATAGATGAATACATGAAGCTTATTACCAAATTATCAAATAAACAAATAATGATGAAAAAGACTATCGAAATTGAATGTCCAGATGGCTACAAGCCTATCTACAATGCCGAAACAGGTAATGTTGAAATTGTTCCAGAGAATATTATGGGACTAATAAAGACCTATGAGGATGCTAGAGACTATCTTAGTATTAGAAATGAAGTTTCTTATAATAGATCTGTAGATTCTTTGGCTAAGCTGCAAATAATTCTAGATGCATTGAATGAAGGATATAAATTCGATCTGCTGACTGGAATTGTGTGGTATCCTTGGGTTCGTTTCTTTAGAATGAACTCAGTGCCGAAAGATGCAGAAGTCATTGGACACTTCCGTTATCAGGGCGAGAAATTCGCACTGGTGGGCGGCAGCGCTTTTGGGTCCGCTTCCGGGCTTGGCTGTTTCTCTTCTTTCACTGGGGTCGGCGATGCCTATTCCTTTGTCGGCTTCCTTGGTTGTGCCACTAGAGAGATTGCACAGCATTTTGGTAAATACTTTGCCAAAGAGATCTTTGATGCTAAATATGGTGACACTGTGAAGTATCAGTGGATAAGATAATTCCTACTTAGAATGTACTATAGTACACTGCAAATCTTCTATCTTATAAAAAGGTCTTGGATTTGCATTTTTGTAGGGCCTATAGCTCAGTTGGTTAGAGCAACTAATTATGAGTCAGATAGGGACGTATCCCCTCAAGCTTATACCTTGTAGAAAGGGTAGTCGGTCGCACGTGGGTTCAAACCCCACCGTCCCTACAACTTCTGGATTGAATTTTTAATTTTGCACCAAAACATTTGGTATTATGATTATTTTCATATATATTTGTATATGAATTACAATGATTATAATACACAGAAGTTAAGAGGTTTAAAGCGCAAATTAGAGCTGGTAAAATCTCGTGGTGGTAAATGTGAACTATGTGGCTATGATAGAAACATAGCTGTTCTAGAATTTCACCATATCAATCCAGATGAGAAAGAGTTTCAGTTAGATATGAGACATTTATCTAATACAAGTCTAGAAAGGCTTAAAGAGGAAGCAGATAAATGTCAACTTCTATGCGCTAATTGTCATAGAGAAGTACATAATCCTCACTTGGGAATGGACGAAGTTGAAGATTTAGTTAATACTGAAGCCAAAGATAAGACGTCTTTTGAAAACATGACTGGGTCTGTATGTCCAGTATGCGGCAAAAGATTTCCTAAATCGAAGGGTAAGATATACTGTTCTAAGGAATGTAGAGATGCTGATAAACATTATCCCTCCCTAGAAGAAGTAAATGAGCAGTATGAAATACTTAAGAATTGGGAGAGAGTTGCACAGCATTTTGGATTAACTCGCAGAGTTATTCAAGGAATAAGAAAGAAAGACTCATAATGTCAAGGTCGTCGGTTCAAGCCCGGCTAGGCCCACATCAGAGGATACAGATTGATATGTCTTGAGTAACATATGATCTGTGGGAGCGGTACTCCAGTAACTAGAGAGTTTTTCATTAAAAATAAAGATTTATGAATTATCAGTATTTTGGATTGTTCCTAGATGAACCAACTAGAAACAAACTTATGCAAGTTATCATTGGAAATCCCATCATTTCTAATCTGGTGTTCCAAAGAGGAAGTACTATTTATTTAGACCATTGCACTCTCCTCCATAAGAATCAACATGAAGAAAAGATGGCTAATAGCCTACAATATCGTATAGATGATAGTTTTCGATTAATTGTAAGTAAGATAGGGATTTCTGAGAAAGCAATAGCTTTTGGAGTAGAATTGGGAAACCAACATCTACCCTGTGCAAATGCCAAACCTCATATTACTATCTGTACAATCAATGGAGGTAAACCAGTGAATAGTAATGAGATTTGTAATTGGATTCCTATTCCAGAATTTAGCATTTATGGCACTCTTAAAAAAATATAAATTTTTATGATTTGAATGCTATTTAACTAAACGTGGGACAGTGGCGAAACTGGTTGAAACGCACTAGATTTAGGATCTAGCACAGATTAACGATCACATTGTGGGTTCGAATCCCACCTGTCCTACAAAACTTAATTTAACTATATGAAAATTGGAGATATTGTTTATTTAACTGAACCAGTCAGATGGAGAAAAACTCCTGACGGAGATTGGAATGAATATGAATACCCTGTTGGAACACCTCTTAGGGTTATTGGAGATTCTGGGTATAGGGGATTAGACTTAGAATTTATTGAAACAGGCGTAAAAATGCTAGAGTGTGCATTTGTACAATATAGTAGAACAAAACCTTAAAACATATTTAAAGATGAGTAAAATTTGGACATGTTCTGGAAATACCTATACTAGAATAACTTCTGGCTATGGTGTTGAGAATCATTTACCCGTAGGAGTTTATAATATTCACCTGACCATGACAGGATTTCATTTAGAGAGGTATGCCGATAAATTTACATTTCCTCATAAAATATATGGATTGCAAAGAGAGTTTATTGATCATGTGACTAAGACCTTCCGCTCAACCGAAGGAAATCTCGGGATTCTGTTAACTGGTACAAAGGGTACAGGCAAGACTGTTACTGCAAAAGAACTGGCCAACCAATTAAATCTTCCGGTTATCATTGTAAAAGATATGGATGATAATAATCAATCTATGATCGAATTCCTTTCCGATATTGATGGAGACTGTATTCTATTTCTGGATGAATTTGAAAAGAACTTTGATGAGGAAGACTCAACTATTTTACAAATCATGGATGGAGTCTATAACTCGAACTCACGCAAGGTTTTTCTGTTAACCACTAATACCCTACAAGTGAATGAAAATATGATAGGCCGCCTTCAAGAATACGTTATGTTAAAGAATTTGGAAATCTTGATTTAGGAACTGTAAACGAGTACTTAGATGATGAGTTAAAGATTCCAGAAGCTAGACAAAATTTACTTTCCTTTATTGATTCTTTAGCTATATCCACAATAGATATTCTCAAAGCTATTACTAGTGAGGTGAATATTCACGGTATAGAAGGACTAGAAAGGGCTAAAAGCTTCTTTAATGTAACAGTTAAAAATTATGAGTATTTTTGTTTGAGAGCTACTGTTGATGCTTGTGATGTATATGCTGATAAAAATAGATACACTCCGAGAGAATTTGTCAGGGCTATAGAAAAGACTAACAATTCAAGAAATGAGGAATGTCATTTTGGTATGATATATCATCGCACAGTATCTTCTAGTGTCAAGTTTGAGTCTCTAAAAATTGGAGATTTCTTTGACGGAGACAAGATAGTCGATATTGACCACAAGTTAGGGGTAGTTGTCGTCCTATATAGTTCAGACTTATACTATTTTTGGATTAGCAATCCAGATGATAGGTTATCTTTATATCATAAAAACAGCTATAATCCTTTTGCATTATAACAGTTATGGAGAAACACATAAATGCAGAACTAGTAAGAATAATCACTCTTACTAAACTAAAAAAACACCCTGATTGGGTACACCGTGTATATGATGTCAGATTTCTTTTTTGGAAATGGCGTTATGATTATTGGACTAACTATTGGGAAAAATACACTGAGGAAGAAATGCTCAGAAAAGTTGAAGAGGGAACATTTATTTTTAAGGACGGCATATTGTATTTGAAACCTCATATTGTTCTAAAGTTTTCTGAGAATCAATCCGTTATCGCATATTTTAATAGTAATGAAGAAATGGAAAGTTGGGCTAGAGCCTTTATAGATTTTTCTAAAAACCATTTGTTTATTTAAAATAATACCTTTATCCCAGTTTAGAGCTTAGCTCAGATAGCGAATAATAGTAGTTATCGGTAAAAACGAGGTGGAGTGCCAGACGAAAGACTGGAATTAACATAGTTTAACTTTAAACCTCCGACTATGCGGAGTAAATTAGATGGCAGAGTTAGTTATATTATCTAATGGAAAGTGTGATCTGAAATTTCATCAGAAAGCGAAAGATTTCAAAAGAGTAGAGAAGTTTAACTACAAGAAAAACTTCTTTAAAATCCTGATTGACAAGAACGACAGTGTTTATGACATTCTAAGATGCACGGTTGCTACTTGGAAGACCATAGAAAAGGGAAGAAAGAAATTAACTGTCCCGGACCAAATCGAGCAGTCTAGAGATGTCAAATTGTTCAATCGGATTAAAGGGAATCCTTTCAAAATTGCAATTACCAAAATTGCAGGAGAGATTGACGCACAGGAACTGTTATCGGAATGATTCGTTTAGGAGAGTATCGTAGAACTCTCCATATGCAGTGTTAGTTTAACGGTAGAACAGGGCACTTCCAATGCTCAGATGAGGTTTCGATTACCTTACACTGCTCATCATCTCTAGGTGCCAGAGTGCTTAATGGCCAGGACTGCAAATCCTTGGATTCGTGAGTTGGAATCTCACCCTAGAGTCTACTTCATAAGTACTTTTTAGCTATATTTTATAGTTAACGTGTCTGGTTACGTTATCACCCAGTCGTCACCTACGGTTAGAAGGACATCCCCAAGTAGCGGATGTAAATTAGCTACTAATATCGTGGAGTAGAGAAGTTGGTCATCTCGCTAGGCTCATAACCTAGAAATCGTCATAAACGGTTCGAATCCTACCTCCGCAAGATTCACATAGTAAGAACCTCCACGCGGTGTGAATCGGGTAATGCTAATCTTACTAAACTCCTCTTGTAGCTTTGTTATTAGATTAATTATTAATAATTTTAAACTTTAACGTTATGAAAAGAATAATTAATGTTGTAAAGAATGCTGCTAAATGGTATTGTTACAGATCAGCTAAAACTGGAGCACTTACCCCAACTGGGATAGTTCCCCAATTGTAGTAATACTATTAAAAAGTAAGTACCAAATGGGTACTTACAGATGTCTGAGAGGAAATAATTATTGGAGTATAGTTCAAAGGTTAGAACTTTTGACTGTTAATCAAAGAATCACGGTTCGAGTCCGTGTGCTCCAGCTTAATAATATAAGGCTAAATCAGAGTAATTAACTGACTATGGAAGTTGTACTATTCTTCTGCCTTATATTTATGTTTTAATAGTACATAAAAATAGTAAAATATGAAGGAACAAGAAATTAGAACGTGCTAGCATCACGGAGAAACAATATTTGCTGCTAGAAGTGATGGCAGAGGAGGAATAAGATGGAGATGTCTAAAATGTGAAACAGAAGCTGTTTAGAAAAGAAGAGACAAATTGAAAATTATGGCTATAGCATACAAAGGAGGAAAATGCCAATGTTGTGGCTATGATAATTACAGCGGAGCTTTAGAATTTCATCATATAAATTAGGACGAAAAAGACTTTGCTATATCCGCAAAAGGATACACGCGATCCTGGGAGAAAAACAAGGAGGAACTTAACAAATGTGTTTTAGTGTGTGCTAATTGCCACAGAGAAATTCACGGAAGTATTATTCCTTGCCCTACGGAACTTATCAACAACGAAGCTGCTGCACAAGAGGCAGCTAAAAGATTTGAAGAGAATAAAATACTATGATAGTACAACCTATTGGAAAGTTTAAACTTACTTATGCAAATGGTATAAGTCAAGTTAAGTCGTTAATAACTCAGGAAAACTACAAGTCTATTGTCAAACCTATATTAGATAATATAGCTGAGTTAGAGGCACAGCGAAGTGGGGTTAATAAAAAGAGTAAAAGGTATAAGGAAATTTCGGAAAAACTTAGAGAACTGAAAAAACCTATATCGGAACTTGGAGAGTTTTTTACAAATGAGTCTCCCCTTGGATTAGCACTATGGTATGGTGACTTCTTTAATTTAGTGCTTCCTTCTAGTCAAGGAAGACATCATGTTAGATTTAAAAAGCTAGATTTGTATGAAGGAAGTAGTTAGAGATTGTAAGATTAGGCAAGCTAGAGAAAGCACTGAGAAAGTAATTATTAAGTAAATACTAACCTGGCAAGGTAAAAATCCAGTCGGAGTCAAAGTCGAAGCCAGCCTCTGCGTAGTTATAATAGGCAAACTGAACTTGAGAATTGTTAAATGGATGGTTGCCGTTAAAAGATATATAGTTACAAACTTATGTATCCAGAATATAACTAATTAAAGACTTATCTGGTGATGTTAGGTTATGGAATCCTAACAGTGGAAATTTATGAGTTATGTCACCAATTAAAAAGAAAATCTCAAACATGGGCCGTTAGCTCAAATGGCTAGAGCGCTGGTTTTGCACACCGGAAGATAGGGTTCGAGTCCCTACGCGTCCACAACAAAATTAAATAATTATGAAAGTATATGTAGTTGTAGTAAATTATCACCCAGCTAATGCTCCTCAAAATTATGAAACTGATTGCCAAATCTTTTTAGACAAGAAACAGGCAGAGAAGTATAAAGAGGCTAAGGAAAAAGAGTTTCCTATTAGATGGGGAGGAGAGTATAATCATTGTAAACTAATTAAAAAGCATTTGTAATATCGCGGGATGATAGCAGAGGTAGCTAGTCAGGCTCATAACCTGAAGGTCGTCGGTTCGAATCCGACTCCCGCTACTAAGTTATTTTTAACAATTAAAATTAGATTATGGATTTCAAGAATCTTACGAAGGAATCTCTTCCGAAAGAATTTCAGGAGAGAATTGAACGTTTCAATCGTTTATTCATTGAAGCTGGTAATGGTACATTTGAAGAAAATGACCTATTCGATTATGAAATGGCTTGTATAAAGCAAGCTCTATCATTTTCTGAGTTTTTCAAAGAAATGAGTCTGGAGGAATGTAAAGCCTTCTATGAGAAATATCCTAGCTTATTTGAGCTGATTGAGGCTATCAAAGACAAACTTCCGTACTACGACAAAGGACATAGTGGAAATTCCATGAGTATGAGTTGGATGCTATACAGGTGTTATAAGGAGAAACCTGAGCTTGTTCCTTATATGCATGGTTGTCTGGCTCAACTTGTTGGGGACGAAGGTTATCATGATAATCGTTCTGATGTTCCAAAACTATGAGTGTAATACAACAAGTTTATTTAGCTGAAGCTGGTTATTCTATTTACATAAAGGGAATTAAACCAGATAAGGATAATGAATGTTCTGGTGAGATTACTATAAATGGTAGTCATCTTATAATACTTGGAAATAGTTATTACTTTGACGATCTTTCTGAAAACGATAAACTACTAATAAGTATAAAGATAAGAATACTTCCAGAAGGTACAACTATAATGTTGTAACTCACCTTGTTGTTCCTTAATTAAGAATAATCTGATTGAGAAAAATCTCTCTGTAGCAACTCCTGGCACGGGAAATATCCTGATATAAAGATATTTACAAATGTGCACTTGCACGGTGATACAGAGAGAACCTTGGGATGTAGTTCAACGGTTAGAATAAGAAACTGATAATTTCTAGATGGCAGTTCAACTCTGCCCTTCCCAACAAACTAGAACATATAAACCATTAAAATTGCCTTCTTGGGACAGTGGTCGACTCCGCTTGACTTGTAATCAAGATACTTCGGTGCAACGTAGGTTCGAATCCTACAGAAGGCTCATTAACTAGATTAATTTTTTTTATGACCAGATTAGAAAAGTATTTATTAGCGACTGCTACTGAAATCATTGAGTCAGAAACAACCATCTCTCGCTATTTTGTTGTTGGAAATATCAAGGTAAGAGTATCAGATCATCTAAGTAGCACCAGTGATGCGGACCTACAAATCCTTATCCCAACCAACGGAGGGACTAGGTATATAGTTACTATCAAAGAAAGCTCTACAAAATTTCTTGTGTGGAACGCAACTCAAATAAAAGACTTTATTCCTTCATTGCAAATTATCAAGAGCTTGAAGGAAGAAATACACCTAAAGCCAAAACCTAAAGAATCTACGGTTCAAAAGATTCAGCTAGCACTAAATAACAATGATACCAGTGAAGGTTCTCTAACATTTGATGGTACTATTATCGAATCTAAATTGAAGATAAATAAACTATCTTCTAAGCAGAGAAAAGTTCTTGGAAAGAGTAAGTCCACCTGGGATATATCTGAAATTGGAACACTACCAATCATGTTAAGAGCAGATCTAAAATTACAAAATGGTTCAGTTAACGAAGACATGCAGATATTTCTGACCTGTACATCAGTAACTTACAAGGAAATCTTGAATATTTATAAGATAATAGTTGTTGACAACAATATGGTTCCAACTATTAAACTGTTACAAGAAGCTTATGCGTTAGTCATGCGTTAGGATAGTGCCATCATCTAATGGTTAGGACATACGCCTTTCTAGCGTAGAATCACAGTTCGAATCTGTGCTTGAGTACTTAGCTACGGGTTCGAATCCCGTTGGCACTACTATGTACCCCAGCAGCGAAAGTTGTTGGGGTTTTGTTTAATACAATTAATAATTATGAGAACATTTGAATTTGTAAAAGTTGGGAAAGTATGGTTCTATCGGTGGTCGGATTATGATAAGGGAGGGCCAGAGGATCTAGCAATGATAGATGGAGCAGACAAGCTTTTGGATTCCCTAGGTGGTAAATTCGTCAAAGTACAACTAGCTGACTCTACCTCAGCTGAAATAGTATTATCTAAGATTGAAGAGCTATATACTAGCTGTACAATAATTTAGAATTTGTAAAATCAATAAAATATGAAAAAAAAGGTTATAAGTATTCTACTAGTTAGCATTATACTAGGGTTCGTCACTGGTTATTCCCTTCATCATTGGATTCACGACAGCAGGAATGTGGACAATGAAGTAATATTATTGCCAGAGCATCCATTTTATTTATTAGAAGAAGTAAATGAAGAGGTACTATACAATACTCTAAAGCATTATGGATTTCCTAATCCAGCAGCGATAACAGCTCAAGCAGTATTAGAATCTGGGAATTTCAAGTCGAGGTTATGTATTCGTCACAATAATTTGTTCGGATTATACAATTCTAGAAAAAAGTCTTACTTTAAGTTTGATAGTTGGATAAGCTGTGTATTTGCATACAAGGACTTCATATTAAATAAATACAAAGAAGGAGAAGACTATTATGGTTTTCTTAGCCGAATAGGATATGCAGAAGATCCTAACTATGTAGAAAAGGTAAAAAAGCTAGAGATAACTATATTAAAAAAGTATGAATCTGAATAATCGCTGAGGAAATGGATAGCTTTGATATTAAAATTTACGAGGATCTGACAGATGATGAAAAGAAAGTAATTTCTCAAGATAATTTTCAAAATATAATTGCTAACAATAAGATTAAATTCAGGAGAAAAGCTAATCTTGAAATCTTAAACAATCTCAGAAAGATTATTGGCAATTATCCAGAATTAAGGTTCCACCAAATTCTTTACTGTTTTGGAATTGAGGAAATCGAATCTGATAAGTTTAATGAGGAAAGTACAGAAACTCTAGAAAAGCTAGAGTATGAAATGAGTAAAGGAAATCCTAAATATTTAATAAAAGATTATGAATTTTAAAGATTTTAAGAAAGATGTAGAGTCTGCTTTCAATAATATGATTGCAGAAAACCTGTTTGTTGCTAATGTTGATAAAGACCTCCTTTGGATGGGCTACCTTCTGTCGTTTGAGGACGAAACTGTTAGACAAGACCATAACTGCAATGCCTGTAAATCTTTTATCCGGCATTATGGTAAAGTTGTAGCGATTGACCCTCAAACTTATAAGATTAAAACATTCTGGGACGATGTGCATACTCCTGGATACGAGAAAACAGCACAGGCTCTAGCTAAATTAGTTAAGGAAGCTGGAATAGGAGATGTCTTCATTCAAGATGTGAACGAATTTCATGGTTGTGACCATAATGTTCAACTACTCCCTGATGGAACAACTAGAACTTGGACACATCTGTACGTAACTATTCCGAATAACTTCAAGTTCAACAGGCGAGTTCATGGTTTTGACTCTGCTGCCGGTTACAGGGGAGATGTCAGAGCAAGAGCTGGGTATTTGAACGCTCTATCAGTGAGCTTAAGCTAGAGGCAGTTGAAACTGTTATTGAGCTTATAGAAGGAAACAATCTCTATAGAGGTGCGGAGTTCTTGAAGAGTTTGGAGGAATTTAGAAGAACACTGGTTGCTGCTCAAACTCTGAGTCCAGAAGTAAGAACTAACTATTGCTGGTTAAACTTTAAGTCTCCTATAGCTAAGATTAGAAATACGGCTATGGGAACTTTACTTATTGACCTAAGTAATGGTGTAGATTTGGAGAGAGCCGTAAGAGCATATGAAAACATCATGGCTCCTGCTAACTATAAGAGACCTACTGCTCTTATTACTAAGAAGCAAATTGAAGCTGCTCAGAAGAAGGTAGAAGAGCTGGGTCTTACTGATGCACTTCCTCGTCGTCACGCTCACGTAGAAGATATTTCTGTGAATGATGTTCTATTCGTAAATAGAGATACTAGAGCAAAGATGAAGGGAGGAATGTTTGATATGCTCTCCGAAACTTCTACAGTAAATCCAAAAGAGTTTACCAAAGCCCAAGAAGTTTCTGCTGATGCCTTTGTCAAGAATGTACTTCCAGGAGCTAAGGAGGTTTCTATCTTGGTAGAGAACAGACATATTCCCAACTTTGTTACTCTGACTGCTCCTGAAAATCCGGATGCTGGACAGTTGTTTAAGTGGAATAACAACTTTGCTTGGGTTTATAATGGTTCTGTAGCCGATTCCTTCAAGGAGAAGGTAAAGGCTGCTGGTGGAAATGTAGACGGTTTCATGAGATGCTCTCTTCACTGGTTTAACTATGATGACCTTGACCTTCATGTAACCGAACCTGGTGGAAGAGAAATCTATTATGGAAGCAAAACTGGTTATACTGGAGGAACTCTTGATGTTGACATGAATGCAGGTCCCGGAAAAACTAGAGATGCTGTTGAGAACATCATATGGACAGACCCTAGCAGACTAAGACCGGGAGATTATGTGGTAAGAGTGCATAACTTCTATAAGAGGGAAAGTGGATTAACAGTTTGTATTTGTTGTGAGTTTAAAGGGACAGCCTGGTTAGTATTTAGACCTGGCTTGCCCTTTGATGTTCATGGTATAGGATATGATTTTGAGGAGATGGGACTTTTTGGAACAGAAGCTGTTCTCAAACACTTCGAAGCTGAGACTCCAAACTATGTGGATTGCGGAACTGATGTTGATAAATTTATTAACACTTGTTTGCAATTTAAATAAGTTAACTGTTTTTGACTTTGAATTTAACATTTGAACCGTTATTATAGTGAGTTAATTAGTGGTACGTGAGTATAGCTAATTACTATGCCAGAATGGTGGAATTGGTAGACACGTTAGAATTAAGATCTAATGCCCAGTAATGGGCGTGTGGGTTCGAGTCCCACTTCGGGTAGAAACACAAGATTGAAACCTCCACGTGGTGTGTTTTGGGTAAAGCTAATTCAATCAATTATTAATAATGTTATAAATAGTCTATGATATGGGATATATCTATTGCATTACAAATATTATCAACAATAAAAGATACGTTGGTAAAACCCTCTGGTTATGCTTTTATCGATTTTTATCTTCCAGATTAGAATTGTTTTATAGAATATAATGGAAAATAGCATTATGTGCCAGTGGGGCATTTTGGGGAGAATTACAATTTTAGAAGCAACTACAAAGAGATAATTATGTTAGAAATTATTGTTAGAACAACAATATTAAACTAATAGAAATTAAATACACCGATAATGTCAATATTAAATTAAAAGAAATATATGAAAAATAAAGTGTTTTTTGCCAGAGAGGGGGAACAAGGTTTAACCTCTACTTCTGGTTCATATTACTGTAATGTTGCGCAGGAAATGATTCAGGCTGCTACTGAGCGTCTGAATAGTGTGAAGTTCTATCAAGTGTCCGTAGCCTCCATAGGAGGTGGCGAGAAGCAATTAATGACAGTAGGTCAAACTTCCCTGGACTTTATTAAGGACGACTTAGAAAAGTCAGCGGAAATGAATAGCTTCTGTGCTTGGGTGCGGGAGGCTATTAAGAAAAAGGAGGAATTGATTTCCTATACTACTGCTTGCTCTATCGAAAAATGGGCTAGAGAAAACAATGTTGAGATTCCAGAACAACCTCAATATCCAGATTCACCTATTAAGGCGGACGAAAAAGAGGTAATGGATTCATGGGATGCCAATAAGAGAAACAAGTACCTAAGACTTGAAGCATTTGCTTCTACTTATGGGAAATATATTCACCCAAAAGGAGCTTTTAGTAAAGCTAGAAAAGATGTTCATGCTGCTGAAAACTGCCCAATCTACAAGGAAGGAACTGGTAGAGACTTGATTCTCTATTACCAAGACCCGACTATTAAGGTAGAGGACGTCGATGCGATGTTTATGTCTCTTCAAGATACGTATCGTTCTTATGAAAAAGAACTAAACGCTATGAAGGCAGAACTTAAAGAGACTGTAAATAAACTTGATATGACTAGAGAAAGGGAATATCAAGATAGAGTAGCAGAATTTAAGGCTGACTATGAGAGATATAATTCTAAAATGCAAGAATTTAGAAGTCAGTTTAATAACTGGAGAACGTCTGAACAGGAGAGAATCTCTCAACTAAAGATTACCTTGCCAACGAATCTCCTAGGAATTTTCGAAGAAATTAGGAAACAAGGCGATCCCTCCTCTAAGTAATTAGAGGAATTTTCTGTAGGAAGCTAACAATTTATATATACGTTAGGAATAATATATGAATCTTTATTTGGAAATCTAAGGATTTCTGACTTGCACATTCGCTGGTCTCACAAAAATCTTGAAATTACTCTCTTATTGAGAGTCTTTGTCTTAGTCTTCGCTAGTGTGACCAGGTCTTCGACTTTGATTTCATCTTTGCCTGCGTGTTAGCTTCCTACTATAGCTCACCAACCATGTGTTGAGGGAGTTAAGGAATCCCTTTGGGGTTCTAGTTTTTTTGCTTCAGTTACAAGTAATCTTTAAACTTGGTGACTATTATCCCAAATTCTCAACAAGACGAAAAGGGAGGTTGGCCAACCTAATAATGGTACAAGCTCTTCGGAGTAATAGGAGTGGTGAAAGTATCTTAAGAAGCAGAGATACCTTAGCCACTCTTTTTTTTGTATAATTAATTTAGGTAAATTATGACTAACTTATACTGATCAAATGATAGAATTTGACCAAATATTCTGCGAGGATTTGAGAGATGACTTTGAGGAAGCTGGTATAATAAATAGACTTTTTACCTTAGAAGAGTTTATTCGAAACGATCTCAGTAGGGCCTTTGCATTTGGATATTGTATTATCCAATGGAAGGAAGAAGGTTTGTGGATACCTCCTTCCATAAGAAAGAAGGTAAGACATATTCAAGACAGTCTTAGCATTTATAACAGTCAATTGTCTTGGATAAATAATAGAGGGGAGCAGAAAACTATTATAGAATATGTAGATTATGTTCTAGCAAACATCTTCTTCTCTTCCGAAGAGGATAAGATTAAGGTGGCGATAGCTCTTGGTTTAAATATTAGAGCAAGCACAAATGGGGCTAAAAAGAATTGAATTTTATACTGATGGTGCTTATAGCTCTTCTAGGAACTCTGGAGGTCTAGGAGTTGTAGTAGTTATAGATGGGAAGAAGGTCTATGAGTACAGTAAGAGAATTCCTAATAGTACAAACAACAAGTGTGAGCTTCTAGCTGTTATTTATGCTTTAAAGTCAATCTCTAAACCTGTAGAATCAATTACAATATATTCAGATTCTCAGTATGTTATAGGATGCGCAACTAAGGGTTGGAAGAGGAAAAGGAATGTAGACCTTTGGAAATTATATGAACTTTCTCTTGATAAAGCAAAATCCTTTTGTAAGAAGATAGATTTCAAGTGGGTCAAGGGACATAGTTCTAATGATGATTTCTCTTCCTCTATGAATGATATAGCAGATAAATTAGCAGTTGAGGCAAGTAAAGAGTATGGATGATTTATATATTTCTAAAAATGCACAGGGCTTTGAATTCTGGATAGATGGTGATTTTACTAACCATTATAACAACCCTGAATTTAAGATCGTTAAGGTTAAGAAAGATTCCGAACTAGTAGGAAGGCTCTTATATCGTAATGGAGAGGTATTCTGTGAGCTTCCATTGAGTTTGGAAGCAGCAGCATGTAAGATAGATATGATATTATTTAAGTATGAAGCTGAGAAAAAACAAAAACAAAAAGATTCTTCGAGAAGCTCAGAGGTTTATGCCTCATGATTATGGGTTTTTGCTAAGTATAGAGAAACAAGCATTGATAAGGATGCGAGATTACTTTGAAGTGTCTAAGATTGCTGTTGGGAATGAATTCGTGGCGAGAGATATTGCAATATGTCTAAAATTACTGGACATTATAGATGGAACTGATTCCGCTTTTTGTCCTAATCAATCTGAAGGATTTGTAAATAAATACATAAATGTTAGAAATTGGAAAAGATTCCTCGCTGGAGGTGGTATTGATTTCGATAAGCCTATACTGAAGGACTCTTTAAGAGAAGAAAAAGCCTGGCGCCTGTACAATAAAATTAAACTCTACAAGATGAGAGGGTGGTGGGATTAATATTTATTAAATAGTAAGTTATGAAATACAAAAACAAAGTAAAGGCTTTAAAAGCCAAACAAGCTTGGTGGGATAAGTTACCCCAAAGGGAGAAGGATGCTACAACTAGACCCGGATCTGTAAAAACTAAATAAATTATGGAATTATTTCTTATACTATTAGCAATTATCATAGTAATATGTTATTATAAATACGATCCATGCCTAGATGTCACAGTGTATGGAGACATATTATTGTGGTATAACACTAAGGGTGGCAGAGATTATGTTACCCTTAAGAGATCACGGAGATATTAGTCATGACCTATATTGTAATATGCACTATTCTTCTAGTAGTTGTTATAAACATATTAGAAGATACTCATGTAAAAGTATATAGCAAACATTTTGGAGAAGTCCTGCTTCAGGATGAATATGATATACATATTCCAACGGTACTGTACCATCTCATAGTCCTTCTTGGCTTCATTCCAGTGGTTAATGTTATACTATATGTATTCTTCGGATTTCTGTACATAAAGGGTGTTATAAGGAACGAGTCGAATCTCAACATAGGATATAATCATGTTCTCTCTATAAAGGGAGAAAGATTTATACCTAGAATGATTAAAAGGATAGTATGCAAAATATCTACTATGTATCATTGATATTTTATATAATATTCTATTATATTGCCGAAAATATCTATGAGGTTGATGAATTTGGAAATAGATGTAAAGTAGAGACTCTCTTATATTGGCTGTTTCTCCCTATTATGGCTATTCCAATATTAAATATCGTAGTTCCGATATGTGGAATTTTATCTATAATCTACTATGTCTCGACTAATAATCTTATAATAGATAATAAAATATTAAAGCTTTTAAAGAGGTTGTTCAAATGAAGCATGTAATTCGAATTCTGGTACATAAGTTTTGGGTAGCATATTACTGTTTTAAATTAGGATTATATTGGCAAGGAATAATTCACGACCTATCTAAGTTTAGTTATATTGAATTTAGTAGATCCCTGAGGTATTGGAATGACTCTATGAGTCCTCTAGCTTATGAGAAGGAACTTAATGGATACTCTGAAACTTTTCTACATCACAGAGGCAGAAATCCACATCACTACGAGTATTGGGTACATAGTTTAGACGAGGGAGGTATTCCGGCCAAAATGCCAAAAAAGTATGCTCTAGAGTTAGTCTGCGACTATTTAGCTGCCGGAAAAACCTACAATAAGAATTTCACTTATAAGAGCGAATATAATTGGTGGATTAAATTTCTAAGCTCCCCCAGGGCTATACATCCCGAGACTAAAGATTTCATTACTAGATGTCTCAAACATTTAGCTACAGGAGGAGATATTAAGTATTTAACAAAAATTGATTATGAGTAAAATAATAGGACAAGATAAGCTGATTAAAGAGGTTAACAGAATATTTCAGGTATTTATAAATAGTAATTGCGAGATAAGACCACATTTTATTCTTACAGGTGAAAGTGGATCTGGTAAGAGCTTTACTATTAAACAGTTATGTGGTATGAATGAACTTAACTTTCTAGAAGTTAATGCAGCTCAAATAACTAAAGAGGGTATTTCTGGAAATAGTTTAAGCAAAATTCTATCTCCGCTTGCTAACTATAGTCACACACCTATTGTAGTCTTCGTAGACAAGTTTGATAAACTTTTTATCAATGGAAACACTAATAGCCAACTGGCTAATGAATCTACTGCCAGTGTACAGAACGAGTTTCTCAAACTTTTAGAGTCTGATACTACTAGTGTTTTTGGCGATTATGGGAAGTACATATCAGTCCCTATTGATAATGTATTATTTGTGTTTGCCGGAGCATTCAACAATGAGCCTCACATCACATTAGACAGACTAAGGGACTTTGGGGTTAAAACAGAGTTTCTTGGAAGAGTAGGATTAATCTACAATACCAAACCTCTTACCTTAGAGGATTTGTATTCTATCTTGGAATGTTCAGACTTGTTGCAGAATTACCTTGACTTATTCTTTAATGTAAACAAAGAGCAAGTTATTAGTGATTTGAAAGGGTATCTAGAAAGCTCCTTTCGCAATAATACTCTTGGAGCAAGAACAATTAACACTCTTATCCACCAATACTTTATTAAAGGTGGAAAACTCGAAGTTGAAGAAGTAAAAGAAATAACTTTTAACAAAAAATTAGAATGGAAATAATTAATGCTACAGATGGTTACAAATTGGGTCATCACAGAATGTACCCCGAAGGTACCGAACAAGTTTATAGTAATTGGACTCCTAGAAGTAATAAATACTTCCCAGAAGCAACTGAAGGTTCAGTAGTATTCGGCATTCAATACCTAATCAAGGAATATCTCATTAAACAGTTTGAGAAAAACTTCTTTAATCTGCCAAAGAAGGAAGCTGTGGAAATGTTCTATCGTAGAGTAAACAACTTTGTTGGTATTGAATCCGTTGGGTACAGACATATTGAAGCTTTATATGACCTTGGGTATCTACCAATTCGCATAAAGGCTCTTCCTGAAGGTTCTGTGTGCCCTATTCGGGTTCCCATGATGACCATTACAAATACCCTACCTGAGTTCTTTTGGTTAACTAATTACCTAGAGACTATTATCAGCTGTACCTTGTGGATGCCATGTACATCTGCTACCAGAGCTAGACTTTATAAGAAAGAGTTACATCGCCATGCTTGTAAAACCGGCTTTCCAACAGATGTAAATCTTGGTTTTTGTTGTCACGATTTCTCAATGCGAGGTATGGCAGGAATGGAAGCCGCAATCATATCTGGTATGGCGCATATGACTTCTTTTGTAGGAAGTGAGACTATTCCAGCTATTGCTGCTTTAGAAGAATATTATGGAGCTAATTCAGACAAGGAATTGATTGCTGCTACAGTTCCCGCGACAGAACACTCTGTAATGTGCGCTGGAGGGGAGAAAGACGAGCTAGGCACTTTCAAACGTCTAATTAATGATTTGTACCCTTCTGGGTTTGTTTCTATCGTATCTGATACTTGGGATTTCTGGAATGTAATTGAAAATTTCTTGCCCAAGTTAAAGAAAGACATTATGGCTCGTGATGGTAGAGTAGTAATCCGTCCTGATAGTGGGGATCCAGTGGATATAATTTGTGGGTTGAGAACTAATCCTCACTTCAATACTAGAATGAAAGAAGGTAAGTATTATTGCTGCTATGCTCCGTTTAATGACGATGCAGAGTATGTTGAAGTGTCTGAGGGTCAATATTATGGAGCATATTATATGCTTGGAAAAATCTTCGGATGGAACACCACGGTAAACGACTATCGCTATCCTAGTACCAAAGTTGGTTTACTCTATGGAGATTCTATTACTCTGGAACGTCAAAAGCAAATTTATTTGAGATTAGAAAATGCTCATATGGCAGCTTGTAATCTTGTTCTCGGGATAGGATCATACTCATATCAGTATGCAAGTAGAGATAGCCTTGGGTTTGCTATTAAGGCTACTGCTTGCGTAGTAAATGGTGAGTTGAAAGAAATCTTTAAACATCCTAAAACTGATGATGGTACTAAGAACTCTTTAAAAGGTTTGATTGCTGTTTATGAAGGTCTGGATGGGAAATATACTGCCATTGATCAGGTCTCAATCGAAGAGGAAAAAGATGGATACTTAGAGACTGTCTTTGAAGATGGTATCTTAAAGAAAGAATATTCTCTTGAAGAAATTAGACAAAGAATTGACAATGGACTTTAATCATCCTTTTGGGAAAGAAGCTTGTAAGAAACGACTATTAGAAGAGTATTATAAATACGGAAAGCTGATAGTTGCATTCGATTATGACAATACCATTTACGATTATCATCAAAATGGTGGGGATTATTCTGAGGTAATAGAGTTACTGAAAGAATGTGCAAGACTCGGATTCAAGTTAATTCTCTTTACATGTGAAGATGATCCGATTACTTTGCAATGCAAAGTAGACCTATGCGAAAATTTACTAAAAACGGGTATTGATTTAAAAAGTTCTGTATTTCCAGAATCTGACAAGCCCTATTATAATATTCTTTTGGATGATAGAGCTGGCTTGGAAGAAAGTTATGAAATTTTAAAATATGTAATAGATGAAATTAAATCTAATCAACCGAGAAAAGAGTGACATTGGTTATTCTATCTTTAGATTTCCAGACGGTGAAGTTCAAATGATTCTGGGAGAATTTAGTCGTAAGGAAGTGGTAGATATTGAATGTAGAATTACTAATGTTGAGGAATTGTTTGTTTTAATGCAAACGTGTGATATTCTTAATCGTCATGGAGTAATGTTCTCTATTTCTATTTACTATCTTATGAGTATGAGAATGGATAGAGTAATGGACTTTTCTCGACCATACACCCTAAAAATAGTGGTGGGGATTTTGGATAACCTAGGAGCGTTCTCGATAAGTGTTTTTTGTCCTCATTCCGAAATGTCCCTTGACTTGTTTAAAATGACTCCAGTTACCTTAATAAGACCAAACACGCTAGTATACTACGGAGCAAATCATTTTCGTAGTTATCAAATGATTCTACCAGACACAGGAGCCGTTAAAAGGTACAGATCCAATGGCGACGTTCCCAATAATATAATTATTGGAGAGAAGGTGCGTGATGTTGATACAGGAAAGATAGTGTCTATTAAGATCAAAAATCCGGAAGCACTTACTGGGGAACCTCTTCTTATTCAGGATGATCTATGTGATGGAGGTGGAACATTCATTGGGCTAGCAGAGGCCGTAAAAGAAATTAACCCAGAGGCTGACATTAATATCTTTGTGTGTCATATGGTCAATCCAAAAGGTATCAAGAATCTTTCTGAGACCTTCAATCATGTGTGGTTCACGAATTCTTATAAGGACTGGAAGTCTCATTGTGATCAGTTTCCTGATAATGTAACTCAAATTGATATTGTATGAGAGAAATACGAAATTTGGAAGCTGCTGAGAGACTAGTTAAAAAATATAGGAGTATTACCAGGGAGGAACTCGCAAAGGTCTATGCTTCCATATGCGAAGAAGAATCTAATGAAATGCGAGATGTTCTTCAAGAAATCACAGGGTTCGGGAGTCTTTCAAAATGTTCCTTGTGTACAGCTATTGTAGAGAACAATATACAGTATAGTGCTTGTCTATACTGTATCTATCGGAATTTTAGAGATTTTGCAGCCCCTTGTGTTTATCATGAAACATATGAGGCTATAGAAAAGTCTAAAAACCTTGATGAACTGATGGAGGCTATCAGAAATAGAGCAGATTACCTAGAGGAACTAATTGAGAAAGTTAAGAATGATAATTGAGGGACCATTTTATAGACTAACTCCGATCAATGATTCCTCTCCTAGATTTGATTTGGAACTCTTATATGATATAGGAGGGAAAAATCCTAGGAGAGAATTTAAGATAGAGGGATATGGTTATACTTTAGAGACAGCATTAAAGAAGTGTTGTAACTATGCTGTCAACAAGAAATTTGGGAAGGATGAAGTCATAACATTGAAAAGATACTTAAATGAGTTCAAAGCAACAGCGAAAGAGATTGAATCTCAACTCAACCTCTCGGAAATTGATTGTAAAAAGGTTGAACAATCTCTGCAAATATCTAAATAGAGAATTTTCCATAAATTATGGAGGATGCTGTTATGTGGCATATGTAATTGCAAAGTTGCTAGAATCTGATGGTATAGATTTTAAGCTGATAGTATACGATGAATATACAATCAGGGAGAAATCATTAAGAGAATTTTCTGAAAATCATTATCACTATAGTATTTCCATAGAAGGAAGATTTGATATAAATGATGATGGGTGCAAGAGGGACAACTCTTTGATTAGAAATGAGTTTAAAGCTAGTTCTAAAGAAATGCTGAAGCATTACAAGAGATATGAGTGGAATTCTTGCTATAGAACACGTCAGAATTCATTTATCTTTAAAATCTTAAAAATGTCATATGACAACATTACAAAAGATTTACGAAAAGAATAACATAGCTGTTAGAACTCATGACAAATTTATTTACAGCAGTGTTATCTACAAATTATGGAGTGGAGGGGCTTCACTTGTAGAAGAAAAATACTATTCTTCTGACAAACCAATAATTATTAAGAAAAAAGATTTAAAAGTGAAAAAGAAGGGATACATACTATATAGATTCTTCAATCTAGAGTATGCCCCAGAAGAATATTTAATTAGAAATGGCTATGAAATCATTGAAACAGGATGCTGAGTACATCGTTGACTCATTTGTAGATTTTAAGGGTGATGAACATAAAATCATTGGATGTGTTTTGAATGTTAAACCGTACAGCAACATAGGAGAAAGGTTTTCTGTTGGTTGGAGAAGTGATGGACGTATATGGATTGATGATCCAGATTTCAGAGATATTCAGGAGATTATATCAGTAGGAATAATGGTATGCCATCCCTGTGATGAGTTCGATTTAGAAAAGGGAAAGAATATGGCATATGAAAAGGCTTTGCATAATCCTAAATGTCCGAAAGTGTATGTTAGCTTTAAAGGGGGAAAGTCCCTAGCTAAGGCTTTTCTAAAGCAGGAGATTTCCTTTGTTAAGGATAATCCAGGAAAAATAATCAAGGGATACAGTCAAATGAAAGCTGGTTTTGAGAAGAAACAAAATCTTATAGAAAAAATAAATAATCTTTCTGACAAGGAGAAGCAAGCTATAGCTCTTGCAAGTGAAGTTGATATTGCCAAATGTAACGAATTGGCCAGTAGAGCTAAAGCTATGAATATTAAATTGAATGGAGAAAATTGACATTTGCTATATCTTAATCGGCCTACTGGGGGTCGCGGTTATATATCTAATTTTCCCTAAGGAAAAGATCTCTGTGGTTTCTCCTAATATAGAAGAGACCATCAGAGATTCCTTAATAAGGGATAGTATTTATATAGTTAATGACTCTATTGTAGAAAAGATTAGGTATGTAAACAAGGAATATGATAAAGAGGTATCTAATATCCTTTCTAATTCTGACAGTATCAATTTGCTCTTTTTCTCAGAATACATCGAATGTTATAATAACCAGCGAGCAATTGAGGGTAACTAACCTAATATTTGCTGAACATAAAAAATTCTCAGAGACTATTCCCCTTCTAAACGAGGAGATAGTAAATCTGAAACTAATTAATAGAAGTCTGGAAAGAACTGATTCCATAAGAAAGCTTCAGCTTACTTATTATGGAGATGTTATAAAAGATAAAAATAAATCCATAGAGGATTTAACTAGATCTATTAAAAGAAAGCAAAAGGTGGTACAGTACGGTGCCGCTGGTTCTTGTGTATTAATAGTATTATGCCTATTACTGAAGTAATGTTTAAGGATGAGAACGGTTTTCATTATAAACATCCAGAACGCAGTTGTAGTAGATGTAAAAACTATCCATGCCTGAAGGGAATGGATAAGTTGCTTGGGAATTTTGCAGCCTATGGCTGTAGAAATTTCGAAGACGTTAATACATTTGATGTATGGAAACCAAAGAAGTAACATATCATGCTAAGCTAGTTGCTTTTAGTGAGGATGGAATGGGATACATAAATTATGTGTTTGAACGTCTAGAATATGATAGTATAGATTACAAAAATATAATGTGTGTCAGATTCCCAAACTGGAATCAAGGTTCTATAAAACTTGGCGATGTTGGATATGTATCTATAAGATATGTAGAAGAGGGCATTGATAAATGGTATGATGGTAGAGATCTTGTTCCGTATAAGGATAGCAATTTAATTTTCTTGAAATTCATTCATGAGAAGCCTATCATAGAAAACGGGCAGATATTATTAGATTAACTATAAAACTAGATTAACTATGGAACATTACTAAAGAATGATTTATGACTGTATTGGGAGATAAGCTTAAGCAGGCTTTAAACGACAAAGTAGAAGATATTAATACTTATGTATGGAAAGGTCCGAAGGTAAATGGGGTTCAGGAAGAGATACGATTGGTGGATGCTGATTATGATCAACTAAAGAAATATTACAACCATTGTAATCAGATGCTGTATAATACAGACGGCAAAAATCCCGGACGTCTCACCTTAATAAATATTGTATCGGATCAAATACAAAGATGTCGGGCAGAGCTCCTCATAAGGTGGCTTAGAGCAGAAAAACAGTATACTAACACTACATGTTTAGAAGATTTAAAGGAAGTTATTAGAAAGAACAAATCCGTCTTGACCCAAGAGACTATCAAAACCTACCCGATAGGAAATATTATGAGCGGATTGCCCATAGATCTAGAACAGGTTCCAATAAGCTTAGTAATGGATGCTTGTTTAGATTCCCTAGGACAATTTGATAACTCTCACTTGACACTGAATTTTATTGTTAAAATGGGACTCTGGTTTACTCAGCAGGAAATGCAAAAGGATTTGTATCGCAAAGACCCAAATACTGGAAAGGCGGTAAATAGACTTGAGGTTGTAAGTAAAGAACTGAGACTCAGTCCTCTCGTTTCTCTTAAAATCTGTGACACCGGATTAAGCTATGCAGAATTCAGGTCTATGTGCAGATTAAAGAGAGATAAGTACGCTAACCTAACTAGTGATCAGCTTAAACTACTATCTAGCAAAGTTTTGTATCGTTTCCAAAATCAATGCGAAAATCAGGCTAAGCAGTGGGAAGACAAAATGGAGGAAATAAAAAAGGTAGCCGAATCAAAAGGTTGGGATGTAACTAGGGAAATTGATTGATGAAGGATCTCTTCACTCCTGTTACTCGTGATGAAAGGCAGGAACAATGCAAGAGGGCCTGGCTATTAAATAAAGGAAAAGGAACAATAGAAGCATGCACGGGTTTTGGAAAAACCCGTTGTGCTCTCAATTGTTTAAAAGCAGTCCTATCCAAATATCCAGCAATTAGGGTATTAGTAGTAGTTCCCACTGAATTGTTGAAAAATCAGTGGGTAAGTATTATAGATAAGGAGGCTTTGGGGCTAAACGTTGAGGTACAAATAGTGAACACTATAGCTAAGAATGGATATGAATGTGATTTTCTAATCATTGATGAGATTCATAGAACTGCTGCAAATACTTTGCAATTTATATTCAGTAGGGTGAGATACAAACTAATATTGGGTTTGACTGCTACTCTAGAGAGGTTAGATGGTAGACATACTATCATTGAAAAATACTGTCCAGTAGTAGATAGTGTACCAATAGAGGTCGCTAAGGCTAATGGTTGGGTGTCAGACTTTGTTGAATATCAGGTAGTCATTACTGTTGATGATATTGAAGAATATAGAAGCCAAAATAGAGAATTTACGGAACATTTTGAATTCTTTAACTTTGATTTCGAACTTGCTATGAGTATGGTTGGTAAAGATGGACTAAAAAATAGACTGAATTATAGAAACCAAATTTGTAGCAGTTCTGATAAGGCTTCTTTATCTGATTGCCTAAAACAAATAACTTACCATTCTGTAGGTTTTATGAGGACTATGCAGGCTAGAAAGAAATTTATATATAATCATCCTGCTAAATTACAGATAGCTAGAGAAATTATTGCTCATAGACTAGACAAAAAAATCATCACCTTTTCAGCAAATACCAAGATGGCTGAAAAAATAGGAATTGGATATGTTTATACTGGAAAGGAAGGTAAAAAGAAAAATAGAATTACATTGGAAGAATTTGCAACCCTCAGCAGTGGGGTAATTAATAGTTGCAAGTTAGCCATTGAAGGATTTGATTGTCCAGGATTGTCAGTGGGAATAATGCTAGGGATTGACTCTAGTAGTACAAAGAGTACTCAAGCTGCTGGTAGAGTAATCAGAAAAGAGGGATCAAAATATTCTGAAATATTCACGCTAGTGTTAGAGGATACCGTTGAGCAGGAATGGTTTAGAAAATCTCATCAAAATAGCACATATATCACTATTGATGTGGAAAACCTGAGAAAGCTGCTTAATGGAGAGACTTGGGAACCCTATAAGAAAAAACTTCAGAATTTCACTTATCGTTTTTAAAAGGTGTTATATAATACCATAATAAAATGGAAACTTATTATACTAAAAGAGAATTTAATGAGATGAAATCAGCTCTAACTAAAAAGTGTAGAGCATTGGAAACCAAGGTTAATAATCTTTCTAGCAAGCTGAAAGAGTTAAAGAAGCAGTACAAAATGCTTAGTGATTCTAAAGCTGAGGAAAGTTAATTAGAAACTATGGTTTATATCACGTAACTAAGTTATAACACTCTAACGAGTAACCTTGAACTTAGTGTATAGATTGGTAGTAAATCTATTAATTTGTACACGTGAGAAATCTTGAACTAGAACAACAACTTACTTTCTGTGAGAAGTACGGAATTTCTCCTAATGAGTTGTTGTTATTGGAAATTCTTCTTGTTGCCCAAGAAGGAGATGGATTGGAAATTGTTAACAGGTACTTCTCTTCAAGAGTTGATGCCCGTGGAAAAGTTACAGAACTATTACTTGGACTTCAAAATGCTGGGATAATAAATAAAACTTATAAGGTCCCTGAAAAGGGATGTATATTTAATCCCCTAGATGTCCCCTTAAATAAAAATATCGTAAAAGATTTCTATAAATGTTCCTTTGAGATTGGAAAAGAGTTATGGGAAACTTACCCCCTATTTGGGATAGTTAACAATTCCCAAGTTGGAATTAGAAGTATATCCAAGAAATTTGACAGTTTAGAGGATTTTTATAGATTTTACGGTAAAACAATACGGTGGAAACCAGATATTCATAATCATATTATTGACTTGGTGAAGTGGGCAAAGGAACATAATCTATTATGCACTACCTTAGCTAACTTTGTAGTAGATCATAGATGGGAAGAATTAGAGGCCCTGAGAGGAGAAGGGGGAATAAACTATGATACTATGAAACTATTATGATTTCGAACAAACTATTGAACGAAATTGATAGGGGTAGATTAGGACTAAATCATGGTATTCCAATGAAACTACCAAAACTAGAATCTATAATAGATGGAGTAACAAGGGAAACCTATACACTCATTCTTTCAAATTCTGGGGCAGGTAAAACTTCCTTCGCATTATATGCGTATGTATATAGACCTCTAATGGAGCATCTAAATGATGATGACTTCAAAGTATTGTACTTTAGCCTTGAAATGGGAGAGGTGGCTTTATATATTAAGTTGTTGTCTATATATATATTTGAAACGTATGGAATCCAATTATCCTTCAAAAAGATATTATCTAGAGAGAAGGAATATATCTTGTCCGATGAACACTATGATCTTGTCAAACAATGTATGCCTTGGGTAGACAAGATTAGCGAGAAGTTGGAAATATATGATAAGAAAGTAACACCTAATAAGGTGTATGCTATCCTGAAAACTAGGTTAGAGGAAATGGGAACCTTTTCTGAAAATGAAACCCGCCTCGTCTATACTCCAAATAATCCTAATCTTGTTTATAACGTGGTTGTAGATCACATTGGTCTTGTTGGCACAAAGCCTGACATTGATTTATTATCCAGCTATCTTCTCTTTTTTAGAGATAAGTGCTTTATTAGCCCTGTAGTAATACAGCAAGCTAATAGAGAACAAGGAAACATTGAAAGGTTTAAGCAAGGAAAAAGTGCATTCACTATTCATGATGCTAAGGATTCTGGGAATACGGTGCAAGATTGTAATATAATGATTGCACTTTATAATCCTCATAGAGATGGGCTAAAGACTTATAAGCATTATAACATCGAATATCTAGGTTCCTATTTCAGGAGTATTATGGTCTTGAAGAACAGGTATGGTGATTGTGATGTGGAGATCGGAGTGAACTTCTTTGGATGGGTAAATATGTTTTATGAACTGCCAAAACCGGAAGAAATTTATGATTATGAAAGATATACAAGTCCAAATTATATATTAAAAGATAGTAGTTCTGTAGTAGAACAGGAGCTAGATAAATGCGAAGAAATAGATAACGAAGAAAATCTTAATTTTGTATTATAATGGCTGCTGAAACAATTGCAATCGTCGGTGAATCAGGAACTGGAAAAAGTACCAGTCTTAGAAATCTTAACCCAGAGGAAACCTTTATTATAAGTACCACGGGAAAACCATTACCTTTTAAGGGATATAAGAAGAAGTATGTTCCTATGAAAATAGAAGGTAAGATAGTAACTGGTAATTACTATGTAAGTTCAAAATGGGATCAAATCTTGAAAATTTTGCAAATCATTGATAAAATGATGCCTAACATAAAGCAGGTAATCGTTGACGATTAACTTTTTAACTAATTTAAAGAAAATTTTAAACATATTATGTTCAATATCTCATAAGATATTTATATACTTGGTAAGTAATTAATAATTAAATCTTATGGGAAAAATTAAATATAATAATGAACAAATTTTTGAATTACATGCTTAGGGCTTAACAGATTCAGAAATGGCCAAAATTATTGGGACTACTCCCAATAGAATGGCTAGTAAAAGAGGAAAATTAGGATTAAAACCTAACAAAGGAAAAAGAGATACGTATAAACTTACAGAAGAGGAAATAAGCGTTTTATGTGGAACACTACTTGGTGATTCTACTATAAGATATGTACATAATCAGTGTAAATATCCAAACCTTACATTTTCTCATACAGTCAAGCAAAAGCAATATTTTATGTGGAAGACAAATAAGCTAACTAATCTTATGTCTTCCAGCAATATGTATAAGACTAATTATGTTAATACTAATGGAGAAGTAGTTTATAAATTAGTATATACTGGAAGCAATATGGCTTGTCTAGTAGATATTAGAACTATTTTTTACGACGGAAACGGAGTAAAGCATATTCCAATTGATTACTTAATTCAGCACTTTAATGATGTAAGTTTATATTGTTTATTTATGGATGATGGTAGTTATGATATATCTTCTAATAGTTATATAATTAATACTCAATGTTTTAGTGAAGAAGAATTAAAACAATTTGTGGTATTACTATATAATAAATTTAATTTAGAGTTTAGTATTAAAACTGACCATTGCTTATATTTAAAACATGTAAGTAATTCTCTATTTCAAAAACTCTTGGAAAGAATAAATGAATGTCCTGATATGATATATAAATTAGGAAAGTCGTCAGAAAACTCCGTTAAACAGGGAAACTCCCAAGAGGACAATCCTGTGCTAAACCCTCAAGAAATTGAGGAAGATGCCAAACGACTAGAAGTGATGCCTAACGAGAGAGACGGGGCTATAAAATCTTCCACGAAAGCGGGGCACTACTCAAAGTAATATTCGTGAGAATATAAAACGAGCGAAAGATATAGTCTGAACCATATAGTAATATATGGAAGCATAAGATAAAGAGCTTATGCGATAACATAATTGTTTCAATATGTACTTTCATATGAATTTGTTGATAGAGCCACTGAAATAGGTTACACCAAATTCAGTGAGCTTGCACAACATGCTATGGAGATCCTTAGATATTCGGAGAAGATGAGAGAAGACTGTAAAATGATATTCTTAACACATTCAGAAAATGTGGGAGATATGGTAAATCCAAAGTATGTTATAAAAACTGTTGGAAAACTTCTGTCAGAAAAAGTCACTCTAGAAGGATTATTTACATATATCTTCTTCACTAAAGTGAGTGAAGGAGAGAATGGAAGGATGCAATATAAGCTTATTACCAACAATGATGGAAGCTGTGTGGCTAAGACCTCTCTGGGAATGTTTGAGGAACTAGAAATAGACAATGATTTAGCAGAGATTATTAAAGTTATTGATCTTTATAATGAGGGAGAATGAAATTAGACATACTATTCCACTACGATGTAAATGAAGAAACCGGAGAAATCACCTTTATTGGAAAAGAGGAAATTTCAGTTGACACTGCTACTAAAAGGGCGGTGAAATCTACTAAGGTGGATGATAACCCTGAACCCATTGTTACACTTGATTCTAATAAACTAGTACTAACAAAGGGAGCTGTTGACTTATTGCAAATCTGTGAAGATTGCCGAGTTGACATCAAATATAAAAAGAAAGGGAAAACAGCCGTCCCTATAATAGGGACGGATTCTGCTTTTGGGACAAAAGGTGGAAATAAGCTAACTAAGAGTAATACTATAAGTTATAGAGGGGCTGCTAATAGTAAGCTCTCTGCTTTTGGTACTAGCTTCAAGTTAGAGCCTACCGAAGACGTAGGAATATATTATCTGATAGGAAATGGAGCAGTTGAGCCAGAACCTATTCCAGAGGAGATTATTGATATCGAGAGTGAACTCGATATAGAAAAATTAGATGATTTAAGTATAGACAAAGATGATACAAACTTAGGAAATTTTGATTTTAAACTTTAAGAATTATGAGCTTTAATTTTGGATTGTCAGCAGGATCAGTAGTAAGAAACACTAGAACTCAACTGAAGCCTTGGAATATTTATGATGTTAAATTTGTTGGAGTAGAGGCTCGTTCATTTGCTGGAAAGAAGGATCCTAATGCCACCTACAAGGTGTTTGATATAAAGTTTGAAAGTGAAGATGGGTATTTTAATAAAACTATTTTCTATCCCAAGGATGGAGATACTGTGAGAAGATCTTACAATCGCAGCAATGGCTCCAAAGGATATATGCCTTCTAATTTTGAAAGTTTGATTGCTATCATTCATCAAACAGTGCAAGTACTTTGTGGAGAAGAGGGATATACTAAATTCAACGAAATAGCTGGTAAATGTAAAGATTTCGATACCTTTTTGAAAGCCTTTATTCAAATTACTGATAGAAAGAAAGGAGTAGAAACTAAATTAAAGCTCATCGGCAGAAATCGGGACGGAAAAGTAGTTGCTGATATTCCGAATATTGTAGCTATAAATCCGAATGCTGAAAATATCGCAGAGGATAGTAGTAATGATAGTGGGGAAAGATTCATTTCTGATAATTACATTGGCAATAAGTTATTCTTTTCTGATTATGAGGAAAGAGAAAGAGAAAAATATCTCAAAGCTAAGCCTACCGAGATGAAAGCAGAAGATCCTATCTCAGATATTTCTGGAATTGATGAATCTGATGATAACTTTAACTTGGATAGCTTACTTTAATGGTTTAGTAGAGTAACTTATAAATTCCTTGGTGATTATGTTTGATTTCACATTTGAACCCAAAATTACTAAGGAATTTCTTTTATCCAAAAATAATGAGGAGACTTATATGTCCTATTATCTTGGCATCCCAGTCAAGAAGGGGCTATTTAAGTCTCCTTTACGAAATGATAGTCATGTCACCTGTAGTTTCTTTAGAGGAAAGTCTGGAAATTTGTATTTTAAGGATTTCGCTTCCGGAGAATGTCTAACGTTTGAGGGAGTGGTCATGAAAAAGTTCAATTGCAATTACAGAGAGGCTTTAAAGATAATAGCTAAAGACTTCGGCCTGAGTAAAGGTAAGGTATCTAAAAGTCCAGTAAAGGTTCAGCCTAAATTTGAAGGTGATAAACAAACTTTTATTCAAGTTCAAATTAAAGAATTTGAACCCCACGAATTAAAATGGTGGAACAGCTTTGGAATAACTAAAGATATATTGAAAAAATATAATATTTATAGCTGTAGGACAGTATTTCTGAATGGAAGTATATTTGCTCAAGCCTCCCAACATTGTCCCATATACGGATACTACTTTGGAAAAAAAGAGGGGATAGAACAATGGAAAATATATATGCCAAAGAATAGACTAAGGTTTATTGGCAATACATCTCAGAAAATTATTCAAGGATACCATCAGCTTCCAAAGTCCGGAAAATTATTAATTGTTACGAAGTCTCAGAAAGACTGTTGTTTATTTGCTAGGTTCGGTATTCCAGCTATAGCACCACAATCCGAAACTACATTTTTGCCAGAAAAACTACTAGAGGAGTTAAAAGACAGATTTGATAGGATTGTGGTGATTTTCGATACAGATTTGGCTGGAATTAGAGCTATGAACAAGTTAAGGAGAAAGTATCCGGAATTATTCTATTATTTTATTCCTAGAAAATATGAAGCAAAAGACCCTACTGATTTCTACAGGAAATTTGGTTTGGAGAAAACGAAAGAATTATTGATTAGTAATATAAAGAAACTTAAAAATGAAGGCTCAGCCTAAAAGTATAAGAATTTGTTTAAAGAATTATGAAAAAATAGCTTAATACCAGTGTAACAGCAACATTTAAAGATGGCTCTCAGAAAACATATAAATCTATAGAAGAAGCCTCAGAAAATACAGGATTAGAAATAAACTCTATAAAGGCTAGAGCTAATAAGCCGGGATCTGGATCTAAGTCTAAAGACGGAATTATCTTTGAATGGGCCGACCCAGCTGTCAAAAGGTCTAAAACTGCAAAGAAATCCAAAGCAAAAGGAAATGCGTTTGAGCTAGAAATAATCCATAAACTTAGAGATATAGGATATGAAGGCTGTGTATCTAGCAGGAGTCAGAATAAAGCGGCAGATGCTAATAAAATTGATATAGTAGATATGAATGATAAACTTCCGGTAAATATTCAATCTAAATATACTCAAAATATGCCAAATTATTTTGATATAAGAGATGCTTGCACAGATAAAACGAAACCGTTTTGTGTCATTTGGAAAAAGGCTGGGAAGAATGGTGAACAAAGCAGAGGAACCGTAGCAGTTATCCCGGTAGAATATTTTTATGAGCTTTTGAGAAAGAATTAATAAATGTTGCTAATTAACTAAGTGAGTATGAATGTATATTTATTTCCGTGGTATACTAAGGAGAATTGTAGTATTACTAAAATTGTTGCTAGAAATTATCAAGATTGCGAATTTAAGATAAAGGAAATCTATTTAGATCGTTATGAGGATTTAGACGATCTTTTAGACTTTGATGATTTTTGCAGGGACTTGTATGATAAACACGGAGTAGTTATTGGAGATATATTTGAAATAGATGAATTTATATAATCCTTTAAAGATTGCATTAGATATAGATGATACTATATTGGATTTTTGGAAGGCATACAAGGAAAAGTTTCCTAATAGTGTAGATCCTATTAGTGTAACCAAAAATGTCAGAAAATTAAGAAAAGATAGAGAGTTTTGGGAAGATTTAGAAGTATTAGAACGTCCTAACTTTGAACCTCATATCTATTCTACTAAAAGAATAAACAGCAAACAGTTCACTATAAATTGTTTGCGTAAACACAACCTTCCGATTAAACCAATTTACCAAATGTATTATCAACATGGTAATAAGGCTGACATGATAAGAGGCCGATGTGATGTTCTCGTTGATGATAGTTTAATTAATGTTGTTAAGGCAATAAATTCTGGCCTACCAGCATTGATAATAGACAGACCTCACAATCAAACTGATGAACCGTTGTTTCGCATTTATAGCCTAGACATAGATGAAATAATATTCGCGTATAAGCTAGAACTAGAAACACTAGGATGGAATTAAAAGATATTAAACTAACTCCATTATTGGACACATTAAGATTAGAAAAGATCAGTGATAAGGTATATTTTTCTGAAAAATATAGCAATTACGTCAGTAACTCTAGATTGGGGTTACTAAATCCAAGGCAGGATGGAAATCCGGATAAATTCTTCTCTGGGCTTAAATTTACAACTTCTCAGGCATTAGCTCTTGGCAGTGCTGTTCATGAGTTAGTCCTTCAACCTGACAGTTTCGAATTATCCGAAGATGTAGGTAAACCTACCGCTAAGTTAGGAGTTATGGCTGATGAATTGTACCCAATATTTGTTGAGAGGGATGTTACTAAGGATGATGTAGTAAAGGCATCCGACAAGGTTGATTATTACAAGGGAAAAATAACTAAGGATAGAGCCAATGATGTTATCTCTGAATGTTCGAACTATTGGACAAAAAGAAAGGAGAGAGAACTTGACATCACCCAAGATAGGGAAATTATATACCTTGACAACAAATCACTAGAAATCGTAAAATCATGTGTTTCTGCCCTAAATAGTAACAAGCAAGTTCAGAATTTGCTTCACCCAAAGGGATTACTTCAGGATCCTATTTCGGAGAATGAGCAGGCTATATTGCTGGACGTGAAGGCAGAATGTCCCAATGGAAGCGAATTTATATTACATTTAAAATCTAAGCTAGATAACTACACCATAGACCTAGAAACTAATACTATAGTAGTTAATGATATAAAAACTATTGGAAAGATAGTTAGTGAGATTGATAACAATATAAAGAAATTCCACTATAGTAGAGAATTTGCTATGTATATCTATCTACTAAAGTTATGTGCGGAAAAGTTCTATGGATTAGTTAATCCTAAGATAAGTGCTAATTACTTAGTAGTGTCTACTATTCCTAACTTTTTTACTAAGGTAAGACCTGTAACCTATGGAGAAATTAGAGAAGGATTTCATGAATTTAGAACATTATTAAAGTATGCAGCCTATAATATAGGTTATAATAATTATTCTCTCGATGAACGACCTTCAAAATACCAGCTTTGAGAAATTATTAGCGGTGTATAGAAAGTACTTCTCTTTACATTATCTAAACAGTGATATAGGTGATAAACTAGCATGTATTGCTCTCACCTGTTATATTACTAATGAAATGAGAAAAAGAGGTAAGGCTATAACATGTTATGAAGTTTTACTAAAGGTTGGAAATAATTTCGGAGAATTAGAAAAGGAAACCTTTTTAAAGTCTTTGGGGGCAATTTGTGAAGATTTGATGTATGGATGTAAAACCTTTACAGATTTTGGGATAAAACTAGAAGATATGCCAAAAACTCTTCAGAAATTGCTGAACAATTATGTACCATTTTAATGTTAAAATTTTTAACATCCTTTAAGATTGAATTAACATTTGTAGATTAGGATTTCCCTTTGTAACGTAGTATATTTGATTACGTCAGCAAGAGAAATAAACTGATTAGATGTGGAAATAATTACAGATGACATGTTTCAATGATTTATGTTTAAAAATTTTATTAAGTATGAGTACGCAAATTATTAATTTTAAGAAAGTAGAAGTAGTAGCAAAAAGTAAGGAAGCAGCAATCGAGCAAGTAGAGTCAACTCTGTTCCATGTAAATGGAGATGCAACACAAGCATATAAAAATTGGAAAGCTAAGCAAACACAGGGTATCACTGAGCGTGATGTTAAGGCATTCATGTTAGATTATCTTGCTAAGAAGAGCAAAAATTGTCCTGGTGCAGGATACTTGATTACAGTTGATCCGGCAGTAGCTGATACTCGTGAACGTCCGTATAAGATCGAAGACATCAAGAACGAGCAGGGAAAACGCAAATATAAGAAGACCTACCAGTTGATTGATACTAAGTCCGGATTGGTACTTGGAGAAGTTCAGACAAATAAGGCTGATGCTAAGAATCTTGCTAAGAAAATAATCAAAGAAGGATTCGAAGGCAAAATGGTTTGTAAATTAGCTCACAAGGTAATTGAGGGACAGGAAGATGTGTTTACAGCAGAATATGCTCCTTCTAAGAACTCCAAGAATGGAACTTGGATTGCTTTTGGTATTGAAGCTTAATTCTTAAATTATAAATAGAGGAAGATTACCTTACAAGGTGGTCTTCCTTTTTTATTTAGCAACAGATTAAAAGTAATTTAATTATGAGAATCTAACGATCAATTAAAAATTAAATGAGTCAATGGAAGCGGTATACAGGAGAAGAAATACTGTATAATGCATTGGACGAGAATGGGATAGTCAGCAACGAACCCATGTTAGAAGATGCTGTGAAACAAGGAATAAATATTTCTTCAAATGGAGAATGCCTACTGTTGAAGTTTTATTGGACAGACGGATTTGGATGGTATTTTAATAATGGAAAAATAACATTCATATTGCATGAGTGCAAGGTAGGAAAGTCAGTCGTGGGAAATACTATTCGTGGATATAAAACTTGCTTGAAAAAGGCATTATTGCAAAACATAGGATACTATTTTAAAATAAAAAATAGGGAGTATACCAGGTTCAGTAAAAAGCTTAAGGATTTAGCAGAAGAATTTGGATATCAGGATATCAATAGATTTATTATTGACCATTTTGGAATGTTTCTAATAACTACTCCAAAATTTATAAGTCATATAACTATAACTGATGACATTAAATCATTAATCAAATCTTTAGAAATTCCTATATCTAATGCTACTACATCTCCTAGTGAATACTGGGACGATAAGACATCAAACATGAAGCAAATTATGCTAGATTTCAACGTAGATGATTTACCGTTTGAGATTATGCCAGATGGAGTGGATTTGGCAAACACTGGAGATATTCTAAATAAAATCTTAAAGCAATGATTGATGGAATTAACTATTGAGCAATTAATGCAAGGGAAAGCAACTAGAATTAAGGATAAAGAATATTTTACTACTGAAGCCTATGTAACTCCGTTTATAGATAGAGTGTCTAAAATGACTGATAACTTTATCATTAATGCTAAGCCTGCTGATCAAATATCGCTCACTAAGGATGGGGAGATTAATTTTGATGATGTAATATATAACAGAGTTTGGGTTCAAGGTGTTTTACCAGACGAATACGCTTGGGATAATCATAAAAGAGTGATTAGTATGATTTACGCCCTTGATACTCGCAAACCATTAGTTAAGTTCTATGTAGGAGCTTTAAATATGGCTTGTCTAAACTTGTGTGTATTTAATCCAGAAATGTTAAATGTTTCTGAGCTAGAGCCAGAATCTGCTATTAACTATAGCTTCTTAAGAAATGCTATGTCGATGACAGATGAAACCAACTTAATGCTTAAGAAACTTTCAGAGATGGAGTATAAGAAAGATGATATATATGCTGACCTAGGCCACTGGGTTGATAACTGTATCAATTCTAAAATTAACATGGGATTCGGTTCTGTAAAATTAGCTGAATCTGCTCCGATTGATGTTTATAAAGATTTATTTTATGATGAAAAATCTAAGTATTATACAACAGACAATGTTGTAGATGGATTTACCGTGTACAACGCATTTACTGACCTAATTACTCAGGATAAAAGAGACTTGGTAAATAAATTCGAGAAGACATTATTAGTTAAGGATGTAATGGGTATTTGATATGCAGGTAATAAAGAGAGACGGAAGTTTACAAGAATTTGACAGTAATAAGATAGTAGAAGCAATATCTAAAGCATTCAATGCTTGCCATCTGGAAGAAAATAAAGAGGTTATTGCAGCTATGGTAGCTGATATGCACTTATGGGATGGTATTACTATAGAAGAGATTCAGGACGTAGTAATAGAAACCTTAAGGGACTATGGTTATGATGATGTAGCCTCAGCATATTCTCAATATAGAAGCGAACAATCTAGACTTAGAGAAATCATAGCTAAGATTAGTTATCAAGATAACTATATTAATAGTTCTGAAAATGCAGCCACTTCGTCCGAAACAGATGGAAATGCTAATGTTGTATCTAAGAACGTTGCTACATTAGAGAGTGAAGATAGAAAGCGCGAGAACAGAGAAATTCAGCGCTATCGTATGAAGAAGAAATTAAAGCTTCTTTATCCTGAACTCTCTTCTCAATATTCTAGAGACCTAGACAGTCATATTATTTATACTCACGATGAGGCTTCTACGTCAGTACTTAAACAGTATTGTATGGCAGTTTCATTATATCCTCTGATGTTAGAAGGGGTAGGTAATATTGATGGAGTTACTCCTGGTCCTCCTAATGATTTGCAGTCATTTAGTGGACAGGTTACTAACTTGGTATTTTTATTGTCTTCTCAGTGTAAAGGAGCAGTTGCTGTAGGTAGCTATTTTATTGCACTTAACTATTATATTATTGCTGAATACGGAGAAAAGTGGTACGAGAAGCTCGACTGTATATGTACTTCGGAACATTCTCTTATTAAGAGAACTATCGAAGACTCCATCCTTAAAGCTTTTAAACAGTTTGTTTGGGGAATTAATCAACCTGCTGGAAACAGAAGTTATCAATCTCCCTTTACTAATGTTTCGTACTATGATAAGACTTATTTTGAATCTCTATTTGGAGAATTTTACTATCCAGACGGAACTAAGCCGGAATGGGTAGCAATTGATACTTTACAGAGATTGTTCATGTCTTGGTTTAATAAACTTCGCTTGAAACAAGTTCTGACATTTCCAGTAGAAACCTTTGCTATGGTGCATGATGGTAAAGACATTATAGATAAGGATTATAAAGACTTATGTGCAGAAATGTATTCTCAAGGTCATAGTTTCTTTACCTATATCTCAGACAGTGCAGATAGTCTTGCATCTTGTTGTCGTCTTCGTAACGAATTAGCTGAAAATACATTTAGTCCTACTTCTGGCATGACTGGTGTAAAGACGGGATCTTGCAATGTTATTACTCTGAATATTAACAGAATTGTCCAGGATTTCATACGGAAAGAATATGAAAATGCTGGATTTCGTTCCGTTATTAACTTTTGGTCAGTACAGGAGGAGTTTAAGAATTATCTCATCGATATTCTAGAGAGAGTATACAAGTATCACATTACCTATAAGACCATGCTCTATGAGTGGGAGGATAAGAAGATGTTTGCTTCTTCAAATGGAGGTTATATAAACATCAAAGACCTATATAGCACTATTGGGCTAAATGGTCTGAATGAAGCTGCTGAGTTCTTAGGAATGAAGGTATCTAACAATCCAGAATATTTTGAATTTTTGCAGCTCATACTTGGAACAATAAAAGAGCAGAATAAACTTCATTCTATCCATGACAAAAAGCGTCCCTTCCTATTTAATTCTGAGGTAGTACCTGCAGAAGGTCTAGGAGGTAAGAATTATAAATGGGATAAATCTGATGGATATTGGATTCCCGAGGATAGGAATCTATACAACAGTTATTTCTATAATGCTCATGATGACACATCAGTATTAGATAAGTTTATACTTCATGGAAGGCAAACTTATCAGTATACAGATGGTGGATTTCCGCCTGTGTCATACCTTTTCGTTTAATCAAACGGGTATAGATAATTTTATTATTTATGCTAACGGGGGAGCCTGAAGCGCAAGCTGTGAAGCTAACCGTATGGTAATCCCGTGGGAAAATATTCAGAGTAAATAATTTGGAGTATGAGATTCTCATACATATAATTGTAAAGATGATGAAATATTAACTAAATCTTTATAATTATGATTATTTACAAAATTACTAATTTAATTAATAACAAAATTTATATTGGATTAACAACAACTGAACTAAAAGTTCGTTGGAACAGTCACAGACATTGTGTTAAAAGTGATCCAAGACATTTATATTGTTCTATGAGAAAGTACGGAATAGAAAACTTTACTATAGAACAAATAGATTCTGCTGATAGCATTATTAAATTAGGAGAACTTGAACGGTATTACATTGAAAAATATAATTCTCAAGATCCTAACATAGGATATAATTTATCAGCAGGAGGTCAAACCAGTTAGTTAGACGATAATGGACGTGCTAAATTAACTCTTAAAGAAGTGATACAAATAAGGGAAATTTATCATATGGGAGAACTTAGATGCAAAGAATGTTGGCAAATGTTTAAGGATAAAATATCTTATTCAGCATTTCAAAAAATATGGGAAGGTATTACTTGGAAAAGTATAATGCCAGAGATATATACTGAAGAAATGAAAGCCTTACATTCAAAACAAAAGAGTAACCCAGGAAGTCAAAACGGTAATGCTATCTATACTGATGAAGAAGTTTTAGAAATACGTAAATATTATGTTAATCATACTTTACAAGAAACATACGATAAATACGGAGAACGAAATGGGTCTAAAGACGGATTCCGGAGTATGTTAACTAAATCATATAGTTATTTACCTATGTATTCTAAAACTAAAAAACAATGGTTATTAAATGGAAAAGTAATTAATATAGAAGAATATAATCCTGTATCGACTATCTCCGAATCGGGAGAGTAAGGTTACTATTGATACGTAACTTGAAATGGGTATCACTAGTTTTATAACTAGTTAAGATATAGTCAGCGCACATAGAAATATGTGACTACGTGGGAAGTGCAGCTCACATTAACTTGGAGGAACATCTGTCTAAGAAGCAATACTTGAAGCTTATAGACTTTGCTATTCAGCAAGGAACTAATTACTTCACGTTCAATATTCCTAATAGTAAGTGCGAGGATTGTAAACATATTGTGAAAGCTCCCATTAAGGTATGTCCTAAATGTGGAAGTGAACATATTACTCAATATACCAGAATTATTGGCTATCTAAGACCTATTACTGCTTTTAGTAAGGATAGAAGAATAGAAGCTGAAAGAAGGACATATTCTAAAGAAATAAATTAATAATGAGTAAAGTTCTAATTATTCCAGATGTTCATGGCAGACCTTTCTGGAGAAAAGCAAAAGAAAAAATCAATGATGTGGATAAGGTAGTTTTCTTAGGGGACTACCTAGACCCATATAGTTATGAAGGTATTACTAGAGAGAATGCGATAGAGGAGTTTAAAGAGATTATCCAATTCAAAGTTGATAATCCCGATAAGGTAATACTACTCCTTGGAAATCACGACTGTGCTTATTGCTATGATTTCGGAAGTGCTTCTAGGTATGATTACACTAATGCAGAGCTAATTAAGGAAATGTTCGAGAATTCCAAGTCTCTATTCCAACTCAAATACTTCTCTGAAGGTATTCTATATACTCATGCTGGAGTTACTAATGATTGGTTAAAGAGTATGGATTTTACTATTACTGACCTAATTACTAAGCCTGAGGACTTTCTAGTTGGCTTCCTATGGGAAGTGTCTCGTATGAGAGGAGGATGGTCTAATACAGGTAGTATGATATGGAGCGATGTTAGAGAAGGAGATAGAGAGTTTACATATTACCAAGTATTTGGGCATACTCAAATAGAATCCGAACCTATCATCACTGAAAGGTTTGCTTGTTTAGACGTAAGAAGACCTTTTATATTAGATACAGAAACTAAAAAGATTGAGGAGTATGCTTAAATATGTTGATGCCAAAGTAGTCTTTCAGGAAGTTCCAGATGAAATTACATTAGCTATAAATATCTCTAACTGCCCCTGTCATTGCAAGGGATGTCATAGTTCCTATTTAGCAGAGGATATTGGAACCAAACTTACTTTCGAGGAACTATTACGACTATATAGCAGGAACGCTGGAGTAACTTGCATCTCTTTTATGGGGGGAGATAGCGACCCAGCTTATATAAATAAGCTGGCAGAAGTATTAAAGGAGGGGGAGTTGCCTGTACGGACAGCGTGGTACAGTGGTAGACAGGAGCTAGACAAGAATATAAATCTAGAGAACTTTGGCTATATAAAGCTTGGTCCTTATATTGAAGAACTTGGTCCATTGAGCAATAAACTTACTAATCAAAGATTTTATAAGGTAATTCGTCTTGGAGAAATCCTTGATGAAAATCCTGCTTATCATTTAGAAGATATAACTTATAAATTTTGGAAGAATTGATTCAAGCTTAGGGTAAATATGACAGACATATTTGTAATTTATAATGATGAATCACAAATAAAAAGAATAGAGAACACTTTAGGGGTGTCTCCTATTTTTCACTTTATAGATTCTATGTCCAAAAAAGGAAAGAAGAAAGCCTGGGAAATTAAGTCTCATTGGGCCGCTAGGCTCGACCCATTTGTACTTATAAAGGACGAAGATAAGGTGGTCAAGGTGTTTTACTCAGAAACTGGTGAGGATGTAATCGAATCCTTAATAGACTATCTACATGATAGAGAATCTGTTATTAAACAATTGGATCATGATATTTAATATATCTAAGGCAAGCGACAAAGATGTCGTCACGGCTTTAATAAATCACTTTAATTATTCCATAGCAGATATTAACAGTTATGATGAACTTACTGAATTGGAGAAGGGATTCATTTCAAGAGAGCTGTGGGATAAAATGGTGTGTAATTGAATTATACAGTTAAATATTTTTATTACATAAATCAATATGCAAGTAAGTATAGTAAACAAATCTAAACACCCTCTTCCAGAGTATGCTACAATTCTCTCAGCTGGAATGGATATTCGTGCTAATCTTGAGTTACCAATTAAACTTAGTCCTGGTGATCATTGTTTAGTTCCAACAGGTCTTTATATTTCGTTACCAGAGGGTTTTGAAGCACAGATTCGCCCTAGAAGCGGGCTAGCATTGAAAAAGGGAATTACTGTTCTCAACTCTCCAGGAACTATTGACGCTGATTACAGAGGAGAAATTGGTGTTATCCTGATAAACTTATCATCTAAAGATTTTGTAATCGAAGATGGTGAGCGCATTGCCCAAATGGTTATTGCTAAGCATGAAACCATAGAGTGGGAAACAGTTGAAGAATTACCTTCTACTGAACGAGGAGAAGGAGGCTTTGGACATACTGGAATATGATATGGGTATTAATGGTATTGGGGTTATGTAATGTAGCCCTAATACTTTGTCTCATGCAAAGAGTTGAGGACGTTAGTAATCAGATCAAAACTAATTATCATTTTATTGACGATACGAGAGACAAAGTTAAATATTTAACTTCTCTAATGGATGTACGGGTAAATATTCCAGAAGAAATCGAGAAGCAACTTGGTAAGATGGAAAAGGAAATTGTTGTTAAAAATACATTAAAGGTACTATGACTAAAGAGGAATTGAGGTCTAAAATATTAGAACTTGAAAAAGCCATGAGAGAGGAAGATAGCAGGTCTGCCCTGGCTAAACTAAATGAAGAATGGGATGAATTAACGGAAAAGTTAACAGAGACCCTCTATGATGAACTCGAAGGTATTACAGTTAAAATAGTCACTGAGAAAATTATTGATAAATATGATGTAGATACTGATCTATTAGTTGCAGAATACATAGAAAATGGAGATCTAGAAAAATCGTTTGAGATAGCAGCTGAAGAATGCGACTGTGATTGGAAGACGGAGATTACAAAAAGGATACTAAAATAATTACTATTATGACTAAAGAAGGGTTTGTAAGACTTATTGAAAATGCTCAGAACTATTCTAAGGAAATAGATAGGTGGTCTGATTTTGGAATTGATTTATTTGAACTCCCTATAGCTGAGCTTGGTTGGACTTTCCTACACGTGACACTTCCTGAATTGTTTTCTTATGAAGGTGTAGACTGGATTAACTGGTGGTTATTTGAAAAAGAGGGATTCGGTGAAGAACCTAATCAAGCATTCGATGAGAATGGAGAAGTAATTCCTACTGATACCATAGATGATTTGTGGAACCTAGTTAAAAATTATTTGAAGCATGAAAATTCCTAAAAAAGCGACCGTAAGAGTTAGATGTGATATAAAAATGAGTGAGTTTCTCAATCAAGAAGATATAGAATGGCTTGAACGAGAAGGATTTACTAATGACGAAATCAAAAATAAGATTGAGGAATGGCTCAGAGAGAACATATGGGAATACATTCCTGAAAACAAAATTCACATTGAAGTAGAATGATTAAATATCTTTTATCTAAAGCAAGTACAGGAAAGTTCAGAGTAGCATACCTTGAATGGGATGAGGAATGGGATGACGAGAGAAAGGGGTTTGTAATAACTAGAGTTTATGGTCAATTACATGGTAAAATGACCAAGGCTCCAGATATAGTAATTACCTTAGGTAAGGCTGGCAGAACTCATAGAGAACAAGCTAATCTTCAGTTTAATTCTGAACTTAAAAAGTATCTAGATAAAGGGTATAAAGAATTGGATAACGATCCTGAGACTTATAGCGAGACTCAGCTAGAAGAATTTTATGGAAACATCAAAACCGATCAGAATGGATTTGCAAAGCATATGCTTGCAAAATCTGCAGATAAAGTTAAGGAATCCTCAATTAACAAGGTTAAGTATTGGTATGCTAGCAGAAAAATTGATGGCTGTAGGTGCTCCTTCTACTATAAAGATGGTGAGATTCTATCTGCTTCCAGAGGTGGGGGAAATTACGATTATTCAACAGACCATATCAGAAAAAATGAGAAATTGCTTGAATTCTTCAGGTCTCATCCCACTTACATTCTTGATGGAGAGTTGTACAGACATGGTAAGAGTCTTCAACAAATTAGCGGAGCTGCTCGTCTTGAAAAAAACGCAGTTGACTGCGACTGGCTTGAATATTATGTTTATGATATTATGATTCCGGAGATGAAATTCTCTGAAAGATTGGAAATCCTTAAACAACTTCAAACTGAACTCAATCTTGGATTCGATCCAAATAGAGACTGGAAAGAAGGAGAATTGCAAATGCAAATAGTCCCACAGGAAAAGGTATCTGGATATGAAAATATTATGAAACTACATGACCAATATGTTTCAGAGGGTTGGGAAGGAGTAGTGTGCAGAAATCCGGATAAAGAGTACGGCTTTGGTAAGCGTACTAATGATATGCTAAAATTTAAATTCTACAAGGATGCAGAGTTTGAAATTACTGGCTTATCAGAGGGCCTTAGGGAGGAGGATATGTGTTTTACACTAGTAACAGAAGACGGCATAGAATTTAAAGCTAAACCAATGGGTTCCAGAGAGCTTAAACAGCAATACAGAGAAAGACTTAAAGAGCTAATAGGAAAGATGGCTACCGTTAAGTATTTCTATCTATCTGATGAAGGAACTCCTCTTCAACCAGTCTTAAAAGCAATACGTGATTATGAATAAATATGATCTTAATGCTACTTTGTATATTTCTGCAAAGTCTTCCGTAGTTATAGGGTTGAGGCCAGTAGATTATCTATATTGTGAAAATGAAGATGAATTAAGATATGAAATCATAAATACTCTATATGAGCATTTTGATTCTTATTCGTTTACTAAAGTATATGATAGAGAGCTAGAATGGGATTACCCACAAGATTTCCTAGACGAATGGAGGAGATTAAAAAAGTCTGAATAAACTATATTTAGTCCATTATGATAAAATTGAATAGTGGAGGCAAGCTTCCAGATAAATTTAGAATAGCTAATCAAGAAATAACTGTAGTTATGGAAGATTCAATTCCAAATAATAACTATGGTTATTTTTGTGATGCTACAAATACTATTAAGTTAGCTAGAACTCTTCAGTCTACACATGACGGAACGGTTTCTCTAAGTGACGAACAAATAAGAAATACCTTTTATCACGAGTTATTTCATGTATTTCAATTCTATTTTAGTAATGAATTTAATGAATCACAAGCTCAGGTATATGCTAACTTTATGTGTGAATTTATAGAAACTACAGAAGAACCATTTTAAATAGAGAATAAATGAAGTTATCTAAGAGTAAAAAAGCCAACGTAAATTATTTGGCAAAGATCGTGGACATTAAAAATTTCAGAGCGCATAGTAATCCAGAAGTTACTAGACTTAAGTGTTGTACCATTGATGGTTTTAATATCATTACTGGGATTGATTCTCAGCCAGGACTATATGTATATTTTCCAACAGCTTGTTGTATAAATCCAGATTTTCTGAGATATTGTAATCTTTACCGCCATAAAGAATTAAACAATGACTCAGAACAAACTGGTATGTTTGAGGATAATGGTAGAGTAAAGGCTATCAGATTAAAGAATGAGCTATCCGAAGGTTTTATTCTTCCGGCAGTCCAGTTTCAGAACTATATAATGTCTGTAACTAATAAAGAAGTAGAAGTTGAAGCAGGTATTGAATTTGATATTGTAGAACATGAAGGCAAAGAATTTTGGATTAACAAAAAGTACATCCCAAAGAGACAACAGGGGCAAGGGGGAACTCCACGTAATAACCAAACGAAGAAAGTCAAAGGAATCAGCAAGGTTATTGATGAACAGTTTAGATTCCATTACGATAGACTAAGTGTCGCTTAAAGTAGTAATACTTTAATGAAAATCAAGCAATATCGGTGAATTCTAAAATTTCTTATATTTTATTTGGAATTAAGTAGTCATATATTTAACTTTATATATTAAGAACTAAATATATAAAAATATAAATTATGGCTAAAATTAATATTGAAACAAATTACAATTTCTAATAGAAAATTTTACAGAAGAAGATTATAATAATTATATAGATGGTAATATAGAATATAGAGAACTATGTAATAAATTTAATTGTTCAGATTATATTATGAGCACTTTCTTTAAAGAAAAGAATTTCTTAAAAAGAAGGTAGTTAAGAGAAAATAAGATAAATGAAAATATCTTTGATAATATAAATAATAGAGAAAGTGCTTATATATTAGGTCTTTATATGGCGGATGGTTGTATAACTAGGGATAATAAATTTAATTTAAGTCTTAAGGAAGAAGATTTAGAAATATTAATTAAGGTTAGAGATTTCATTTCTCCAATTTCTAAATTAAATTATAAGCCTAAATATATAAATAAAAAGACTGGAATTATAACTAATCCAATGTACTTATTATCTTTTAAATGTAACCACATTGCTGATACTTTAAATAAATTAGGATTAGGATATAATAAAACCTATTTAGAAAAGTCAATTAAGAACATTGTTCCAAAAGAATTTATGTGGGATTTTATTCGTGGTTATTTTGATGGAGATGGATGTGTGTCCAAATCCTTAGTAAGTAAAACTCATATATTAAAAGACAGAACAACTAAAACCTATACTCATACTAATATAATATTTAAAATTACTTCAAAAACTAAATTAATATTAGATGAAATTAAAGACTTTTTTATTGAAGAAGGTATTAATATATCAGTCTATCCAGATAGAGAATCCTTCACAATAGGAAATCATAGTTTAAAGGATCTTATTACTATATAATAAATTATATTTAACAAATCCTAATTTTTTCATGTTAAGAAAACAAATAAAGTTTAAAGAAATCATTGAAAATACCGAGATAAGTTTAGATAATAATATATCTAAACTATCGTAACGCGTAGAAATTGAACCTAAAGAAAGTTTGAGAAAATAAGTATTTAGAATATAATATTTCCAAGAGTGCTTGACATCCTAAGGGATGAAAATGTACGCTGAGCTGGTCCGAATTAACGGAAGGTAAGTTAATTACGAGTTAATTAACCATGAGCGAAAGCTCCAGAAGTAGAGGATAAAAAGCCTTTACGATAACAGAACTGACAACTCTTATTAAGAAATGTCCTAATGTAATTCATCCCAATGACTTAATTAGTATTACTGAGAAAATACATGGTACTTCTGGTATTTCCGCATATGTTTTGTGTAAGCAAGACCTAGATTGGAAACATAGGATTGCTAAATGGTTAGCAGGAGAAGAGTTTAATAAGTATGACTACCTCTATGCCTCCAGAACTGTCATTAAGAATCAGTTCTATAACAAAAATGTTACTCCAGGATTCTACGGATGTGATGTTTGGGCAGAAGCTGACAAAATCGTAAAACCTTGTTTGTCTAAGGGCATGACAGCATATTACGAGATAGTAGGATTCTTACCAAATGGTGGTTATATCCAAAAGAACTATGATTATGGATGTATGCCTCCTAAAGAAGGAGAAGCATATACTCCAGAGAAACACTTTAAGGTTCGCATCTATCGAGTAACTATAACTAATGTTGATGGAGTTGTTCATGAGTTTTCTGCTCGTGAGGTATGGCAATGGTGTGCCAAGGTTGGACTTACTCCAGTAGAGGAATGGTATTATGGGACTGCAAAGGCTCTATATCCAGAACTTAATGAAGCCGAACACTGGAATGAGAACTTTATGGAGAAATTAGCAAACGATGCCCAGTTCTATATGGAACGTACTTCTCCATCTTGTGATAATAAAGTACCTCATGAAGGTATTGTTATTAAAATAGAAAATATGAGGTCTGAGGCATTTAAGCTTAAATGTTTCCGCTTCCTTAATACTGAAGGAAAAGCTCTTGACGCTGGGGAAGTAAATATAGAAGATGAAAATTAATATTTTTCATTAATTTTAAACTTTAATGTATTAAGGCTTTGTTTCTCTATCTATAGCATATATCATAGTATGAATTAATAATATATGATATGGATAGAGAAACATTAATTAAAATTTTGGATTACTCTAAATCAGAGAAAATTTCTGAAAAGGAGCTAGTAAAGCAAGGATATGAATTTTAAAGAGTTTTTAACTAGCAAAAAGTATGGCAGTTTGCATTATAAACTGTCATACTTTTTTCATAATAGAATCCCCTTTCTTTCCCCTGGTTGGAATGAATATCATAATCCCTGGTATATATGGTGGAAATGTAGAAAGCATTTTAAGAAACCTAAATGGTGTCTAGTTAGAAAAGGGAGGATAGCGTGGTTTTTTGGACTTCCTTGTCGAAGAGACTATTACAATAGAATCTTTGACATCCATCTATCTGCTCTTGGTTGGAAAGATAAATTTGATAGCCCAAGACATGAATGGGATCCTTATATAGCTATTACCTTTCTTCGAAAATGGCAACTCTGCTGGTGGTTTACCTATATAAAGAAGGGAGACAAAGATAGTCAAACTAGAAATCTCGCTACTTGGGAAGCTATGTTAGATTATCTATACTATGGACGTTCTATAGATTATTGTAGAAATAATCATATTTGGAGGTCTGGAGTCGGAAAGGATTGCCATCGAATATATATTAATGATAATTTAAAATGAGTGAAACAAAGACTTACGTTGGAAAATTAATTCCTGTCTATACAGAAGAGATAGAAGAGGAAATAATAAGTAGAAAATTGGATATAGAGTCAGATAAACCTACTGCGTTAGACATTTGTGAAAAATTCTGGGAAGATTACATAATCTTAGGAGATGTATTATATAGAAAGGAAGATACAGAAATTGAGGGAGATATTCAATCTTTTCGTCCAGACGGAAATGGTGGATTTGACTATATAATGCAATTTTATAATGGAGCAACTTGTTTAGATGAATGTTTGGAAGAAGGATTTAATAAGTTAAATACCAAAGATGCTGATAGGAGCTATAAGTGACCTACATGGTAATCTAATAGACATCTATCCATGTGAAGTGTTATTTATATGTGGAGATATTTCCCCATTGAGATTGCAGTTTAATATGGAAGAAATGGAATATTGGATAACTAATAAATTTTTACCATGGTGTGAAAAATTGTCATGCGAAAGGATTTTTCTAATTGCAGGGAATCATGATGCTTTTCTGGAAAGAAAGAAAGAAAAATTTAAAAGTTTGTTATTGGGATCTAAAGTAGTTTATCTGGAAAATGAGTTATCAGAATATATAACTGACAACGGAGATTGTTACAAAATATTTGGAACACCGTACTGTCATATTTTTGGGAACTGGCCTTTCATGAGAACAGATGAGGTCCTGAAAAACAAATTCTTTGATATTCCTGAAGACTGTGATATTGTATTTTCTCATGACTGTCCGTTTGGGACAGGAGATGTATGTCTGGAACTAAATGAAAAACACAGAGGGAGTATTCCTCTTAGGGATGCCATAATCAGATCTAAGCCTAGATATTTATTTACTGGACATTTACATAGTGCTAATCATAATTGTGAAATATTAGAAGATACTGAAGTGTATAATACATCTATAGTTAATGAAAGGTATGAGGTAAGCTATGAACCACTATATCTTAATATTTAGTGCTCTTAATATAGCAGTGTTACTGTTGTGTTCAATATCACTTAGAGGGATTATACAAGAAGAAGGAAAGCTCATAAGGAGCTATTACAGCAGATTCGCAGAAATTTATAAAATTGAAGAGGATGGAAAAAGAAATGTTTGAGGTACTTGTTGCAGAGTTTAATGAGGTAAATGATCGCGTTACTAAATTGAGAGCCTTTATCTTGGATGAAGAAAAAATTAAAGAGGTAGACAATCTTAACAGAGACCTAATGATAGGACAACTGAAGGCGATGGAGGCTTATCTGTCAATATTATCAGTTAGAATAGGACTGAACACACCTAGAACACAACCTGTTGTTCAACAGGAAGCTGACCCTGAAAGTCCAGCTGACAATGCCTAAAAAAGTAATATTTACAGACAGATCAAATTCTTTACTAGCTAGCTATCTTAAGGACATATCTAAGTATAAGATACTGGATCCAGATGAAATAGTTAAACTAGTAAAATCCGCACAGGAAGGAGATTCGATTGCCAAGGAAAAAGTTGTGCAATCAAATTTAAGATTTGTCGTAACTATTGCTAAGCAATTTCAAAATAGAGGTATTCCTCTGATGGATTTAATTTCTAGTGGAAATGAAGGTTTAATAAAGGCCATTGATAAGTTTGATGTTACTAGAGGAGTAACCTTTTTGTCCTATGCTGTATGGTGGATTAGGCAAAGTATCTATAATTCTATATACTGGCAGGCACGAGAGATTCGCCTTCCTATGTCTCAACAATTACTTGTAATAAGTATTTTAGATGCTACCAACAAGTTTCTCCAAACTAATTGTAGGAATCCAAGTTCAGAAGAAATATCAGAGATAACCGGCATTCCAAGAGATCAAATTGATTATTTGTCTCAATTTTCTAATAAATTAGTGTCAGTTGACGATTTCATAGGAGGCGATGAGGAGAACAGTCAGGTTTGTGATATAATTCCAGATGGAGAGCCATTATTGGACGAACAAGTTAATAAAAGTTATGTCACTAAGGAATTAGAATCTCTTCTATCGAAATTAACAGTAAGAGAACACGATTTAATGTGTATGCTGTTCGGAATAGGTATGCCAAGTGTTAATCCTAAAATTATTGCAGAAATGTATGGAGTCGGTAATGAGAGAATTAGACAGATGAAAGAGGGAGCTTTAGCCAAGCTAAGACGTAGATTTTCTAATCAACTTAAAAATTTATTATAATGAAATTCGGAGAAATGCTATCAGAGCTGCAAAAGGGAAGAGTGGTGAGAAGAAGATCCTATCACAGTAGTCTGGTGATATTCATGCAGATTCCAGCAACTATTCCTTATACAAAGGTGTCTACGATGCAATCTATTCCTACTCCTATGAAAAAACTTATGAATAAATTTGATGCAGGTATCTTATATCATGATCAATTTATAATGTATGATTTTTCGGATCAGTCTTGTACTTATTACCCTTTTGATGGAGAAGATATAAATGCAAATGATTGGGAGGTAGTTGATTTTTTGGATTATGACCCGTATGATGACTTTCGATAATTATCCTGCTGGTGCGTTTAATGATCCTAGTGCACCATATAATGAGCCTTTGGAATCTGAAGCTACCCTAAATTTTGAGCTTAACGTGAAAGGTAAATTCTATCCTACGTATTATGATAGGGAAGAACTAGATAGAAAAACTAAGAAGTTTAGAGAAGATTTGGAAAATCTCTTAGCTAGGTATGATATACCTTGTGAAGAAGAGTATTCTATTGATAACATTTTTGCGGAGGTCTGGTGATATATTTGGTAAGTTCTAACAAGTCTTTATTCGGTTCTGAAAGATACGAAGAAGCAAAATTCGATGAGGCAATGGATATACTATTGCCTCTTCATAATACACAGTTAGATACTGAAACTATGGGGTTAGATTGTCATACAAAAAACCTGTTAACCGTTCAACTGGGATGTACGAAAGATCAGGTTGTAATTGATTGGCTAACCCTTTCTGATAGTAATAGAAAACATCTAAAGGAATATCTAGAATCAAATAGGTTGTTTATAGGTCATAATATAGGGTTTGATTTAACCTTCTTATATAAACAGAATATATGGCCAAGGAACATCTACGATACTATGATTGCTGAGCAATTAATATATCTTGGATATCCTAGAGCATTAACCCCGGAGGTTCATAGTCTTATCGAATCTGATTTTTATGAACCAGTCTATAATGATAAGGGGGTTTTAACTAGTTTTGAGCTAAGTTACGCCTTACAGACTGTAGCTAAGAGAAGAACTGGAATAAATATTGACAAGTCTATAAGAGGTAAGATTATAAATGAAGGACTTACCGAAGATGTTGTAGTTTATGCTGCAGGAGATGTAGAACATTTAGAAAACATAAGGGATGCACAGTTAAAGGAATTAGATAACCAGAAATTGACCAAGGCCTGCGAATTTGAATGTGAAGCGATCAAATTTGTAGCTTACGCTAAATATTGCGGAATCCATCTTAATGCCGAGAGATGGAAAAATAAAATGAAAAAAGATCTTATAAAACTAAAAGAAGCAGAAAAAGAATTGAATGAGTGGGTGGTAAGATGGGACAAAGACAATCCCCACAGTGGATGGGATATTAAGTACCCAGAGATGGATTCTTGCAACGCTTCCGAGATAGAAGATGAGATAATAAAGCTCACAAAAGAAAAATATATTAGATCTCCTCAAGATGACCTAAGTATTACAAATGGAAGTAAGTTTAGGGCATATAAGAAACGTATAGCTAACAAATTCACTAAGGTAGATACACAAGGAGATTTATTTGATGGATTTAACAAAGAACCTCAGTGTATAATAAATTGGGGCAGTTCCAAGCAGGTTATTCCATTGTTTGAAGAACTAGGGATAAATGTAGATTCTTTCGATAAGAAGACTAAGAAGAAAAAGAAATCAATAGAAGAAAAACAAATAGCTCCTCAGAAAGATAAATTTCCTATTATTCCTATATTTCTAAAATATCAGGCAGCCGCAAAGGTTGTTTCCACCTATGGAGAAAATTGGCTTAAGGCCATAAATGAGAATACTGGCAGAGTACATATTGAACTTCATAGTATAGGAACTGATACCAGTAGAATGAGCAGTGGGGGTGGAGTTTACAAACTGAACCTTCAATTGGAGGCGCAATAGTGTGAACTATTGTGGAAAATTGTGTGAATTGCTGGAAGCCTAGAACACAAGTCGTGAGACTAATTGTATGGTAATCAGCAGCTAAGTACTAATAGTAATGTTAGTAAAAGTTCAGAGACTAGGCAAATTCAAAAGAGATGCCCACGAGCGCACAATATCTGTTATGTGTAAAATTTTGAACAGGAACATTTTGTTCCTCGATCTATCATCCTTATATTAGTATAAATTAAAATATATAAATATATGGATAAAACTAACTTTTCTCTAGAAGAAATTAAATCTGACTGTTCGGAATTAGAATTAAAAATTCTTGAAATGTATTTAAACAGAAAGAAGTAGAAGGAGATAATAGAACTCTTAGGAGTTACAAGAAGTAAAATAGATCATCTTGTTGCTAGATATGGCTTGACTAGGTTTCGAGATAGGAATTTATATTGTTTAGATGAATCTAGAATAGATGTACTAAATCCTGAGTATTGGTATTTCGTTGGATTCTTTGCGGCTGATGGTAACGTTCATCTTACTAATAGTGGATCTGAAATAATCCAGTTTACTCAAAAGGATAAAGAGCCTTTGGAAGATATAAAGGCGATACTAAATTATTCTGGAGATATTAAAAAATATGCTAAGTCCGGAGGTGTTTATTTTCTTGGAATTACCAATAAGAAACTTGTTCAATCATTAAAAGATATTTTTGGAGAGGTTTATAATAAGACTCCAACCTTAAAATTTCCTAACATTCCTAACATAGACTGTTTAAGTATGTTTCTAAGAGGATTTTGGGATGGAGATGGCTGTTTTACAACTTCTGGAAAATATAGACATTATATTGCGGAAGCTTATTGTGAGTCTATGGAATTTATAAGTAAACTGTCTGAGGTATTAATGGAGAACGATATTAAGATGAATATTTACGCAGATAATAAGCATTTTTCTATCAATTCTAAGGAGGATGTTTCAAAATTCGTAGATCTCTTATATAGATATGATGTTCCCTACGGACTTCCTAGAAAGAGAGCACTGGCGATGCTACACAATTATTATACTACACATAACAGATGATGATATAGTCCGATACTCCTTGGAAACGAGGAGAGTTAATGATAAAGAGCATTAACATAACAAATGCAAAATCTTCCACACGATCCAGAAACTAGAGCGTGTTTTACAGCAGAGAAAGGCAATAAATGGATTAGTTGTGATTACTCCGGACAGGAATCTTGTATTATAGCATCTGTATCTAAGGATGAAGCTATGATAAGAGAACTCAGTAAACCAAAGGGAGATATTCATAGTTTGGTAGCTTATATGAGCTATCCCGATATTATTCCTAGAGATACAGAAATAGAAGATATTAAGAAATTATATCATTCTGCTAGACAAGACGCTAAGGGGGTGGAATTTGCTATAAATTATGGTGGTGATGCTAATACTATTGCAAATAATAAAGGAATTCCATTAAAAGAAGCTCAGAAAATTTATGATGATTTTATGAGAGGTTTCTCTGGACTCAAAAACTATCAAGATTACTGTAGAAAGGTTGTAATGAGAGATGGATATATTCTGATGAATCCCGTTTTAGGACACCGAGCCCATATATTTGACGCCCCTTGGCTAAGGAAAATGATGCAAAAGTTTAAAGAAGAGGGATTCTGGGAATATTACAGAGAAATGAAACGAGATTCTCCAAGTTGCGAGACTGTACAAAATGTGAAAAAGTTTTTCACTAGAAAATCTAGTTCTGAAAAGCAAAGTATCAATTATCGGATACAGAATCGTGGAGCTTGCTGCTTCAAATTAGCATCTATTCTATTCTTTAATTGGATAGTAGAGAATAATTACCAAAATATAGTCAAAATGTGCGCCCCTGTTCACGATGAATGGAACATTGAGGCTCCAGAGGATATAGCAGAAGAGGTGGCTAGAGTTTTGGTAGACTGTATGATTAAGGGAGGAAAACCATTCTGTCCTAATGTATTCCTAGGAGCAGATCTGGCTAGGATGTATACCTGTATAAAGGATTATTACATTAATGATATACTAATAATGGAAAAAGGAGATATCATTGATGTATTAGGAAACCTTCTAACTAATATAACAAAGAATAAGGAGTATGATATATCTGGGAGAAGAGATTATGAGGAGTGCTTAAAGAACGATGGTCCTCTTCCAGACTATTGGGTTCATTAACCAATACACAAAAATATAACGCAAAAGAATTATGAAAAAGCTTGTAAGTTTGTTAACAACTGTTATAATTTTAAGTTCCTGCGCTGATAGTAAAACTTTCGAAAGAGCTGATGGGACTAAGTTTGTAGCCCAACCATATGGTTGGGCAAACTATCAAACCAGAAAGGTTGATGGTGTAAAGTACGAGGTATGCTTTGGAAATGTAGCATGGAGTGTTGTAGGACTTGAAACTATAATCGTTCCATTATGGTTGACTGGCTGGGAATTATATGAACCAGTATCCTTTGTTGAACCAAATATTAAGTAATTATGGAAATAGAATTTACAACAACAGAATTAATTACAGATGAAGATATTCTAAATGCGTTTGGAGAATCTATTCACATTAACGAAGGAGAGTTTAGGGTAGATCCTTTTATTGATTGTCTAAAGGACAGAGCAGAAGTAACGGATCTTTGTATTACTGAAAAATCTAAGAAAGAATTACTGCAGCATCTTAAAGAATTAATAATTAAATTAGCAAATGAATTATGAGCAGTTACTTAACCATATATGGTATTCCTAAAAATGAAGATAAGCCTATAGATATTGTTAGTTTCAGTCGTTCACATTGTGTGTATAGTGCAATATGTGATAATGTCGATGTAGCATGGGCTGGAGATAATGAAGTTTATACTACCCTAAATACCTCCGACTTAGATAGAGTTATTTATAACTTAGAAGAAGATATAAAGTCTTCTAACCAAAGACTAACTATGTACGAGAAGTATGTTTCGAATAATTCAGAATATATCGAAGACATTATATCGCTAAAAGAATATATAGAAGAACTTACTACTAGCAAAAATTACTGTGAATTCATACAGTATATTGTATCACAGGCAGACTTAGGACTTTCTGGTTTTAGTCAAATTTGTTGTAATGTAGACTGATATGAAATTTAAGCTAGAGTTTATATTTAATATTTCTGATAGTTCGCTGTTGATAGATGCTAACGATGGTAGACCTGAGGAATATACAAGTTTAAAAGATGTACCAGAGGATGCTCTAATGGAAGTAGTACACAATTATCTAGATGGAATTATAGAAGAGATAACTTATGATCAAATAACTATCAAAAAATTATGAAAAGGTTTTTAATTCACGTTAGTACAAACTGGTGTGGGATGGATGAAACATTCCGCGCTGTCGCAGATAATAAATTTAGTCTATACGATATAGGAGAACAGCTGGCCTACGATAATTTTGATTCCTATGGTTGTTATACTCTTATAGCCGAAGAATGGGGCTACGATCCAGATGAGATGGAGGAAGCAGATTGGGACGAGCTGTGGAAAAAGACTGAGGAGGCCGATTATTACAGCTTTTATATAGAAGAATTTGAGGGAGATGAAGAAGAATGGGAAGATTACGGTGGAGAAGTCTACGGAGAAAACTAAATTCTATAATAGAATGGGTTTGAGGCTGATTATTTTGGAAAAGATTGTTCTAGAAGAGTGTTTGTCTAAATATGAATAAGTTCGGAAAATACAGAAGTGTTGATAACCGTTACTGGGCAGTTCCTATTAAGTATTGTCCAGAAATAGAAAATTCTAAAACCTACTCCTATGAAACATCTAATTATGACACTGATTCATTGATGGAAGCAATCAGATCTGGTAGGAACTTGTCTAATTACTCTTTTAAGAAGCTGTGTAAAGAGAAGAAGCTAGATTTTGTGATAATGGATTCTATGGGAAAGAATCTAGTATGTGCTTGGAGAAATAATAAAACCTGCAGGGTTGGAATGCCATTCCTTTGTAGGAAGACTACAAGAAATGGTAAACTGGGATTTATGTATAAGGATAAATTTTACAGCCTAGAAACTGGGTATGGCTGGGTACTTTAAATATTGTATATGGAAGAAACAAGAAAATTAATTATATGCAGAGGGATACAAGGTTCGGGAAAAACTACGTGGGCTAAACAGTGGTGTCATGAAGACCCTGAACATAGAGTAAGATTCAACAATGATGACATCAGAAATATGTTAGGTAAGTATTGGGTTCCCAGTAGAGAAGGTCTTATAAAAGACCTAAAAGGTCTATTCCTATGGGAAGCTATGTCCTATGGTTTTGATATTGTTATTGATAATATGAATCTCAATCCCAAGGAATTAGAGTACTATAATAGAGTGCTTGATGATTGGAACAATCCTAAAGGAATAGTACCTGCTGTGGTTAGACCAAAGTATGACCTTGAGTTTAAAGACTTCTGGACTCCTGTTGAAGAATGTATCCGCCGAGATGCATCTCGACCAAATCCCATAGGAGAAAAAGTTATTAAAGACACGTGGAAGCGTTACAGAAACTTTATCATTCATGAAGATATTATGGCAATGAAAGCTAAGGCAAGTCAACAAAACGAGAATTTGCCAATAGCTATTATATGTGACATGGATGCTACTCTATGTTTAAATACCAGTGGTCGCCCCTTTTATGGAGAAGGTGCTGCTGAGGGTATGGAAAAAGACGAACCTGTCAATGAAATAATTAGTTTGGTAAGGGCTTATTGTAATTTCCATAATGCGGAGTTAATTATTCTCACTGGCAGAGAAGATACTCCAGAATCTCGTGCGGCAACAGAAAAGTGGTTAGATGCTCATTTCTTGTATCCTAACACACTTCTTATGCGTCCAAAGGGAGATTACTCTGCTGGCCCTGATTGTAAGAAAAAGTTATATGAACAATATATAAAGGATAAATATTATATTCCTATTGTACTTGAAGATAGTACAAAATGTGTGAGAATGTGGAGAGAACAAGGGCTTATCTGTTTACAGCCCAACGAGGGGAAATTCTAATGGGGTTTGCTATTGTATTAATAATGTGTTTCCTTTTATCCTACTATACTTTTAAAGAATACAAATGAAATTATTACAGAGAATAAAAAATTTATTTTTATCAGATGATAAAATATCTGACGGATGCCATACATTTGATGAACTTTACCATTATAGAATGCTGTACAATGCAGCATTCTTTAACAGCTTAGGAGGTAAATATGAGGTTCACAAATCTTATAGACACGCAAATGGAGAGTTATGTTTTGGGGGGAGGATGGTTTATAGTTATGGCTTATCTTCCCACCGGTCAAATAAGTAATCATTACAGAATAGAGGATTGGAATCTGTTTAATATTCCCGAAAGATGGAAAGCAGATGAATGGGATGGGCATACTCCTGTAGAAGCAGCTAACAGATTATACAAGTTTTGTTTACAATGTAATAAATAATGCTGGTAGGACAATTAGTTGAAATTCTCAAACAATTTGATCAGGATAGAATAGTAGTAATACACACTCTTAAAGGTGAGAATACAGAAGTAAATGGCTATTTTATACAAAAAGATTTAGATGATCAAAATTTCTATTTAACAGATTTGAATGTAATTCCTGAATCCTAATTATTATGACAAAATTTAAACTATACGAGGATATATTATCCCGTTTTTGGAACAGGTACTTCTATGATGTAGAAGCTAATACTATAGAGGAGGCAGTTGAGAAAGTTAGGTGTGGAGAGGTTGATTGCTATGATTCTGAACAAATCTATGAGGTTATTAATGAGTTAGATCCAGTAGATAATAATGGAAGTCCTACTAGAGAGATTTACAATGATAAGGATGAACTTATGTGGCATAATGCTGAACTGGTTAACAGAGGAGAAATTATTACTCAGAGTGTAAGAAGCATTTCCGAGAATTTATCACTAATTATGGAAGGTGAACCAGAATCGTTTATAGGCGGAGATATAGCACTCTCTACTGTCATAAAGGTAATGGAAAGTCTTGGATGGAAGTTATGTACTTATGACGGATTTGATACTAATGGCTGGGACATAGACTATTGGCTTTATTTCATAAATGATGAAAAGAATTTTAGCTATAAGGTTAGTGGAAATGTATACTTCGGAAGTATTAAAATAGAAAAATGTGAAAAACATTATGAAAGACGAATTAGGGGATAGAATGAAGTCTTATTATGAGAATCGTTCTAAAATATTCTTAATAAGACGTACTCCAGTTATAATAAGACTGGATGGAAAGGCATTTCATACTTTTACAAAGGGTTTTAATAAACCGTTTGATGAAGTTATGTGCAGTGCTATGCAAGAAACTATGAAGTATCTATGTGAGAATATTCAGGGATGTGTTTTAGGATATACACAGTCTGACGAAATTACTTTAGTACTTATTGACTATCAGAAACTTACCACTGATGCTTGGTTTGATTATAACGTCCAGAAGATATGTAGTGTAGCAGCATCTATGGCAACTCTTATTTTTAACAGAAGATTTCAAGAGCAAATCGTAGAGCTTTCTTATAATGGAAAGTTAGACGATGATGAGTTAACTAGCTCATATAAGCGTTCTCTTAAAACTGGAGCAATGTTTGATGCTAGATGTTTTAACATTCCAAAAGAGGAAGTAACTAACTGTATTCTATGGAGACAACAGGATGCCACAAGGAACAGTATTTTCTCAGCTGGGCAGGCGCATTTCTCTCACAAACAGCTGGAAGGCCTGAACTCTAATCAAATTCAAGAGTTACTATTCCAGGAGAAAGGAATTAATTGGGACGACTATCCCACTAAGTTTAAAAGAGGAAGCTGCTGTATAAAGAAATATCACCAAACTATGAACCAAACTTTGAAAGGTTATTGGTTTATTGATAATGAGATTCCGATCTTTAAGGGAGAGGATAGAGAGTATATTGAAAAACTTATATCATGAGTAGGACTTATAAGGAACATCATCCTACTGCACACAATCCAAAGAATAGAATCCCTACTCCATACCTTGATAAAGAGGGAAAGGTAGAACATAGAAGAAAAAGAAGAGCTTATGGTTCCCAAGGATGGGGAGGCGAAATCTATTTCAAAAAATACGGGGAAATAATGATGGATGTGATAGATAAGAAAAAAGCAAGGCGTGAAGCTAAAAAACATATAGAAAATGAATTACAGGATCAATTATAATGTAGTCTTGTATAGTGAGACACTCTATGATAAAGAGATTATAGTTAAGAATAAAAATAATGAGTTGATAGCTAAGTGCTCACTTGAAGACTATCTTAAAAGGAAGTATGGGGATTCATTCAGACAGCTTATTATAATTAAATGTATTCCTGACTACTTTGGAGGTACCAATATATTTAATGACTTATTTTATGGTAGACAATTTTAAGTATTTAGCTAATCTATTTGATGGATTAGTAGATAAGGATGATTTTTATTTCATTCAAATAATTCAAAGAAAGAAAGATGGGGCAGAACTCCCATCCTATACGTCTGGTGCTAGAACTATTAGAAGCTTCTACTTTTTTACAAAGGAGGAATTTCTGAGACAAGAGCCATACATAAAGGACTTGTGTAATAGTAATAATGCTAGAGCTTATTTTTGGATTAATCCTCGAAATACTCTTGATATAGCTTGCGAGTCTATTAAACAATTTGCAGATTTGATTAAGAATGGAAATACTAGGCAGGGCATAGCTGTATATGACAGGGCTACTGGTGCCAGTAGAAGTTCTAATTATAAAAAGTTGTGGATTGTTGATATAGACTCTAAAGACGACGAATATAGGAATAGGATAATATCTCTAATTAATGAATGTAGAGGAGCAGAGGGAGATAGGATTAAGCATATAATTCCCACTGTTAATGGTTATCACCTTATATCTAATGGATTTGATAGACAACAATTTTCTCAGAAGTTGGCATTATATCAACTAGACCAGATTGATATACACGATAATAATCCTACCCTATTATATTATAAAACTTTATGTTAGAATTTATCGTAATTCTCATACTAATTATAACTAGCCCAATCTGGATAGCTATTATAGCCGCAGGATTGTGTTTCTTTGCAGTAACGCTATGTTATATCACCGCTATGATATGTATGGCGCTTATAATTATATTAAGTAAAATTTTTAATAAACTAAGAAGATGAAAACCTATACGTATTATATAGAATCTAAGAAAAGATGTGCAGAAACAGTTACTATAGAAGCTCCAAGTGAGGAGGAAGCTAACAGATGTCAGAATGGAATAGTAGCAATGCTTAGTACATGAATC